AAACAACACATAGGAGCGAAACATGGGTTATTTTACAGATTGCGATTTCGACAGCACACACGAGATGCTGGACTGTATCAATGAAGTGATCGAGCGCAACATCCGCAACAACTTCGTACAGCATTCCGCCTCGGACTTGGGACTAGACATTCGCTGTGGGCGAGTACTGGTTGATGCCGCAGACGAGATTATTGCTGTGCCCAATCACAACATCCGGATGCTGGACTACTACGGTGGGTTCGAGTACATTACCGAAGGCGACGGGCGCCAGACAGTAGGCGACTACACTTTCTTTACCTGTGTGAGCGATCGTGTACAGGATTGCTTCGACCACTTGAACGAAAAAGAGTCGGTTGACGAGTCTGAAGAATAACTGTATAATTAACACTTACACAAACACACTAGGAGCGAAAAATGGGTACACGATCAATGATTGCAATCCAAAATCCCTACAACAAAACAGTTCGCGCAGTCTACTGCCACTGGGACGGGTACTTGGAACACAACGGCGCTATCTTGCACAAGCATTACAGCAACAGCCCTAAAGTCAACAATCTGATTGCACTAGGCGACTTGTCTAGCCTGCGTCAGGACATTGGTGAGAAGCACGCCTTTAGCCAGTTTGAGATTGACGACCCAGTAGAGCGTGCCGCACACGAAAAGCTCACAGAGACCCAGTGTACATTTTACACACGCGACAGAGGCGAAGACGCTCCGTTCAAAGTGTTCCCTACACTTGCTAAGGCAGCTGACTATTATGACGGTTGCGGTGTAGAATACTTGTATGTGTTCAAATACAAGAAGAGCGACGACTATCAGTCGGGTGGGTGGCACTTTAAGAAGCCCGGCGGACGCTGGAAGAAACTTGCACCAGCTATCGCTCGACTCAAAGCAGAGGAGTGCGCATAATGACAGGGTACCAATCAAAGAAGGCTATGGCCTATGACAAGTTGGCCAGAGGGGACTTGCATGACGAAGTCCTCAATCAAATCGCAGAGGATTTGCAGGGTGGTGACTTGACAGCCATTGAAGAGCTGTTGAAGTTTGTCCCCCGTGAAAACTTACTAGCCTATCTATCAGAGAACACAGTAATTGACATCAACAACACCGGAGGTAAATGGTAATGAAGAAAGTTATCGTACGCACAGAGCTGATGCAGGAACTTGAAGTGCCGGACTCATGGGAACGCGAAGATGTATTTGATTTCCTAGCCGAGTACCAATCGTTCCGTACAGCGTTCCAGGGTGTGAGCAACGAAGATCAAACAGCCCGAATCATTGACTTGGGTGTGGTAATTGAAACAGTAGAACAACTAGGTGAGGAGTGTTTTGATGAGTAAGATGGCAGAACTGGCATATGATATCGAGCAACTGTATATCGAAGGGTACAGCCCTAAGGCAATCGCAGTCCAGCTGGAGTGTCCATTGAGTGTAGTCTACGATTGGCTAGAAGCAACCAATGTGGCAGAAGCGCCACAGGATGAAGAGTACAGCCCCTACAACGGCGCTTGACACTTTGGGCTTTTGATTGTATAATACATTTATACAGACAGGAGCACATGATGATCACAGTAGCAAAGATGACAGACGGTAGGATGGTCGAAGTCGTTCGGACTGCAGAGACTGTGGGCTTCAGCCCTGACAAAGGTTGGGTGATGGTGTGCTTCGACTTTGAAAAGGTTGATCGCAAGCGTGAGCACTTCAAGTGGGTGCCGGCCACTACCCGATTTGATTGGGTTAGGGCATACGCTTTTGGTTGACAGGGTGTGCTTTTGGTTGTATAATAAACACATACAGACAGGAGCACACCATGAAGATTACAATCAAAGTACCAAAGAAGCACAGAGAACACATCATCCTGTTCTGTGCAGGCACACCCTTCAAGCAGAAGGTTGTTCAAAGTAAAGTTAAATATAAACGTCAACCTAAACACAAAGGCAAATATGATTGATATCGAACTGCACGGACTGAATGCACGGCAACATGTCATCGCCGACATATTGTGGGCCTACGAAGATGGCAAGGATGCTGACCGCTTCATCCGCGGCTTGCCCACTGCAGAGCTTCGCAACGAAGCACAGGGAATTAAAGATCTCATGCTGATGGCCGCTGTGGAACAAGCCTACGATGGAATCAGTGATAACCCTGAAGCCAACAAGGTCATTGACAGGATCCGGAATCGATAGTATAATTACTACTTAAACAACAAAAGGAGCGAACCTTATGAACATTAGCACAATCGAAGCCTATGTAGAGCAGAAGAACAAATGGCGTTCTATCTTCAACCAAAAGCCACTGAGCCTGTTGAACGCACAGGATCGCCAGGCCATTGCCAACTCAATTGATAGCGAACTTAGCCCAGAGAACCTTACCTGCGATGGTGAACTGCGTGGCGCACAAGTGCGTGACAAGTTCCGTTATCTTACACGAGCCGCTGAGGAATTGCTCAGCATCGATCCTTCAGTAACCTTTTACGAAATGGGAGTCTAAGATGAAAGTCATCTTCAATAGCCTGTTAGCAGGTTGGTTCATTGTGCGTGGTAGCCATCAAACGCCCATCTCGGGTCGCTTTGACAGCAAAGAGGCCGCTTTGGCACACCTTCGTAAACGCAATCCTTTACACACTGGAGTCTAATATGCCTAATTGGTGCAACAACTATCTAGAACTAGAACACGAAGATCCTGCTATGATTGAGCGGGCCAAGAAGGCCTTTGCTGATGGCAGACTCCTAGCAGAGTTCGTGCCCGTGCCAGCAGATCTGCATGTGGTTGCAGGACGGGTTGGTAATGATGAGGATCCAGAACAGATCAAACTGGAAGAAGATACAGCCCGCAACATTGCCACACACGGCTATGCCACATGGTATGACTACTGCGTCAATGAGTGGGGCACCAAGTGGGATGTGGGTGGTGAAGGTGATCAAGCCAGCCAGGATAGTCCTACTGACCTCTGTATGAACTTTGATTCAGCCTGGGCACCACCCATAGCCGCAATGGAGAAGTTCCAGGACTTGGGCTTCAAGGTCAAGTTGGTGTATTGGGAATCAGGCATGTGCTTCTGTGGTCTCTTTGATGAGAACGGTGATGACTACTTCGACTACACCGATATGAGTGCGGCTGAAGTGGCTGAGCATATCAATCCTGAGATCGACGAGTGCATGTGCATCGTTGAGAACTTGGAAACATGGGAAGAAGACAACCGTGAAGAGGAGGCCGAATAATGGACTTTTGGACATGGCTTGCTTCCTGCCCAGTGAAGTATGAAGTTGATAGCCTACAGGGCTTTGACGGAGTCAGCGTGGCATTCTACCCACCCTCTGAAGAAGAGGACGAAGAAGAGTAATGGTTGACTGCCTACCAAAAAGGCAGTATACTTAACACTTAACAACAACAAGGTACAGCAATGAAAACCACCCGAGAACTTAACACAGCGCATGAGGCCAAACAGGCCGATCGATTGCGTCCCCAGAAACCAGTCTACGACTTTGCGCCCCTGGAAGCAGTAATGAGGCAATGGATCAAGGCACATGAGTAAGCTGAACTTATTCGGTAGGCCCTGGGTAGTATTCAATCCAGCAAACAAGGCACACCGACTCCATTACCATAACTTCGTTATTACAGGTAGTTGGGGGCAGTGTCCATTTAGGTTTGTTGTAGATGAAGATCATGGTGATTTGGTAACAATGATCCAACGAACTCTTATCCATTATTACACTGATAAAGAGTTCGGTACTGTGGTAAAAAAGCCACAAGAAACGGTTCGCCAAAAGCGGAAGAAAACGGTTGACAACTAACCGAAATAGTTGTATAATATGAACATGGACAAGAAGTTCATATTTTTTAACACACACAGAAGAGGTATTTAAAATGGCTACAGATAAATTGTTTACAGTGGTTGGCGTTTCTAAACTTGCAGGCGAGTACAAAGTTCGCTTTGCCAATGATACCATGCGTGTCAAGGTGCTCGAGAAGCACGGTCACGAAGACACACGTTTGGTCCAGTTGGACTCAGCGATGACCAAGTATGATGCGGTCAAGACCATTGCTACATGGCCTGAGTTTGCTGATGCCAGTGCGCAGTCAGCTATTGCAGAGTACTTGGATGAAAAGGCTCCTAAGACAGCCGCTCCTAAGGCTAAGACTCCAGCAGTTAAAGAGTTGGCAAAAGCCCTTAAGACTAAGGCACCTGCAAAGACAGCTAAGGTGCTTGAGGACGAAGACGCTCCTTTCTAATCAATGGTACCACAATGAGCTTTATCCAGTTTGAAGTCTGGGCTACATTCGACGGACATGAACAGTTCGTCGAGTGTTTTCCAACCCTAAAAGAAGCAGAAGGGTTTGTAGAAGATGAGAGAGAGTTCTGGGATGAACTTTGGATCGTCAAGGATGAAGATGATTTGGAACCAGTAGAGATTAAACGAGTTCAGGGCCTATAGCTCAGTTGGTTAGAGCAGAGGACTCATAATCCTTTGGTCCCTGGTTCGAGTCCAGGTGGGCCCACCACACTAGAAAGGTGTTGTAGAAATACAACACCTTTCGTCTTGACATCTTTACCAAAAGGCAGTATAATTAACACATACACACAGCAAGGAGACAGTATGATGAAATTTGATGCGATATTTGATCGCAAGCATGGTAGCCTCTATGACAGAGGTGCCGCAGACAGTTACTATGGTCGCCCACGCGATCCCCATTGGTACCCTGAAGGTACTTACCGTGGCGAGCGTATCCAAGCCACCGACGAGCTAGACATCCGTGAGTACATGGAAGGCTATGACTACAATGAGCGGTATGGCGACAAAAAGAGTTGGGATTAACGGTTGACAGATTAGTCCAAAAGTCGTATAATTAGCACATGAACACAAACAACACGGAGCACACAATGGATTACGAAAACATAGTAGACACACAAAAGGGCATGGCACAGATGGTGGGCAAGACTTTTGTGCAGGTCACTGGCTCCGTTGGTGGCGGTGAGATGATGTTCGTAACCGCACAGGGTGAACGTTTCATGTTTGCTCACCAGCAAGATTGTTGCGAGTCAGTGGACATCAACGACATTGTGGGTGACCTCCAGGACCTAGTTGGCACTCCTTTGTTGGTGGCTGAAGAAGTCCGGGGTGCTACTGAGCCAGACGAAGAGCACTACGAATCCTACTCCTATACCTTCTACAAGTTCGCTACCCGCAAGGGATATGTGGATGTGCGTTGGTTGGGTGAGAGCAACGGCTACTACTCAGAAGGTGTGGACCTGTTCGTAGAGGGTGTGTCAGGAGCACAAGAAGCCACTGGCACCACCAACCTGGGCGAACTGCTTCGTATGCGGTTGACTGGCGACTGATTTGGCAGTATAATTAACACACTAACACAGCAAGGAGCGAACCATGCAAGTACACTTTATCAACTCAGGTCTAGGCACTGATAGCGGCTTCAAAGAAGTCGACGTGCAGAGCTTCAAAATGGACCATGACGATGCACCCTACGCCATCGTCAGTAACCCATTCTTTCCTGGTGATAGCCTACGTGCTGAGTACAACTACTTCAACGGATGCCTGCAATGGGTGGTTGACTTGGATTGATTTTGGCAGTATAATTACTACATACAGACACACAAAGGAGCGCAACATGGAATCATTCAAAAGCTGGGAAGAGATGAGCACTTTGGAACAGTATGCCTGCCAATACTGGGATATGTATAAGGATGCCTACGGCGTTCGCCCACGCGGTATCGACACTACTGACTGGACAGAAGCCCAGTTTGAAGCTGAGTTCGTTCAGTTGGGCAAGACCATTGATGCCAACTACAAAGAGCAGTTGGAGTCTGAGGCTAAGGCTATCCAGCGTTTCGAAGCACAGGTTGAGAGCTTTATCCAGTCGGGTGCTAAGACACGCGAAACAGCTATCCGTTGGTTCCATGAGGCAGAGGGTAGCAATGGGGATGACGAGTACCTGTGCTACTTGTTGGGCTTGCCCTACCGCTATTTTGTGGTTGACGCGGTTGCAGTTTGACAGTATAATATACACATACACAGCAACTAAGGAGCGAAACTTATGTTACAAACAATTTTAAATGCATTCTATATAACTATAGAACTGTGGATCTTCCTAGCAATCTTGGGCGCGGCCCTGTTAGTTGAAGAGGGCGTAACAGCCTATAACAAACGTAAGTTGGTTGACAACCCTACGCTTTGGTAATATAATAGTAACTTAAACAGCAACAAGGAGCGACCCAAATGGCTAAAGTAAATTACGACAACTTCGCAAGTTTTGACCTTAACGAAGCTTGTGACCACTTTGACTGTACAGATCAAAAGGCCTGGAAGAAGATCCGCCCTTTCATAGTAGCAGACGGAACAGACTACGAGGCAGTGATGACAGAAGGCTTTGACTTCTACGACATCAGTGAAGAAGAGTACTCAGCATTTGATGCAGGTGTTAAGTATGCTATGACTAAGATGAATATAGCATTTGAAAAGGCAGGCGTAGAGCTTCAGATATGTGAAGTGGATTTGGTAGATGCCTCAGGCTTTATGATGGTTCGTTGCGATGACGAGCCAGAAGACTTTGTTAAACGAGCCCTTAAGAAGCCTGTCATGATGGTTGACAGTTGGGTTTAATTGCAGTATAATTAACACTTACACAAACACAATGGAGCGAAACATTATGGTAACAGCACAAGAAATCCAAAAAGGCTTTGTCCTTGCAGAGAACGCAGGGCAAGCCATGTACCAACAGATAGGCGAGCGTGACGCTTGCGGCTTTGGTTGGGTAGACGTCTACGTGGATCGTACCAACTCAAAGCAGGCCAAAGAGTTGATTGCCGCAGGCTTCCGCAAAGACTACAAGCCCAAGTGCTTGAGCTTCTGGGATCCAGCAAAGGTTCCTACACAATCAGTATCAGTTAAAGAAGCGGGTGCGCAGGCTTTGGCTACTTACCTGCAGGGCTTGGGCTTGCGGGCCTATGCAGGAAGCAGGTTAGATTAATGATAGAGGCAATCCTGGGCTTTGCAGTCATAGCAGGCCTGGGCCTCATGTTCATCGAGTTGTTGGGCATGTTGGCTCTACTGTTCTTTGGCTTGATCATATTCATGGGTCCATTCCTGTGGATGAAGATACTTTTTGGCGTAGGCGTTGTGGTCTACTTGTTAACCAAGGGCATCAAATGAAAACATTCTATGCCCTAGCGGCAGTAGGGGCGAGTCTAGTCTGTTTAGCCACAGACAGTGAAACAGCCTTGTTCATGGCGGTATTGGCTGGCTTGGCATTAGTCCAAAAGACGTTGACTGGCGAGTAAATATCTAGTATAATTACTACTTAAACAAACACATAGGAGCGACAGCTTATGAGCAGGATTATTAATGCAATGGATTTGGTATCAACTAAAAGCCTAGAGCAAGAAGCAGTGAACAAAGTACTTACAGAAACAGATGAGCAGATCATGAAGCGTCTTGCAGATCGCTTTGAGATCCTGGAAGACATGACACGTGCCGTTAAGAAGGGCGATGTCAAGGCTATGATCGTTACAGGCCCTCCAGGCGTGGGCAAGAGCTTTGGTGTAGAGAAGGTCTTAGCCAAACACGATGTGTTCGCTAACGTTGCGCAAGACGGCAAGTTGAAGAAGTATCAAGTGGTCAAAGGCGCTATGAGTGCGCTGGGCTTGTACTCAAAGCTGTATGAATACTCAGACAAGAAGAGCATCCTAGTGTTCGATGACTGTGATAGTGTATTGCTTGATGACCTTAGCCTGAACATCCTGAAGGCAGCATTGGACTCAGGTAAGAAGCGTATGATCCACTGGAATACAGACAGCCGCTTGCTCAAAGATCAAGGTGTGCCCAACTCATTCGAGTTCAAAGGCGGTGCTATCTTTATTACCAACATCAAGTTCGAGCACGTTCGTTCAAAGAAGCTGAAGGATCACTTGGAAGCTATTGAGTCACGTTGCCACTACTTGGACCTCACGATCGATACAGAGCGTGAGAAGCTACTCCGTATCCGACAGGTTGTACGTGATTGCGGCATGTTGGACGAGTACGAATTGGACGAGTTTGCCACCAATCAAGTGGTAGACTTTGTAGCCAACAATGCCAAGAAGATGCGTGAGTTGAGCTTGCGTATGGTCCTGAAGATTGCAGACCTGCGCAGAACATTCCCGGACAAGTGGGAAGCTGTAGCAGAAGTAACATGTATGCGTGGCGCTCGCTAGTGCATACAAGTAAGCGGGCCTAGACCCGTAGCAGTAAGAACATGCCCAACGATTCGCTCCCGGCAAGCATGTTCAACTAAGAAACCAAGCCCGCAAGGCACAGTTTCTTTGCCCTAGTCCAGTAAGCCCGATTCGCTCCCGGCAAGACTAGGGCTTTTTTTGGTTGACAGTTTGGGCTAAGTCTAGTACAATTGACACATACACACACAGGAGCGCACATGTTACAGACTACAGAACTAGACACTAAGCCCGCAGGGTTCTATGCCTATGCTGCCGCTAGAGATGCCAGCATGCGTAGCTATGCCGCTAGCACAGGCTACACACTAGCAGAGCGCACTAGGGCACAGCGTACACTGCTAGGCTTAGAGCTAGCATACACGTCTACAGCGCAGTACATCACATACCGTAAGAAGTTCGTAGTAGTTAAGCTAGAGAACGCTCGTGTACGCGACCGTGCAAGTCTTAGGGCACTAGAGGCACAGTATGAGGCGGAAGGAATCTCAAAGACAGTTACTGCACAAGCAGTCAGCTACAGGATCCCAAAAATTTAATTTCTCGCTGGGGGGTGGGGGGCATATAAACAAAATGACTGTTGCAAAAATGCAACAGCGCATGCAAAATTCACCCATAGGTGCAAAATCACCAGGCTGAATCTATAAGTACTTGTTTATAATTTTTTACGCGGACGAAATTTTGACCCCACAGGACCCATTCGGCCCAGCACACAGGTTCAAATTATACGGGTATTCCCCATGTGCTTGAGGCATTTTCTCCCACACCAATCACACAGGCTGTGGCACTAGTGTACTCAATCAGAGTCCATGCGCCAGTTTTAAGATTCACAGTCAGCACAGTACGGGTGCCCGCAGTGGCGTTTGATCCCTGCCATTGCGGTGTTTCCCCAAATTCTTCCACTATGGCTTTGAACACAGTGACCGTAGCGTCGCAGGTCACAGGCTTGTTTAGAGTGCGTGGTTCTGCTGGTGCAGTGGTTATCACACTGCATAACAATACAGTAGCTAAAAAGTTCTTCATACGGTATTTATTCAGCTAAGTACATGATATGCGTACTCTATACACTCTCTCAGCTCTACTGCCATTAGACTACTCTGCGAGCTAAGTATTTTCACCATGGGGCGGCTGCTAAGTACTTGGCAAAAATTTTTTGCGCTGCCGGCTCCGCCGTTATCCTGATACCCTTATGAACCTATCTCCCTTTATACGCGGCTACACTATCAACACTGATCTATGCGATCGGTTGGTCGCTGCCAGTGAGCGTATTGAGTTTACTTCAGGTCCCAAGGCCTATACACACTGCATGTTGGATCAGTTTGACCAGGATCTACGTGACAGTTATGTTCATGCACTGTTTGCCGCAGTAGAGCAGTACAAAGCAGAATTTCCCTGGTGCTATCGTGAGATCAATCGTTGGGGACTGTATCCCTTGATTAAACTACAGCGTTATAGTCCCGGACACTACTATGCTGAATGGCACTGCGAAAATGGGGGAAACATGCACGGGGATAATCTCCTGCGGCACTTGGTATTCATGACCTACTTGACGGATTGTGAAGTTGGAGGCGGTACTGAGTTTCTCTATCAGGATCTACAGGTCCAACCCCAAAAAGGACTTACCTTGATATGGCCCGCAGATTGGACACATCATCACAGGGGTATTCCTGCTCCCACAGCGACCAAGTTGATCGTTACAGGGTGGTTTACCTTTGCTCCCTAGTCTCGCTGTATAAATACACTTATAAAGAGCTTGAGCTCGATTATTGGAGAACATTATGGCCGGAGTATTAGTAATTTTTAAACGTCAGCGTCAATCAGCTAGCGTACCTTGGTTCCAGCCTATCCCGGAATACAAAGAACAAGAGTTGGCCACTTTAAAGGGCTACGGCTCCGGGGTTGGAATAGAGTATTTGACCTATATAAGAACAGTGTATTTTGCCACCCTAGCTGACTACACAGAATGGGCCAATTCGCCTGCCGTTATAGCTCTATCTGAGGCACGCCGCAAATATCATGAGTCAGTGGGCATTGATGAATTCAAAGAAGTAGTTAGCCTAACAGTAGTATAATAATTTCGCAGTCACCCAGCCCAGCTGGTTAAATATCCATTATGCAACTACTACCGATATACCCAGAATGGGCCACCCAAGTACAGGTCACTTGGGAAGAAGCCATGGCAGCAACTCCCGAATTCTGGAGTCAGCTGGTCTTAGACCGTAATCTTATAGTTATACAGGGCTTGGGCAATCAATTGGCCGACGCAGAGTTTTATCAACTAGGTCAAAAATTTGGCCGAGTGTGGGACCAAACAGACTACAAAAAGCCCGTGGTCAGCAACGGATTTGACCCCACCCTAGCCGACCGAACTGGTGCTACGCCTGTGAGCTATTTTAAAAGCAACAACAATCATTTTGGTGCTGGCTACATGGACTATCATGCTGACATGGTGCATATTGGAGCCAACTCATATCCCGGGCGACTACTCTACATGGTCAACAACACCACTGATGGCTCGGGGCAGACTGCTTGGCTCAATCTAGAACTAGGTTGGAGTTTGCTCACTGATGAAGAACAGGCTCAGTACAGTGACTGCTGGATTTGGATGCACGACATGTACATACCGGAAACTAGAGTTGAACGCTTGCCCTTGCTCAAAACCAATCCCAAAACCGGACGAGTAAGCCCCACACTGAACTGCAACTATATGGGCCCACATACTCGGGCCTGGATCAATCATGTGGAACGCAATGGACAACAGCTGAGCTGGGCTGATTCTACCCAGTTTATCACTGAGCTGTATCAACTGCTAGAAAGCCGTGCCAATACTGTCTATTGGCACAATTGGACCCAAGGTGATATCATAGTCTACGACAATTGGTTCAATGTGCATAAACGACTAGCTGTGGTTGATGCCAGCACAGCAGATGGCCGAGGTCGACTGCTCAAACGCTTGACCTTTAACTTCCGTTAACCCAGTATATTTTTACTCTCGGGTCGAGTTTTAACTAGATCTTCTGCTGCCAGATCAAAGAAAAAGTTACCGGCTATACTGACCCTGAGCTCATCACTAGAGTAAAATGGCATGACTGAATGATTCAAGGCACTAGGGAATATGCATAGTACGCCGCGCCAGTCTTTGTATGAATTTAACATTTCACAGGCCTGTTGTCCTAGTGCGTTGGTATAGTGAAATGCAAACTGACCCGCATAGTTGACTTCTGGTGGTACATAGGGTCTTGCCGCAATTTCACTTTCACGAGTATATGGTACATTGAGCCAAATTACCCAACTCATTACTCCACCATGTGAGTGCATGTTATAGTACTCATGCTTGCTCATCCAATTGACCCAGACCTGATCTAGTTTTAGGCTACGGCCATGCTCTAATACCCGCAGGCTGTGTGGATAGCCATAGGTCATGTTGTAACTTTTGATACGTTCGCCAATGGCCCGTTCTAGGTGTGGCACTGTGCGCTTTAAAAATCCCTTGTGATTGACCAATCCATTGGGTGTATTAAAATCCATTGTTTCACGTATTTCTTCTACTTCTGCCTCTACAGCTTTGATCAGTTCTTCATCCATTTGCCACAGATGATAGCCGATATTTTTAAATTCTTGCATGTTAACCTTTAGGTCGTGAGTAGTATTTGTAGTTCACCGTGGTTTCGTTGGTCTTGTGTACACTAGCACCATTCTTTAGGTGAAAACGTTCAGCCATTTTAGTTTGCGGGCTTAGGGTAACAATATTTTCAACTTCTTTGTTTGTTCCCAAGATCCAAGCCGCTGCCTGCTTGATCAGTTCGGCACCTGCACCTGGAGCATAACTCCAAATGGTATAGAACACTGCGGTGTTGTGTTCCTTGCCCATATTGACCAAGTCTTCTTCACTGGTTGGTATGTCACTTAGCCATTGCATACAAGTGGCGGCTAGGATTTCTTCTCCGGCTTTGAGCACAAGAATTTGTGCGGCTTCGTTGATTCGCTGTTCAAGCGGAATGTGCGGACGTACAGGGTCGTCTTTGATCAATCGAACTAGGGGGTCTGTGATGTCTGTGATGTGGTGTAGTTCCATGATTTATATTAGTATTATATACGTACTTATCTAATTAGTCAAAAATCTTGTTAACAGTATGTCTGTAAATAGTGTTAAATGCCAAACTAACTCGGCGATCAGTTTCATTGTTTCTACTGCTATGAGATAGCCAACTTGGAAACAACAATAGTCTTCCGGTAACACATTCTGTTGTGATAAAGTTAGCATTGTAAAAATTAGGTGTTCGACTGTGTTCAAACATGCGCAGTTGTTCTAACGGCGAGTGCAGATCTAAGCCAACACTGCCAGGTTCTACGTCTACATAAAATACACCACTGCACACACTAAGTTCGTGGCGGTGATATTCGATCCTGTCACCTCGACCTAGATTGTTTACCCAACTGTTGGTGATCATAAGTTCATCACAGCCCATTGCACTGGCCCAACCGTCTACACATTCTTGTAGTCTATCAGCTAGTTCTTTAACAATGGGATCAGCTAAGATTCCCTTGTCACGACCACTATAGCTACTGGCCGCTACTTTACCGTGTTGCTTTAGCGGTGTGGCATCTATAACTTTTTTCAGTTGAGCCAGAGCATGATCATTTGGTAAATCGTACTCATGTATTACTGTTGGGAATAGTAATATTTGTTCTGGCGTCATAGTTCATCGCCGGGCAGATTGTTAAGTAATTCTCGTAGTTTACTACTGGCTACCTCGGCTTTGATTTTCGGCTTGCCTAGATCAAACCCTTCTTTAGGAGTAGCACGTTCCCAGCCAGTGCCAGCGGTATCTTCACTGACAGTTTGACGATTCTTAATTGAGTTTAGCAAGCTACTTCCAGCACTTTGACTGTTGTGATTACCATAACCGTCTTCTTGCTCGCAGTCAGTAATACGCAGACTATCAATGTTAAACTCTAGATCAATCTTCATACCGACACCACTAGATGAACGTGTCTTCATCAACTGAATTTGATAGCGTCCACGCTCACGCATAGCTCTACTGGTAAAGATGCCAAACACATTATCCGCAGTTTGAATCTTAGATAGTCCGCCTGAAATATGACTGTGATCAAACTCAACTTCTTCAACAGCACCGCGATTCAACTGCGCCGCAGTGACAAATACACAGTTCTTTTCCATGGCCAAGTTACGTAATTCTTCACTTACATACTTGTCCTTGACAAACAAGTTTTCTGCTGAAATCTTCTTGCCCATTGGCATCAACAAGTCCAGGTAGTCAACCAATAGTACATCAACTTTACGTCCTAGTTTGATTTCATATTCTTTCAAATACGCACGGATATCATTTGTAGTTTTACCTGATGGCATATACTTGATCTGATACGTGCCAGACTTCTTACCTACCATTTTGACCTTCATCTCAACGTCGTCTAAGTTCTTAAACACATCTTTAGTGGCCATTCCTGTTACCATAGCATCCATACGCATGGCAACAAGTTCTTCACTAAGTTCTAAGGTTAAGTAGACTACATTCATACCTTTTTCTGCAAAGTTGATACCTAAGTTGGCTAGGAATAATGACTTGCCTGCACCTGAGCCGCCAGCAAAAATGTTAAGTTCACCTCGGTTAAAACCACCAAACAGTTTATCATCAACACTTTTCCAACCAGTAGATACCTGTCCGTTTTTATCTTTGATCTTCATTAATCGAGCACGGGGATCCAACCAGTAATCTGTGCCTAGGTCACGTTGCAATCCTACTTGTACAGCCAATTTGATCTTTTCTTCTACACTGCCGTATTCACCTTTTTCAAGTAAGTCGGCACTTTCTAGAATGGCTTTTTCTAAGCCTTTATGTCGAATAAATGTTTCAAAATCATTCAACAACCAATCAAAATGCTCATCACGCAAGTCATGGGGTACCTTAAGATTTGTACCAGTGGCAGCATTAATAATTTCTTCTGTGGGCACTACATTATGCTCTTCAATATACTGACTCATAAATTCAGCCGCAGTCTGTAGTTTACGGTCAAACAGAGTATGGTCAAAGATACCCTGACATCTGCTAAATGTAGCCGCGTCGGCTAGCATCATTTCTAAATATACTTTTTGTATATCGTATCCGTAATCTGTATTTTGTTTCATAGTTGTATTATACGCTAGTTAGACTTTTATTTCAATATGTTTGACAGGATCCCATCGATAATCCCATACTCGTTGTTTAGTGTGGTACAATACTGCACCGATACTTGAGCTAGGATCACCGGGATTGGGTAGGCTCCAGCGGTACTTGAATCTGGGCTCTACAAACTTTTTATTAGCGGTACTATTCATAGCACATCCGCCCATGTAAACCAAACTATCTGTATCAATCAGCTGTTTAGCTTTGAGCATAACAGCTGATACTTGATCTTCAAACACCTGTTGTACTGCGGCCGCAATGTCACATTGATCTTGCAAATTACCGATAGGATAAGGCCAATCTAAAACTCCCCTATGCAGGTTGCGAGTTAGTTTGACTGTGTAATCTATGTAACTCGTAACCTCAGTCAAATATCTTTTAGGATCACCTTGTTCACTCATTTGTTGTAGCAAATATTCTTGTTTGATAGGCTCTAGTCCTATTAACTTTGTGAACGCACTGTAAAATAATCCTAAGCTATGTGGATAACTTCGACTCCACACTTTGGTCATTTCACCGTGTAGCCCTTGCCATATGGAAGCACATTCAAATTCTCCGATCGCATCGAGCACAACAATCGCACAATGATTAAACGGACTTGTATAATAGCCAGCGGCAGCATGACTAGCATGATGAGGAGTATAAGAAATGTTTGCATATTTGAATTGTCGCAGGTGATGTTTTGGTAATGTCGACATGTCTAATGCTGTTGAATATTGTCCAGCATATACCTGTCTTGCTTTTTTGATCCACGGACGCTCGTACCAAAAAATGCGATCCGGACTTCCATAATTTAGTGCTGGAACAGTCTGACGACTTGATAGCTCGTCTTCTGCGCTAGTAGTCTGCGATATCAGTTTACCCTCTTTGAATACAGCAAGACTGGAGCCGTGATTAAGAGCGTTTATCCCCCAGTGTATCATTTGTAGATAAATGGATCACGTTTCTGTAATTCTTTGATACGTTTTTTCCACTCACGATTTTCCTTCCATTTTCGCCAGGGGGTTAATAAAAAGTCTATTATTTTTTTCATGTTATGTCCTTAAACCATTTCTTCGCTCTTAATTGTATTTTGAGACTATTAGATTCTTTAGCATTAATAATTAACCATAAAGTAGCTAATCGTCCTAGCTTACATACTGCATCATTTACATCTTTAACACCGGCTGGCCAGTCCGGCATTGACACTGACCATCCGTATTCTACTGCTTGTTCTACAGTCTTAGGACCTTCGTGATCATAATCTGGAACAAGAATAATTTCTTTGCCTAACTGCTTGAGTAGCCAATTTTGACTGTCTTTGATCTCTGCTCCGAGTAAAGCACACCCATCAATACTTATCGCATCAAAAGGGCCTTCACACACAATTACGAAGTTGCGATCATTTGATTGCCTATCTAAATTAAACACATATCCCGGCTGTTGCTCACTGATATACTTAGGTTTAGTGTCGCCTATGGCCCGAGCTGTGTAGCCTACAATGACATTGTCCTTGAGGAACGGTATGATTACTCTGTTGCTAAACCCTATTTTCGGTGTCCAGTAAAACGGATAATCTTCGAGATATAAACTTCTGCTTGAAAGATATTCAAGTACAGGAATGAGCTTGTCCGGGATATGGTTCAAACTGGAAATAAGTTCGCTGTCTAATGGTAGCGCACGTTCTTCGAACTTAGGTATTATGCTTTGCACAACTGTGTTAGAGTTGTCGTTGAGTCGTAATGCTTCTAATCTAAGCTGGCTAATCGTATCGTCACTCATATTGAGCAACCGCATAAATTTACTCATCTTTTGACTAATAGTTCTGCCAGGTTGCCAACTACATTTGAACTGACAATTGAAACAATGATAACTTACAGCATCACCGCCGTTGACGATAAATCCGCCACGTTGTCTTTTATCGTCACAACAGGGCGCATTAAAACTGACCCAGCCACTTGGAGTAGTTTTTCGTTTACCAGGTAAATGTGTAAGTAATGTTTCTGAAATTAGGCCCATGCCTAATTATACTACGAAACAGTAAAAGATACAACCTTTCCGGGGCCATTAGTTGCGCCATAACCTCCATAAATATCCATATTTGAATAAATTGACGAAGTTAAGGGCCAGCCGTATGTTAATCGGAAATAGTTATAAGTTCCTACGGGAACGGTAACTGTAACTGTACTTTGGATTGAGGTTGGTGTGTTAGTTGCTTTGTTATCAAAAATTACAGTTTGTGCGGCATTTAACCAACTATTCACAGATATAGTCATATCAGAAGTGCTTTCTAAATAAATTTTACCTAGAAATCCTTTGCTGATAATCACTGCAAATGTTAGCTCAGTTGTTGGAACTGCTTCATAAAATTTAGCAGGAACTGCCGAACTATGATTCTGCACATTGCCGGCAAAATCAATTTCACCGGTAAAGGTATCATACACTCTGTCATCTCTAAACGTCGGCATTGCATCGCCTACAAGTTCAATTTTACCAATAGCACCGAATCTACTGTCAGCATATAACAATACATCTACACCATTTTTTAAAGCACTCACGCTGTAGGTAAGATACTGACTAGATAGCTCTGTCAAATCTTCTTGTGGAATAGTAACGCTGGCTAGACCCTTGCTAACCGTTTGATTTAGCGGAGTAATAGAGTAAGGACTGTTTGGTAAAGAATTACCCGCCATGTCCATTATATTAAGTTCTATCTGGGTTAGAGTTGCCAAGTCAATGCGTTTCTGGTCGGCATTCTTAATGTCGAACTCTAAGGTATTATCAATACCGTTATATATTTTTACAGTTCTCTGATACACGATTGTATACTCCGTTGTGAATCCTGCCAGATCAGCTATTAGAGTGATTCGATTTGGATATAAATAACTTGAAATTTTTTGCATCTGGCAGGACCTTTATACTATATTTATGGCAAAACTAAGAGACAACATCGAACAAAATCTACCCTTTATCAGTGTGTTAAACTACGGTGATAATGAATATGTGGGAATCATAATAAATCAAGATCAGTTTGTTACCAGCTTCTACGATTTAAACGCTATCAAAACTCCAGAAGAAAAAACACTTTTTTTAGAAATAGGTGAAATTTGGTGGTGGGAAAGTAATCGACAATTTCCTATTAATATATTTTGTAGGGATCAAATAGGACCATTTGCCTATGCTATTAAAACATTTAATAGCAAGGATACTAGAGTAATATTGGGACCTGTAGTTAATTTGATGAATCTTACTCTTAAGCGTGTTAAACGCAAAAGTGTTCAGCTAGTCCGTAGAGTTCGCTAATTGTTCACAAATTAAATTCATCTGCACAACTATTACATGAGCATAGGCAATAGCATGTGCTTTCTTAAAATAGTATTCGTCAGTCGTTGGTTTCAACCAAACCTCGCTGAGCACGGTCTCCCAATCTTTCCCTATCAAATATCGTTTGGCCGGTCGAATGATTGCTATCAATGCCGCGAGCTCTTCTACGCTCTTCGGTTTCATTAAGCTCGTTATGCTCGCGTGTCCGTTCACGTGAAAGAGCAGATTCACAAACTCTTCCTGTTGTAGTAAGTCCCATATTGGTTCAGTCTCCATTAATTGTTTTAGGTGGGCCGGATCTCGGACCTTGTCATATACACTGACATTTAAAAAATCTATTTTAAAATATCCTCTATTTTCTGCTGTCTTGTAGTCAATAGTACTTAATTTAGTAAATGGATTATACGGAATAGAAGTGCAATATACTCCTGAATTATGCTTTTTAAAAGTGCCATCTTCATCAATTGAAGCTACCACATGCTTAAATTTTTCTAAAGCAATAGTTCTGTCTGCAAAGTCAATATCAATATCAGGCATTATAAATTACTCTCTTTAATAACTTGTCTAACAAACTCTAGATCAGCAGGCAACTTTTTAAATTTAGAGGCCCAAAATGACGGATCAATAATGCCAAATACTGCATTAGTTTGTTCGTCATTGAATTTTCTTAACATGTCTTTTCCATGTTTGCTATTTAATATTACCCAAGGGCTGATTTTTCCATCTTTAATATCATAACAGGCCCGGCTTAGGCTTACATATAAGAAATAATGATTCCACTGCGCATTATTAGTTTCTGCCCAACCCATCATATGATTGATACTACGTTGCAAGGCAGTTTCTACTGTTTCGGTCCTAATAAGATCTCCAACATACTTTTCATACAGTTCATCTCTACACCAGTGATCCAGTTTAATACCACTGACGACAATCCAGTCAATGAATCGTTCCGGGTAGAGAGGATTAACATTATTAACAAAACTGCCAAACTTAACGAAAGCATTATAATAAGGGCTTTTAGCAAATTCGTCATAGGTTTTATTTTGTTTAAGTTGAGGTTGTGCTCGTCTAAAAAACTTATTAAAGGCATCATATCCAATAACCACATGCTTGTCAGTCTTAGCCAACGCCCTACGTTTTTGTTCGCACACATGTACAAACAAAGTTTTTTCCTGCATGAATCCTTTGTTACAATGCCCGCAAACGTAAGGTTGTTTTATTAAAGACATCATTTAAGTTTTTTTGCAATAGTTGCCTCGTCCATCCCATACCCCCTAGCAAGCTCTTTTAGTTCCTTGTCAGTATGCATTTCAGCAAGCAATTCTAATTCGTCATCTTTATAGTTTGGATAAAGTTCTTCTAAAAATTTAATCTTCTTTCCAGTATTGCCTGTACGTTTTTTATTACCCAACCATTGGTGAAAAAACACCTTTTCACCATTATAACTACACATACACAATAACTGCCACATTAACTTAGGATGTTTTTGTAGGCTATTCCAATGCTTATTGAAATATTCATTTACTGCTAAAACAAAGTGTTCTTGTATATCTCTGCTCTGCCCTTGCACATTACTAATGTATCGATTAAGGATAAAGAATTCCTGTTTAAGACTTTTTTGTTGTTCAGCATCCATTGCGTCCCACAATTCTCGAACGTTTTGATCTACTGCCGCTAGCTTTTCTTTTAGTTCAATCTTTTCGCTCATACCTTGTCCTTGGATAGCTTGTATATCATTATAACACGATCTAGAGCCTTTTGTAAAGTCACATTGGTTTTCGCCTCGCGGTGAATCTCGCCCCACATCTTGCTGTCCATTATGTGATCGTGTAATGGTCTGCCATCACTTGTACGTGGATCATAATTGTACCCAATTTCTTTTCGCGTGCCAGGGTCGGCCCCAAATTCTCGAGCATAGACCGTGCCTTTGTCACGCTCGTAAATATAATTTGCGCCTGGTTTAAGATTGCCCATTATTAAATTCTGCCATTACTTCATCTTTCGGAACTAGTCTAGCATCAAATGCTACTACAGTTCGTTCACCGGTACCATTCCAAGGATATACTGTGTGCGGTAAGTAGCTTGGAAATAACAACATAGTTCCGGGAGTAGGACTATATTTCCATGTGTCGTTCATTATGAATTTGTTAATATCTCTAGTTTGCGGCATTCTAAATAATATCTGCCCATCAGTAGCATTGCTATTTGGTTCAAAGTCTGGAGCCTTGATGTACACATTTCCGCTAAAATTTCCAGCAGGATGAGTATGCATCTCTTGATAATCACCCGGCTCTTGTCGAATAGTCCATATACTAATAATTACAGGTTTACATAGTTTTAAATCATCAGTGCCGCTTTGTTGATTAATAATCTCCATATATCCTTCACACACAGTCTCCAGCCATTTGACAAGCCACGTAACATCTAAACTAATGGTGTTTGGATAAACTTGTATTTGCTGGCCACCGCGAATACTGAGAAATGGATTTAACGCATCGTTAAGCTCAGGATGGGCGTGTAATGTTTCTACTAAATTATAAAGTTTACTAAATTCAACCGGCGGCACGTTATCAACAGCAATAACAACTGGTTGGAAGTAGGCGATTTTTAATGTCATGATAAATCCTTATAGTATTTTATCTAATTGTATAATTTCACTTTGTCGACTAATTTCTTTAACAACATATACACAATCTGGCTTAGATCCAAATCTAGTAGGACTAGCTAATAGTTGTCCGTTTTTCATCTTTGGAAAGTACCATTTAACATCATTGTAAAAATTTACAATTTCAATCTTTTTAAACTCTACCCTAAACGAACTTAATGGATTAAAAACTAATGCTTCAAACCCTCGGTCATTTAAACTGGTTAAAGGTAAAATTTCAATATCACATGCACTGCTACTATCGCCTACTGCAATACTCCAATCAATCGGCATAGCAATCTCATCATTGCCAATACGCAGTACCATCGCTGGTGCGTTAAAACTTTCTAAGAAAATCAACGGCATGAAGAAAAAGTCTGGGTCATTAGGATTACTGTTATCTAGTACTGCAAATCTAGTGCTTTCATCCACCTCATCTGGTAAATTGTTCAATGAGAACGTTGTGTTATCTAATGTTAATATTTGCATAATTCCTTATTTTTGCCAGTCTATCTTTTCAATGGTGAAAGGATACTTAGCGTCCTTGTAAAATTTCTTTCTTTCTGTAAGATGCCGTTTTGCATACTTGCAGGTACTTGTTAAGTCCCATATTTGGACAAAATCCTTGTCTTCTGCCTTACGAATACCACGGCCTATACTTTGAATAACTCTAACAAACGATTTGCCAGGCTCCAACAGTACCATGTTAAAGATGCGAGGAATATTAATTCCAACAGCCGCGACGCCGTAAGTCGCAACAATAATTTTGTTATCGCTGGTTTTAATTTCGTCATATTCTTCTTTACGATCTTTAGTTTTGACTTCACCTGATACAAATACTGCTTCTGGTAATTCGTTTATTATAAATTTGCCTGAATCAATTCTATTGACTAGAACTAGAGTGTTGCCTGTAAGCGATACTTTTTTAATAAGTTTACTGATGTAAATCATTCGATCATCATCAGTAACAAGATATTTTAATTCGTCGGAATAACTGCTAAATTCTGGTAGATCAATCATTTGTACAACATTCACGTGACATGTGGATAACACTCCCATGGTCTGCAATTCATGCGCTTTGATACCTCCAACAACTGGCCCAAGGCTTGCAAAAATTTGTTCAGATTCGAATTTTTCTTTAGGAACTGTTCCAGTCAACCCCCAACGAATTGGCGCATTACACAAGTTTTGTGTGAGTAAATTCTTCAATACCTCGGCTTTAGCCATGTGTACTTCATCAACAATAACAGTTCGTACTCCATCAAGAAATTCTGCCAAGGTGACAATTTCATGTTCGTGGTTTTTACTTTTCTTGTCTAAAATGTTAAGACTTTGCCATGTACAAATAGTGTGTGTCTTGTTAAGATCTTTGCGATCTCCGTAGTAAACACCAACATCTAACCCAACTGCAATAAAGTCTTCTTCTGTTTGTTCTACTAGACTTTTGTTAGGAACGATTGTGATCGTACGTCCATATTTTTCTGCAAGTTGCGATAAAGTTGCAGTTGTAATAGTTTTACCTGCGCCTGTGGCGATTTCTTGCAGTGCTTGGGTGTTGGCTAAAAATGTATTAATCGCATCAACTTGATAATCTCGCAACATGATAGGTTGGCCTTCTTGTTGATGCCCCTTTGGCCATACTTTGCCTTGGTCAGCCCAGTAGGATTCTGTTACAGGTACAAAATTAATTTGGGGAGTTGTTCTCTGATCATCAACATCATCAATATTAATACCTTGTTTAGATAATATCTCTAAAATCTTCTCTAGCTGGCTTAGATAGCCATTACCACCGAGCCCAAATAAACTAACCATTCCGTCCCAACGTCCTAACTTAAACGCAGGATGATATCTAGCATACGGAATCTCATACTTAAATGCGTTGGCTAACTTCTTACGAGCATCAAGTGGTAAGTTTTCAAGTTTTATATTAACTTCGTCGCGAATTACTAATTTTACGGCCATTTTACAATTATCTTATGTTCAAGTAGTGCGGGTTGTTCTGCGTATTCAACTATCAAATCACAGCAATTGGTATACACTGAAGTTTTGCCGTGTCGCATACCCATGCGTGTATCGACAGCAATAACACTCATAGGCTTCCAGGGGTTTTTTAGGAAAAATTTCGGTATTTTTCCACCTAACAATGAAGCAACTTTTGTGTCAACATCTAATGGATAATTGTACTGCTTGGATGAAATAAATGAATTGAATTTTTTGCCAGCGTCGTCGTTTGGTAGTCGAAAATAAATTCCTACGTGATCAAAAATACCATTATTTTCCAACGCTTCCGACAAAATTTCGATATTTTCTTGGAATTTTGAAGTAGCATTTGGATCAAACACAACTAGTAGCGGCAGTCGTTTTAATTGTACCAATGCCTTGATGACATCAGTCAGTGTATGCTGTTTTTGATCAACCCACACTCTAGGAGTTGATCTATTAGCCAAATACTCTACCAAATTTTCGCCTGGATTTTTCACATTTTCTGTGAAATATTGATAACGCATACTTCGATCGTTTATGACGTTTTGATCAAGTGCTGTTTCAATGCCAAGGTCGGCTGTGATAGCCCTATGAAAGTTTGGATATTCAATATTGGTCAATAACATCCGATTACGGATCTCAGTTTCTGACCAAGATTTTATGGTATTGTAGTGGTTTTCTATGGAATCTGAAATTTCAAAGTTTAGTGGAGTCAACAAGTCGGTCAACATTACAATGTTTTTTTCAGTTAGGTCTGCATGGTAGTATTTTCCGGGAGACAACTGTATTAAGTTATCAACCGTCTTAGTTGCATCCAGCAAAATCTTCCGAATTTTACCAGAAGCAGTTACTTCTAGCTGTAATACTAACTCATCTTCGGAATTTTTGACAATACTAAATTTTAGCACTTGTTCGATATGTCGAAATGGTCTAGACCATGTTGGAGATTCTAATACTTCGTAAATACTGTTATCAATAGTTGACAATTTTTCTTTATTATCTTTAAGAATTTTTAATAATAGATTAGATTGCGATTCTGTTATGAACTGATAACCAGTCATCGACGTCGCTAGGCTATTTAATACTCTTATGTCTCGTTTTGAAATCAAAGTATCAATGGCTGGATTAGAAAAATTTATAATTTGTAATAGAAGATTATCAACAGTTATCATAAAGTAAGTATACACTAATTTGTTCCATAGATCAACCTTTTAGACAAAAAAATAGGCCTCAATATTATTTAAGACCTATTAGTCACCGTTTGGTGAAATTGATTATAGCGTTGCGTCTTCCATTCCTGCAACACGTAATTTTACAATGTTAGTGAGTTGCCATTGTTTTTGATCGAGGGCTTTGGTAATACCTAACCATTTGTTTCTAAGCAGAGCAAACTCGTTGATAATTTTTTCAAAGTCGACTACATCTGATTCGCCTTCTACATATTTTTCGCAATCTCGGCTACTTAGAGCACGTTGATAGTTTTCTAAGTATTTTCGAAAATGCTGACTTTTTAAACGCCTAAGTTCAATGTTTAAGTATTCTAAAATAGCCTCAATTTCTTGAAGTTGGCTAAATCGTTGTTCAACAACGCCTGGCATACTTGCCGAAGCCTTCTCAATATTTCCGACGATGCGGCATTCTAATCTTGCTTGGTCTAACTCAGCATTATAGAATTCAACAGCGTCAGGGATATAAGAAATATCCTTGGCTATTTTATTATACCACATTAAAACTCCAATTCACCGTAGTCTTCGTCGTCTTCTTCTACTTCGTCTTCGTTTAGATAATAACCAATTGCTTGATCTAAAATTTCATCAACGCCAACTGCTTCTTGCAACACCTTGTCTGGTACACCGAAGTCTGCCAGCATGTCAATATAACGCTCTGCTACAGTTTCTAATTGCTTCTTATCCATATATTCAACGAACATTAACCATATGTCGCCAACTTGAGTTTCATTCAACATTTTCTTCTGTCTCCTCAGGAATAGTAGTTGTTAAAGGTTTGATATGAAAATTCTTCACTATCATATCTAATTTATCATCTTTCCATTCTTTTCGGTAGAATAAGAATTCTTCACCTGTAGTCGGATCTACATACTTTAGTCTGTTTCCTTGCTGTACAAGTAATCCTGCTTTCTCAAACAAATCAACTAGACCGCTGTAAGGACTCATACCGGTTGAATATGGAATTTCAATTTGCAATGTCTCAAAAGGCTTTGCATACCGAGTTTTCATAATCTTACAGGCAGCACGGATACCATGCACTTCGCTGGTCTTAGTACCGTTTTCATCAGTCTTAAGTTTAAGTTTTTTCATAGCAACAACAATACTAGAAGCATAAACGAAACCTTGTCCACCTGAGATTTTGTCGTCTGGATCAAACATGTCTTGACTTGCGTATGTATGATTTGTACAAACCATACCTACATTTAAATTGCCAAACATGTTAACACAATTACGAACTAGTGCTGTAAGTGCTTTAGGTTTACGACCCATATCGCCTTTTAGATCCCCCGCTTCAAACTGATTGATATCAGTAGGAGTGAGCAACATACCTAGGCTGTCTATGACAAATAAGACCTTAGGACGATCTGCCATTTCTTTATACTCTTTAGTAAACTCGTGAATGGTTTTTGCCACATCATCGATCATTGCCATATTGAGTTTGAGAAGTTTTTCTTCGCTTGTATCTACACCTAAGTCGTGTAGCCATTTTTCATCAAGTGCGTTTTCGCTATCAATTAAGATAACATAAATGCCTTGTTCTTGTGCATTACGTACTAGATTGCCTGAACAGATAAAACTCTTACCTGCACCGGATTCTCCAGCAAAAACAGTAACTTTACCCAATGGTACACCTTTGTTAAAGTCTCCGCTAATGAGATAGTTCAAAGCATAATTGCCTGTGCTGATCCAATCTGTAGGGTCGTTAAATCCTACACCTAGACCATCGATCGACTTGGTCAAGGTTTTTCTAAATTTCGATAAATCGAACGCCTTTGTGGCCATATATTTCTCCTAAATTATAGATAACCTGGGCGTACAACTAGATTGCAGAGGCCCAAGCCGTTTATGCTTTTTGACGGTTACGAATCATTGCCAAGATGTCTTGGGCACGTGAGTCACCACCTTCACTTGCTTCAGCTTTTGGTGCCGGAGCAGGAGTAGCTTTTACCGCTGGTGTAGGATCTACATCAAACGGTGCATCATCACTTGCTGTCGGAGCAGGTGCTGATTTAGGAGTTGCTGACTTTTGTGGATCGCCAGTGTTCTGGCTCATACCCGCTGGTTTGAAGTATTGTCCCCAACGTTCCATATCATATGGCTCGCCGTCAACTGAAGCTTCAAACATCTCTTTCATGACTTTGAGCTCTACTTCGCTTGGCTTCTTAGGCAAAAAGTCATTTAGATTAAACAGCCCGTGTTCTTTAATAGCCGCTTGTTCTTGATCGTTTAGCGGACGCTCACGACGTGCCCAGCTTGAAGTTGAGTAGTCAGCATACCCGCCTTTTGAACCTTTCTTCATACGATAGTCTAAGCCATGCACAAAGTCAGTTGGCAAATCTTCCAACTCTGGGTCTACCAAAGCGGCACGAATGCTTGTAAAGATTTGAGGGCCAATAATGAAACGGCGGATTGGATTTGTTGCTGTTTCTTTTTCCTTCAGGCCGTCTTCAACGACAAAACCTTGGAAAATGTAACTACGTTTCTTCCAATACTTACGACCCATATCTTCTAGTGCTGGGTCTTTAAACCATGCACGTACTTCAGATAGGATTGGGCAAGTATCGCCATACATTTCTACGCATGGCACTTGAACGATAGTTTGTTTGCTTTCTGATTCACCTTTGATTCCGGCGAATGGCAATTTGATCATTGCACGTTCTACCCAGAAAAATGTGTTATCGGCGTTACCATCTGGTAAGAATCGCAGTACGGATTCGTCGCCTTCTTTTAGATTCCAGAACGGATAAATGGAATTGTCTCCACCTGTTCTGTTATTGTCTGAACCTTTCGATTCTGCTGCCTTAAGTTTTGCTCTGATTTCTGCTAAAGATGCCATGTTAGTTCTCCTATTAATAGCCTTTGTGTTTGCATTTCTGCTTTTATTTGCCTATATTCCTTTAAGATCTACTTAAAGAAAAAGCGCATACATGTTATTGTATACGCTTTTATTTATCAGAGCAAGAGAAATCTTGCTTAAATGTGAGTATATTTTGCCAATTAGCCTCTTGCCAGGCGGATAATACGAGCTAAACTTTCTTCTTGTCCAAATACTACATGTTCGCTAACTGGAGCATTAGGGACTGCCTTTCTCATTCTAGCAAGAATGATCGGATCAGTTTTATCAGCGCCGCCGAGCCATTTTAATTGTTCCGGAGTAGCTGCCGGGCCTCCATCGGCCATCTTAGCCGCCGCAGGGGCTGCCGCAGGGGCTGCCGCTGGTGCTGCCGCTGGTGCTGCCGCTGGTGCTGCCGCTGGTGCTGCCGCTGGTGTAGCTTTTCCGCCGTTAGGTAATGGCTTGCCGTCTGGACCTAATACGCCAGTCACTCCAGCCGCATTAGTTACCATAGTATTGCCGTCATCATCTGTCATTGTAGTTGCGGCAGGGGCTGCCGCAGGTGCCGCAACAGCATTTTTATTAAACTGTGACATATCGTTTTCTGGGGTATCCGGTTCAGTCATTCCTTGAGCGGCGGCCGCTGGTGCCGCTGGTGCTGCCGCCGCAAACTGTTTCTGAGCCGCTTGTGTAGCAGGTCCCATGATACCGTCAGCTTTGATTTTTGCACCCTTAGCAATTAAGTCTTGTTGAATTTTCATAACAGCTGGATCTGGTTTCGCCGCTGGTTTCGCAGGAGTTGCTCCTTGCCCGCCTGCTGCCGGTTTGCCGGCGTATGCTTGTTGAGCACCTTGCGCTACACCACCAGCAAAGTTTTTAACACCTTGCACAGCACTACTAGCCGCATTACTAACAGCATTGCCAACTGCACCGGCGGCATTGCCAACTGCATTTACAGCCTGCTTACCATAGTTACCAACTGTGCCGGCAATATTACCGATTGTCTGGCCAACTGACTGTGCATCTTCATTTTGTTGTTCAACAATAGACATGTACTCACGTAAACCGTTTACACGATTTTTTAATTCTGTTTCATTGATCATTTTTTTCATAATAATTCCTTATCTTAATCCTGCAATTTTTAGCATAGCTGTTAGTTCAGCATCTTCGTTCATTCCAGGCATGTTCATGCCCTTCATCATTGATCCCATATCCGGCATTCCGCCTTGACCTGCGCCTTTCGGTATCTTACTCATTATGCCATTCATCATATCTTTTGGATTCATGGTAGCGCCAGGCATGCTCACTGTTTGGTTGGGCATATTTCCAGCCATTTTGCCCATCTTTCCGTGCAACTTCTGGAACATAGCCTGTGGGTTTGAAAAGTCCATCTCGTCTTCGGTATCGTCATCACCCATAGCCGGCAATTTAAATTTCATACCTTTAGCTTTGGCCATTGCATCATCATAGCTAGCAGGCTTACCATCTATGGTACCTGTACTTGTATGATTTTGTGTAACAGTTGCTCCTGGATTATCTTTTTGGAATTGTTGTAGCAATGCTCCTGGATTAGCACCCTGGTGATTTTGCATGAACTGTTGCATTAGTGCATTAAAGTCTCTAGTATCATCTTGCCCAGCTTCGTCAATTTCGTGTTCATGATGTACGCCAGCTAAATGTGTAATATGATTGATTTCTGGATGTACATCACTGCTTGGATCCATTTTTTCAATCATGTCGATTACATGTTTAACATGCTCGGGCTCTGCCCCTGGAAATGCTCCATCTTTAAAATCTTTTAATACTTTGATCTTAGTGCGTGTTCCGCCTAGTGTAAAGTTCTTTTCTTGTGGATTCCAAAATCCACTGATTGATTTCAGGATCTCGTGTGTCGGGTCTTCGTGTTCTTGTTTTTCGAATCCAAAATCATCTGGGCTCATTCCGCACTCTTCAATACAATCGTGTAAGGTCATTTCTTTATGACCAAAATCTAATTTAGTATCTAGTTTTGCACCTGCTTTCTTAGCATTATGGATTGCTTTGATCATTCCAGACTTAGCCAAGTGTTTAGCTTGGCTGTGTCCAGTGTGGGTAGCACCGCTTTTATCCGTAATATTGCCTTTGGCTTTTGTGTAAGGACCGTCGAACGGTGGTTCTTCATCTTGTCCTTCTGCAACCGGTGCCGGTGGAGCATCTGGTGGAGGAGGAGCACCTGCTGCCGCATCTGGGGCTGGTGGAGGAGGAGCACCTGCTGCCGCATCTGGGGCTGGTGGAGGAGGAGCACCTGCTGCCGCATCTGGGGCTGGTGCTGGTGCAGTATCTGCACCGCCAACTTGTCCGTCACCGCTGAAATCTAATTGGTTTTCAAGTCCTGGGTCACGCTGTAATACATATTGTTGTATCATTGCTCGTGCATCTAAATCTGGATCTAGTTCTTTAAACATACTTAAAAATTCTGGATCGTCAATAATGTGCTTGTTAGTTAAACTACCTATAACATCGTCACCATTTGTGCCAACTTTTAATTCAGCACCCATGATACCATTTAGGTCATCAATCGCTTGCTTTTGAACTGTTAAGTTATCGCTAAACAAATTATCGCGTTCTTCTGATTCGTCGTCTTCATTTACTATGCTATCCATGAAGTTTTCAAATGCATTCATAGGATCATAACTTTCGCGCTCCATACGGTCGTCAAATTCTTGACGGCGAGCTTCGTCTCGTTCTTCAGCGTGTTTTAACATTGCTTTTGCACGCTCGTCACCGGCTTCTGCTTTCTTTTTAAGTTCTGCTCTTTGATGAGCTTTTAAATCTCGTGCGTGTGTTGCGGCTACTGAGTTTGGATTGTAACTGTCTTTTAAATTGCCCTCTTTTTCTGCACGGTTCAATATATCGTAACGATCTTTGAAACCTTTAGTTCCAGGTTTGATATTTGCGGCATCTGCCTTATCACCGTAGCTAGCTTTCTTTAAATGCTTTAATGTTGTCTTAGCTTGATGACTGTGAGGAGTACCCTCTGTATCGTCTTCACCAAGAATATCTTCAGGATTCAATCCTTTAACTGGAATAGATGTTTCGTCTACTAGTCGAAAAATATATGGAAATGCTGTTTTTAATTCTTCATTGAATGTGCGAATTGTTAGTCGATCAATCCAGTCACTCATAATGTCTTCTGGAATCATTTGATCTTCACGATCCTCAAATGCTTCGGCAAATTGTTCGTAGTATGATTTACGAGAAAGACTTGCTACTTCTTTTTTAACCTGTTCAATACGCTCGAATACCTTGGTTGTAATGTCGCCCATTGCTTCTGCTAATGTTTCATTACGACTAACATAACCTTTGAATTTACGTAACTGAGCTAATTCTTCTGATAAACTTGTAATGTGTTTGCCAATACTGTCGTATGGAATTCCGCCGTGTTTCAAATGTTCTGCTAGAGCACGAGCACCACTTAGATGTTTGAAAGGATATTTAAAGCGTTCACCTTGAGCGTTTTCAACGTAAATTGCTTCGATGTGTTGTGTACGTCCTGCGGCTAAATCTGTATTAACAGGTTGGCTGTGTTTGACTACAAGCCTTGCCTCGCCTAAGTCTTGGTAACTGATCTTAGCAGTACCGTACATTTTACTTTCCATCATAGGTTCTTCCTTGGATTTGGTCTGGAAATGATAATCTCTTTTATCTAAATTATTCTTCCCTATATTTATCTCATCATAATTTAACAATCTTGATCGAGCAAAATCTCTCAAAGAACGTATAAATTTAAAAGCCTTGGGATGTCTAGAGTCAACTAGATCTCCGCTTAATTGTACAAACACGCCCTTCTTTTGGCTAAGTGTAATAGTAACTGTGCCTAGTACTTCGCCGTGATCTTTGTATTCAAACTCAAAGAATCTTGCGTTGGGTATATCTTCTTCGCGACTAAGTATTTTCCCCTCTTCATCACCAAAGGTAACGTCAGAAAATCTAGTACGGATTTTACCGTATAGTTCTTGCGCGATTTTGTCTAAGTTAATGTCCATACTATATTTATTAGATATTACTAGAAATAAATATCGGGAGTGGAGCTTCCCAATCTTCATCTAGATGTGAATTTATGCTGAGAGTTTCAAACACTCTAGGATCCCACTCTGCTAGTACTACACTCATGCGTACAACTAGCAATAACGCAGAAACTAAGTCATCATGCTGTCCTGTTTTTGCTTTAAAACTGGTGCCTGCCGCAATAAAACTTTTAAGCTCACTGAGTAAAGGACGACTGTGAATTTTCATCTTATCTTCCTCAATTAAGAACTTTACTCTGGCGCATGCTGATATTTTATTACCAAATGTAGTGTTAAATCCTTTACGGAATTTACGTACATGCCCTTTTCTCACCGGTTCACTTACAAATAATCCGGGGAAGTTTTCTTCTCCTAAATCCTTAATCACTACTAGAGCCGCTTCGCCCACAGTGTTGTTTTCACAACTCCAGTAGATACTGTTAGGGTATTCTTGTCCAATTTCGTCTTGAATATAGCGCAATAAATCTCTAAATATTTTGACTTGATCTTGTATAATTGTTAAGTTGTGTTGCCATTCTGCTACCTGTATCATGCTGGGTAATTCAAACACTTCTATGGCAGCATAGTCACCACCTGTGCCTAGGCTAGGATCTAGGGCCGCGGCATAGAGTAATCCGGGTTGAGGTTTTTTATACCAGCGCACTTGCCCCATACGGAATGCTGGTTCTTTACCCACAAGTTCTGCAAGTTTAATACTGTTAATTAGTGTTTCGTCAAATACTAAAAACTCGCAACCGTACTCACGACGGAAACGTTCTTCACCAATACGACCCATCTCAGTTCGCTTCCATTCTTCATCACGATCCGGATGTTCGTGCCATTCAGCACGGAATCCGTGGAATCCGTTGCGTCCTATACCTTCTTGATTTTCGTTGCCGAACTCATCAAAAAGATCTTTGCTTTCTTTCCAAATAATAGCAAACGTATCTTCGTCACTATTAGGAGTTGAAGTGATAATTGCTCGTCCACCAGTTGCTAGTGTTGGTGATATTGAAGTCCAAAATTCTTCAGCAATGTTAGGTTGTACGAAAGCAAACTCATCGCAATATAGTAAGGATATGGACATACCACGACCGGTGTTACCAGTAGTAGTAGCTGAAACAATTCTTGATCCGTTCTCAAATTCAATACTCCCTTTGTTATAGTTAACCACACCTGCACGTATGTAGTCTGGGCATAGTTCGTATCCATAGCGAATACGTTGCATGATTTCTTGTGAGCCTGTATATTTGTGCGCGGCCACTAGGATAGTTTGATCCGGATGAAACATGGCATACCACAACAAGTATGCTGATGCACAAGTTGTTTTACCACTTTGTCGTGGCAACATGTTTATGTTGAATCGATAATCGTGATAAGAATTTAATAACCCTACTTGATAGTCATACGGCTGAAACAGCATCTTGCCTTTAACAGGATGCTGAATATAAAAGAAGGTTTTAGCAAAGTGCAGATACCCTGTAGTAGGATCTGAGCAGGCTAATAAGTGCTGAACTTGTTCTTCAGTAAATGATTCTTTGGTGTGCGCTTTTTTGGTTAAGACGCCGTCTAGTGATTTTGCCATATGTTTATTTAATCAAAAAAATAGACCCCGGAGGGTCTATTTGGCAAATTTAACCTTTATCTGTTTTTAACTTCTTGATATAATTCGTCTAGGCGACTAACTAATGCTTCTTGTAGTGGGTTCTCGCCGCCGTTTACTTTCAGTCTTTTTACATCGCCCTTGCTGTGCATGTCAGTACCGTGTTTAGTAATAGCATCAACACCATAGGTAACACGATGGGGTCTATTTCGTACTCGGTCATTCTTGTCAGCATCAATTTTATCGCCGTGCTGTTCGTCTAACTCGATGTCAAACTCACCGTCTATAGGATGCGGAGCACTGACCACTGCATCATGGTGTTGGTCACCTGCTTCAATACTTCTAATGATGTCCATTAGGTCTTTGATACCGCCAGCACCGCTACCATTCATGCTGACATTCATAGTAACTGAATCTTCTTGCTTGTGCGGCATACCCATCATACCGCTTGGCATTGGGCCGCCTAAACTGATCATGCTTTCCTCAGTAGGCGGAGTGTCAGTGTTCTTAGGAGCAACTGGTGGTTGTTGTGGCTCCATCGCACCTAAGCGTTTAGCTTCTTCTGGACTGCTTGCACCTGATGGATTTGGATGAACTGTTAAGTTCTCGTCTATGGCACGTATCTTTGTATATAATTCAGTGAAATTCATTTTACTTTTCCTTTTGCTTTGGCAGCGACATTTAAGCTGTTATGTACGCTGTCAGCGTATGGGGTTAGTTTAACTTTTTTAGTACCTACAGGACTTGTCATTCCTTGTTTTTCTGTTACTGTTGATTGTTCAGGCTGTTCTTTAGATTTCTTTGCTTTGGGAAACAACGGATCATTAATACCTTTGTACTGCTCAGGAAGATGCTTTGCCTTGCTTAGATCTTTTAGTAAACTAAACTTTCGTTTTTCTCCAACTAGGTCTTGATGATTTACTTTTTCGTAATCAGTGCCGACAACTGCTTCGCCTGTTGGTTCATCGTTTTCATGGTTAAGATCAATTTCTGCTTGCTCATGCTCGTTGTGAACTCGAACATCACCTTGCGGAATATTTAATAAGTGTGCTACTTTTGAAAGTACTTGTTTGCTAGTTGTAGGATAACTAGTAACAGCGTCAAACACTGTTACTGAAATATTCTTGTGTTCTGGAAATTCAATATGTGTTGCTTGGATCGGTGAGGATTTTCCGCTTGATACAGATTGCACACCAAACTCTGCAAGAGCGCCTTTGATTTTGCTAGCGCAATCTTTTGGGCAGTCGCAGGCAAGTTTAATCTTAAATTCGTAGCGTTTTTGATTTTCTGTTAGGTATTGTTTAAATGATTTCATAGTGAATTCCTGATGTAGTATTTATTTTAAATTCTTCAATTTTTCCAACAAGCTATTACGATCAGTAATAATAACCCCGTCTCCGTGTATGTTAACACTGTCATCTACACCAGCCGCTTCTTGATCTAATTTTTGTTTCTTAAGCTGTAAATCAATCATTTTTAGCTTTTTATCTAATTTGGCAGTTTTAGCTGTAATAGCATTGCCTAGCATACTAGCGGCTACTTCGAACAAACGACCACTATATCTAGCTTCAACATTCATACCTAGATCCATGATGTCATCGTAGGCATCTACAGCTTTTTTAGCCAACTCGTCTAGCTCAGAATCTGCTAAATCCCCTAGTCCTTTAACAGCTGGTAAGGCAGCGGCGATTTTATCAAATTCACTGATATCGCGCAATAACGGTTGTGCTTGAGCAACCATTTCTTTTTTCTTCTTTTTTTCTTCTTGCTTGATAACTTCTTTGCTAGAAGGAAGATTTAGTAATTCTTCAAGTTTCTTGGTCATAACACTACTTATGCTTATGTTTGAGTGAATATATCATTTTCATTAAGTATACGGAATCTAATACCTTGCTGTCTGCACCAAATATTAGCACTGGCCCATTTGGCTTGATTTTTAACAAATTGTGCTTGATTATACTTGTTTTTACCCACACGCTCTAATATAGTTTGACTAGCTGGTTTTATCTCAACTAGTTCAACTATTAATTTGTTGTGTTTATCTAGGTACTGGATAAAGAAATCGGGGACATACACCGTTTGTTTACCAGTTAACGGATCGCGATATGGTATCTGGATTGCTTCGCTAGCCCATTTATGTACTCGATCGTTTTCATCACAAAATCGCATAAATGTCCACTCCCATGAACTTCGATATGTTGGAATTTTTGTTCCAACATACTTCTCGGGATGGCGCATGACGAATTTACCTCGAGCAAATTTAGCCATGTTAGATTAGAATATTACGTGCTTCGTAACTATTTTCAACAGTTGATACTTTATAGCCTAAGATGCTTGTTTTTTCTCTATACCCATTTAAAATTTGAGCTACTACCTGCCCTAGTTGTACATCAGTAAGAGATTTCAACATATCTAGTAATTGGAATACTGATACTCCGTCGATTCTTGCTTGATTCAATAATACAATAGTTGTACTGGCGGCACTGGAATGATCAAAACCTCTTTTAGTAAAAAATGCAACCGTGCTGTCAATTTCATTTGCTGGGAAACTAACTGGTGCAACAAAATAGTTGTCAAAAAATGTTTTTACATCTTGAACATTTGTATTTTCTTTTGTAGGAAGGTTTGTAATGATACTCATATTATGCTCCTAGTTTTGTAGGTGTAGCTACTGTTGTATTCGTAGCATTATTTGCCACCGGAAACACTACACCCGGTACTCCGCCTATAGTTTGCGGTAAGACCCCTCTTGACAAACCGACAGTGCCAGCCTGGGGAGGAACTTTTGAGTTCTGATACCTATTTACGCTATTGATTGCATTATTAAGGGTCGACACTGCTACACTAGTCGAATTTAGATTATCAACAAAACTTGGATGTATAGTAGTAGGGTCGGGATTAATACCCTGTAGCGGTGACGGATTCACATCATAATGTTCTATACCAAATCCTTCGGGTGCTCCGGCTGAAACTACACCATTGCCATACGTTACAGTTTCGTAGGCAAGTTGCATGGTAAAATCATGTGTAGTAGATTTAGCATAATCTAAATTGTTGCCATTCCAAGTTTTGATTATGGGGTTGATTAATTTAATACTGATATACTCATGTCGAGCCATCTGATAAATTGTAATATAATTAAAAAAGGGGTTTGTACTTTTATTATCTAAGCCATACGGTGTGGTAATAAAATTACTGCTTCGAGTGGCGTTTCTATTGTAAGCGCCTGCTTGTGTTGCACTGGTTGGGTCGGCATAATAATACGTGTAATAATTCTGCCATAGTTGATTAATCAACCCCATGTTGTCGTCGTGAAATGCAATGGTAACGTCTTCAGCATTGATGTGGGTTTGTATATTCTTTTTTCTATTGTACTGATTAGCAGAATCAAGAGTAACTGTAAATTTAGGTAATGTTACATTCTTAACCAACATATTAATTTCGTTAGAGTATCGTTGCGCAAGTTCGGCATTTTTCAATGCGGCTTTGTTAATACTGAACGCTACATGGAACTGAAAGTCAAATTTAGGTGCCAGCCTAAACTGATTATCAGAAAACATCCTGGCGGCATGTTGCCAGTCACGTAGATTGGTTGTAGTGTTGCTAGTTAGATTGTTGTTTGCAGTAAAGGCCATAACAATATTTATTAAAAAAATAAACTACGCATATTATGAATACCTATAATAAAACCCACCGAAGTGGGTTTATTATTAAGAACCTAAAGCGTTTGTACCGCGTACTTGCGTGAATCCTGGAGTACCCAAACCTGCAGTAGCACCTGTCTGAACAGCATTATCATACTGGATAGTCAAGTCGATCATCACGGGAGTTTGATCTGAATACTTGATGTCATTCCAGTTGGTCTTTTGCAAGTAGCAACCGTATAGTTCCCATGTTTCTAATACATTAGGAGTTTCTGCGCCGTTGCCGCCGTCTAGCATTTCAATGCGTAGTGTAAATTTGTAGTCACCTGCAGATGCCGCTGAAGCCTGCTCAAAGAAGTCAAACTGTCTTTGATTTTGTTCACCGATCAACTTGCTGACATTACCAAGTACATCGTCACGTAACTTAATAGTGATTGGACTCCACTTGGTTTTACCTGCATAGTAAATTCTGCTGTTGTAGACATCAATAGTTTGATTTTCAAACTCAACACTTGGTCGAGCCGCTTCTGCAACTTGTTTAGTCATCTCTGTTGTGCTACCACTTACACCAAAGTTTTCAAAGTTTAATCTAAAACGATACTTCAACTTAGGCATTAACTGGCCTTGTGAAGCGGCGCTCTGATCAGACGCTAATGGTACTGTAAATCTTGATAAGGCTGCGATTGACATTTAATATCTCCTAATTATTTTCCAAGGCCTTTGACTCCACCAGTGTTCTCTAAGCGCAATGGAATGTAAATAAATTCTACTGCCTTAACTGGTTCGATCGCTATATCTAGATATAGCTCGTTGCGATCAATTCTAGCTGGTGTATTGTTTGAAGTATCGCATACTACGATAAAGTCATACAACGCACGTTGACCTACTAATTCTAACATTAATGCTTCTGCTGCCTGTTTGATTTCATTACGTGTAATAGTATCATTCGGCTCAAACACATATGGCTTAGCTAGTTGTGCTAGTTGTCTACGTAGATACACTACCAAACGTGCCACGTTGATACGATCTAACGAACTTGCTACAAGTTGACGTGTTTTCTGTCCGTAGCATACTAGTCCTGTGCCACCAATGTATGTTAATGGATTAACATGGATGCTGGCTAAGGTATCACGCTGGCCGATGTTTAATGCTGTTGCATTGAATTCACCAGTCATTGGATCAACATAACCTACTGAACTGGCATTGGTAATTCCACCGCGACGTACACCAGCTGGTGCAAACCATGGATAACTAACGTTGTCACTTAGGGCGATTGTACGCAACATGATATGGCTTGGTGGAACAACAATGTTATTACCAATCAAGTCAACTGTGTAACCCCATGGATAGTACACACCCAAATACGCATTGGTTGTAATCAATCCTTGATCACCGTCTTGCACAGCTGAGCTAACATTGTTACCCCAGTTGCTCAATGTAGTAGCATCTGGTGTTAAACGTGCAGGTGTATCACCTACAATAAATGCTGTTTCACCGCGATCAGTATTCAATCCAACTAGTAAAGACAGCATTTCTGGGTAACCAGGGCATGCCATTAAGTTGAATATTCTGCTGTCTGTATCACGGATCTGTTGGTTCTCTTGGATAGTTGCACCGAGAGCTTGTAGTACAACTTGACGTTGTGCTTTGCGACCAAATGTACCAGCACCATTAACTTGGTTAGCGGCATCAGTTAACCAACGATGTGGATAGTATGTATTCATCAAACCGTTGCTTTGGCGTATGTTACGTCCAGTAGTGTCAATATAGTTCTTTGCAAATTTCAATACATTATTACCTGAACGACGTAGATTCCATAGTAACATACCTTTTGGATATAGTGCAGGATCTGGTGCATCTGGGTCTAAGAAATTGCTCGATAGCAAACTAGCAATGCTAGAAGCAGTTGCGCTAGTACCGCCAATGCTCCAACGTGCATCGTGGAATAACACACCGTTTTCTGTAGTTTGGTCAGTATTGTCTAACAGCACCCATTTCTTGGTCAAGTAGTTAAACTTGTAGATCATTGGATAGTTTTCAGTATCGCTAGGATCAATCCATAGATCACCGTTGGCTAATGGTGTGCCATCGCTTTGTACTGTTGGTTGTGTGGCTGTTACTAACGGGCCTGCTGGGTCAGTAGCTGTGCTCACAGCACCTAATGTTTGATTGTAATTTAGATAGCCTTTCCATCCTGTGCCGTCATTGACCATAATGTCAATGTCGTCAAGGTAGCTGTTAAACCACAATGTACCATCTAGTGGTATTGTTGTTGGCGGTGTGTCACTTGCCACAGCAAATGCACTACCGTTAACTGTTGGGGTCCACAAGCTGGCAACATAATTCTTAGCTGTACCTGCTGGATTTGTATAGAAGTTAGAAGTAACACCTACGCTAAACAACTTGCTTACTGGGTCAGCTGTTACGTCTACTAGTCGAATGTCTCCGCCTTTAGTATGAGTAATAGTTAATTGGCCAGCGGCAGTAGTTGATGCAACAATATTAGCAAACGGATTGCTGTTGGCGTCAACTGCATTGTTAATTGCACTAGCAATTAAAGCAAGATCGCTTGCGGCACTAGTAGCAGTAAATGTTATAGTGATAGCAGTACCTAAAGTTCCGCTTCCGACTAAACTTTCTTGCAAAGTAAAAGAGTTACTGCCTGCGGTAAATGTACCAGTACTTACTGGTACTGATGTAATGCTGGTAGGGCCAACGCCACTACGACCGTAGATTTTAAAGTTTGCATTAGTAGGACTGCCTTCATCATCGTTGTATTTTACATAAGTTGCACCAATCGCTAGATTTAATCCACCGCCTGTTGCATCTAATCCTGCTAGGGCACTTTGGCCGTTAGCATACAATTTAACTTTTTGCTGAATCCATGAGCTTGTTGCTGAGTTATACTTCTTGATAAACCAGTCAGCACCATTATTAACTGCGGTAGTCTTGATCCAAATTGAACCAGTTGGGCGACCGTTAACTACAGCAACATCGTCAGTGGCACGCCATAGCGGCACTGAATAGTGTGGAGAAGCTGTAACTGCCGGAGCCTTATATGTTCCAGATACGAGTCCAACTTTAGCAACTGTTGTTCCAGAAATAACAACGTCAACACCGGTTGAATATAAGTTTAGATAACCGTTGATTACTGCGGCTTTAACACCAGTTACGTTACTACCAACTGCTGTAACAAAAGTAGCTAATGATGTTGCGCCTGTAACAGCATAACCATTAATAGTCATTGTATCGCCAACTAACAGTGTTGGGCTTGCTGTAGTACCAGTAGCTGTAGGCCAGCTAGCGGCCCATGCAGATGAACCAACTGCTACCCAAGTTCCTGCGGCTGTATCTGTTTGATATTTTTTCATCCACAGCTTGTGCAATGTAGTTGTAGAAACTATTGCATAAGCACCAATAGATCCATAACTGGCTATTGGAGCTCCAGTCACACTAACAACTTTAGTGCTGTCAGTAATTACTGTAAGACTGCCGTCGGCTTGTTGATCTGAAAATGTTTGCCCGTCTGTGACTGTAGCAGGTGCTGAGTTCCATTCAAATACACCGAACATTGAATCTGCTGTATCAAACCAGAATGTTCCATCTTCTGGATCACCTACTGGAGCTGATGTTTTGCCTTCTAGTTGTGCCACATCCAAATCTGCACGTACTACATAAGCACGATTGCTCACACCTAAGAAACTGTAGGCAGCTTCTAGGCCGTATTCATTCTGTTCTCCAGCATGAATTGGGTTATTGTTTGCATCAGTATAAAATTTCGGAACACCAAAGGTGCTCGATAAATCCATCTGACTTGTTAGTAAATAAACTTTACCAGCATTTGCTTTTAATGTGCCCGGGGCAATACCTGTGTTTGCACCGTTCATTTTGCTTTCAGCTGATGCAACGATTATTAGTGGTACGGTACCTGGGGCTGCGGGTGTATAGAATGATTCATCTATAACTGTTACGCTTACGCCTGGTGAACTTAGTTGAGCCATATTTTTATCTCCAATGAGTACATGTTCTTGTATGTATTTAGTGGTTTTGGATAATTTGTGGCTATAATAGCCTATCAAAAAGGTTCTAAAAAGGCTTAAATATAATATGAGACCTTTATGTTCTTGCGGAAGAGCACCTGTTGCTATAAACTACTATAAAAATAAAAAAGCATTCTATCGAAGCCAGTGCGGGTCGTGTAGCCGCGGTGTAAAACTACCAAGGTGGTACTCTAGCGGATATCGTCCTAAATCCGCTTGCGATAAATGTGGATTTAAATCGCCTCACACTGAAGTATTCTCAGTGTTTCATGTAGACGGTGATTTAAATAATTGTAGACTGACTAATTTAAAAACAGTGTGTTCTAACTGTGCTCGTGTTCTACATAAGGAAGGGATTCGCTGGCGGCAAGGGGATCTTGTACCAGACCTTTAACCTGTGCAAACAAGTCGTCAATAGTAGTATTATTGTCCATGATTGCATCAAACTTTGTGCCGACCCAAGCGGTTTCGCTTGCATGGATGCCTAGCTTTTTGATACGTTCTTTAGCTATGGCATAGTTCATACAGCGATCGCCGGCATTCATATCTGCGGCATCTTGATACCAATCAGGTTCAGGCCCGCGGACAACACGAACTACAATGCCGCCTGCATCTTTAATTGATTTAATTTCATTAGGAAACCGGCAGTCACTAATAACAATGTCGTCTGTGCTATTACGTAGTTTATTTTCTAAGCTGGCGATCCAAATGTCATCGTGGAATGCCTTGCGACATACCTCTGTACCCCAATATTGCAGGACCCAGCGTGGAGTAAGATTAGGCATGTTCAAGCGTTCTGCCCACCACGGATCTACTTGTTCGCGCCATGCACGAGCCTGTGTAGTGCGACCCTCTAGCATGGTTCGATCCCAACCGAACACGTGAGCCACCGCATCTTTAAGGGAATTTGCAAAACTTTCTCGACGAAATCCGTGAAAGTTAACGAGATAATCAGCAATAGTATCTTTGCCTGAACCAATAAAACCGCACACACCAATAATCATAGAGCCCCCTAAGTTAGCTCTAGTATATAACAGTTTTATTACAAGGTCAAATTATTTTTAACCGATTACAAAATAATAGCCTGTACCGCCGGCTGTTAAATCGATAATTTCTTTATCAAGTGCCGCCATTTCTTCTTTAGCTTCAGAAATTAGAGCTGTACCGTTTAGTGTAATTGGTGATCCCGGGCCGGCGATCGACCCAAATTTAGAGCGTGCTTGCCCTAGAATTTGTTTGCATACTGCAAGTGAATAATTTCTTAACCACTGTTTAGCATAGGTATCTTGTAGTAGTACCCAATCTGGGCGATAATTATAACTCTGTATCAATATTTGCTCGCCTTGGGCAAACGGTCGCTGTAGCACATTTAAAATGTGAGTGGTAGGTTTCCAACTAAATTCTATATAGCTACCAAACATTTTACCTACTAGTTTTTGATACCCAGCAAACATGTCGTAGGTTGCTAGGCCACCCATCATACTGCCTGACATCATGTAGGTGTTTGTGTAGGCTAAGTTAAACGGCTCAAATAACGTGCCGCCTGCACCCATACCAGTTCTTGAGCCAATAGCTCTACGAAACACTTGACGCACTGTGATAATTTCATCAGGTAATCTGTATTCATTTTGGTCCTGTATAAGTTCTAAAAAGCTGTAACTTTCTTCCACAGCATTGCTACTACGCTGACGATAATGCGTAAGAGCTCGATCTAGTGCTAGTTCGTAGTGCGCAGGATCTAACTCAATATCAACCATGCCGTCGCCTAGCATTAGTTTAATAAACTCGAATACTTTATTACGCTCTATAGTAGAGTTGCTTTGGGTAGTTGATGGTAGGGAATCTGACATTTTTTGTTCTCCTAGTATATTTAGCTATCGATAAATATGTTACTATGCCAAGACTATCTCTCTATAAACCAGAAAAAGGTAACGACTATAAATTTATAGATCGTACAGCTTCAGAAATGTTCCAGGCTGGCGGAACAGATGTATATTTGCACAAATATCTAGGGCCTACGATTAAAACTTCGGGCACTGCGGATCAGCCGGTTTATGGCGCACTAAGTCCTACTAATATACAAGACCTATTATTTTTAGAAAATCGTGATAGAAAATACGATACAGAGATTTATCGATTACGCGGTATGTATAATGTTGCAAATATTGACTTCAATCTAAGCCAATTTGGGTTATTCATTGATAATGATACCATATATATGACTGTACATATTAACGATATCATCAATACTATTGGTAGAAAACCAATAAGTGGGGACGTTTTTGAACTGCCGCATTTGCGTGATGACTTTGCTCTTAATGATTTTGATATAAGTCTGCCTCGATACTATGTTATTGAAGATGTGGGCCGGGCTAGTGAAGGATTCTCAGTAACTTGGTTTCCACATTTATATAGATTAAAATGTAAAAAAGTAGTAGACAGTCAACAGTTTGCTGATATACTAAGCAAGCCGGCTCTTGATGCCAATGGCGATCCGATGGCAAACACTAGTTTGCGAGATTTAATTAGTACACATAATAAAGAATTGCAAATTAATGATAGTGTTGTTGCGCAAGCAGAAGCCGATGCTCCTAAAAGTGGATACGAATCTAGACAATTTTGGACCATGGCTGTTGATCCTCAAGGTAAGCCAGTTATACAGACTGCCGACGAAACAACAATCGATGCCAGTACTAGTAGTATTCTTGCAAGTGATGTTAACGGAGTTCCTGTTAGAGCTGGCTATAGCGGATATCTACTAGGAGACGGTTATCCTGTCAACGGGCACGAATTTGGTCACGGTATACAATTTCCAAGTGCTCCGGCACAAAATGATTTTTTCCTGCGTACAGATTTTATGCCAAACAGATTATTCCGATTTGATAACTCAAAGTGGCTCATGGTTGAAGATGCTGTTAGAATGAATATGACTAACAATGATACCAGAAGCACATTAAAAACTGGATTCATTAATAATACATATTATACCTACAATGAAGAAGTTGGATCTGATATTATAACACTTGCTAGTGGAGATACTGTTATCAATACTGAAATTAATTATATTACTTCATCGTATATTGTACTAAAACAAGCGCCGACATTAATTGCATACACTGTTGCTGATTATCCAAGTATGATTAGTTCGTATAATTATACAAGCCCGATAGGTGTAATGTCAGCCAAGGTTAGAATAACATTACCTGTGGTAAATGGTGTGCAACAAACTGTTCCAGTCGGCGGTGTATGGACTATTAGTTTGTACAACTATAGGGAATCACAACGACAGAGTTTATCAGAGGCTCTTAAACCAAAGGCGGATTTCTAATGCAGTTTTTCTATGACGGTCAAATAAGACGATATATTACTCAAGTTGTACGAGTATTCAGTAACTTTGTAGTTAGATACGGCGACGGAACTTTGGTTAGAATCCCTGTAATGTATGGTGATGCTGATCGACAAGTAGCTAGTATCATTCGAAATAACAGTGAAAATAAAATTAATAGTGTTCCACGAATTTCAGTATATGTTACTGCACTGGCATTAGATAGAGAAAGATTAAGTGACAGTACATATATTGGAAAAGTGAATGTTAGAGAAAGAGGTATCGACCCAACCACTGGCGAGTATAATCAAACCTCGGGAAGGAATTACACAGTTGAACGGATAATGCCTACTCCGTTTAAGTTGACCTTAAAGGTTGATATTTGGAGTTCTAATACCGAACAGAAGTTACAAATTTTAGAACAAGTTCTTGTACTGTTCAATCCCAGCTTAGAGCTACAGACCACTGATAATTTTATAGACTGGACTAGTCTAACTGTTTTAAATCTAAATGACATCGCTTGGTCTAGCAGAACAGTACCAGTCGGCGTTGATACTCCTATAGAAATTGGTACACTTACGTTAGAAACTCCTATCTGGATCAGTCCGCCTGCTAAGGTCAAACACTTAGGTGTTATTACAAAAATTATTACTAGTATGTACGCCGGAGCATCTACAAGTGACACCGGGTATATCGATGGACTAGGTGCTGATCTTGCAGATCCCACAACGACTATGTCGGATAATCTGCTTACTAGAGATGCAACCACTGTTACTGATTATCGAATACAGGTATACAACAGTAAAGCCTATCTAATGACCCATTCAGAAAGTTCAAGTCCTCGGGAGCCTACATTAGATATCCCAATAAGATTAGGCCCTCCGATCAATTGGGTTGATATTTTTAATCTATATCCGGGGCAGTATACTGCTGGTGCCAGCACACTATATTTGATGCAACCTAACGGCACTGAAGTCAAAGGTACAATTGCAGTAGATCCATTAGATAATTCCATACTTCAGGTTAACTGGAACACAGACACCCTGGTCAGCAATACCGGTATTGATAGTAGTGGTTATTTAGATTCAGATGTAGCATACAACGCCGCAGGTAGTTACAGGGCAAGAAGTCCTGGTACTATCGATGCTATTATAAATCCTCTAACTTTTAATCCAAAAAGACCTACAGGCACTGAAGAAAATGATCAAGCAGTAGCTGCCGGTATGCGATTTTTAATTATAGAAGATATCGGCGATCCCCAGTCAATTACAGATGGCAACTATGCTAGTGCATGGGGACCATTAGTGGCTAAAACTAATGACATAGTTGAATACACTGGCACTGCATGGCATGTTATATTTCACAGTGCTCAAGAAACTACTACTATGATCTGGCAAACGAATATATACACAGGAGTTCAATACCTATGGAACGGAGTTCAATGGGTTAAGAGCTTTGAAGGTGACTATAAGCCAGGATCATGGAGAATCGAACTATAAAAGAACAGATTGTATGTAGCGGAGCATTGCTATACGCTAAATCAACACGACGTTTTTTATTGTTACAGAAAGCACATGGTAAACACGCTGGCACATGGGGCTTAGTAGGTGGTACTACTATCAGCGGTGAAACTCCTTGGCAGGGATTACAGCGTGAAATCACTGAAGAAATAGGAGCCATACCTCCTATTATAAAAACAATCCCATTAGAAACATTTGTCAGCAACGACAACGTGTTTAACTTTCACACATATCTCTGTGTGATTGAAGATGAATTTATTCCTGTACTAAGCGACGAGCATAGTGCGTGGGCATGGGCTGTAATAGACCATGCACCAAAACCCTTGCACCAAGGCCTGAGGAATAGTTTTTCAAACAAGACCATTCGTACCAAGCTACAAACGGTCTTTGATTTGATCGCTTTGATTTAAGCCTGTGCTTCACTCCAGCGCAACAACACGTTGGTATTAATGTTACCAGTACCCGACGCACGATACAAGTTAATACACAATACGTCTGGACCATTTGGATAGCAACCTCTGCCACCTAAGGTAGTATTAGTCAATTCTTTCAGTCCTGACAGATCTAAAACAGCTTCTGTACCAGGCGCCGCAATAAACGAGAATACAGTTTCACCTGGTTGCGCATATGCCGGCAAACCAAAGGAGAACGTAATTGTTGTGTTGTTTGGTACACTAATCAACGCACTCTGTGTAAAGTTAATTCGATAATAGCTTGTGCCACCAAACGAACTCAATACACTTACACTAGATATAGTTGTTCCAGATGGAAAGTATGTAGGAGTTACAACTAATGTACCAACACCAGCTCCATTGCTAGCAACTAGTGCTTCCCATGATGCTTGTGAGAAATACTGGAAGCTAGATGTTGCTGATACAATAGCAGGTGTTACAGCAAAGTACGGAGTTGCAGTAATAGCAATACCCGACAATGTCGACTGCGTTGGCGCTACAGTCCAAGTTGTTCCACTACCGCTGACTATTTTTGCATCAGCTGTTAAACCTGAGCCAGTTAGAGCCATACCTGCTGAAAAAGTACCTGTAACAGTTCCACCAATAGTTAGTGTAGTTGTGCTAAAGCTACAGCTTGATGCCGTAGCATATGTAACAGCCACGCTTGAAGGTTTACTCATTGTTAACGCATAATACGCTATGGCTGTAAATGTCACTTGAGTTCCGCTTGGAACATTTATTAGTAAAGGATTACTAAATGTTACAATATAATAACTTGTACTATTAAATGTTTGAATACTACTAATTGTACTAATTGTAGTACCAGCAGTTAGTTTGAACGGATCATTAGTGCTATTGCCTACAACAGGAGTACCAATCGGTAATGAGTTCCACGATGCTTGTGTAAAATATAGTGTGCTAGTTGTGGCAGCGGCAGTACCACCCACTGACAATGTAATTGTAGATAAACTATTATTGTTAACAACACGCGGAGTACCGGCTAATACTGTTCCAAAATTAGAAGCATTGACCTGTACCCCAGTTGTTGAACAACTTACCACGGTATAGGTACCATTGTAACCCGAAGCTACACCAGTTAATCCTGACACAGTAATACTATCACCATTACTATACGGAGCATAAGTCTGTGCGGCAAATGTAAATGTTGCTGTTGGGTTAGTGTAAACAATTCCAGTAATTGTTAAGTTTGACACTACTGGATTGTGTGCAGTATTAGTACCAGCACTAAATGCCACGTTATAATATGAATAACCAGCTGAGCTAAACGGTCCAGTAACACCAGTCACTGTTGTGTTAGCAGGGAAGTCTGTACTGTAGACATTGTTACCTACGCTTCCGCCTAGTGTTGTCCAACTAGTTTGTAATATAGCTATTGTAGTAGCACCACTTGCTGTTTTAAAAAATGCACTCGGCGGTATTGAAATGCTACCAATAAGTTGAGCCAGTGTTGTAGCAATTGGTGATGGGTTTGCAATCACAGTACTAATTGTAGTACCTGCTGGAAACTTAGTTTCTGCAGAAGACAACGCATATCCAGCTTGAGCTCCTAAAGTGTCCCAGCTGGTTTTAGTTACATACACGTTAGATGAACCAATTGCTTGGTTAAACAACGCACTTGACGGCATTGCTGCCGTACCAGTTGGTGCTGAAATTACTGTTGCTGTTGCTGTTGTAGTTGAACCACCACCTGCCCAGCTAACAGAACCGCCCGGTGCTACTTGTGTAAAGCTAGGTTGTCCACCGGCTGCCTGACTTGCTAGACCTGCCCATGTAATAGAGCCTGGATCTGTTGGATAGTTGGCAGGATTTAGTACACCCTGAACAATGATACCACCAGTACCCGAGTCTGATGTAACTTGAATTTCTTGTAACAATAATTGCGCACGATTAATAAGTTCTCTGTCGCCCAAGTCGCCAATAATAGCGTTTGATACGCTAGGTGCTAGTCGAATTAAGAACGCTGTTGCTACTGTAGTTGAAACTTGAATACCAGTAGATGCATAGTTAAACAAATATCCTCGGTCATCATCAAAGCGTCCGTCTGTTAAGAAAGCTGAACCCCAATGACTAATGTTTGGACTAATAGTATTACTAACTAAAATAACTCCAGTATTAATTTCATGGACTGCGGCTGCGCCGGCAGTAAATGAACGATTTGCACCACCTACATAGTTAAGCATTGGACTAGCACGTGAACAACCTGTTAAGTTGTTACCAGTCTTGCCAGTAAAACTGATTAGTTCGTTGTCAATGTAAACTTGTCCTGAATCATTTGGAAAATAAGTTCCATCGGTTAACGGTATTACTGTGGCAGTAGCAGTGATACTACTTGCTAGTTTGCTCACAGCACTTTCATTAATAACTTCGTAACGCACAGGCATGTTACCAGTACGCATATAAGCCTCGGTGTTTACGTTTGAGTTACGAATACGATGTGCAAACACATAGTTACCGTCAGAACCGCGTAGCATAAAATCAATAAAACCAGCACCATACCATGACCATTGTAATCCGATCATCTGCATTTTGCCAATGTCTAAGTTATATCCGCTTGGGCCTGTACCATCTAAATGATCTAGGTTAAACTCGCTTTGTTTTACAATTACGTCTTGTACCAAACATGCTTTACTTGACACACAGGCAGTATTACCTCGATAGTCAGGAGTCACTGTCATAGTTGTTTGAGTTGGTACACTGCTTACCACGTGCGTCATACCTTTGATAGTAATCCTATCTCCGGCTTTGACTTGATCTCTAAATCTTGTATTAACTCCCGTTAATGTATTACTGTTTGGACTAATACTAACAGTACCGGCTAGTTTAAGCGTACTTGATCTACGTACTACGCTAAGATATTGTCCGTCATACTGCCAGAACATACCGTTTTGGTCGTCAAATGTTCCTGCACGTACTGTGGCACCATGCCACCTAATTACAGTCATCTGCGCACTAGTTGTGATAGTTGCATATATGTTAGTTAATACAGTAGTAGCTCTAACCACTAGCACACGTTCACTAATTACACTATCAACAATATAGGTGCCGTTATAGCCAGCTGTATCAACACCAACAATTCTAATGTATCCCCCTGGTTGGCAACCGTGATCAACATCGTCTGTAGTTAATGTTATAAATGATCCGACAGCAGTTCCGGTTGACGACATGCTTTGAATATCAAAACTTGGTGCAAATAACGCACCGGTAGTATACATAATACCCTTACCAGACTGATAACGAATATATTTCTTACTCATACGAATTGCTTGCGCAGAGTGTTGCGGGCCGCCAGTACCTAAAATAACTCCACCGTCAAACGGTCTATGTTGGAAGAAACTATTTGGTCTAGCGTAAACTGTACCAATTAAAGCTGTGCCTGTATCAATAGTGCCGGCAGTTCTAGCAGTATAAATTATTGTTGTCGGTGTTGGAACTTGTTCAACAAAGAAAGGACCTTTGGCAAAAGAGTGATTTGTTCCTGTTGAGCTTATGTCGCACAACATACTCATGCCTGGCACAAGACCGTGATTTGAACTAAATGTGATTAATATTTTTGAAATTGCCGCAGTAGTTATTGTAGTACTATCTGGTATGTTTGCTGTTACAAAATCAGTTAACGAAACTGTTGAGTAAAAAGCAATTGTAGATGCACTAACTGAGGTCCCGGAGAAAGTAAATCCGCCGATGGATCCACCAGTTACTGTTGTTATAACAATAGTTAAATCGTTAGCCGCAGTTGCACCTTCTAATGCAGTTCCTAATATTTTAATTCTATCGCCAACTTGGTAATTAGTACCTAATTGATTAGATACAACTGAATAAGATCCAGCTGACCTAGTAATGTCAAAAGTACCGCCGGTACCAACACCTACTGAGCTAGTACTTGATAACCCAGTATATGTTGCATCTGGATTTCGAGCAACTCCACTTGTTGTAAAACTGTTAATTGCTCCTTGAGCGTTTACACCTGTAACTGTAATCGTTAAATCGTTGCCAGGCGTTGTTCCGCCTAAACTAGTACCCAATACTGTAATCGTTTCGTTTAATACATAGCCAGTTCCAACGGCACTTATTAACACATTATATGCTGTGGCATTTGTAGTAACTGAAAATTTAGCATTTGTTCCTGACCCAGAAGTGCTAGATTGACCTACGTTTGTAAATGTAGCTTCGCCGCTAATACTAGTTCCAGTATAGCTTAATGTCGCTACTCCACCGCTGCCGTCAATAGTAGATACGGTTACTGTAATGTCGTTTGCTGGAGATGTTCCGCCTAATGCAGTACCAAGAATAACAATCTGTTTTCCAACAACATAACCAGTACCTGCAGTTGTTGCAGTTACAGATCCATATGCGCCGCTTGTTCGTACAACAGTGAATATTGCGCCAGAACCAACTCCAACAATATTAGTACCACCTACATTAGTATATGTTGCTGTTGATCCAATTCTAACAGTGGTCAATGGATTATTAACATAGACTGTTGTACCAATAACCGAGTTTACAAATGTAGCAGTACCTGTGCCGTTGTCTATGCCTAGGCCTTCAACAATACCGGTTGCATCAGTAACTACAAAACTAATATCATTTAAAACTGTAGTAGTAAGAACTGTAGCTGTGGCTATTAATCCACCTGTGCCAATAGTTCCCGACACTTGAGTACCAGACGGAATTCCAGTTCCAGAAATTGGTACACCTGCCGGCGGTGCAGTTCCTGTGTAGGCTATCTGTTGACTGCCCAACGGTGTAATAAATTTGCTGGTTAATGTGCCTACAGCACCGTTAGAGTTAACGCTAAAAATTGGAGTGCCAATTGATGCACCTGTATAAAAATTACCTTTGCGCAACTGTGTATAGTTGCTACTTAGTACATCTCCGTTATTTGTACCAACTTTACTAGTTGAATAATACGTAAATGTAGTTAAGGTAGGTGCAGAGAATACAATAAACGAGCCTTCAGCACGAGCGAAGCCTGCTACAGAATTAGCAAACGCTGAAATAGTAAATGGTGTTCCAACGGTTAATCCATGACTACTTTGAGTTGTAACAGTAATCAAGCTAGAACCAACACCAGCTGTACCAGATGAAGCATCTGTAACTACTGATACTACACTTATATCTGTTCCAGGCAATTCATAAATTGACGGATATCCACGTGCAATACCAATAGCCTGCCACTTAGTAGGCTGTAGTCCGTACTCAAAGTCAGCATCAAGCATTGACTGTGGTTGTGCCACACGTTGACGTTCAATGGCATCTGTACCAAAGTCATAAGGACGGGTACGCATTTCTTTATCTTCAACAAATATTTGTACATCGTCTGTAGTAGAACCTGTTGAAGTATCAATATCAAATGTAATTGAAGTTACATAATCAGCCGTTTGTATAAACTGCGGAAAATCTAAATCTGGGAACGTACCATTACTATCGTATGTTCCAGCATATGAAACTCTCGCTGAATGTTGATTATCAGCAAAGTTATATAAAATTGTATTGCTTGTGGTATTTGTAATTAATAAAAGAGTATCAAGTTTTTGTTTACCTTGAACCTTAACTGTAGTAACACCGTTAACTAGTGTTGGTAATGCTGAAGTACCGTTTGTTATTACATTAGTTAATATTCCAGACAGTGTATTAATTCGTCCAACTGCACCTGCTTCGTATGTAATTCCTCCAATTCGAACAATTGGGACTGCTGATTGTTTTGGATTTGCATACGCGGCTTGTGGTAAGATATATGTGTTGATCAGCGTGGCAATAAATTGATGCGTTAGTATTTCTGATCTACGATCACCGGTAATCTGAGGATAACCACTGCTCCAATATCTACTAGAAATTAAACTAATTTGATAGTTTCCGCCGTAGCGTAGATCATTCAAGTAGGCATTCAATACAAATCCAATATCACGTTGACATTTTGCACTGTCATAGATATAATTTGTAAATGCGTATGTTGGATATACTATTGCTGGTAATGTACTTAATCCGCCGCTAATCACTCCGCTAATGTATGTTGACAGTCCAGTGACTTGAGTTTGCGCGGCTGTTTCTGCAACTGTTCCAGTTAAGTTTTGTGTGCTTGTTACAGGACTTTGTTGGCTAGTATATGCTACTTTCTTTAGAATATAATTGCTGATAATATTCCAAAGTTGAGTTTGTATTGCAAGCTCAACAGGTGAGTTAACAATTTGAATAACACCGCTTAGATAATACTGGCTGGCAACATAGCTAACATTTTCATTTCCGCCCCATTGCACATCTTGAGTCAATGCTGTAACCAAGTAGCCAACATCTCGTTTGCATTTTGCAATTAACGTTGCAGTATAAGAATAATTGTAAAAGGTTGTACCAACACCTGCACTGGCTATCTGTGCAGTAGTCCAAGCTGAAATTTCATCTGCAATAAATGTAGCATTGTTTTTTAATAGTGCAACGGCATTTGGATATATGCTTTGCGCAGAATTTGCTGTTACTTGGCTGGCAATCCATGCTGTTGCTTCTTTGGTAATAAAGTTTAAATTACTGTTTATTAATGAGTACGCATTTGGATACGCATTACTACTACTTGCAACTCCCGGTAAAAAAACATAATTCTGTATTCTTTTCTTAGCCATTCACAATTCTCCGTTATGCACCTAGCGCAATTGCTAGCGCAGATGCTTTACTATCTACGTATTGTTTGTTTGTTGCCTGGGTAGACAATGTAGGGGTTGGAACTGTTATTGTTCCGTTTGCTGTAATCGATGTTGCAATTATTGATGTAAAATTACCAGCGGCTGGTGTTGTAACACCTATTGTCATGTTGTTGATATTTCCAACACCGTTAGAAGAAATTGAAACAGTAGTTCCTGAAAACGTTAAATTAGAGCCTGCACTTATTGCTACAACACCGGTTGCACTAATAGCCACTGTGCTTCCGCCCGATATCTGTGTATTGCCGCCAACTATTAGATTACTTAGTGTTCCTAATCTTGTTAAACTACTGCTTACAATACCACTACCTAAAGTAGAACTACTAAGAACCGTAGCTCCCGATATTAAAAAATTTGATAGGGTATTAACGTTACCATTAGAGTCAACAGTAAATCCTGGACTTTCAAACCCAGCTTCTGATCTTAGATATTTTTGATTTACAATAAATGTCATCTCTATTCCTGTTAGTATGTATTTACCCGAATTTTAAAGCACACGGTTTATTACCTAGCCCCTGTTGTACGTCTAGGATAAGTCTGACCCGAAGCTGGTCTAAATCCATAGTTTAATTTAGGAAATGTAGATCCTGTATGAAAATATTTGTAAATTTGATCCACCTTTGGAGTACCCATACCAGTTACTGGATCCCATCCTGCTGTTGTTGTATATCCAGTAGCGTAACCGTTACGGTTATCACCGCTGGTAATGTCATTAAATAATGCGCTGTTGGCATACCAAGTGGCCATATTAAACGGTATTCTAAATCCTAGTAATCCAGATAATCTTGCCCATATGCCGGCAAGCAATGGAGCTGATGCGCTGGTACCGCCATATTGCACTAGACTATTGTTTACATAGAATTGAAAACCTGTGTTAGGATCGGCAGGGGCACTTATATCCGGAACTCCGCGACGCGGTAGTGCAGTTACAGCTCCAGTTGTAGTTGAAGTTTGTGTTCTAGTTGTTAGGCCGTTTTGCCAACTTGGGCGTGGAACTGTGCTACTAATTCCGCCGCCACTTCCACTCCAAGCAACTTCGCTAGTAATTTGATTACTGCCGTTAAGTACTACAGTAGTTCCGCCTGCAGAAACCATGTATTGACTACAGCAAGTATACTGCATATTCAAATCATTTGCTCCGCTATCGCCACTACTGACAAAAACTGTTATACCCTTGGCAATACAGGCTTGTAGTGCAGTATCATATTGGGTGCCGTCGCCGATGCCCCAGCTGATATCTAGTACACAGGGGTTATTCACAGTATCAGTAGCAGTGGTATTGATATTATCTATAATATTTTGAGTGCCGCCGTTTGGTGCTGTATAGTAGGCTATTTTTGCTCGGGGTGCGGCTGCGCCGGCACAATAGATGTCTAACATACTTTCTGCATCACTAGTGTTACTGGCTGTAGCACCATTAACATTTATTCTAGTAATTGAGGGAGCAGATAATCCAATTCGACTAAAAGTATTTGTTACATCACTGGCACTATAACCAGTAACATAGCCGCTGTAGGTCAATTCAAAAATACCAATGCACACTCCGTAGCCGTCACCTGTGGGAGATTTGTAAGCTGTATTCATTTGAACTGGCGTCACAGCAATTGCCGGTGTCACTGCCATGGGGTCTATATTATGTTTAATTGCATGTTTAACTGCAATAAAACTTTCATCAAATCCCGGAACTTGTTCAATCATACTTGCAATGTCTGTTGGTATCGTCGGAGTAACATCGGGCATCATAAAAGTTCTGCCGTCAGCTGTTACATCTTGTAGCGTAATTTTAAATAGCCTGTTAAAAACTTCCACAGTTCCTTCGACTTTGACCACACTTTGTCCGTGGTGTGCTTCTGTTACTGTAAGATTATTTGATCTAGCCCACGCTGTTACCCTATTTAGATTATCGTCTGTTGCACCAAATTGATAAACAAACTCACTGTGCCCTAAAATTGGTTCGCTCCCGGCAAGCACATTGTCAGCATACTGTTTTAAAGTCATTCCGTTTTCATGTGTATCTCTAATAAGATACAAACTAATCTTAATAACATCGGTAATATTTTTATTAATTGAAGACATATTAGACCTCTAGCTGAACAAATGTCAGTGTAACTGTTATTATAACACTACTAGAACCATTATTATAAATTCTTAACGGAATTGCAGTAGTTGGCGTTGGTGTTTCTGCACTATAACCAATGATCGCTGGGCTAAAATATTGTGTTGCACCTGTAGTGGTTATAGCTTCTGCAATTACGCCTGTGCCAGGTGTTGGATCTGTAGTAATACTTCGTCCAGCATCAGATGCCATAGTTGCCGCACTGTTGTAAATTGTCACCCATGCGGCACTTGATGTTTGTATGCTGTATAATGCATAGCCTTTAAATCCAGTAATAGTATAAGTGCCACTAGTGCCTGCAGGTAATGTTATTGAATTAACTGACGCTGATGTTCGACTAACTAGGCCGTTACCTGACCCTCCGCTACTTGAAGCACTAATGACTCCACCAACAATAGTAATACTAGTACCGTCTACTTTGACACCACCTAATGTACTAGTTGTTGCCGCTGGTAGAGCATATTGTAATGCCCCAATAACGCCATTATTAATTGTAATAGTTGTTCCATCTATCTTGACACCGCCTAATACACTTGTGCTAGCTGTTGGTAGAGAGTATGAGTTAACTGTACTAATAACACCATTGCTAATAGTAATACTAGTACCGTCTACTTTAACACCGCCTAATTGTCCGCTTGAACTAATTCCTGCAATAGGTAATGAATACGAACTACTGTCAACAGTTATTGTAGCAACACCGCCTGACACTACAGCACGAGTTAATCCAGTTCCTGTAAAATTTAAAGTAGTTACAGCATTAGCAGATCCTTGAGTAACTCCTGTATTTTGTACAGTAACTCCTGATATACCTGCTTGCTGTTGAGTGCCTGAAACTGTACTAGTTAATACACCAGTTCCGCTATTGTAACTAAACGTTATGCCAGTTGATGTGCCATTTGTTAGTAAGGCTGCGGCAACTGATTTTATATTACTAGAACTTGCACTAAGTACATTGCTAGTGTTAATAATACTAGTACCGTCTGCGCTAAGTAGACTACCGGCAGAGCTGGCTTGAACACTCCAAGCTGATCCGTTATAGACCCATGTCGTACCGCTATACGTGTATGTTTGATTTGTTATAGGACTTAACGGAAAACTAAAACTCATAAGATATCCTTAATATTACCAAGTGCTTAAAGCCGCACGTTTCCATGTGTTTGTAGCGATACATACATAGACGTAAGTACTATCATAAGCAATTTGGCCTTGAATTCCTACACTGGTTGCAGTTGCCGGGGCAGAAATTAAGCCGCTACTGATAACACCATTGTTGATTGTTATTGTAGATCCGTCAACTTTGACACCTCCTAATACACCCAACGAACTAATACCCGCTTGCGGAAGAGTGTAGGTGTTGTTGGCTGTGATAACTCCACTGCCGTTTATAGTAATGCTAGTGCCGTCAATCTTCACTCCGCCTAATATACTGGTAGTAGCGGTGGGTAATGTATAACTGTTGCCTGTTGGATTACTTGCATAGCTTAGACTATTCCAGGCACTGCTACCATTACCGTATTTTACTTTTAGTGTATCGGTTTCAAGACCTGGTTCACCACTAGCAAGTGTTGGGTTTACACTAGCCCAGTTTGCGGCTGTGTCTCTTCGTAATTTAATTTGTACTGACATGTTTTCTCCTAATTTTTACCCGGCAGCTGATCCGCCATCTACACTACTTATAGATACAGAGTCTACAGGTTGTATCCATTGAGTACCGGTATATATAAACAATTGGCCAGTAATAGTACTAAGCCATAAATTTCCAGTCACTGGCGTTGATGGGGCTGTGTCACTTAAAACAGCACTACTTCCTCCGCCACTACTGCTTGTAATTGCTATGTTTGCAACACTACCAGAAACAACAGTTGATACACCTGCTCCTGTAAAATTTAATGTAGTCACGGCGGCTGTTGAGCCAGCGGTTACACCTTCATCTTGTACAGTAACTCCAGTTATACCAGTTCCGCCAACACCACCACTTACAATGCTGGTCATAGTACCTGTACCAGCATTATATGTAAATGAAATTCCAGTTTGTGTTCCGCCAGTTAACATTGCGGCTGCGGCTGCTTTTATTGCGCTTGATACTGTGCTAATTTTTCCAGTAATGTCAACTGTGATTGTTGTACCATCGATAATTACTCCGCCTAAAGCTGTAGTAGTTGCTGGTGTTAAAACTGTTCCAGAACCTCCACTACCTGCTCCAGCTCCGCCGCCAACTACTGGGCTTGCAACAATTTGTGTTGGTATTGCTAACGGAAATATTGTTTCTGCGTAGGTAGCAGTAAAACTAACTTTTGCGCCTGCAAAGCCTGTATTTGGTGTTGCATATAAAATTAAATAACTGTCATTTACAGTAGCTGATAAAGTGACAATTTGACTAGTGAGTGTAGTTCTTCCAAAGATTGTATACGCGGCACCTTCTGGGCGAGCAGTAACTAGTACATGCATACTTTCTTTGTTATTACTATCTGCTTCTGCATGTAAAAAATACGTAGCACTGGCAAAATTTCCTACATACCAGCGATCAATCTCGATAGATGTTGAAACCGATGGGAGCAATGTTCTATTTCCCTTGTAAGAGAAATTAGATCCGGGCAACAACGATAACGAATGTTGTGGGCCTTGTGAAAAATAAGTAGTTAGATTTAACATAGATTAACCAGAATGTACATGCTTTTAGCCATTATGTATATTTAGCTATTTCAAAACTCTTGCTCGCAACCGCAAAATATGCTAAATTACTGTATATTTCACTATAGGACTATCTATGACTCAAAGAGCAAAGGCCTTTTTTATCAACGGTGGAGCCGGCAGAACACTATGTTCAATTCCAGCCCTTGAAAAATACGCAGAAGAAAACGGCAATGATTTTATCATTGTTTGCGAAGGTGGCACCGATTTTTATAAAGGGCACCCGCTACTACATCCCAGAGCCTACGATCATTGGCACAAAAACTTATTCGAAGAAAAACTCATTAATATGGAATTAGTAACCCCTGAACCTTATAGAGTTTGGGAATACTACAATCAAAAATGTAGTATTGCGCAGGCATTCGATATTGCTATTAACAACAAAGGAGTCCGTGAATTACCAAGACCCAATGTTAGATTGTCAAATGAAGAGCTATTTTTAGGTCATAGTCTAGTAAAAGAAGTCCGTGAAAAAACTAAAAAAGACAAAATCATTGTATTTCAACCATTTGGTCGTGGTACACACTCCGAAGGTGGCGTTATATTTGATACTTCTGGTAGAAGTTTTGAAGGCGAGCACGTTCTTAATATTGTTAAAAAGTTGCAAAAGAACTACGGGATTATAATGATGAGTGAAATTGGTATTGATTTCCAAAAACATGGTTGTAAAGATCCAGTAGCACACCCACAAAATGTTAGCCTACGCCAGTGGTGCTCAGTTATTGGTAACGCTGATTACTTCTTAGGTTGTGACAGCGTGGGACAACACTTGGCGTATACTCTTGATCGCCCAGCTACCGTTGTATTAGGATCGACTTTTGATATCAATGTAACTTATCCACAATACAACAAGTTTGATGTACTTGATATGGGCGGTGATATGCGCAGATATAGTCCTATCAGAATTACCATGGACGAAGTTGCTGATCGCGGCAATGACGGTATCATGCGTATGAATGAAAAAGTAGAAGATGCCATTGTTAAGTCTGTTCAAAACGGCATTAAAACTTGGAGTCAAACGGCAATCAAAGGCCCGATCGAAGTTAAACAAATTGCCAGCAAAAAAGAAATGCCAAAAGAAGCATGAGTAGACTGTTTACGTTTGGGTGTAGTTACACACATTACGCCTGGCCCAGCTGGGCAGATTTCTTAGGCCTTGAGTTTACTCAGCATGAAAATTGGGGATATCTTGGTTTAGGAAATCGTGCCATTGCAGAACGAGTCGCTGAATGTAATGTTAAAAATAAATTTACATCTGATGATGTAGTCATAGTTCAATGGTCCAGTCATCTACGCAACGACTATCATACTGAGCGCAGGCGAATAAATTATCAGCAGTCTGGACCATTTGTAGGACAAGGTGGCTGGAAAACTGGTGGCAGTATGTTCAACTACATCAACAACACTATCTATGATAATCAATGGATCAATCAATTCTTCGACGAAAAATCATATTTTTTACACACACTTAACAACATCTTGTTAACACAAGGACTGTTAAAATCTACTGGATGTAAATGGTACATGACTAGCATGGCAGATCTTGATGCGCTAGGTACAGACATTGGCATCATGCATGGCGAAAACATCAACAAAGCCACAGCAGGTTATAGTGTGTGGGAAGATCCCAAGTATGAATCAGTATGGGATTATAAAGATGCAATTTGGACCAACAATGCAGAAATGTGGCTACCTAGTATAGGACCCTATGTATGGAATAAGTTTCCAGAACTGCAATGGAGTTTTCAAGATGTAAACAGTCCTAGATTAGTGTTTCCAGAATTGCATCCTAGTCCAAAGCAACATGCGGCCTATGTTACAGAAGTTATTAGACCCGAGTTAAATCTAACTGATAATACCGCTGAATTATATGCTCCTTGGTTTTCACTAACAGATAAAGCTAAAGAATTAGCACAAGATCTTAAAACTTGTGATAGTATGCTGTCGCAATACTGGAACTTGCCGTACATGGGGATTTAATATATGTCAAGACTTTTTACATTTGGATGTAGTTACACCAGTTACAGCTGGCCTACTTGGGCAGATCTCGCTGGTATGAATTACAAACTGCATAAAAATTGGGGCATGAGTGGCCTAGGTAATCGTGCCATTGCAGAACGAGTCGCCGAAGCTCATGCCAAGTATAACTTTGGGCCGGGCGATACTGTTATAGTGCAATGGTCCAGCCACTTGCGCAATGATTGGTGGCACCAAAATCCCACAGTTAGCAAATACCCAGGCTGGCAAACTTGTGGTAGTATTTTTAATTATATTAATGAAAAAATATACACACTAGAGTGGATTAAAACTTTCTTTTTCGAGCCTGCTTGGATCATGCATACTCTTAATCATATACTGCTGACCCAGGGATTATTGAAATCTACAGGTGCCGATTGGTATATGACCAGCATTGGTGATATTAGAAATATAGGTGCTGACATCCGTGACAATGACGGAATTGGTGAAGACACTGGCTTTTTAACCCCTAGGGATAAAGAGATACTACATGTGCTATGGCGTAAAATTCCAGAAATGTGTGTATACGACAAACCCATATGGGGCGACAATCAGGAACACTGGTTAGAGCCTCTGGAGCTATTTGCACAAAAACATGCAGAACTTACGTTTCAGTTTGATGATACTAGAAAAAAAGGTAAAACATTTTATGATACACATCCTAGTACACGACAACACGCCATGTGGCTTGACAATCAGTTGAAAGAGAAGTTACAATTGAGTGATGCAACTATGAAAACTTCTTGGGAAATTGCTGATAGTGTAGATGCATTACAAAAGAAGTTTAGGTTTAATAAGAATTTATTTGAGCTTAATCTAGCAAAGAGAATGGGATTTCCGGCTTCCGCCCAGCGCACACTTAGATGGCCGTTTCCCTCAGAAGGTTTTTAAACAAGGATTAATTATGAACAACAAAGATATTTGGATTGCCGCGATAGCCCGTGGTCACAACGGCAGTGTATGCTTGCTTAAAAATGGCGAAATTATTTTTAGCATTGAGGAAGAACGCCTAAGCCGTAAAAAGTATGACGGTGGGCCGTTGGCTGCCATGCTAAAGATTCTAGATTACACTGATAAAATTGATTATCTAGTGATTGCACACACTCAAAAGTTAAGTGAAACTGCTGGTCGTATTGACTTTAGTGGTGATGATATCTATACCGGACTTGCTAGGAAATTAGGACTTATCAGTCGCCATGAAAATCCCTACGATCATCCGCAGGTTGTCGACATGAGTCATATACACCACAAATTGCATGCGGCTTGTGCATTTTATCGTTCAGGTTTTGACGAAGCCGCTGCCTTAATTGTTGACGGTGCTGGTACATTTATACCATTAATGATCAACAATGAACAAGTTATTGGCTGGGAAACTGAATCAATTTATGACTGTTCTTATCCTGCAAAGTTCACAACAGTATACAAACACATTGGATTGCGTGGACCATTGCAAGGTACATTCATTGAAAACTTTGACAGCACTCCGCAAGATGAGCCTGGATATACACACGAAGCATTGATTACAGATCGTGCTGGTATTACTAAAGTGTATGAAGCTGTTACTAGATATTGCGGTTGGGATTCTATCGAAGCAGGTAAAACCATGGGATTATTTCCATATGGGAAAGAAAACTCAAAGATTCCTAAGTTGTTCGACGACTCAAGTATCTTTCCTTTAGCCAATCGTAATCTCATTGTACCTACATATCCTAATGGTGCTCAAGTAAACTATGGTTTATTCCCGTACTTAGACAGTGTTGATAAAGATATTACACAATTAGAAAATCGTAGAGACTTGGCATATGCTTGCCAAACACAAACTCAAGAACAGGTAGTTCGATTGATCCGCATGGCTGTTGAAAAAACTGGTCAAAAGAATGTTGTAATTAGTGGCGGCTATGGGTTGAACTGTGTTGCTAACTATCATTATTTAGAAGCATTAAAAGAAGAAGGCATTAACATCTATGTAGAACCTATCAGCAATGATGCCGGAACTGCTATTGGTGCTGGATTGTTGTATTACAAAGATATCATTGATCAGGACAGCAATATTGATTATACTAAAAATAGATTGTATCTAGGTTTTAAATATGATTATACTACTGATGACCTGGCCAAGTACGCAGATACCGGTGTTGAAATTACTGGTGCGACTAACGATGATATTGTTGAGTTGTTGTTGAATAAGAACATTGTTTGTTTTTATCAAGGACGCAGTGAAAACGGGCCACGTGCATTAGGTAATCGTAGTATATTGTTTAATCCAACTTACGAAGATGGCAAAGACTTTGTTAACGAAGTTAAACATCGTGAATACTTCCGGCCGTTTGCAGGATCTATTCTACAAGATCATGTGCATGATTGGTTTGATCTACGCGGAATGGCAGATAGTCCATACATGATGTATGCTGTAAATTGTCAAGATGGCGTTGCAGAAAAGATCCCAAGTATTATTCACGTTGACGGTACATGCCGTATACAAACTGTTACTCAAGAAGAAAACGGTCATTATTATGATTTGATCAAAGCGTTCTATGATCGGACAGGGGTTCCTATCTTGTTTAATACTAGTTTTAACCTAGGTGGAGATCCACTAGTAGAAACACTAGATGATGCTGTTGATACACTAGTGCGCAGTGATATTGAATACTTGTATTTGCCGGAATTAGGCAAGTTACTTAAAGTAGCAAACTAAAAAAAGCACCCTAGGGTGCTTTTTTATTGTCTTCTTACGTACCAAACGTGCCGTCTGGGCTTGGTATTGGTTGCCACTTAAACGCAGGTGTTGTAGGTTCACCGTGGAACTTAATTGTTTTATTTGTTTCTTCAACTTGACGTATAATAGGTGTACTCAACGTAACTAACTTGGTAGCTGGGTCAACACTTACTACAGTAGTAATTGACGCAGGTTCGAATAATGTATTTTGTAGTTGCCAGTCACTATTGCTTACCCACATGCCGGCTTTGATACCGGTAACATCATACATTTTAATAACATATTGATGCGGAGTATTAGCAGGGCCTGTCGCACTAACATCTGCATTTTGTTCTACGTTAACAGCACCGTGTACTTGTGGCATGTCGCGTAGTTTCTGTCGGAATTCTACCCAAGGTGCAGTGTGGCTTTCTGGTGCATCATCAGGTACCAATGAATCAGTTGCTCCTAATGCGCCGTTACGCCATTTTCTAAGATCATGCCATGTAACATGCGGCTCTCTAAATCCAGGTAAAATCCAACCTTGATTTTCCGAACTCCACTCTAGCTCTTCATGATCATGTGTGTGATCTGGTGGAGTATCTTTTACACGAGTATAGACACTACCGCATGGTAATGTTTCCGAATGTTGTTCGAGATCATCATACGGTGTGCGATGAAGTATATCTGCACCGATAATTTGACAAATGATAGGATCAGTTTCGCAGTCAACCATTACTTTAGTTTTATGCAATGGAGTTGGAACATCAGCACCATCTTCTGCTTCGGTAAGCCACGGGCCCACATATTTGTTTGTTTCGTTATCTATGAATACCCAAATTTTGTTTGGGCCCGTATACGTATGGGTTGCTGTTTTATTTAAAGTACGTTCTGTACTTAGATAATCGTCTGGCACATCATACGTGAATGTTTTTTCGATAATTGTATTTTTGCTTAAATCTGCCATGTTTTTATCCGTATGTAATTGAAACTAAGCCGCCGCCACCCATGCCGCCGCACCAACAGTTTCCACCGTGTGCTTGAGCACTTAGGCCTCCGCCGCCTGGGAATGGCGTACAACCAAACCAGCCGCCGCAACCATTACTTTGCTGGCTTCCGTTAATACAGCCGCCTGGTCCGTAAAACGGTCCAGACTGTGCTGCCGGAGCTGTGTGAGCATGTTGTTGTGGATACTGTGCGCACCATGTACTACCAGTATAACTACTGTTAATTCCGTGAATATTTACATCTCCGCCATAAGCACAACAGCAGTATGGCGATTCTGTATTACAGGTGTAACAAGAATAGTATAACCAGCAAGTTGCATTGCCGTATGATCCGCCGTTAGCGCAGAAGTTACTTAGTCCATAACCTGTTACATAACTGGTATAGCCGCCGCAACCGATACAGTTAACTGATTGGTAAGTTGTTGATGCCGCGCATACAGTGTATGAGCATCCTGCTAGCGCAGAGCTGTATACTGTCTTAACTGAATAGCTTCCACCGCCGCCTGGCCATGACTGCATACAGCAACATGCTCCGGATCCACCACCACCACCGCCCCACATTTCAAATGTAACAAAAGTTGACCCAGCTGGCACTACAAAGTTACAGCATTGTCCACCATTTGATCCCGAGTTAACGCTAGTGTTGTATACTAGAATTTCTGTAGGGTAATTTGTTCCGCCGGGATAATTCAGCGTGTACATTAATGATCTTAAATCTGACATAGTTATTTGCGCCTTATTTGTAAGTTACTTGAACTAGGCCGCCGGATCCCCAACCACCCCAGCAACAACCGCCATAACTAATAGCTGTGCCGCCGCCTCCGCCGGGCCAAGCGTTAAAGTTACCGCTCATTGCGCAACCCATCCATGACTCGCCACATGTTGTAAATGATGTACGTGTACCAGCACCAATATAAGTAGGTGATCCCATCATGTGCCAAGTGTCGTATCCACACCATCCTTCGTGGGCGGCACCAGTAACTCCGCAAATTGCTAGGTCATATCCACATGCACATCCGCAAACGTTGGTAGCACAGTGATAGTTACCGCCAATGGCGGCCCAGCAACAGCTCTGGCCGCCGTAGCCGCCGCTTGCGCATAGATTTAATGCATAGGTAACTGTACCAGCACCTTGTGCAAAACTTGGGAATCCGTTAGTACCCTTGGCATCTTGAGCACAGCATCCCGAGCCGGCTGCACAAATCACATAACATTGCCCTGCAACAACTCGAATAGTTTTTCGAGCATAAGTTCCCGAGCCTCCGCCTTGACTTGGTTGTTGGCAACAACAGGCTCCGCCGCCGTCACCACCTGCGCCCCAGAGTTCAAATTTAGCCCAAACTACGTTGGCTGGAACTACCCACAAACAACATCTACCGCCGTCTTGTACCGCGTTACCAGTGTTGCCGTTATAAACATATAACTGACCAAAGGTTTGCGGAATATTAAATGTATATCTGCTGTCTGGGAAAAACTGTGTTAAGGAACTCATATTATAATATTCTCCGGATTATAGTTGAGGACCAAGGTCGCCCGGGTTAGTTGGCATTACCACATCGGTTGGATTTGCTGGAAATGGAACTTTCCATGGATCAATCCCTGCGAATGTCTTTGGAAGGTCGCGTAATTTTTGACGATACTCTGATAACTTTTGTTTGATAACTGGATCAGTAGCCTGATGGAATGACTGGTCAGTACCTTTGAGAATCGAATCACGAGCTTTAGTCAATGTTTCCCAGTCCATGTGTGCTTCCTTCCACGGATAAGGCTTTTTAAACTCTTGCTTGTCAGCATCCCATTCAATTCCAGTTAGTTCATAAGTGTGACATGGCGGAATAGGGTCTGGGTGACCATAAGTATATCCTTCTGGAAGTTGCTCTACAGTGTGTGGCAAATCAGCATAGACATATTCAATGTGGATTAAGCTGGCAATGCAAGGATATTTTTTAGCATCTAATTCTACTTTAATCATATCATCTGGACATGGAACTAAATGACCATCATCAGCTAGAGTATAGTGATAGCGACTAGAAATTTTCATTGTAGCTTTATCAATAAAGATCCATAAGTGCTCTGGACCTTTATAAGTCCATTCAGCTGTTTTCTTTAATGTGTTTGTTTGATAGAGATATTGGTCAGCGATGTCATAGGTAAATTTTACCTCAACTCGGGGATTCTCAAAATTCTCTTTTTCTTGTTGGTCCATTTTATATCCTTTTTATCCGTATGTTACCATAGCTAGGCCGCCTGCACCCCAACCACCCCAACAGCATCCGCCGCCGCAAGCTGTTGCGCTGTTACCTGCGCCGCCTGGCCATTTTGCACCGCACATCATTGAGCGGCCTTGAATTGTTAAACTGGTCAAGCAATAATCCATACCTTGACGATTGTAATTGCCGTATTTTGAAACACCATGTGACCATTCCCACTGGTTACTCCAGCAGTAATTACTTACCTTATTTGGGCTTGATACTGATGGCATTGTGAGATCGTAGTTAAGTGAGTAGCAACCATATGAGCAACTAGGTATACAAATACCAGTACATCCCATATATGTTCTGAAACACAACACGCATCCCATGTATCCACCGCATGAGTATGCTACGTTAGTGTAGTTTTGGCAAAGCGCAAAACTTGACAATCCACATGTGCCGCAACATTGTTGGGCGCAACAACCTGATCCACCGCCGCATAGGATGAAATAACATCCGGCAGTTACAGGAAGATATTTTTTAGAGTAATTGCCGCCTCCAGGACCCCAGTAAGGACCCATACAGCAACATGCGCCAGCTCCGTCGCCACCGCCACTCCATGTTTCAAATACTGCCCAGGTAGTACCTACTGGCACTATCCAACAACAACACGCACCGCCATTAGATACAGAGTCAATGTTAGTGTTGTACACACTAACAACCTGCTGTTTATAGTTAGTACTGGGTGATGTTGTAGGAAGCAAGTCTCTTAAATTTGACATATTGCTTTCTCTTTATTTAATAATAATCCAGCCAGCCGCAGTACTATAAAGCAAAGTTACTGTAACATAAGCCACGTTAATAGTTAAGTCCTGTGCCAAGCCTTGGATGTTTGCTCCATTTCTTGCAACTGTGCAGTTTGAGCTTGCAAAGTTACCGTTAACATCGATGATTTGCACACTATCGCCGTCTAGGCAAGTAGTGTAGGAAGGCAATGTAATTGTTTGCCCGCCTGATGTACAAAGAATCCTGTCGTTAACCAATGATTGGTAAGTTGTACCAGCATTAATCCTAGTTACGGTTCCTGCAGTTCCGACTGTTGTAATATATCGTCCCATATGAATATTCCTTTATCAGTGTATTTATGCCGTTGAAGTCTCAATTCCAAACGCCATTGCACCAACGTTTGCAGTTGTTGACCAGCAAAGTATGTTAATGCCTGCGTTTAGTACTAGACCAGTTAATTGTAGAACACCGCGTGGTAAAATTTCACACTGATATTCAATGTACTCTCCGGCAACTGGCGTAGTAGAAGTGGATATTGCCACAGACGTTGCTATTGCCGAATTGCTCCTGTTAACAATGTTTAAAGTAGCTACTGTAAACGTAGTTGTTGGAACTGTATATACTACGGTCCAGGTTGTCGCTGATAAGTCAGCGTATCCTAATCTTCCTGTTGCCATGTTTTATTTCTCCGTTAATTTAATAATAAAAAGTTCATTGCTAGCGGTATTCCATTAATACCTGCTCCTGCTCCGGTGAAGTTCATAGTAGCAGGCACTAAAATTTGGACTTGCGTTGTAGTCGAAATTGTATTTCCTGCAATATAAATCACACCTGCCGTTAGTGTATTTACGTTCAAAGCACTAGAACCGCCACCAATTTGGCTACTAATGTATGATTTAATAGCTTTTTGCGTTGGTACAACGTTGTCACTATTGGCTGTAAAATACGGGTCTGTTGAGAACTGCGTAATAGTTGCATTACTAGAACCCAACGATATAGAACCCAGTGTTAATGAGTTCAATCCAGCTAAGTTAAACGCATCGGCGTTAATACTTGCTACACCAGTTGCCTGTTGAACGCTGAATAATGTACCAACTTGGAAGTTACCGTCCTGGTCTGTACTTGTATAGAACACACGACCGCCACCGTTCCCTACTGTTTGTAGAGTTGGGTTGGCTGCTTGTAAAGGTGTACCCGGGTAATTAGTTGTGGTTTGATTACCAGTACCGATACTTAAGAAGTCGTGTCCTGTTAAACGTACCTGACTATATTTCAATTTTAGTGTCATTGCTGAGCCATGCACTGGTGCATTAGCTGATGTAAATGATGGACTAATTTGGAATACCGCAGTATAAGGTGCAAGGCCAGGGCCTGTTCCTAACAAGTTAGATACCTGTACTAGTTTATAGTATGATCCGTTACCTGCAATTTGAATATTTGCGCCGGCTGTTGGAGTAACATACAATCCAGATATGTTAATATAGGATGTAGTTTGATATGAATCAGCGTATCCGTTACCCGAAACAGTAGCAGTACCAGTTGCGTACTGCAATCCTCTATTAGTCCACATTGGGTTTGCAATAGCACCTACACCTACTCGGGTACTTTGCGTTGCTGGACTAGTTTGATTAGGATCAGTAATTGTAAGCAACGGGGCACTTGAATACCCGCTACCTGGCTCAATCAGTCGGTATTCGCTAATTGCTCCTGCACTTACTTTACAACGTAGTGTTGCTGTTGCTCCTGTGACAATCTTATTAAAGATTGTAGTATTCAACGAGCATGCAACCCACAACGGAACTGAACTAGGGTTACCAAATGCAATAGCAGGCCATGATGCAACTGATGTTAAGTTTTGTACAACCCAATTAATGCCGTCATTTGATGCAGACACTTGAGTGGCAGCACCTGCCGTTGAAGTCCAGCCACCTGCACCACTGACTAGTGTGAATGAAGAGCCAGTGGATGTTTGTGAAACCTGTAACTGATTTGTACCAGAGAATACCTGTTGAACATAATAGGTACTTGTGGATACCAAATTACCGAAGAATGTACCGCATGCAGTGGACCAAGAATCACCAGTACTTGTAGTTATTGGTACAGGAGCTGTTCCAAAAGTTGAGCCAACTGTAACATAATTAGAGCCAACTGTTAAAATGTAATAAGGTACGCCAGTAATCAGTCCAGAACTAACAACGTTAATATTCATAGTACCAGTACCGCCGGCCCATGATGTGAAAGCAGTTCCAGTTCCGGCACCGCCTGAGTAGGTAGCTACTGTTACACTATTAGTACTTGCACTATTTACATAGTATAGTGTGTTGGCTGTTGGGCCGCCAAATACAGTACCACTACCGTTGGTAAAATAAATCATAGAACCGACACTAATACCCAAAGCTGACACAGTCTGTGTAGTAGTGATTACACCGTTATTTACACCAACTGCGGTTACCTGCCCAGTGGTTGCCACAGGACCGCCTAAACTTACACCTGCGCCTGCCGCCCAAGCACCTGCCCCGAGTGCCCATGTTACTGCTGAACCGCCATAGCTAGTAGCTACTGTGATCACACCAGTGCCTGTGTTATTAGTCAACACATAATAAGTTTGTGTTCCGGATACTATGCCGCCTAATACTCCACCTGCAACTGAAGTCCATGCTCCTGCTGCCGCTGTGGTTAAGTTTAGAGTCGAGCCGCCTACAGTAGCAGAAATTTGTATAGTACTAGAACCGCTGTTAACTTGGGTAATATAGTAGGTAGTTCCAGCTGTGACTGAACTGAATGTTTGTCCAGTTGTTACGTTCCAGCTACCCACACCGTTGATTAAACTTACTGGATTTGAACCGTAGTTAGCACCTAATGTGAGTGTACTTGAAGTTGGAATTGTCAAGATATAATATGTGCTACCGCTAACTAATCCGCCTAAGGCAGCGCCTGCTGTGATTGCCACAGTTCCGCTTGCGTTAATTAACACAAACGGAGCTCCGCCCGGTGTAGCACTGATTGTAATAAATGTACTGTTAATTGTTAAAATGTAGTAGGTTGCACTGTTAGCCAAGTTACCAAATGCACCTGATGATCCTGTAGCAAATGATTGCCCAACTACCATGTTACTGTTACTAGCAACTGTTACAATATAACTTGTACCAGTGATAGTAGTTGTGCTGACGTTGGTTGTTTGTGAAGAACTCACAGCCCACTGACTACCAGCACTAGTTCCGTTACCGCTAATGTTAGCAACAACGTATGTTCCAGCAGTTACACCAGAACCACTCAGTGCCATACCGATTACAACAATACCACTTGATACTGTACCAACTGTTAGAATGCCACTAGTGATACTACTATTAGCCATCACGGCACTTGTTGTTGTTGTTTGAGTGGCTGTTGTACTTGCTGTAACCGCGGTAGAAGTATAAGTTTCACCAACAACCATGCCAGTCGTAGAACCAACTGTTACAGAACTTAGTGTGCCAGTAATTGTGGTGCTGGTCTGGGTAGTAGTTGTGTTGGTTTGCCAAGTAGATCCACTACCACTACCTAATAAGTTACCGGTAATGTAGACACTTGCGCCAATACTTCCGCCAGTTAGTACCATACCAATTGATAAGCTGCCAGCTGTTAGTGTGCCTACAGTTAAAATACCAGTTGCACCAATAGTGCTACCAGTCATAGTTGCTGTTGCAGATGTTGTTGCTGTTGCTGTTGTAGTTTGAGTAACTGCTGTAAACACAATAGATTGGTTTACAACTAAATTGCTTGTGCTACTAACTGTTAACAAGTTTGTACCCGTAGCGGCTGCAAGTAATACAGGATTAAATGTAGCGGCTGTGAACACAACAGGTTCGCCCACATCAAATGTTGATGAGTTAGCAAGCGTAATGCTTGTGCCTGCCGCAGTAGAAACCACAGTACTTGCTGTTTGTGTCGATGTAGTAACAAAACTTTCTCCAGGTACTAAGCCAGCAACACTAGATAGTGTTATTGAATTTAGTGTACCAGTTGCCGCAAATGATGCAACTGTTCCAGGAGTTGTACTTAGGTTATATGTACCAGCTCCGCCTGTGCCTGTTCCTAACGAAGTAATGTAAGTGCCAGCTGGTATGCTTGCACTACCTGTTACTACCATACCAACGGCCCATGTACCAGATATTGTGCCGCCAACTGTTAACACGCTAGTTGCAATAGTGCTTGCACTACCAGTAGCTGTAGCATTTGTTGTAGCTGTAGCTGTAGGAGTTTGTGTAACTGCTGTTGGAATAAATGTTTCGCCAGCAACAACACCAGTAGTAGAACTTACTGTGATTAAATTGTTTACGCCAACAAATGCCTGAGGACTTCCAGTTGTGCCAACGTTGTTAGTAATGCTTACGTTGTAGGTACCCACACCGCCTGTGCCAGTTCCTAATGATGAAATATAAGTACCGTTTTGTGTTCCGCCGCCGCTAAGGTTCATACCAAGTGCAATTGTTCCTACTACTGAACCTGTTACTGTTAGAACTGTGCCTGTTGTTCCACTTGTACCTGTTACTGCACTGATATATCCCGAAAATGTTGCAGTAATACTTGTAGTTGCTGTAATATTTTGATTTTGCGAAGCAGGAGCTGCCAAGAATAAACCTTGACCATACTTAACTCTACTCCAAGGCAAGTTAACTCCCATACCTGCACCTGAACTCTTCCAAGTAATGCCATCAATACTGTAAGCTGTGGCAGTTGTTGATGCCGCTACAGCTACAAATATGTTTTTACCGTATGTTACACTGGTCCAGTTTTGTGAACTTGGTAATGTTCTAGCAGTCCATGTTGTGCCATCTGCACTTGATGCTGCCGCTGTTGAGCCTGCTACACCGCCTGAAATAGCAACCCAGATTGTACCACCGTATGCTACACCGCTCCAGTTTGCACCGGATGGCAGGGCATTGGTATTAGTCCAGTTTTGTCCAACTGTGCTGTAAGCCGCATTAGCACTGCCTGATGCAACTGCCATAAATCTGCCGTTACCGTAGGCAATTGCGCTCCAGTTTGCTGTGGCTGGCATTGCACTACTCGCTTGCCATGTTAATGGTGTTGTAGCGTAGTTTGAAAGCGTGCCGCCTTTGGCAATAGCAACCCATACTCCGGCACCGTATGCAATAGCAGTCCATGTTGTACTAGATGAAAGTGTACCGCCTGTAGTCCATGATGTACCATCGCTACTATATTGTGTTGCATTACCATTAGAAGTGATAGCAACATAATAACCACCTGAACCTACACCGGTATAGGTAAAGTTAGTAATTGCGCCAGTACCAGTGTTTACATTTGTAATTGTAACTACTAGGTTGTTGGCCGGTGTAACACCTCCTAAACTTGTACCAGGAATAGTAATAGTGTTACCGATAGTGTATAATGTTCCGCCGGTTGTAATTGTAATTGCATAAGCAACACCTGTTCGAACAATGCTGAATGTTGCTCCAGAACCACTGCTTAATGTTCCAGTTCCTAGTCCAATAGTTCCAGATACAGAGTTGTATGTAACTGTAGTATCACCGTAGGCAACATCAGCCCAACCTGCAGAATTAAGTACTTGAGTTCCAATTGATGGAACAAATCCCGGAGCACTAGCAACCACTCGTGGTTCAATAATATATGTCGTTGTTAAATCTAAGTTAGTAGCATTGGTAGTTCCGGGAACTACGTGATCCCATCCTGCGGCATTGATCGTCATAGTACCGCTACCTGATGTTAATACTACAGGTGATGAACTTCCGCTTGCTGACGCTACTGAGAATGTTGTACCGTTACTTGAAAGACTAGCACCAATAACATAATAAACTGTAGTCAATGGTGTGATGTTGCCGCCTCCAAATGTACTTGCACCGCTAAAATATATCGGCATGTTGGCATACAAAGTGCTTGTATTAGTTGTTGTAGTAAACACTGAAGTTGTACAACTGTTTACCACTATTGTGGTAAAACTTTCTTTAGCAACGTTAGCTAGTTTAGTACCTGAGTTATAATTAACAATATAACCAGCTTGTCCGTTACCTGTACCGCCTGTTAGCAATATTCTCATACCAATATATGCCGCACTAATGGCACTATCTGTAGCTGCCAAGTTGATCTGATATAACGTACCAGCTTGGGCCACATTTGATTGTGTTACATAGTTTGCACCGCCAGTTAGTGGTCGTGTTTCAAATACTGCATTATCTCGGAATTCGTTAGCAACAACTGTGGCATTGTATCCAGTACCACCAATAGACCATGTAGCTGTATTATAACCTGAACCGGCATTAGAAAATTCCATGCGGTAGATAGCATTTGTACTATCAGTAAACACGTTAGAGACAGTTGCTTGACCTGAACGGTTGTTAATCGCGGCAGTTACTGCAACTTCATAAGTATCGCCTCCTTCAGCTAGTGTACCGTATGTACCATATGAGCTGTTACCGTTTGTGGCACGCATACGTCCACCTAGTTCTGCTAGGTATCCAGCATAGCCGTAATAACAGAACACTGAAACTAGCTCAGTTAATGAACTTGAACCAGTACACCATACGCCAATACCGTCGCTTAGAATTGTTGTATAGTCGTTAGCAACAATACTTCTGTTACCGCCAGCGTGTAGTGCTCCGTCAATCTTCATACCAACACAACCATAACCAAACATAGTACAGTTTTGTGTGTATGGGCTACGTGCGTAGATCCATGCGTTTGCATCGTTTGGACCAAACCCTGGATCTAAAGAACTGTAAGAGCCGGCTGTTGGACGTCTTGTTCCGTAAGCATTGGCAGCGCCTAGTGTTCCAGTTAAGCCAGTCATTGTCATGTTTCTTAAACCAGTACCGTTACGTAATAAGAACATGTTTTCTTTTACTGATCCGCCTACAGCGTTGTTATATAACTGTGCAGAACGTTGAGTTTTATAATTACCTGGGAAGTTTAAATCATAAACAATCGCATTTAAGTATGATGTAGTATCTCTAATGCAAGCTGGTACGCTGTATGCATACTTAACAGTTAAACTACCTAGAGTAGCTGTTGCTACTTGTGTTGGAACTAAACTAAATTGTGTTGAGGTAACAGCAAATGATGTTGAAGTTAAACCGGCAGCTAACACATAGTATGTATTACCGGCAACAATGTTACTAATTCCTACGGTTCCAGTAAACGTTACAGGATCGCCTACAACAAAGTTGTGATTACCTGTTGTTGTGATAAGGTATCCGGTACTGTTTGTACCTGATACAGTGCCGCCGTAGCTTGCATTAACATATGCAACAGATTCGTAAGCTAAGAAATTAATGTTAGCTCTGATAATTTCAGCACCGTTAATTGTAGATAGTGTGTTGTCATATGTTAAAGTGCCGTGTGTTTGTACAACAGCACCAATAGTCACTGCTACGCTAGTACTTGCCGCAGTTGTCAACGTAACCGCACTAACACTTCCGTACGTTGCTGTAATTGTAATCTGATTAGTTGTAGTATTAACGCTCAAGACCCAATAAGTTTGATTTTGTTGTGTACCGCCTTGGCTTCCGCTAGTAAACACTACTGGCATATTGACATAAACACCTGCAGTTGATGCAAGTGTTACTACGTTGCCTGAAGAATTAAATGCAGTTGCGGTAGTAGTTACTTGACCATAAATGGTAGACACAATATCATCAATCATCACACTTGCTTGTGCGGCTGCGCCACTGGCAGCAATTAATTTTGCTTTGTATCCAATAAATCCAATAGCACCAAGTTCTGCTTGTGTTTGATTTAATAATACTGTTTGAGCACTAGTAATTGCACGATAATATGATTTAGCAACAGTTATACTGTTAAAGTTAGTACCTAATACTAGGTCATATGCTAACGCATCAACAATATAGCCAGCATCTCTATAACAAGTTGCAGTATTGAAGTTTAATGCTTGGAAATATTTTTGTACCCAAACAGTTGTATCACTTTGAATTTCTGTTTTCTTGTTTAGTAACGCATTGAACGCTGTCTGTAAGCTAGAACTGCTTAGTGCTACAGTACCTGCGTCATTTGGTGTAAATGCACCCTGTGTTCCAATTGCACTGCTAGCCACTGTTTGACTAACACTCACAGTCCATGTTGAACCATTACCAGATCCTGAAAGATTTGCAGTAATATAAGTTCCAGCGGCAACGCCTGCCCCAGTTACTAACTGTCCAACAGCAATTGTACCGCTTACTAGGGTTCCAATTGTTAATGTAGTGCTTGATGGTCCAATAGTACTACCGGTTGTAGTTACTACGGTGCTAGTTGCGGCAGCATTAGTAACCCAATCAACAACGTTTTGAACTCTAGACTGTGCAAAAACTCCTGCAATAGAAGAACCAGCAGTTCCAGTTGTTACTTGTGTTGGGTATGCACCTGCAATTGCAATTGGCGATCCAACTGATCCAACTGTTTGACTAATGCTAACTGTCCAGTTAGAATTAATTGAGTTGTAGGCTGTAACAATAGTATTTGAAGCAATACCAGCACCAGTAATTATTTGTCCAACTTGGATAGTACCAGATACTGTTGAACTTACATTCAATGCTGTTCCAACGATATAACCAGTAATACTGGCATTAGTTGCTGTTTGAGATGTTACTAAAGTGCCAGTAGCAATTTGTCCAATGATAGTTTTTAACTGTCCGTAGGCTGCAATTGTGGCGGTTTTTTCTGTTGCGGCTTCTGTTAGTACACCGTATGAGTAATAAGCACTACCAGCAATATTAGTCTGTGTATTACCACCGTATGTCATATCGTGTAATAATGCATCTAAAACATAACCTACGTCACGTTGGCAAATAGATACGTCTATTGCATTGTATACTGATAGGTAATTGTTGTAAATGTATTGACTAATTTGTGCTTTAATATAATTGTAATTTTGTACAATTTGTGCTTTAGCATCACCGTAACCAACTAAGAAACTTGTATTGTAACCTGTCGGGTTAGTGAATGAGTATGCTGGTGCTAAAGCTAATCCATTACTAAAAATGTTAGACATCAGCGTTGTACTATTAATCACACTGTTTGCTGCCGCTGTACTTCCTGCATCACCTGCTGGAAGACTAGTAACTTGACTTGCAGTATTTCCACTAGTAGGTGTGATTGATGTATTTGAAACTAAATTACTTAACAATGCTTTAGTGCGTAATAGGGCTGTAACTGATTTTGGTTTATCATTTACTAAGGCAGCAACTGCACCGGCTGGCTGTATCACTGTGCCGCGAAGTTCGTCACCGCTAATAGCGGTATTAGCTGGAACAACGATTGGAAGGATTTCGCTGTAGTTGCCGGTCTTGGCCATGATGGTTGTTTGTGGTAACTGCGCGGCTGATACTGTTACTCCTGGGAATAATGTAAATGTTAATCCGGTAGTTGTTCCACCTACACCAACCGCAGTCACAGTACCCGCAACTGTTGGGCTAGAAGTAGCATTGGCGTAACTATTTGTTACTTGAATTGTTGATACTGCTGTTCCACCTACCATAACATAGTAGATTGTATTGCTAGTAATAGTTCCAGTACCGGTATTTGTACCAGTAACTAAAATAGATGAACCAACGGTATATGTTCCGCTTGGAACTGTTAGTTGTCCTGCGGTACCTGCGATAAGAACTCCACTTAACACTTTTCCTGAATTAGCTTGTAACGCTGTTGTAACAATGCTTAAATTTGTTTGTACACCAGCTAACGATCCTGTTTCAGCAGTTAATGAGTTGTCAATAATTTGGTTTGCTTGGTTGCCTGAACTAATACCGTTTAATGCTTGATAGTTACTGCTAGGAGCAGTATTTCCTAATACTGCGGCAAACAATGAATTTTTCAAGTAGTTGTAGGCTGTAACACTTTGTGAAACTTGATAGCCAAAAGTTGTAGTAATTGGATTGCCAGTACTATTGAAATATGATTTGGCGGCATCGGTGTTCTTTTGATTACCGCCGTGGCCAATATCAAATACTGCGGCATCTACTAAGAGGCCAACATCACGCTCGCATTTTGTTGAGTTGTATACTAGTGATGCTGTGTTTGCTGTACTAGTTGCTGACAATGCCTGTGTAGTTCCACCATAGGCAGCACTAACAGAGAAGTGAGTCGCATCAACAATGTTTGAAACATAATATGTAACGCCAGCAGTAACACCGCCAGCAGTAACAGTAAATGTCATTGGCATGTATAGTGACAAATAAGCTGTTGAGTTGCAGGTAAATGTACTGTTGGTTCCTGTGCCTGGTGAGCCACCTGTTGTTGCTGTGATAGTAACTGTATAGTTATAGATGATAAAGTTTGTAACTTCCTTCATCATGAACTGTTTATTTTTAGCCAATAATAATTGTGCGCTGGTATTTAGATAACCGTTTTCAACTTGCAAGGCTGCATATCGAACAGTCTGCCATGGCTTGTCAAGTGTTTGTCCTTGACCATTACCTAATGCATCAGTGCCTGAAGGTGCCACATACACTACGTTATTGATAACTCCAAAATATGCCCACTGGGGGGTAAGTGATCCGCCTACTGTGGATGCACGTAAAACCTGTCCGTCAGTACCGATAGGTAGTCGAGCCGGGCCTGCACCACCGTAATAAATTGTATCGCCTTGTGTAGTTAGTACATTGGTAATAGAACCTACTGCTAACACGTTCCAATATGTACCAGTAGTGTCTGCGTCAGGTCTGTTGCCTGATGCGGCAACGTGTGCTGTTACACAGATGTAACTGTTAGATCCAAAATTAACAGTATCACCTGCTACATATGCTGTAGAAGATGCCCAGCTTACTGCATAACCAACAGATGTAATACCACCAGTTTGAATTACGCCACCCGATACATTAGTAACTGTGATTAATAAATCGTTAGCTGGACTGATGCCACCTAGTGCAGTTCCTAAGATCTTGATAGTATTAGTATTTGCATAGCCAGTTCCGCCACTAGCTACTGTAACAGTATAGTTTGTATTACTTACGATAACATTAAACGTTGCACTAGTTCCAGAACCAACAACGTTAGTTCCGCTCAGTGCTGAGAAAGTTTGTGTTGATGGGTTCCAACGAATACCGCTGTTCAATCGTGACCAGTAACCAGTAAATGGAGGACTTGGGTTTGTAGTTCCAGTCATTGAGCCAGACGCCGTTGTTACTGTAAACGGTGTACCGCCTGAAACTGTACTAACTGTAAATTGAGTAGCACTGATAATAGTACTAACATAATAGGTTTGTGTTGTAGCTACTATATTACCAAAAGTTGTTCCGGTAAACACTAAGGGTAAGTTTGGTAGTAGGTTAGCTGTTGATCCAACGGTGATAGCATTGATACTTCCAGTAACTGTAGTTGAACTTACTGCCTGGCTTGAACTAATTGTAAAACTTTTACCGGTAATTGTTACTGAAGATACACCTGATTGAGTCTGATTAACAGTCCATGATGTACCGCTACCTGCGGTGATATAAGTTCCGGCACTGATGTTAGTACCAGTCACGACCATACCAATCGAGATTGTTCCGGTAATTGCACCAGCAATATTTAAAGACTGACCAGTAATACTAGCAGTAGCCATCGTAGCTGTATTCACTGTTACAATCGTAGTATTTGCCGCAATACTGCCGCCGGATAGTGTCATACCTGCACTGAATGTACCAGTTTGAGTTCCAGCCGCGGTCATTGTTGTACCGCTAACAAATGTCGCAGTGTTTGACGCAGTTGTGTTAGTTGTTGCTGTTGCTGTAACTGTTTGTATTGAGTTGTCTAATGTTGCAACATAAGTATATCCGCCTAATCGAACAACGTTACCAGTTTGATATGATGTTGCACCAACCCAGTCACCTAATAGTGTAAATCCAGTTGTAAATATTGACCAATCACTTGATGTAGGAGATGGAGTGCTGGCAGTATTAACTGTGTTTGACACATATTGATATCCGCCATAGGTTACTATATCTCCGTTTTGGTATGTAGTACCACTTGACCAACTATTATAGAACTGTAAACCTGCAATCCATACTGCCCAATTGGCTGTGGCAAATGCCGCTGACGAAGTATGTTGTGTTGTACAGATCCATAAATCGGCACCGTACTTTACAACGTCGTTTATTTTATAACGAACTGTGCTGCCACTCCATGTGCCTAGATATGTTATACCTTTGTGTAAAAAGTCCCACTTGTTTTGATCATTTTCTAAACCTAGACTTGCAGTGGCTGCAGAAGTGTGTCCGGCATTACATACATAAGAAATACCACCGTATAATACAATGTCATTTATTCTGTATCGATATGATGTTGCCCAGTTGCCGGTCCAAGCAAGACCTTTAACCCAAATATCCCAGTTAGAGATATCGTTTTCTAAACCTAAGGCAGTAGTACTAGCGGATGTGTGTGCAGTATTACAAATATATGAATTTGCGCCATAGTTAACAATATCGTTAACTTTGTATTTTGTACTAACAGCCCAGCCTGCTGAAACCCAGTTAAACGAACTAGCATATAAATCCCACTTGCTTTGATCGTTTTCTAATCCCAGTAGAGTTGTGGCTGCCGATGTGTGTGGAGTATTACAAATATAAAGACGACCGCCGTAACTAATTACATCGCGTAATTTGTAATATGTACTAATAGCCCAGGCACCAGTCCATGTAGAGCCGTCGCTAACTAATTGCCAATTACCGGATGATAAATCTGTATAAAAATTGGATGTTGCGGTATGCCCGAGGACACACATATAAGTTTGTCCGCCATAGCGTAACACGTCGTCTTTTACATAGGTAGTGGATGCGCTCCAGTTACCCTGCCATACGAACTTAATTCTACCTAGTTTAAATTCAGCCATTCAATGCTCCAATTCTCATTATGTTGTATTTATGTTTATTTAAAATCTTATATTTTAGTTATTAGCACTAAAACTGTTGGCAAACAACGAATGTGCCAACATCATACCGTTGATACCTGCGTTTGGTCCTTTGATATTCACCGTGGCTTTCATCAAAATCTGTTGCCCAACACTTGAATATATTTTCTGCGATCCGCCAAGTCCTACCGTACCTGCAATAACTGCACCTGTTTGTGCATTTGATCCGCCACCGGCAATGTTTCGTGCTAGGTATGCTTTAACAGCTTTTTGTGTCGGAACTACTGTGTCACTATTTGCAACAAAATATGTATCCGTTGAAAAACTAGTAATTGTCACAGAGTTTGCACCTGCACTTAACCCGCCAATGACTAATTTTGTCAGTCCGGCTAGACTAAATTGATTAGCTGAAATTGTTACAATACCGCTGGCCTGTTGTACTGCAAACAGATTACCGACTTTAAAGTTGCCGTCCTGGTCTGTTGATGTTTGGAATACTCGACCACTATTGTTTTCAGCAATTTGTTTATAACTGGCCGCGGTCAATGGGTCAACATTTGGATAGTTTGTCTGTGCTTTATTACCAGTACCGATGTACAAGAAATCGTGCCCCGTAATTCTACACTGGCTATATTTTAATCGAATACTAATAGTTGTCCCGTGGACTGGTGCTAGACTAATTGTTAATGCGGCTGCAATTTGGAAAAGATAGTTTCCACTACCTAACGGAGTTATAACTACGACTCGGTATAAATTATTATTTCCGCTGATAGTTATGGCCGCTCCCGGAGTTGGGGATTGTGACAACCCACTGACATATAGATACTGACTAGATTGCAATTGGTCGGCATAGCCGTCACCATTGACTGCAACTGTCGTAGTTGATGTTTGATAACCATTACCTCGGTTGAGGAATGTAGGATTACCTAATACTCCTGTGGCTGTGCGGCATGCAGTTGTCACGGCTAGTGTTGCATTAGGATCATATATAGTAACTGTTGGAGTAGTGGCATAGCCGCCTCCTGGCTCATATATCTTTACCATACTGACTTTGCTATTAGCTACAATCACTCGTCCAATAGTAGTTGGTCCGGTAAGTACACTGGCAGCAGTGTTTGACGCTGTACCGGCAATTGCCGTCCAAATTGGTGTAACTGCTCCGGCTATGCTTGTAGGATTTCCAAATGCTACAGCTGACCAAGGAGCACTTGTTGGCATTATCTGCGGGGTCCAATATAATCCATCTTGACTAGTGGCCGCTGTGCTGGTATTGGCCGCAACTGCAAAAAATAAACCTTGCCCGTATGTCACGGCTGTCCATGTCTGCGTACTAGGTAGAGCGTTTATTGTCCAAGTAATACCATCAAAGGAATATGCTGATTGATTTGTTTGGTCAATCGCTACAAATCTACCGTTACCCCATGTTACTGATATCCATGTACTGCTAGCTGGCAATGTACAAGGTGTCCATAGACTGCCGTTGTTAGTAGAATAAGCGGCATTGGCTGTTCCGGAAGCGACTGCAACCCATGTACCAATAGATCCATATGCTATACTAGACCAGTTTCTTGAAGTCGGTAATGATCCGCCGTTAGCCCATGAAGTTCCACTAGTTGATGTAGCCGAATATGTGCTACCGTATGCAATCGCTACAAATGTCCCGTTACCAAATGCACAAGCTGACCAGTTGGCTGCAACCGGCAGTGTGCCACCTGCACTCCATGATGCACCAGTATTTGATATACTTGTTAAATTACTTGAAGATGCGCCGCCTGCGACTGCTACAAAAAATCCTTGCCCAAATGCTAACGAAGTCCACGCTGTGCCGGCTGCCAGTGCTGTGGGATTCACAGTTGCTGCCAGCCAATTTTTACCGTCTGTAGATGTTGCCACACTACTCACTTGATCAATTGCAACAAATGTTCCTAATGCATAAATCATTGCGGCCCAAGTACTAGTTGATGGTAGTACTTGTAGTGTTCCTGTAAATCCGGGTGATGAAAAACTTACTTTTGGTTCAATGGAATATACTGTGGTTGTATCAAGAGCCGGTGCAATAGGTTGCCCAGGCAGGATATTGTCAAAACCTACAGCTCCAATGTACGAGTTGCCATTGGCGGTATACACCGGAACTGGAACTCCTGCATATGTCCATGTGCCAGTTACTGAAGTTAGTGTGGCTTGACTTAAAGTAACAGTACTGATACCAGTACCTAATACTGTAGTACCTGCTTGTATTCCGGGGCCTGTTACAGCGCCACCTACAATAATACCAACTGTGCTGGCAATACCGCTGATGGTCTGTGTACTGTTACTTGTTCCAGTAAATGTTCCTGGTGCAGTCGCAGATAAAGTAATTTGATTCGTAAGAGTATTGTTAGTCAAGACCCAATAAGGTGTTCCCCAGCCAAGTGTTCCAATTACTCCCTGAGCAGTCGCTAACATGTTAGCAGTACCAGCATAAGTAGAGATATTTAAAATAGTACCAGTACCACCTAAACTAGTAGGTAATGCTGTTGAAATCTGAATTTTAGATCCGTTGATTGCATAAACAAAATAGCTAGTTCCGGGACTTACTCCGCCAAAGATAGTATTAAATGTCGGATTAACTGCAAATATAATGTTTTCTCCTACAAATATTCCCGATACACTTGCTAGTGTAAGACTATTGTCAACACTACTTGATGCAGTTACTGATGTAGTTTGTGTACTAGGCCCAAACATAATGGCCTGTCCTACTTGTAAAGTGCTAGTAGATAAACATGTTACTGAATTGTTTGCATTACTTGTAGAGGTAACTGTTACTTGCGGGAAACTTTCTCTACTAATATATGCGGCTTTTGTACTACTGTTATAATATTGTATATAGCCGTACTGCCCAACTCCTGTACCCGAAGTAATAATTAATCGCATACCAAAATATGTGGAAATAAGGTTCTGGTCGTTTGATGCTAATGTAACGTAAGTATTGGTGCCGCCGCCGGCTTGATTACCTGCTGTTAAGTAGCCGGCACCGCCAGCTGTTATATCAGTGGGCCCAATAATTCTAGCTTCAAAGATGCCGCCATCTCTAAACTCATCGGCAACTGCAACTGCACCTGTACCAGCACCACTAAATGTATAGGTTGCTGTTGAATAATTTTGTCCGGCATTAGAGAATTCTAATCTAAGAATTTTGTTATTTGCTTGGCCGGCAAAGGCTGCTTGAATTTGAGCTTGTTGGCTACGATTATTAACTGTTGCGGCTAGCGGGACTTCGGTAGTGTCATATCCTTCAGCAACTGTTCCATATGTGCCATACGAACTATTACCGTTGGTAGCACGAATTCTTCCACCGGCCTCTGCTAGATATCCAATATGTCCATAATAGTTAAACACTGATACTAGTTCTGTTAGTGCGCTAGGGCCTGTACACCATGCGCCAATTCCATCGCTAATAACTGTGGTAAAATCGTTAGCCACGATTGATCGATTGCCACCGTTATGCAGTGTACCGTCAATCTTTACACCGGTACATCCGGTACCAAACATCGTAACGTTTTGCGCATAAGGAGATTTGCTGGTAATTTGTACACTAGTATCATTTGGTCCGGATCCGGGATCTAAACTAACAAATGCTCCGCCAGTTGGACGTGAAGTGAGATATTGATTAATTGGTGTAAGGCCGCCAGTCAATCCTTGTAAGGTCATATTTCTAATGCCTGTGCCGTTACGACAAAGGAACATATTAGATCCTTCGTAGCCGGCTGCTGGTTGCACCACTGTACCGCGTAGTTCATCGCCGCATAGCGCAACACCTGCTGGAATACTGATTGGAAGAATTTCAGTATAAGTTCCAGTCTTAATAAAAATTGTAGCAGGTCCGATAACGTTTGCACAAGCATAACGGATGCTAGCCCAAGGTGTATTCACAGTTGTTCCACGAGTAGGTAAATCAATTCCACTCATAGCAACATAATATACAGCACCAATAATACCAAAATTATTCCAAGCCGGGGCAATATTTGTGTTATCAACTACACCATTGGTAACTGCCGCAGTTGCACGAAGTAGTTGTCCTTGTGTACCTATTGGTATCGCTTTATTAGCAGTACCGTAAGTTGGTATATCGCCATAAGTCTGGATAGCTACCCATTGGTCTCCAGCGGCGTATCTGTTCCAATAGATTGATGCATTTTGTATAGACCCGCCTGTGGTAAATCCTGTAGCTAATGTTTCAAAACTAGCTGTAGTATTAGTACAGGTTATTACTGTATATGTTCCGTTGTAAGCTGTTGGGGTTGTGTTTGATACAATGATTAAATTTCCTGGAGTATACGGGCTATTAGCTTGTGTAGGGAAGGTAACTGTTCCCACACCGGTTACTGTTGGGGTAGCAGTGAAGGTTGTTCCAGATAATGTCAGTGTTCCAAAATTAATGTCAGCAGTACCAAGTGCTCCAAGATATGTTGATGCTAGTGCAATTGTTGTACCATCAATAATATTACCAATATAATAAGTACCAGCTGTTAATGCTCCTGCTCCTGTACCTGCTACTACAAAAGTTTCACCTATGTGTAGTCCTGTTGATGAACTAACTGTAACATTTACTCCACTGGTTGCAGTGATACTTCCTGTGCGAGTTGTTAATGCTCCAGTACCCAAAGCACCGGTGATCATCAACGACGTAAATGTATTATCGATTAACGGTGTATTACTTGTAGTTGCATTATGTAATTGTTTGCAAACATATGCTGTGCCATTGTAAGTAACAAGGTCGCCTGGAGCATATGATGTGGTCAATGCCCAGGTATTTCTCCACTGTACACCAGGAATTAATAATTGCCATGCCGATGTATCAGTGGGATCATTACCGGTGTTATCAGCAATTGCAACATAAAGTTGCCCATCACGACGTACAATCTCACCTACTTTATATCCCGGAGTTGGACTTGCTACATATTCACCTCTGATATTGTAACTCTTAGATAAAAGAGTCCAATCGGTTGCATCAGTTGACGGAATGTTACCTTGATTATTTGTAGTTGCGCTTACATACTGATATCCGCCGTACACTACAACATCGCCAACTACATATGATGCACTAACACTCCAAGTACTAGAAAATTCTAAACCAGGAACATATATTGAAAAATTTGTTGTGCTAAAAGTAGTAGTTGAAGTATGAGGAATGTTACAAAACCAAAGATCTGCACCGTACTTGACTATGTCGTTAAGTTTGTAACGAGTCACTGATGCCCAGTTAGTTTTAAAATCTATACCACTATGTACTATAGTCCACTTGCTTTGATCAACTTCTAATCCAGACGATACAGATACATTGCTAGTGTGTCCAGTGACACACTTGTACACTATGCCGCCGTAACGGACTACATCACCTACTTTATATTGAACACTAGTCGACCAATCTGTTTTCCAATCTGAACCGTAGCTGACCACAGCCCAGTTTGATTGATTTGCTTCTAGCGTAGCGCCTGTTTGGTGTCCGGTAAGGCAACGATATAACGTTGAGCCGTAGCGAACAATGTCGCCCTTTTTAAATCTAGCACTGGCTGTCCAATTTTTAGACCATTCATCAGCTAGAGCGTATATAATCCAGTTTGCTTGATTTGCTTCAAGTCCTAGTAGTGCTGTTGCCGCAGAAGTGTGCCCAGCGGTACAAATATAAATTACACCACCGTAGGTAACATAATCGCCAATGTTGTATAGGGTACCTACAGCCCAAACACCTTTCCATGTGTATCCATCAAACCATAAAGTCCAGTTGGCCGAATCTGTATAAAAATTTGCGCTGGCAGTGTTAGCCGATGTACACACATAGGATTTTCCACCGTAGTTTATTACATCGTCTTTAGCATACACTGTGCTGGTTGTCCAAACACCGCGCCATGTAAATCGTATTCTACTTATTTTAAAATCAGCCATTTCTTACCTCAATATTTGTTTATAAACCAGTAGGGTATGCGTACTTACTACCAATTCTAGCAACAAGATTACCTTGGCTATCAATATAATAATAAATGCTACGATCATCCCATCGTAATTGTTCGTACTTTAAATTTGCATATGTTAGATTGTGATTAACATCTCTACCTTCTAAAAAATCTACGCCGGGTTGAAAGTCAGGATAATTGTCGCTGGCTCCACCGTTGTTGTTAATAGTTATACTGTCAGTTCTACTTAATTGATTCACACGAGCAAAATATAAATCGCCAGCATCAGTTCTACGTAATGCGTACATGTATCTAGGTTGATCACCTAACAGTTCTTCTTGTGATCTACCAAAAAAGTAATTATCAGCCATAATATTTGTCCTTATACAATTTCAGCGTAGCTTATAGTTGCGTCAATGCTAGTAGCAGTGTCGCTGGTTAAACTCATACTGCAACTACCAGCTAGAATCAATTTCTCACCGTTAGTAATAACTTTGGCACTGGTATACGGATGAATAATCAGCGAGTTTATGTAGTTCACCGTTAGAGGTGTAGTATCAGTAATCGTCAGTGTACAACTTACATCATCATCTGTTGTATTAGACAAATTTATTCCAATAATAGTATATGTACTAGTATTAGGTGTAGTTAATAGTGCTGTAGGTGTAGTACCTAAGTCTTTTTTTACAGTTGTTCTAAAATATGTTGTCATGCTTTTATCCGAAAGTTATTGCTGCCGCAAATCCAATATCGTTAGCTTGCAGTGCATTAACACCGCTACTGCTACCAGCAACAGATATCCAAGCTGACCCAGTCCATACTTCAACTAATTGAAGGTCGCTATTGTAGCGAATCATTCCAAGCTCAGAGTATGCTTGTAGAGGTCGGCTACTACTTCCGCCAGTTGGAATTACTACACCATAGGTACCTGTGATTTTAGTATAACCGGTACCACTACCAGTGGCAGTCATTGCTGTTGCTGAAACTATTTGGCTGGGGTTCACATAGTATGTTCCGTTACCCCCGGTGCCTGTTGCTGGAGCAGTGATATAGGTCCCAGCGGTAACTGTATTTCCTGCTAGGATCATTCCAGTTACTATTGGCACTGAACCGGTAAAATTTGTTGCTGTTAAAATAATAGGGGTAGCGGTTACTGTTGTTCCCGATACTACCTGTGATGGAAATATTGTCCAAGTACTGGCAATGCTTGTGCCGGATCCTGTTAAGTTAGATACAATATATGTTCCAGCGGCAATTTGATTTCCCGTAATTACATATCCGGCTACTATACCTAATCCAGTTGGTGTGCTAGTAACACTTAATGTTGATCCGTTGATATTTCCTTGAAATGTGACTGCTGTTCCTAAACTAATTTCGCCAGTAAATGTTGCAACTACCGAAGCAGTTCCGATAGTAGTAACAGCATTTGGGACTGTGTTGGTAATTGCACTATTATAAAATCGTAAATTGCCAGTTTGTAAACCGTAATTGTTACTAGTAGTAAAATTAATATCTGTATTAGGAGTATATGTACTAATCGTATTACCACTAATATCTAAATTAGCAGTTTTAATATCTGTAGCTGTTAGGTTAGTTACTGTGATATTTGTAAAATTAGCAGTATTAACATACAAGTTGTTCCACTGTAAATTACTCGAACCTAGATTATATGTACCAGTGGCCGCTGGTAAAATATCGCTGTTAACTTCACCAGTGAATGTAATAGTGTCAGTTGTTTGATTACCTAAGGTGATATTTCCACTAGAGCCACCATCTGCACTGATATTACCAGTAACATGTAAATCACCATTGACCGTTGTATTGGCATTTATATTAATACTACCTGTGCCAGTAGTACTAATATTAATGTCAGTGTTTGTGCCCAAGCTGGCAATAGTGTTGCCAGTAATATTTAATTGTGTGCCAATAGACAAGCTACCCTGATAAACTACAGGATTAACTCCGCTTGGTAATAAATTAATTGTTGAACTTGAGCTACTAAGTGTATTGCTAGTTAAGGTAAAAGTAGCAATGTTAGATTGATTAGAAACGTATAAGTTTGTCGAGCGTGTTGTACCATTGACATCTAAGTCATAAGCCGGCGATGCTGTATTAATTCCAACACGGCCATTAACTACATCAAGATAGAGAAGGCTCGTCTCAAAAGCTAAATTCTGCCCGTTGCGGAGCAGATTGTCTTTTAAGAGCGGCCCTGAAATTCGACCAACAGCCATGAATGCTCCCTTATACCCCGTGTTTCACGGTTAACCACTTTTTCATCCCTTAGTAAATAAGGGCTCTTTGCGGGTTTACCACAGTCGAACCATACAAGAAATGGTCATTTCTTGTAATCAAAAGTATTTATCGTATTTTGGATATTACCCGAAGATCAGGGACATTTCATTCATAATATCAGTAACATCAACTTCGGCTAGTACAGGACTTGTACCAATTGCTGGTATCCATCCTAAGGTACCATCATACACTTCAGTTTGAGAAATTGTAGAATTGTATCTGGTAGCGCCTACTTCTGGAGAACCTGGTCTCCCTGATGCTCCTGTAGAAGTTCCTACAGGAAGTACAACTCCGTTAGACCCTGTAAATTTTAAATAACCATTAGCAATATTGTTAAATGTCAGTGTTGAATTTGCAGAACTGCTATACAGCATAGTCAAAGTATTGCCATTAAATTTAAAATTATTATTTAAAATAACGCTACCGCTAGACGCTGATAAGATAGTATCAGCACTGGCATTACTGATAGTGTTTCCATTAAATAGAATATTTCCGCCAGTAATATTTGTTGGATTTAAAGAACTAACAGCAAGTGTTCCTCCTAATCCTCCTAAAATATTAACACCGTAAATATTTTTCCAACGTAGGCTATTAGATCCTAGACTATAGGTATTTGTTGTAATGGGTAAAATATTACTATTAACTTCTGCTGTAATTGTAATAGTGTCAGTAGTTTGATTACCAAGTGTAATGTTACCGTCAAGGGTGATATTACCGGTAGCGTGTAGGTCTCCAGTAACAGTAGTATTATTGTTTAGGTAAACATTGCCAGCGCCAATGGGACTAATTGAAATATTATCGTTATTAATATAATCAACTATTGTGTTTCCACTAAGTGTTAATTTGTTAGTTTTAATAACAGGCGCAGTAATTGTTGGATTACTAGCCTGATTAGGACTAATAGTAATTCCGCTAATAATATTTTGTATTTGATTAGTAGTAAACTCTAAATTTCCAAACTGTCCTAGAGTAGTAACATTTAAAGTCGGAGTGTTTATTGCTCCAGCTGTTCCTGCAACGTTTAGATTTGATGTCGGACTAGAGGTACCAATGCCAACGTACTTGCCTGTAACATTTAAGTATAATAACTTAGTGTCAACAGCAAGATCAGAACCGTTACGTAGTAGATTATCTGCTAGTAACGGGCCGCCAATTCTTCCTATTTGAGCCATGCTAGCTCCTTATTGGTCAAAACCTAATAGCGCAATAACTACCTTGCCATAAGGCACCGGCGTACTAAATTTTAAGTAATAACTGTTGTTTGAAATTGATTGGCTAGCTTCAGCAATCGTTATAGCAGTATTAACTGCAATAGTTCCAGTTGGTACATGATTCATAGAAATACTAGTCAATGCTCCTGTGTTTGGATCAGTTATTGCAGAACCAGTAAGAAGGGCCCCGCTATAGATATTAGATCCGCTAACAGTTGCGCCAGTAAGAGGTACAGATGGGAATACCGCAGGAGTGCTACCACTTGCAGTAACTGATCCTCCGTTTTGATATGTTCCCGGATTAGTTGTTAGTGCGTAAGTAACTGTAGTTGCTGTTGAACCAGTGACTGTAAATACCCCGTTAAATGCACTTGATGCTTGTCCAGTAGATAAAATACCTTCAACTGTTATTGTTGCACCAATTGCAAATCCAGGTTGTGAAGACGTAGTATTTGACATTGTAACCGTAGCAACATTACTAGTCCAACTTGCCGTGGTTACATTTAAACTTGTGTTAAAATATAATATTGCCGAACCTGTGCTAGCGGCTACGCTAAGAGATCCGGTATATGTTTCTGTCGGCAATGTAGGATTTTGCACTACTGTATAGTTAAGGCTACTAAGTTGAATAACGTTTTCAACTACAACAATAATGTTTTGTCCGCCAAATGTTGAGTTTGTACTATCTACATTTGTTGGGTTATAGGCGGAGTTTAAAGGACCAAAATATGTGTTATTGCTATCACCTGCACCTAAATTCTGTTGTACAATTGTTCCAGATTCTTTAAATCTTAAACTGCGCCATTTACTACTTTGATAAATTTCCAGTTGTCCACCAGCTGTTATGTCAGTGTTATATCGTACCATTCCGTTTACTGGATTGGCCGGACGTTGGGCAGTAGTACCAGTTGGTACTATTACATTATTAGTGCTTCCCAAAGTTACCTGACCCGTGGCGGTATTGGCGGATACATCAAATCCTGTAACTGCCCTACGATTAAGGTTAACTTGTTTTAAGAATCTCATTATACCGCCAATGTGCTAATTGTAAAAGATAACATCGAGCCTACACTGGCCACTGCTACAATGCTATCTCCGTTTGCTAGTACTAATTTTTCTTGATCTAAACTTAATGTTTCCCCGCCTACGATTGGCAGTTGATAAACTATTGTTGTGTTATTTCCTGCACTGCTGCCGCTAGGGATTGCATACAGTGTAAGATTACTAGTAGTTGCTCCGTAATTACACACAATCATAGCAGTAATAGCATTGTTACCTGTACTGGTATAAACTGTGGTATTGGTTATTGCAACTAGGGTATTTGAAATTGCCATGTTCTTTCCTTATAGTAAAATACTCAAGAGTACTGCACGATTCTTACTGACAAGTTCGTCTTGAGTAGTTACATTTGATATATATAGTCCTGTATTACCCGGGCCAGCAGTCGCTTTGGAATACAATTTTGTTCGACCGGCTTGTTGGCTCGGTGTACTGCTTTGATCATCTAAATTTAATATCGCATTTACTTCAACGTTATTGTTGGCAGCGGCAAACACTAGATTTTGCGAAATTGAATTGTTAGTAATAGTGTCACCAAAGAAATTCAAATCGCTAATATTCATACCGACTGCTGACACAGTAACAATAGTATTGCCACCAACATACATATTAATACTAGAACTAAATGCTTGTACCTTACTGTATTCTGAACCAAAAACTGCATTTTGCGGAGTATATAATCTGTCAACTGTAGCAATACCATTGCTGGCAGCTACGTAATTGTACAAATATTTTCTGTTGAGAATATGATTATCTCTGGTAACTTTTGTTTCGTAGCTTGTTGAATTTGCAATTAACAATGCATAATTACTGTTCTGCATGTCAAAAGCAAAATCAGTTGTGCCGTCTGTGGCAATAGTTCTAAGTTGTAATCCTGATAGTTGTCCATCGATAGTCTTTAGTACAAATGCTCCGTTAACTTGACTGCTGTTTACAGGATTAAAATAAGGAACTTGTTCGTTGAATAAAAACTGAGCAGAGCTTCGACTACCTCGCAATATTTCAATACCGGCTTGGTAACTTTTTGTGCTACTAATACCAGCTCCAGTTTGCCCATAGTTTAACTGAAGTATATTATCTTTAATTTGAGTGTCAACGCTTTCTATATAAGAAGTAGTGCCTTGAACATCTAGATTGCCAATAACAGTAACAGTGCCTGTGGTACTTTGTGTATCCAGTATGATATTGCCACCAGATTGTACTTGGAGTTTGTAATCACCGTTACTGACTTTTAATATTCTTGACATTCTATATCCTTAAGTTGGGGACCTAAGTCCCCGTTCCTAATTAAGCGTTATCGATCAACAATGAATCTGCTGTGGCTGCAGACATGTTCCACTTGACTTGTGATCCATCTACAAAAGCCGCATCTGTTCCAGTGCCACGTGCAATTGTAACTTTGCGTGATGTAATCTTGGTAGCAAAGTATGTATAGCCAGCAGAGTCAAGTAAACGGATACTGCCTTCGCCAGCCGCTGAAGCAACTGAAGACTTCAATGCAACGATGCCTGTACGTGTACCGTCTGTTACTTTGAAACGATTTGTTGAAACTTGTTTAAGAATATCAACAGTAGTTGCTGAACCACCAGTTAAGTATGCTGTCATTAAGATTGTATTTTCTTGGTTAGTTGCTGAACCAACATTGCCAGTATCTACATTCAATACTGCTGTGGCTGTTAATGTGCCTTGTGTACCAGTTGACAATGTAACTGCCGGCACTGTTGTATAACCAGAACCGCTTTCAGTAATTGTGAATCCAGTAATTGTACCTGCGGCTGCAACTGAACCACCTAATGTGATTGTTAAATCGTTTGTTGTAGCAACACCGCCTAAGCTAGCACCATCAATAACAATAGTGTTACCTGAAGCATAGCCTGTACCTTTAGTAGTACAAGTGATAGTTGTGCTTGCACCATAGCTTGTGCCACCAGTACGTACAACTGTAAACACAGCACTAGTACCAGTACCGTTTGTTGATTTTTGTGTTAGGCCAGTAAAAGTCTGTGTTACTGCTACTGCTGTACCTGAACCAGTTAATGTTGTTACGTTAGTGCCAGATGTACCAGCGGCAATAGTTAACAATGCACCTGCTGGGCCTACTACTAAACTAGCTGTTGCACGAACACCATTTGGTAGTGTTGGAGTTGCAATACTGATTTGTGATGCACCTGCTGTAAAACCTGATGAGTTGTTAGCACCAGCCAATGTGATACTTGCAATCCCTTCACCGCCGATACCTTCATCAGTTGTAGTGCTTGCGGAACCGACGTTACGGTTACCAAAATATTTCTTATTTAAAGGACGTCCCATTTTGTTTTCTCCTTGTAGAAAAACGGCGTTCTAGGCCGTACGCGGTTGGATTTCCGCATAAAATCCACACCATGTGGATCATACATTGTATTTATACGTAAGTGATTCGCATAGCTACGTTGTCAATATATGCCGTATCAGTGTGTGGTGTAAGAACGTTGCTTCTAAAGGCTATTGCAACACCAAAGTTTACGTTAATTGTATCTATTAACTGTATTGGACTATTCCATAAGTTTGTAGGAGATCCATAAATTTTATAGTTGTCTACTCCAGGATCTGCAATATTATCGCCGACTAGTTGTCCGTTTAGAACTAGTTGCACAACATAGTCTTGAACTCTAGATGCTCTGATAGAATCTATTTGAACTTCAATCCCCAGCAATGTTGATCCGTTGGGAGAAAATGCAAAGTTAGTAAACCATAACTGGCTGGTTATTGTGGCAAATCGCTCTTGCCATAGACCTGATATTGTATGTAAAGGTTTAGCACTAGTGGCATACTTTGACACACCTCTACCAATGCTGGCTGCTGTATCTAGCCAGCTTATACTGTTATCCGTACTTACTTGAGTTACCAAGTTTGAAACAAGAAATTTGGTAGTTGTTGGTATAGGTGCTGGCGGTACTACCAGCACTGTTAGTACTAGTACTGAAAGTTTTTGAATATTATAATCATCTAATGTTCGACCAGGTTCTAAAATAGTACCATTGTAAGTTAATTGTGGTTGTCCGGCAGGTGGACCTATTCTATCCTGTATTTTTGCTAGGACTCCTTCGATAGAATCAGAAGACTCTACATCAATTGTGATAGTAGACGGTACCTGAACAAATATTTGCATAATAAATTCCTGTTAGTATATTTACCCAAAGAAAAACGCCCCGAAGGGCGTTTTTAATTTTGCTAAAGCAAAAAGTTACAGGATTACTGGAACTTAACGTTACCTGAAGTAATACCAACTAGACCTAAATAGTCAGCGGCGTTACCTAAGCTACTTGCTGTGTTCGACAACTCAACATAACCATAACGTGTCATGAATGATACGACTGGCTCAAATGTTGATGGATCTAAAACAACACCACTGCTCATCAATGGAATGTATGGGCAATAGAAAGCAGGAGCATCAGATTCTGAAGAACCTTTGTAACCTACTAGGATGCTTTGTGAATCGCTAGCATATGAGTTAACATATACTTTCATAGCATTGTTCAATGTACCAACAAACTTAGTGTTTGTAGGTGCTTCGAATGTACCTTCTGTTGTACGAGCAAATGCGCTAGTAGTAGCAGATTGTAGAATTGTCAATGCAAATGGGCTAACCACAGCGTAGTTACCAGCACCACGACGTGTACGTTGAGCGATCAAGTTAGCAACGCGGTTGATCATAACTGCCAAGGCAGCATGCTCATCACCCACGAATGTTGCTGTACCAGATACTGACGCTTGGTCGTATGTGTATAAAGCTGAACCAGCTAATGATTGTAGGCTAGCTAGAATCTCTTGGTCGATCTCAGCAGTAATTTCTTGTGCTAGAGCAGCCATGATTTCAGCTTCTACGTCAATACCTTGTTGTGCTTGTGCATCTTGAGCTGATTCAAATGTCCAGCGAGCTGACAATTTACGTGTCTTCGCTTCAACAGTTTGTTTCAAGATTTGAATGCTTAATCTGTTACCAGCTTGACCTTCTAAAGTAGCTGTTGAGCTAGCCTTAGGAGTTGCGTCAGTTGTGTTACCAGAGTAAGAAGCCGCAATCTTGAATGGGCTCAATGCCTCTTCACCAGCTACTACACCAGCGCCCGATGATGAATCAGCGTAGCGAACACGTAGAGTGTGAATTTGTCCTACTGGACCAGTCATTGGTTGTACGCCTAACAACTCGTTAGCAATAACGGTTGGCATTACGCGGCGGATTACTGGAAGAATCACGCGATTTAGTGTTGCAACGTTACCGGCAGAAGTGGCACCAGCAGTAGCGGATTCTGCAAGATACTTACGAGTATTCTCAAGAGCCACGCCCATTACTGATTTTTTAGTGCCTGATAGGCCTTCTAAAAGTGCTTCTTTAGTTTCTGCCCAACGTCCGTTTAATAGTTCTGACATTTAAATTTCTCCTTAAAATTTTAGTCCAGCAAGTTTGCGAATATCAATGATATTGGCATCTGACTCGCTACTATGATTGGTGTTGGAAATTTTATTTCCTGTGACTTCTTTTGCCTCTACAAGTGCCTGTTTCTTCTGCGGAGCTCTTCCAGTGTTACCAGAGATAACTGATGGTAGATACTTTTCAAAACTTTCGTTTAGACGTTCTGTTTTCACAGACTCCATTAATTCGCCCATGATTGAACGTTGCTCATTGTTTAGAGGAGCTAGTAATTCATTCATGATTGCTTTTCTTTCTTGACTCTCTTTAAGAGCACGGATGGTAGCTTCTTTACTTTCTAATATTTGTTCTGCTTTTGCAACGGCCTGTGCGGCTTCTTGCATTGCCAAATCTTTCAAGTCTATAACTTTGAGTAATTTTGCTGTTTCCGATTTTTCATTTAGGTAACTTGTAGAATATTCTGCGGCAAAAGCTTCGAATAATTTACGTCCAAAATCTGCGCGACGAGCGGCTTCAATGTCTTCTTTCAGTGCTGTAATTTCAGAGTTTAAATTCTGAGTTACTACTGATTCAACCATCTTAGCGGCACGGGTAACAAATTCTTGTTGTACCTTCTTGATTTCTTTACGACCTTCACGGACTAAGCGAACTTTCGTTTCAGCTAAGTCTTGTTTGTCTTTGTAAAACTCTGTGATTTCTTGAGCTAGAGCCTCAACTACGAATTGTTCTAGTTTACCAAATTTACTTGCCATAACCACCTGATCTTCGTGTAACTCACGAACTTCAGAAGCTAACTGACGTGTAACAAATTCCTTCATTACTTCAGTGTCTTTCTTCATCTTCTTAGCATATTTGACTTTCATCTCAGCTAATTGATTGCGGTCATCTGCAAACTCGACAATCTCAACAGCTAGTTGTTCAGAGATCATACGATCTACTGCTTCAACCATTGTGTTTTTGTCGTGTTCGTATTTTTGTGCAAACTCTTCACGTAATTGTTCAGCTACTTGTGTACGAGCTTCGTTAATACGACTCTCGAAAGCGGCTTCAATTGACTCCTTGATCTCTTCAGAAATCATGCTGTTTTCAAATAAACCTTTTAGTGCATCCAACATATGATTCTCCTTATTATTGGAGTTTGTTTATTATTGCTAATAAACTCTCTTTGAGATATTTCTGTGCTTTAGGGTCGCCCTTGACCTCTTGCGCTATGCGTAAGGAACTTAATCCGCCTCGACTATTCATCAAGTGTTCATAAATTGGTGTAGGGTATGCTCCAGGAGCACTAGGTTGAGCTACCATATCTACTGTGATAATCTCAAAATCTGATACTTCTCCTGATCCGTCTTCTTTTACGTTGCCGGATCCGCGACTTGAAACTCCTAACTTGACTCCGCTTTCCAACATTGTCTTGATAAGTTGTCCCATAGGGGTTGGTAAAATTTTCAGTTTACCGTAACCGTTAGGACCGTCCATCCACATGTTTGTTATCATGTGTGACACACGGTCCAGGTTAATTTTTAGATCATCTGGATGATCTACTTCTCCGAGAACTGAATAACCGTTCTGAATCTGATCGTTTAGGGTTTTGACAGCCTTGCCAATCTCATTAACAGGGTAAACACGCTGGTTAGCGTTACGTATACCGCCCTGGATACAAATCCCGGACATGTATAAGTTTTTCCCATCTTTGTCATCAGATTCAACGATCATTTTTGCTTCGTTGAAACTGAGATTCTCTCGGAGGTATAACATATTTTTCAATGTTTTATCTTATTACTTACGGGCACGTAAAGTGCTTTGGGTATTCTTTTCACCATCACGTGAATTTTTACCTGTCTCTGCACCTGCGTTTTGTCCTGGCTTGTTAAAACCAGCTTGACGATCAATTCCGCCACCCTTTACTTGAGTTTTGAATCCTGTCTTGCCTGCTTTGCCGCCTGGAACATTAACGTTGCCTTTGGCATCTGGGTTAGGAACTACATTCGTACCCATTACGCCGTTGCCTTTAACTGTTGATTTAGCGCCAATGTCAGCACTAACTTCACGCTGTCCATTTACGATGTTAGCAGTGGTGCCGCCCATATTGTTACGTGGACTACTTTTTCCGCCTAGCATACTTGTATTTTGTACACCGTTGTCGCCGTGTGTTGGATTTGGAACTTTGTTAACATATTCCATAATTGGCATGCCTTCAGCGTCCATGTCACCACCCATGTCACCCATGTCGTCACCACCCATGTCGTGGATACCAGGATGGTCAGCTTCTTCAGCTTCTTCGCCGGCTAATAGTTGTTCAAATTCTGCTTTTAGATCTTCTAGAGCATCTTCTAGATCCATTACGCGATCTTCCATATCACCATCTTCAGCACCTTCTTCGTCGCCGAAGTCTGGTTCTTCTTCTGAATCAGCATCATCACCTTCTTCATCGTCTGACTCTTCATCGTCTGACTCTTCATCGTCGGCACCTTCTTCTTCCATGCCTTCTTCTTCCATGCCTTCTTCTTCCATGCCTTCTTCCTTGAAGTCTTCTTGTTCTTCTGAACCGTAGGCTGGGCCACGATCTTTGGAATCGTCAAATTCGCTTTCTAATAATTCTTCGTAGATTTCACGTGATTTTCCAACAACGATATTGTGGAATATTTCTTTAGCTTGTTCTTGATCATCATTGATCAAAGCTTCTAGCATAGCTTCAAATTGAGCGCGGTCAGTCATGTTTATTCTCCTGAAATATGATTGGTTTGTTGATACAAGGCTGTAATATATTTACACTAATATTACAAAAGTGGGCAGATATACCTGAAAAACGGTCGTTTTTAAAAATATTTTATGAATTAGGCCGCTGGTGCTGGCGGAGTTGCGTACATTGAATGTATAAAATCTAATTCGTTCTCTTGTTCTAATATGTGTGCTTCACTACTTTTACGCAGTTCATTGATTTGTCCCAAAGTTAATCTTGTTTTACGTGTGTCAGTCCTGTGCATGACTGTATTGTCGCGTTTAGCATCATAGCGCAAATCATTGGCTACGCTACGTGTGTCGGGATCAATGTAAAATAATTCTCTTAGGATCATCTTGTATTTATGCTGCCGGTGGTGGAGGAGGTGCACCTGGTTGTGCTGGAGCTCCGCCAACTGCTCCTTCTCCGCCTGTTTCTGCATCTTGCATATCTTCCGGAGCATCCATATCACCTGCGGCGCCTAAATCACCCTCTATACCAGCGGCACTCAGGCCTGCTGAACGTAATTCACCAGCGGCATCTGTATGATTAGGTTGTCCTTTGCCAGCTTCTTCAGCCCACATGCGTTCGTTTTCTGCTACTTCTTCGTCTGTTAAGCCTAAAAAACGTTTAAGAGCAAAGCGTTTTGATACAAACGGCACAGCTTGAATAGTATTAAATGTATTAATACGCTCTGTATCCATAGCCGCTTGTCGACTTGATGCAAAGTTCATTGGAGGATTAAACTGTAACTCAAATAGATTCGCATCTAAGTTAAGCCCTTTACTCTCCATATACATTTTAAACTCTTCATCAAACACTGCTGTGATAAGACTCTGTAGTCTTTCACAGTATTTGTTAAAGCGTAGCTCTTGAATATAAGCTGTTCCTACTCTGCCGTCGTTGAAACTTGCTTGCGAATCGTCCGCGCCAGTAGGTAAGTAACTGCTAGGAATCCGCAAACCTCTAAAAAGTTTGTTCGTAAAGTATTTAAGGTCATCAATTTCACCTAAATTAGTACCGCCGGGCAGTGTTTCTACTTTAGAACCACGTCCTTCCGCTGTTGTTGGGAAGAAATAGTCTTCATTGATTGACAATGGGTTATACGCACTGTCAATAACATTCTGCCCGCCACCCGATTGGCTAGGAATACGGCGCTGATGGATTTCATTTTTAACACGTTCTACGAATGCCATGGCCAAATGGCTTGGCATGTTGCCCACATCAATGTGAAATACCCTGCGTTCTGGCGCACGTTGTATACGATAGATTAAAATTGCATCTTCAAGCAACTCTTTCTGTTTGTAAACTTTAAAAATGTTTTCAAGTAAACTGTTACCAAACGGATAATTTTGATCTAGACCTTCCGACAGACTTAAATGTATCATGTGTTTAGCATCAACAGCATTTTCTTTCTGATTTAATCCAAAACGACCACCACCACCACCAGCTGAATACGGGCCTGATGCACCTTTTCCGCTACTACCTTGACCTAAATTGCCGCTTACTCCTTGAGTTCCGCCTGAACCTGCACGTGGACTCACTGTAGGGGTAATCATTGTAGCAACTAAATTTTCAAAATTAGGTGCTAGATCTTTAACCACATACTGTTCAGGTTTCTTGCCTTCGCTTTCATTTACAATAACTTTGACAATGTTTGCTGGATCTACGTAAGACCATTTTTGATTTTCTGGATCGCGAATAAAAAAACTATCGCCATACTTGAATACGTTGCGCACAATACGAAATATTCTAGTATCAAACTGCTGTAGCTTATTCCATTGCTGTAGGTATTCACCTAAAATCTTAATTTCACTGTTAGTAGCTTTGTGGCGCCATTTAACTGAGAATGGACTTTTGTTATCTTTTACTTTTTGTGTGCAAAACTCTGCAAGAATATCTAGTGCGGCATTAACTTCAGGATCTGAATCCATTACTTCGTATTGGCTATAACGTTCAACACGATTTGGACTACCTGTATAGATATCAGGTAGATAACTTGAATAGTTTGTTTGTGCGGGCCCTGGTCTAGATCCGCTGTTGTTTGCACCAGAGATAGGCCCTAATAGTTGCCCATTAACTGCTACTGGTGTGAAATATTTTTTCCAACTCATCTATTATCCTTAGGCTAATGCTCTACTACCAGCGGGTCTAGAGGTAGACTTTGCAGTCTTTTGGCTAGCTTCTGAGGTAGTGGCGGCATGACTTATCATTTGTCCCATTTGTTTATTTAACATTATTAGCTGGTCATTGAGATCTTTTATAGATACTGCACTACTACCAGTTGCCGTAGGCAATGCCGCGGGCACACTAGAAACTTTTGGTTGTTCAACCGGTTTTTCTGCTTGTTCTATTTTAGGAACTGGTTTAGCCACTGGCGGTGCAGTTACTGGCTTGGCTATGTCAGTGTTAATATTATCTAATTTTGGCATTGCTGGCGCAGTTATTGCACTAGTCTTAGGTAACATACTTGTTATCTGAGTTTTTATACGATCAAATATACTTGGTTCTGCTTTAGGTGCCTCAACTTTAGGTATATCTAACTTAGGAATATCGACTTTAGGTGCCTCAACTTTAGGTATATCTAACTTAGGTGCTTCGACTTTAGGTACTATCTTAGGAATATCAACTTTAGGTGCTTCAACCTTAGGTACTTCAACTTTAGGTATATCTAACTTAGGTGGTTCTACCTTAGGTGTTTCAGCTTTAGGTAGTTCAACTTTAGGAATATCTACCTTAGGTGGTTCTGCTTTAGGTGGTTCAACTTTAGTTTCTTCGGACTTAGATTCTACTTTAGGTGGTTCAACTTTAGTTTCTTCGGGCTTAGATTCTACTTTAGGTGGTTCAACTTTAGGAGCTTCTACTTTAGGTGGTTCTACTTTTATATCAGTCTTAGGTGGTTGAACTTTAGGTGTAGCATCAGCCACTTGTTGCTTTAATTGAGCCATTACATCTTCCTTAGTTGAACCAGCTTTAGGTAGTTCAACTTTAGGAATATCTAACTTAGGTAATTCAGCTTTAGGTGCTTCTGTTTTGGCCGCTGACGCTCTTGCTTTGATATCTTCTTGTAGTTTTAGTGCTTCTTGATAGAAAGGACTGCCTTTACCTTGATTACGTTGACCAGGACCTTCTGCAAGAGTTTTTAATTGTTCTTCGCTTAGTTTAGGCAACTCTGGAGGTTTAACTTCGGGAACTTTTATTCCGCCCTTAGGCAACATGTCAGTAAGCATGTTCTTACTAGTATCTGCCGCAGGTTTAGGCATTTGTTTAGCGGCACGCTCTTGCATGTCTTGCATAAACGTTTTAACCTGTGCTTTAGGAACTACAGCCTCATCGCCATGTAGATTAACAGCAGTTTCCGTACCAAAGTTCTCAAACCAGTTACCAGTTGCTTCTTTAGATCCGCCGGCACGACCTGGTTTGGGCTTACCTATTTCACGATTACCTACTGCTGATGCACCTGCCGCAGTAGGTGCGGCTGACGGTGCCCCGGCTTTGTTTATACCAGTAAGATCTCCTAGTAATTTAAAATCTGCTTTTAATTTTGCAGCCGCTGCCTCAGTAGTACCACCTTTGCCAAACACTTCTGACATAGCACTATCAAATTTCTTAATTGAAGCCGCATCGCCTCCAATCTTTGCTGCCGTATCTGCTAGTGCTCCTGTACCTGCGGTACTTTGAACTCTTGCTTTTTCTTCTGTTCGTGATAATGCTTGATCAACTCCTCGTCTAGCATCTTGAGTTACTTTACCATCAGCACCTTTTACAAGGCCCTGTCCTTGTAGATCAACTTTATCTCTGTTTGCTTGATCTGCTTTTGTTCCAACCATTCCAGTTTCAGCTTTTGCACCTACTTGGCGCCCAGCTGTTCTATTTTCTTCAGCAATCTTTGACATTGCCGCTCCCATCTCCGGAGTAGAACGATTAACCATATTTTGAAAACGTTGGCTAGATTGAAATTCGTTAACGTGCGACTTAGCTTTTTCTAATGCTTGCTCAGCGGCTTCTTTTTGTTCCTTAGTTTTAGCATGTGTTAGTGCGTAAGTTGCACGTTGAAATTCGCCAGCCGCCGGACCCATTGCCATCAGTGCTGTTACGTTATCTTTGGTATATCGGCCACCTTTAGCAATTGTATCGCTTAGATCACCTACGCTTTTACCCATGCCAAGCAGTGCAACTTGCGCTGAAACATACCCTTCACGCTGTTGTTCTGACATGCGTCGCATCATCATAACAGTGCCGGGTTCTTTTAATCTTTCTTCAAGAGCCGCAGTTAGTGCCTGGTGCGTTTGCCCAGTAACCATTGACGTGCGATGTAAATTAGTAGCTAGTTCGCCAGCAAACTGGCTGGCTTTTTCCATTGCTTTAGGATTATCAAGATTTGCCTTAGCACCATACTGACTAACAATTGCTAAGTTTCCTAACTCAGCCGCAGCCATGTTAGTTTTTTCTTTAAGATTTTTACCTAAATCACCTTCTTGTAAACTATTTCCAAGTTTTAATAACTTTTCAGCCGATCCAGTTGCATTACCACTTACCGCATCTAGCGCAATTCCTGAATTGTTTACTGCTTGTAAATATTGTGCTTGGCTTAGTCCAGCTTTATTAGCCTTGTCTTGCATGTCAAGAAAACTCATTGACACGCCTTGCTGAGCATTAATTAAAGTACCGGTTCGTAATCCATCTAATTCGCCAATAGCTTTGCCGGCGGCGCCGCCTAGCCCTGGAATAACACTAGACATTCTCTGTAGAGCAGTAGCCGCATGGTTACCGTTAGTTGTAATGCTAGTAAATGCTGTAACTACGCCTGCTGAGGATCTAAGGATATCTCCTAAACCAGCACCCGTGCCGCCGGCACCACTAGCTCCCGATCCGCCTGAATTACCTTTACCACCGTTGGCTTCTCTAAGTGCGTCAATAAGGTCTTGTTTAGTTAATTCCATATAAAAAAATCCCCAGAAATATGCGTATATAAATACTGTATCATATATTTATCAGGAGTAAAATATGGCAAATAATCCTCTGCAACAGTATTTTAGACAACCTAAGATCTTTGTTAGTCTAGCCAGTAAAGGCACCTATAACGAACCAGGATCGCTAACTGGCAATCTTGAAAGCATGCCAATATTTGGTATGACAGGCATGGACGAAATCGTTATTCGAACTCCTGATGCTTTGTTAAGCGGTGAAAGCACTGTAAAGGTACTAGAAAGTTGTTGCCCTAGTATCAAGAACGGATGGGATATTAGCACTCTTGATACCAACTTATTGTTTACTGCTATTAGAATTGCCACTTACGGAAATATGATGGCTGTTACACACAATTGTCCGGATTGTAATAACGAAAATGACTATGACCTAGATCTAGGCAAAGCTATTGAACACTATTCAACTTGCAAATTTGATAATCGTGTGGTTGTAGACAATCTAGTAATTAAAATTAGACCATTAAACTATAAACAAAACACTGATATCAACATTAAAAATTTCCAACTGCAACAACAGTTGTCTCAAGTTGAAGCTATCACTGATCCAACTGAGCAACAGAAAAAAATCAACGAATTGTTTGCCGCAATCGGTCTTATTCAAAATGACATGATCACAGACTGTGTTGACAGTGTTGAGATTGAAACTACTAACGTTACCGAACGGGGTTACATCAAAGAATGGTTAGAGAATTGCGATAAATCTATTTTTGATGCAATTAAAAAACAAATTGAAGAAAATCAAAAAACTTGGTTATTGCCCAACTATAAAGTTAAATGCAAAAAATGTGAAAAAGATAACGAAGTCAGTATAGAGTTAGATAATTCAAATTTTTTCGCATAAGCCTAATTGGTCTCACACCCTATGAGATTGAAGAAAAGCTAGTTAGGCTAGATAACGAAATAAGAGCGTTTAAATCAGAGCTATTTAGAATCAGCTGGTACATGAGGGGTGGTATTACTGTAAATGATCTAATGTACACCTATAGCTATGACGACCGACTAGCCGCCTACGAGATCATTAAAGAAAATATTAAGTCAGTTGAAGAAACTGGCCTGCCTCTACTTTAATTTAGCTGTGCCTTTAATGCACGTTGTCCAGTTTTAGGATCTTGCATCCAACCAGTGCCAATATCTTTCCATTGCGCAATTGGACTAGCATTTGGTGCTAGCTTAAATCCACTTAGTAATTCAGGTTGCCCGCTGGCAGGGCCCGGTTTTGTAGCACTAGGTGTAGCTCCTTGTCCTTGATTAGCTTTAGATGTATCTGCCGGTGTATCATCAGTTTTATCGCCAGTAGTTTTATCAGCCGCAGGTTTGTCTCCAGTTGGACCTTGCTTAACACTCTTCATAAAATCAGGAGTTAGTGCATCTAATACTTGTACACCCTTAGCACCAATAAAATCTTGAATACCAAAGAATGATCCTGCCATAGTTTCTGCAATTCCTTTAGCTACATCGCTGTTGTTGAACATAGATAGAGCAACTGTGCCAACTACTTTATTACCTAAACCTGATACAGCACCGCCTAATTTTTCAGCACCTAACTTGGTAAGGAATCCGCCAAATATTTTTCCAGGGATTTTAGCAATTTTACCTACAGCAAAGTTTGCCACCTCTCGACCAATTAGAATCTGCATTTCACGCTGACGATAAGCATTGTACCACTCACCGACATCTGTAAACTGCTCATATCCTGGCGGAATCTTTCCAGACTTGACCCATTCTTCAGCATCCGTCATATGATTGTAGTACTCAAGGGCAGGTTGCCATAATTCATAAAGGTATGCGGCATCAAATCCAAGGCTAGCTAATTTCTTACCACCTTCTTTGACCATCTCTAATTTACCCATACCAACAATTTTATCCAGGCCAAGCGTTCTGAGTCCACTGTCTGTTTTAGCTTGAGCCAGGATCTTTGCATCAAGATCCGGTCTATGTCCTAACTGTTTAGCTGCCTCAGCAGGTGTAACTCCAGTTCTGCGAGCATAGCTGTTTACCTTTGCGGCATCAATGGCCGCTTTTTCTTCAGCGGCTTTGGCAATAGTTATATTTCTAGATTTAGCAAAGTCAGCTAATTCTTGAGCACCTTGTTTAATCAAAGGTGTATCTCCTTTAAGTGCCTTAGCGGCCTTAAAACCAAGACTTCCTATACCACCTAATATATCAGCGGCTAGACCTTCTTGTGTTTGTTGTTCAGAGATTATTTCATAGATTTTCATATTAGGATCCTATCTGATATTTATCACAGTTTAAAGTTGAACTACGTTCAACTGTGTTTATCGCTATCGCTCAAACACTGATTGTTTCTTTTAAGTAATTATAATATAACGCGAAGCGTTAAGATATTATCTAGATCGTTCAGTCACACTTTGCCCTAGCGGGCAAAGTTGTTTTTGGACATTATCTGAGTCGAACAATATCACTTAGCGTTAGCACTAAAACGTAGGCGGTCATCCTGTACCTACTCATGCTGTCTTTATATGACGGCGGCCTGCACACATACGCTAACACATGTACAAACGTGGGGCTACTACCCCTCTTTTAACCTGGAAAATTCTTGCTGTTGATTAAACGGATTCTATAGGTATATTCCATCAACGTCCTGTAAAGGATAGTAATCAACATCTCTGCTACCAAGCAGAACTACCCTGCCGTCACACATCAGAACGGATTCGGGGCACAATATCAGTCGCCTGTGCGGGCTTATTTGGCAGTTTTTTGCCTGGATTTATTGAGCCTTGAGTATATGTGAACCATGTACACGCACTTGAATATGACCGTTATAATAGTCATTTGATTCTAGTACACGACGACTAAATTGTTCACGAGCCTCTACGTATGAGCATTCTGCTTTGGATTTACAGTAAAAAAGTATTTCTCTTGTGAAGTTTGCTGTGCCTAATTCCGCAATATCTTTGCTTAGTTCAGGCGACGATCCGTAATATTCACGCCAGTCTGAATCAATTTTACTGCGAATTTTCTTCTTTTTCTTTGTGCCGTTTTTAAGCGTTACTGTTTTTGTGGTAGTTTTAGAGAATTTTGCTAATTTTTTGCCTATGTACTTACGTCCAGACAGTGTGTTAGTAATTAGATAAACATATCCTACACAATCTTCCGGTAACACTTCCACTAGTTGATTTTCATAAGTCCATGACATCAACTAGTTAGCGTTATCATCCCCTTGAGTCTTGCCTTTTTGAGCGGCCCGCCGAGCTTTACGTTCGTCTAACTGCTGTCTTTTTTCTATTTGCCAGAGCCTAATATCTTTACGTCTATCAGAACATACATTACGTATGTCCGATAGCAAATGCCTAACGCGAATACTGCTGGCATAGGTAGCTTCATTGAGCCACAGTTGATTCTCTTCGAAGTAAACTCGAAGTAATCGCATCAACTCTGCATGCAGATCTTCGTCTTGTTCTTTCACTCAGTTATTTCCAAATCATTGGCATAGCTAGTATAGCCATTTTCTTTGATAACTTTTAATACATTGTTCACACGTCCGATAAGTTCGTCCTTGTGAGAGATTAAGAAAATATTTTTCTTACGTTCACGAGCCATCTTTTTAAGCACTGCCAGTGCGCCCTCAACACCTGCGGCATCTAAGCCGTTGTCAATCAGTTCATCCACAAACAATAAGTTGATCTGCTGATATAGGCTTTCCCATACATCTCGGAAAGCCCACGACAAGCTCAATATAAGTCTATTGCGTTCACCTCGACTTAGATTATCAAAATCTAAGTCTTGCCCCAGCTGGGTGATCAGTACCGTAAGATCATTTTGGAATAGAACAGTATGGGGTAATCCCATCTTGTCTAGATAATAGGTCAAACGGTTGTTCAAATAGGCTAGGTTTTGATCTATGATCTTCTTGCGAATAAACGAATCTTTGCTGGTCAGCAGTTTAAGTAGGAACTCTTGATGCTCTTTTAAACTGTTAAGTTCGTTAACACCATCCCATACGATTTCTTGCATGGCAGTATTTTTTAATTCATCAATTTGTTCTTGGTAGGGATCACTTTCTCCGGCCTTAATCTCTAACTGTGTTTCTAGAGTCTTTAAATTATTCTGATGCTTTAGTGCTTCTTCTACAGTATCGTAATAGGTATCAGGACGTCCGGGCATCTCGCCGATAGCAGATAACTCTTTGTTAACCTTGGCAAGATCTTTTTCAACTTTATCGTGGTAGACGTTAGCTTCTGCTAGATGCTTAGTAGCATTGGCAGTCATTTCTTCATGCTTATGATCGTGAAGAGTCTGTTCACAGGCATGGCAAGTTTTGTTATCTAAGGTAGCAAGCTCGCTAGCGTATTTTTTTACGCTTCGCTCCGCTTGCGCTATCGCGCTTTCTAACGTAGCCCGCTCTTTATTTAAACTAGCTAATTTTTGTTTCTGTTCTAAATATAACTTTAATTCAGCATGGGCGGATATCTCCGCAGTGATGTCTACGTTTTCTAGTGCGATAATCGCACGACCGATCTTTTCTATTTCTTGATCATGTTGATTATTCCAAGCACTTTGTCGAACAATCAATGCATCAATACTTTTTTGTATGCCTTCATTGGCTTTCTTAGTTGCTTCTAGATTAGCACTTTCTTGTAAGATTGAATCTTTAGTCTGTTTAACTAGTTCTTTAAGAGTTTCTGCTTTTTCACTAAGCAGAGTAATGCCTAGTAACTGTTCAATAATAACTCGTTGGTCATTAGCTCGCATACTGAGAAACGGCTCTGTATACGTATTAAGAGCAACAATATGCTTGAACATGTCGTGACTCATACCTAGCAGTTCATCTAAGTCTCGCTGGGTTTCACGCATATCTCCTTGTGAGTCGTCAGTTTCTTCGCCTTCTTGTTCTTGGTCATTAACAAAGAACTTCATTATAGAAGGTTTGCGTCCACGCTCAATACGATAGTCAGTCTCGTCTTTTTCGAAAGCTAGAGTAACTAACATGTTTCTATTGTTAATCTTATTAATAAGATTATCTTTTTTAATATTAGTAAGTGCATTACCAAATAGTGCAAAACTCAGGGCATTAACAATAGTAGTCTTGCCCGTACCGTTACGACTTCCGTTATCGTCCCCACCTTGATCTAAGTTTTCACCTAGTACAAGTGTTAAATTTTCCGTGGCAAAGTTTACTGCTTGGGTTTGATTACCCACGCTCATAAAATTCTTAACTGTCAGTTCTTTAAGTTTAATGGTCATAGGCTATTGTAAATTGCTAAAAGTGTATTTTTGTTATACGTGTCGCTGTCAATATTAATAATTTGACTAGACACAATTTGATCTACACTCTCAAACGCTTGTATATCAATGTTTGTATTAATTTCTAATTCTTTCTTTTCAGCAATTAGTGTAAGTTCGCGGATATCATAATCTGCAATAAACTTCTCTTTAATAAAACTTGCTTCTTCAAAACTAATATCAATGTCTAAGGTAACACGTAGATGCTGTCTAGGTTTAATAATAGTATCAGCATCATCAATCAATTGACTTAGTTTAACAGTACGGAATGTAGGTTGGCCAGGCCAACTATGATATTGGGGAGTGCCATCCCAGGCTAAGACCATCATACCACGCTCATCATCCCATGCATCTGCATAGTTATGTGGAAATGCATTTCCGATATAGATCATGTTTTTTTGTTGCTGACGCTTATGGAAATGTCCGCTAAATCCCAGCTCATATTTTTCAAAAGCATCAAGTTGTATTTCACCGTGATCAGGCATCTGTATCATAGCGTTCATAAAGAAGCTGGGCAATTCAAAGTGACCAAATATATACTTGCCACCTTTCTTGCCTACAGTCTTCCACTCGTCCCCTACAAGCCACGGGCAGAGTGTAACGTCCCCAATGGTAGTCGGTTCGTGGACCACTGTAATACCTGGAATATATTTTCCAAACTCGACAGAGTGTATATCCCGCTTGTCTTTGTAATACAGATCATGATTACCAGGGAAAAAATAAAATTGATCGAACGCCTGACCCAGCTTTTCCAAGGCCCTAAGGCTATAGTCCATAGTAGTGATATTAAGACTATTACGATTGTGATGCCAATCACCCATAAAAATTCCAACATCGCAACCTTCCTCCTTGGCTTTTGCAATGTACCAATCTACAAATTCTTCACAGTCTTGATTATGTACTGAGCTGTTGGATTTTAATCCAAAATGGATATCGGTAAAACATGCTACTTTTTTAAATAAGCTCATTCACTGCTCTCATCAAATCTTTTTTGTGCGGCAGCATGATCGCTTGCCCCAGTTCTGCTGTAACTTGGATTCATTCCGTTCATTTCAAGAATATCATCACGAATATTTTGATTGCGTTTTTCTATATTGATAACACGTACAAAACTATTGGTCACAGCCGCGGTAAAATATGCAAAAGGGTTATCTGATTTTGATTCATCGAATTGTAATCCTATTTGTGCTAGCTGTAGTATGGCCTGCCCCTTCATTTCGTCATTATATGTGTAGCCACGCACGTTGCCGCGAGTAGCATACCTCTCACACAATTTTAACATCATTCTAGCTAAAGTTGGAGTGATTTGACCCGCATCTTTATCAAAGTGTCCGGTATCTAGTGGACCCTTCCAGTGGCTTTTGCCCACGCATATAATTTCATCGTTGTCATTAAATTTCCAATGCTGGAACGGTGGAAAGTTTACTTTGTCTCTATGATCTGCTAGGCTTTTAGGGTTCTTTTTACGAATAGTGTTTAACGGAATATGATCAAATGTCATAATCCTGAATACAATATCTAGCTTGGCAATTTTTTTATAGTCTACTTCACAATCTGCTTGCTTGACTTTTTCACCAGCGGCTTTTCTTTGTGCATATTCTAAATCGCCAATACGTTTTGCTCTTACTCGTTTAGCTTCGGCAACAGTTCTAATATTGATTTTGTCCACACTGGGCAAAATAAGGTCATATTGGTGAAATGCAGGGTCTGTAAAACTGCAATATGATGTTTTCGATCTATGTATCTCCAATAACATATCCTTGTTATTTAGGTAATTTACTTTTGCTGTCATTAAATTTGTTCTCCGGATCTGTTATTATAAACTACGCACTTAAAAAAGTCAACTAAATATTATACCAAAAAGGAGTTTTATATGGGTTTTTTTGACGCTGGATCTAGCATAGTTTCAAATATTGGCGCGGCATCTAATCTGATCGGAGCCGCAAATCGTGCTGTAGGTACTGCTGGAAATTTAGCCTCAGCTCTTTCTTCTGGATACGGTGCCAAGGGTGTATTAGGTGCAATACGTAGCATGAATTTACCAGCGGCTGGTGAAGCAGTGGGTGACATCATGAGTGCTGTGGCCTCCTTTGGCGGCGATGCCAATGCTAATGATTGGCGTGTTAGGCTAAGTCTTGCTAACTGGTCTAGTTTTAAATCAAGTCCAGTATTAAAACCACTAAAAGATGCTGGCGGATTAATATTTCCGTATACACCTACTATCAATATATCGAGTGGCGCACAATACCAACCAATTAATACTATACACAGTAATTATACATTCCAGGCATTTCAAAATAGTGATCCTGGAGAAATTAATATCAGTGCTCCGATGTTTGTTGAAGATCCTTCACAAGGCCTTTATTGGATCGCCATGGTACATTACTTGCGTAGTCTAACTAAGATGTTTGCAGGCAATGATCCTAAAGCTGGAAATCCGCCGCCTGTTGTATTCCTAAACGGTTACGGTAACTATGTGTTTAAAAATGTTCCTGTTATAGTAAAAAGTATGAGTGTATCACTGACCAATGAGTGCGATTATATCGGAGTTGATGTAGTCGGTTCGGCAGCAGGCTCTATTGAAGGTGTCGCACAATCGGTAGGCGGACTTGCAGATACGCTGGGCGGAATCATTCCCGGACTCAGCGGTCTTTCAAGTACGGTAAGTAGTATAGCTGGCGGATTAGGACAAGTGGCAGCTCTTGCCGGAACATTTGGACTTGGCGGAACAACTAGTGGCGGCGTTGCCCATGTACCCACTAAGAGTACATTTACAATAAAATTACAACCGATCTACAGTAGAAATAGTGCTAGAAACTTTAGCTTAGATAGATTTGTCACTGGCGGTTACTTAAACAACGGATTTGGCTATATTTAAAATGAAAACAAAATACACAAATACAAGCCCGTGGTATCATACTAAAATTAAACAAGATCATCTTGATGTTTTAAAAATACGACCAGTATCGGCAGAAGTAGATGATTTTCTTTATACCATTGAACCTCAATATACGTACAGACCTGATTTATTATCTGCTGACTTGTACGGTGAAGCTAACCTATGGTGGGTTTTCATACAACGTAATTTAGATGTACTACAAGATCCTATTTTAGATTTTGTTCCCGGGACTCAAATTTATATTCCAAAAAGCAGTAGCTTAAAACTTGTGTTAGGATTATAATATGGATTTTGGCAGTGTTACCGGCGCAATTAATTCTGCAACTAGAACCGTTAGCAGTGTGTCTTCGGCTGCCACTAGTTTATTAGCATCTGGGTCTAGTTTATTATCATCTGGGCCTGCAAGTGCGCTGTCGTCTATATCAAGTGCTATTTCTGGACTGTTAGGCGGACTGAGTTCGTTATTCAAAGGGTTACCTACTGGGGTAACTCTGCCTCTTCCTAATCCACTATTTGCATATGCTAGTTATACCTATGTATTAAGCATTGGATGTTTAACCGATGACGACCTTAGTCATCCTGATACCACTTATAAAATTGGAAAACGCATTCCTTTAATATGTAAATCAGCAAATGCCGATCCCAGCAACAGAGTTAATACACCATATGGAAAGTTTGATTTTTTTCTTGACGAGTTAACACTAGACAGTTTAATTGGATTTGAAGAAGGATCGGGTAATACCAATGTTACCGGACTGACTTTTCAAATAACTGAACCATATAGTATGGGACTGTTTATAATAGCGGTACAACAGCTCGCTCAGGAATTAGGGCATGATAACTGGAGAGAAGCACCTTTCTTGCTTACAATAGAATTTAGAGGTAATACTGAAACAGGGCAAATTCAAAATATTCCAAACACTACTCGTCACATTCCGTTTAATTTTAACGAAATGAGCATGGTTGTTAACGACCGGGGATCGGTGTATTCTTGTACAGCACAGCCTTGCAACCAATATGCTTTAGGCGATGCGGCAGCAAATTTACAATCAGATCATTCTACAGTAGGATCAACAGTACAAGAAATTTTACAAACCGGAGAAAAAAGTTTACAAGCTGTAATTAATCAACGAGCACAGTTATTGGTTCAAAAAGGTATAGTACCGGTAGCCGACGAATATATTATTATCTTTCCAACAAATCCAGCATCTTCTAATACTGGATTTACGCCGGACGATACTACTAGTAAAGATCTAGGAGCAACGGAAGATCCAAGTGCTGGAAATGGCGCTGGTGGGATAGAGGCAATATTAGGACTTTCAAGAAGCTCGGTGAATGGCACATTGATTCAAAGCTCAGAGGATGTTAATGCCTTAGGACAAGCTACTCTAATAGCCGAGGACAGCAGAAGAGGAGATCCACAAACTGGAAAAGCTGATGCAGTTTACGATCCTAAAAGTAAAACTTTTATACAAGGTAATTTAAAAAACGATCCTACACAAACAGAGATGAAATTTAGCCAAGATACAAATATACCCAATGCTATAAATCAAGTTCTTTTGCAAAGTGATTTTGTTAAAGATGCATTAGACAGCTCACTAATAACCCCCGAAGGATATCGTGGATGGTGGAGAATTGATTGCCAAGTATATAATAATCCAACAAGTGAAAACATGGCAGTCACTGGAACGAAACCTAAAATAATTGTTTATAGAGTAATACCATATAAGGTACATAGTAGTAGAATGATGCCACCTAACACTAAAGCACCAGGACTTGGCGAAGGCGGTGAATTAGAAGCACAAGTGGTCAAGCACTATAACTACATCTATACTGGTAAAAATGTCGACATTTTAAAATTTGAAATTAAAGTCAACAACGGATTTACTCAAATTATGGGATCCGATGGATTGACTAGAACCCAAGACGAAGTGAAGGCAGCATCAGATGGCGGTGATCCGGAAACAAATACTTCACCAGTACAACCAATGCCGCTGGGAAATCCACCATCAACTGAGTTGGGTGTGATACCTACAATCGTAAAGTATATAGGTACTATGACTTCTACCGACCGCATGGGCGGCGGCGGCCAAGAAGGTGTTGCTCAACGTGCGGCTCGATTATTCCAAGATGCACTTTCTTACAGCACTGACATGATTGATTTAGATATGGAAATCATCGGGGATCCGTATTTTATTGCACAAAGTGGAATGGGCAACTACACTAGTGAAGCTGCCACTACCAATTTAAATACAGATGGTTCTGTGAATTATCAAGATGGCGAAGTTGATATCAAAGTTAATTTTAGAACCCCAATAGACTTAAATCAAGGTACTGGATTATATGATTTTGGAGGCTCGAGTAAAAGTGCTCCGGTTATGCAATTTAGTGGAGTATACTGTGTTAATCAAGTAATCAGCACATTTAGTAAAGGTGTGTTTAAACAACAATTAAAAGGATTTAGACGTCCGTATCAGGAAGCATTGGAAGATGCTACTCCGGACCAAATGTTCTCAACACGTCGAACTCAGCCTGATCCGACAATAGACGGCGAAGGCGAATAACACAATGGCAAATAAAGATCAAAATCATATGTCGGCGGAGTCTGGTACTCCTCGCCCCGGCCCGTTTTTAGCTAGAGTAGTAAGTCATCAAGATCCTACCTATATGGGGGTCCTAACCGTTGAAATATTAAGGCCCAGCGGCAGCACATCCAGTGAAGGCGAGTTACATCAGGTAAAATACATGAGTCCATTTTACGGAGTAACCAAAGCTGAGTTTGTTAATAAAGATCCCGACGACTATAATAATGCACAAAAAAGTTACGGTATGTGGATGATACCACCAGACACTGGAACTACAGTAGTAATATTTTTTATCGACGGCGACCCTAAGCGTGGTTATTGGATGGGTAGTGTATTAGATACAGATATGAATCATATGTTACCGGGAATTGCCGCTACAGAAAATAATGTAGAAGGTGGTACAACTAGTTTAACCGGCGACCCTTTGCGAGCACCAGTTTCGGAATATAACAATCTAGTCAACAAACAACCAGAAGATGGTACTAAGGTCAAGAAACCTCAACACCCGTTAACTAAGGCACTACAAGACCAAGGCTTGATAGAAGATGATATTAGGGGTATTACAACTAGTAGTGCTAGACGAGAAGTACCTAGCATGGTATTTGGAATATCTACACCCGGGCCATTAGATAAACAGGATGGCACCCCTACTGGAAAAGTTGGTACCGAACAAAATTTTATTCCTAATTACCCTGCTAGTAGACTTGGTGGCACGACATTTGTTATGGATGACGGTGACGATAAATTTATTAGAAAAACTAAAGTAACTGAAGGGCCTCCGGAGTATGTTGCGGTAAGTCAAGGAGAAACAGGAGGCGAAGTAACAATTCCGCACAACGAATTATTCAGGATTCGTACACGGACCGGGCATCAAATACTAATGCACAACAGCGAAGATTTAATTTACATTACAAATAGTCGAGGTACAAGCTGGATTGAAATGTCGAGCGATGGAAAAATTGATATTTTTGCTACAGACAGCATTAGTGTACATACCGGCAATGATTTAAATTTCTATGCTGATCGTGATATCAATTTTGAAGCAGGGCGTAATTTTAATCTCAAAGTTAAAGAGCGCCATCAAACAGAAGTAGGCAAAGATAAGATTACCATAGTCGATGGCAAGGTAGCAATTAAAGTAGCTGAAACTCACGACGAAACGATAGGCGGGCAAGCTAACATAACAGTTGCTGGCGGATTCGATCTCAATACTAGCGGAACTAATAAATTAACATCGGGCGGAACAATGGAAATAGGCGCAGCCAATACAACTATATCTGGAGGCAGTATTAACCTTAACGGGCCTGCCGCAGCCTCAGCCGGATCAGCCGCTGTGCCAGAACCTCTTAGCACTTTTGATAACCCAACAGAAAAAGACGGTACAACTATCACTAGTATTATGTTGAGAGTACCAACTACAGAGCCATACCCGCACCATGAAAATTTAGATGCTACAAAGTTTACACCCGATGCCACAGATAGGGAAAGTGGTAGTGCAATAGCAATACCTGATTTTTATAAAAAGTATACAACATCAACAGATCCCTTTAACAAGGTAAAAGGACCAGATAATGCCCAATAATCTTTACAGCAATATTAATGTACAAAATCGCACAGTCGCTAAAACAGTCACTCCTCAGATGTATCGAGGATTCAGCACAGTTAATACTACCACACAAAATTTTACACTGTATGACTTTGAATTAATTAAACAAGACTTGTTAAATCATTTTTACGTTAGACAAGGCGAACGATTAATGAATCCTTTGTTTGGCACAGTTATATGGGATCTAATATTTGAACCGATGACTGAAGAAATAAAAGATTTAATCTTACAAAATGTTAACGAGATTGTTAACTATGACCCAAGGATTCAAGCACAGAATGTAGTGGTAACTAGCTACGATAAAGGTATACAAATTGAGTGTACTTTAAAATATTTGCCTTATAATATTTCTCAGAATCTAAAATTACAGTTTGATCAAGCATCTGGGCTATCGATTGCATGATAAACTACGCACATAATTTTATTCAATAAATACACTTATTAGGATAAAACATGAGTTCAACAGATCGTCAAAATAATCTTCTCATAAGCCAAGACTGGACAAAAATTTACCAGTCTTTCAAGAATGCCGATTTTCAAAGCTACGATTTTGAAAATTTACGCAGGTCTATGATTGAGTATATTCGCACCAACTTTCCTGAGGATTTTAACGATTACATCGAGTCCAGCGAATACCTTGCCCTAATTGATCTTATTGCTTATGTGGGACAAAGCATAGCTTTCCGTGTTGACCTAAATGCCCGCGAAAACTTTTTAGAGCTAGCAGAGCGTCGAGATAGTATCCTTCGATTAGCAAGATTAATTAGCTACAATGCTAGTAGGAATGTGGCTGCTAGAGGTTTATTAAAATTTAGCACAGTTAAAACTACTGAAAATGTTATTGATAGTAATGGACGAAATCTGTCCGGACAAATAATTACCTGGAACGATCCTAGCAATGCAAACTGGTATGACCAGTTTATTAAAATCATCAATGCCGCACTACCGACTACTCAACAATTTGGAAATCCTATCGATTCTGGAAGTATCTACGGCATTAGTTCAGCACAATATCGATTCAACGGGTCTAACACAGATATACCATTGTATAGTTTTACCAAGACGATAGCTGGCCGTTCAATGGCGTTTGAAATTACAAGTACTACATTTAATGGGCAAAGTTACATTTACGAGGAAGCTCCTAAAGTTGGAAATCGCTTGGCATGTGTCTATACCGACGACGGGTATGGCGCTAGCAGTAGTAATACTGGATTCTTTTTAAATTTTACGCAGGGTACATTACAACAAGGTGTCTTTTCAATTACTCAACCTAGTACTAATGAAATAATTAATATCAATACACAAAATATCAACAACACAGATGTATGGTTATATAAATTAAATTCAACTGGTTTAGAATCCGAATTATGGAGTAAAGTTCCTAATCTAACTGGCAATAATATCATTTATAATAGTCTATCTAATAAAATTAAAAATATTTACAGTGTAATAACTAGAGGCGGCGATACAATTAGCCTATCGTTTAGCGACGGAACATTTGGTAATTTGCCATTAGGCACCTTTAGAAGTTACTACCGGACTAGTAATAATTTAACATATACAATTAATCCTTCGGATATATTAAATGTAACAATTAATATTCCATACATATCTGCGAAAAATCAATCTGAAACATTATCAATTACTTTAGGATTACCTAGTTCTGTTAGTAACGCCGCCCAATCAGAAACAAATGCTAGCATAAAGGCAAACGCACCTGCAACTTACTATACACAAAATCGTATGATTACAGGTGAAGATTATAATATTAGTCCTCTGTCTGCTACTCAAAAAATCTCAAAAATAAAAGCAGTCAATCGATCTAGCAGTGGAATTAGCAGATATTTTGATCTTGTAGATCCTACCGGAAAATATAGTTCAACAAACTTATTTGCAGATGATGGAATATTATACCAAGATCCGTATACATCGTTAGTTAATTTTTCTTATACTACACAGTCGGATGTTGAAAGTATCGTATTAAATACTGTATATGATATATTGAACTCTCCCGAATTAAGAAATTTTTATTATGCGAATTTCACTAACACCATTAATACTAGTGTGAATCTAATTTGGCATGCAGTCACTACTGACAGTAACGCATCAACAGGATATATCGGTGATGCTACTAGCACTGTAATTTATAAAACCGGATCGTATACAGCAACAGATCTAAGATACGTTACCTTGGGATCCCTGATTAAATTCATAGCCCCTCCTGGTTATTATTTTGATAATAATAATCGCAATAAATTAGTTGCAGGTATCCCGATCGCTAATGGGTCAAGCTACTATATTTGGGCTGAAACAGTTTCTGTGACACAAGATGGAACAGCATCGGGTATTGGAGTACTCGGAGACGGCACAGGCCCGATACACTTGAATATCTCAGTGCCTGACCGTGCAATAATTTCTCAAATAATCCCAAAATTAACAAGAACTATTGATGCTTCAGTTATAACAGCAATAATTGATCTAGTGTTTGCAAATCAGCCATTTGGTCTCCGATATGACTCGTCTATACAATCATGGCAAATTATATTTGAAACAAATCTTAATACAAGTACAGTTTTTAGTTTATCCAATCAAGGCAGTACTTCAAATACACAACAAGATGCCAGTTGGTTTATGTTGTTTACAACCAACAACGAATATTATACTATTACAACTAGATTATTAAGATATGTATTCGAAAGCGACCAACAACTTAACTTTTATTTTGATTCAGATCAAAAAATATATGATATTGTATCAACATCAATCGTTAAAGATGCAATTAATGTATTAAATGTTAATACGCAGCCTCTCGGGTCTCTGCCATTTACTAGTAGTTTATCATGGGAAGTAATTTCATCCTACAGCGGATTAGATGGGTATGTTGACCCTAAAAAAATTATTGTTACTTTCACAGATTCTGATAACAACGGAGTTGTTGATAATCCTCAGTTATTTTTTGATATTGTTACAACATCTAATATTACAGGATCTGCTGTAATTAAAACAACAACAATTACTTCTTTGCTAGCCAGCGCGGTTATGGTAGGATCGGCAGTCCAGGGTGCAGGGATCCCTCCAGACACTATTATTGTTTCTGTTACTCCGGGGATTTCTTTTACTATAAACAATCCTACAACTGCTACTATAACCAATGAAACCCTCACAGTCAAAAAAATAACTTACATTATACAGAAAAGATATCTAATCAGTCAAGGGCAAGAAGACTACAGATATGTTAGTAATGTATCAAATATTGTATTGATATTGCCTTCTGAAAACCAAGTAGGATTTTTAACACAATATACCGACGGACAATATTTTTATTTTATAGATACTGATGTAGTTAAAAAGTTTAATGCATCTACTTCTTCCTTATCTATAAGTTTAGATTATAAAGTATATATTGGTAGAGATAAATTAAAATTCCAATATACTCATAGTGCAGACTATGATAGCAGAATTGATCCTGGGTCTAGCAACATTATGGATATGTATGTGCTGACTACTGATTATAATAGTCGATATCGCCAGTGGTTAAGTGGTGCGAACATTAGCCAGCCACTTCCGCCTAGCTCTGACGAATTACATACGTTGTTAAGTTCTAACCTTGATCCAATTAAAGCAATGTCGGATGAAATAATATATCATCCGGTTAGTTATAAATTACTGTTCGGAGCCCAGGCAGAAATTAATTTGCAAGCGACATTCAGTGTCATTAAAAATTCAAGCTCAACAGCATCTGATAATGATATCAAAGCAAGAATCTTAATTGCAATTAATACGTTCTTTGCTTTAGATAATTGGAATTTTGGTGATACATTTTATTTTACTGAATTATCAACTTATGTTATGAATCAGTTGGCTCCGGACATTACAAATTTTGTAATTATTCCTAAGCAAGGCGATTTATACTTTGGGGCATTATTTGAAATTAAATGTCCTAGTAATCAAATATTTTTAAGTTGTGCAACATCTGACACAATTGTTGTTGTATCTGGATTTACATCTTCTAATTTAAAAACAGTAACAGGTAATGCATTAACATCATCCGTGGTAACATCACAAAATGTTACCAGTGCAAATTTTGGAGTAACAAATGGTTGATAATGTTAACCCTAACGGCAGCAATTCTGGTCTTACTTTAAATTTACTACCAGCTTTTTATAGAACAGAAGCTAATAAGAAATTTTTACAAGCAACACTGGATCAGTTATATCAACCTGGCTCTATTAAAAAAACAAACGGCTATATTGGGCGAGAAAATGCTAAATCGTCTACCGGATCAGATATATTTGTCGAGGCATCGGATAGTACACGACAAAATTATCAGTTGGAACCTGCATTAACTGTAACCGACTCGATCGGCAATGTGACATTTTTTAAAGACTATATTGATTATATCAATCAATTAAATGTGTTCGGTGCTAATACCAGCAACCATGCTCGACTAAACAAACAAGAATTTTATTCTTGGGATCCGCATATTGATTGGGACAAGTTTGTTAACTTTCAAAATTATTACTGGTTGCCTTACGGCCCTGATTTAATTACAATCTATGGACAACAGTTAGCCATTGAAAGTACGTATACTGTAACACTTGAGTCAGAATTAAATAATAATCAATATTTGTTCACGCCTAACGGTTTTACTCGAAATCCGGTACTACGATTATTTAGAGGACAAACATATACTTTTGAAATTAATAGTCCGGGAAATCCTTTCAGTTTTAAAACTGCCCGTAGCCTCGGTATTGCTGATAGATATGAAATCCCAACATTAAGTGATCATGCAGTTACTAATGGTACAATTACATTTACAATACCGTCGGATGCCCCTAGCTTACTTTATTATCAAAGCGAGTCAGATTTGAATCTTGGTGGTGTTATCGCAATTTATAATATTACTGAAGATACATTTATTAATGTCACTGACGAGATACTTGGAAAAAAACAATATAAATTAGCAAACGGCACACAATTAAGTAACGGAATGAAACTTGCGTTTGGCGGAAATGTATCCCCAGACATGTATATGTCAGGAAAATACTATGTTGATGGTGTTGGTACCTCTATCAGATTAATTCCAGAAACAATTTTAGAAATTACAAGCCCATATACAACTGTCACTGATATCCTATTTGATTCTGATGCATTTGATACTGAACCGTTTGATAATGCAAGCGGTTTTGCAAACACTTTAGACTATATCGTAATTAATCGAGCATCGAGAGATTATAATCCGTGGAGTCGATATAATAGATGGTTTCATAAAGATGTTATAAATGCCAGCTCGGCATTTAACAATGCTATTGCTAATTTAGATCAAAAATATCGAGCAATAAGACCTATTATTGAATTCAATGCAGATTTAAAACTATTTAATTATGGTACAGTAGCACTTGACGATATCGATTTAGTTGACGACTTTACAACTGATGTATTTTCAACTATCGAAGGAACATTTGGCTATAATATTGATTCAACAGCATTGCAAGAAGGCCATCGAATATTGTTTACAGCTGATACTGATATACTTGTAAAAAATAAAATTTTTGAAGTGCGATTTATTGACATACAGCATATTAATGGTGTAAAACAAATACATTTAGTTGAGATCATAGAACCTATAGAAAATCATGTTGTTCTAGTGAGACAAGGTAAGATAAATCAAGGACAAAGCTATTGGTTTAATGGGACAGCTTGGAAACTAGCTCAAAAGAAAACGGTTACTAATCAACCTCCGCTATTTGACATAGTTGATTCGAATAAGATAAGTTATGGAAATACTGAAGTATATAACGGCTCGACCTTTACAGGAACCTCTATCTTTTCGTATAAAAAAGGTAAAGGCGTAACTGATCCTAGCTTAGGATTCCCGCTAGCATATCAAAATGTTAGTAATATTGGCGACATTGTTTTTAACTTTAATCTAGCAACTGATGCATTTGAATATAAGAAAACTACAGCAATAATTTCTCAGAAAATAAATGTTGGGTATCTTGTTACACAAGATTATGCAGGAAATGTTGTATATGAGAACGGCTGGAAAAGGTCAGTAGTTAATACTCTGCAAGCTGCCGTTAGACTATACAAAAATTCAAATAAGACTAATAATTTTAATTTAGATATTTTTGATGATGTTAATAACTTAGAGGATCTAGTGGTCCAAGTTTTTGTTAACGGCAAACGATTAGATTGGCCTCAATGGTCAATAAAATCTGAATCGGACTACAAACAGATTGTACTCAAGACTGATATCAGTCTCACAGATGTGCTAACACTTAAAGCATATGCCGCTCAACCTATAAATTCTAAGGGCTATTATGAAATTCCTATAAGTCTGCAAAACAATCCTCTAAACGATGAAATTAATGAATTTACCCTTGGCGAAGTTATCGACCATGTTAATTCTATTGTCGATAATCTAGGAAAAATATTTGTTGGAGTATTTCCGGGCGAAAGCAATTTACGAGATTTAGGAAACTTGTCTGAGTTTGGAACTAAATTTGTTCAGCATAGCGGTCCATCTAGTTTATCGCTATATCATATTACCTCGCCTCAAAACAATATTGTTCAGGCTTTAGAACTTTCTAGAGATGAATATAGTAATTTTAAAAGAAATTTAATTGCAGTTGCAGAATCACTAGGAGTCGATGCTGATTCTCGAACACTGGTTGACATTATTCTACTGCAAATTACTAAAGATACTCCTAAAACACACCCTTATTATTTTAGTGATATGCTACCTTTTGGTGCTAGTTTAATTACAAATCTAAATGTAGTAGACTATAGGATAAAATTATATCCGCTAACAAATAGTTTTAATTTAGAAAAACTGTCACCTAGTGCAGTTGGTGTATATTTAAATAACACACAACTAATACACGGTCGTGATTATACTTTTGTCAGTCAAAATTTTATAAATGTTTCTGCACCATTAGTAAACGGCGATATAATCACAACATATGAATATGAAAGTACAGATGCATGCTTTGTGCCAGAAACTCCGACTAAATTAGGTATATGGCCGAAATATGAACCTAAATTATATTTAGATACATCGTATGTTACTCCCCGATGGATGATACAAGGCCACGACGGAAGTCAGGTGCTAGCATATGGTACGTACGGAGATTCTGGACATAGTGACTACCGCGACGGCATTTTATTAGAATTTGAAAAACGAATTTATAATAATATTAAAATTAATTACGATATTTCTATCTGCGATTTTGCTAAAATCATTCCTAGCTACAATCGAACCAATGACTATAGTATTGATGAATTCAACAAGGTATTGGCTCCCTCTTTTTATAAATGGACAGGGCTAGTAGGGGTTGATTTTACTAAACCACTAAGCTATGATCGTAGCAATTCTTTTACATATAATTATGCAGGACATAGTTCCCCCGATGGGCGTAATGTTCCGGGATACTGGAGAGGTATATATCGTTGGATGCTAGACACTGATAGACCTAACCTGTGCCCCTGGGAAATGCTAGGATTCTCAATCGAACCTAAATGGTGGACAACACTATACGGCCCATCACCATATACCAATGACAACAGACCAATGTGGCAAGACATTGCAGATGGCATGGTTAGAGAGCCAGGAAAACCTGCAGTCTATCTAAGTGATTATGCTAAGCCGTTTTTAATGGATCATATTCCTGTTGACGAAAATGGTAATATTGTTAGTCCTGCAATTTCTGGGCTGGCATCTGGAGTATTCACAGTATCAACTGACAATAATTTTGTATTTGGCGATGTAAGCCCTGTAGAATCTGCATGGCGCAGAAGTAGCCATTATCCATTTAGTGTAGTACTAGCATCAATATTATTGACTCCAGCACAATCATTTGGAGCACTATTAGACAGATCAAGAATTGTAAGGAATATAGCTGGACAGCTTATAAATTCTGATACAGGATTACGTATAAGACCGGCTGATGTAGTTTTACCTAGTATATACTCAAGTACGACTAGGGTACAGACAGCGGGGATTATAAACTACATAGTTGATTATATTTTGCATTTTACATTTAGCAATAATCTTAAATCATACAATATGTATAGGACAGAGTTAAAAACTTTGTTGCCAAAGTTGTCGTATCGTGTTGGGTCATTTACAAATAAAGAGCAATTTAATCTATTATTAGATTCTAAAACGCCGCTATCAGCGGGAAGCGTGTTTATCCCAAAAGAAGATTATGACATTATTTTGAATACATCTAGTACAGTACGTAAAATTACCTATAGCGGTGTAATAATAACAAAACTACAAACAGGATTTGAGGTTAAAGGTTATAGTATCACCCAGCCTTATTTTAAATACTACCGATATATAAAGACTGGTGCTAAAATTAATATTGGTGGTATCTCAGAAACATATTCTACATGGACTGCGTATCAACAATACGGTGCCGGTACTAATGTAAGATATAATAATGTTTATTACAGAGTTCAGTCAACGCATACTGCGGCCGCTACATTTAATCCAGCGTACTATCAAGCATTGCCAGACCTGCCAATAGTAGGCGGAGCCAATGCTGCCTTACGAAGTGTCTGGGATCGTACGGAATCAATAGATGTTCCGTACGGTACTTTATTCTCTTCTATACAAGATGTAGTGGATTTCCTGCTAGGATACGGCGAGTGGTTAAAAGACCAAGGATTTATATTTGATGAATTCAACGCTAAATTAGGTACAGTAAGCAATTGGGAGTCAAGTGCAAAAGAATTTTTGTTCTGGACTACTCAAAACTGGAGTGCTAGTACAACTAAGTGGCAAGATTGGACTCCAACTATATCAGTCCCATACGGGAATATAATTCGATATAATGGAGATTATTATAGCGCATTATTTAATGTTCCTCCGTCTGAAATTTTTGATACTAACTTATATACGAAGTTAGCAGGACTTAGCGATATTGGTAGCTCAGTCCTTAGCGTTAGCCCGTCTGCATCAAAATTAGTTTTCAATGCTCCTCTTACAGTCGTTGAAGATATCAATAACCCATTCAACGGCTATGAAATTTTTAAAGTAGACGGCACACCATTGAGCTCAATTTTTCTAGATAGCTATAGAAACGGTAATCTAGTAAGCTATACTACAAAAACAACAGATGGGATTTATTGTGCTAGTTTTTATCTAGTTCAACTAGAGCATGTGGCTATTTTAAATAATAATACAATTTTTAATGATACATTGTATAATCCCGGTACAGGTTATAGACAAGAAAGAATTAAACTTGCCGGATATATAACATCTGGGTGGTACGGCGGTTTAGACATTCCTGGATTTATCTTTGATCAAGCAAAAATTCAAGAGTGGGAACCTTGGAAAGATTATGCATTAGGTGATACAGTCAGCTATCAAAGTTTTTATTATAGTGCCACAGCTTTTATAGCAGGTGCCTTAGTATTTAAAGCATCTCTATGGACAAAACTTACAGAAAAACCGACTCCGAAATTATTACCCAACTGGACAAATATTGCTACTCAATTTACTGATTTTTACAGTTTAGATGATGATAACTTTAGTTCAACACAGCAAAAAGTTGCTCATCATCTAATTGGATATCAGAAACGTCGATACCTTGGCAATATTATTAAAGATGATGTTAGTGAATTTAAATTTTATCAGGGAATGGTTCGAGAAAAAGGAACTTTAAATGTTCTTAAAAAATTATTTGATGTATTAAGTTCTGAAAATAAAGAAAGTTTAGTTTTTTATGAAGAGTGGGCGTTACGGGTAGGGCAATACGGTGCTAGTAATTCTTTTGAAAATATAGAATTTGTTTTAGATGAAGCATTATTTAGAAATAACCCTCAAGGATACTTGTTATTAAATCAACAAGATCCAACACTTAATGTGTTTATTAATCAGCAAACTCCTAATTCTGTTTATTTAAAACCTTTGAACTATAATAGTTCTCCGTGGCCTGCATTGCCTACATACAATCAATATTTTCGAGATGCAGGATATGTTGATTCTGCTGATGTATTCTTAACGTTAGGATCGCTATCGGATATTACATCTCAAGATATTACTACATTCAGTAATGGTGCGTATATTTGGGTAACCTTTGAGAAAAATAGTTGGAATGTATATAGATATACTGACATTAATTTAGTAGTTACTAATGTAACATATGATAAAACTTTAAAAATTTTAACAATAACAGCACAGGATATTGTCAACCTAAAAGTTGGTTCGTATATTGGACTAGCCCAGATTTCGATATTACAGGGATTTTATAAAATTGAAACTGTCACGTTGAATTCATTTACAGTATCTGCAAATATTACTGGATTCCCAGTACCGACATTTACACAATCAGCTGAGTTGGTAGTATATGCACTAAAATCTCAGCGGGTTGACTCAATTGATTCCATAGATACTGCTTTACCTAATGTAATTAATAACGGCGAGCTAGTATGGACTGACAAAAATTTTAATGACTTATGGACAGTTTGGAAGTATGGAACAGTATATCAACAGTCGTTAATTAATAATTTTAACCCTCAAGATAATTTAGAATACGGATTAACTGTTGCGATGAATAAAGCAGGTAACATATCTGCAGTTGGAACAGCAATCGGACAAATTATTACTTATGACAAAGCGTCCCCAAAATCACCTTGGATACAACGTCAGGTGATTCTGCCTCCGTTTATTGCCCGAGCTAATCTAAATTTAATTAGTGATATAGCTAGGGTGGTTGGATTTTCCCCTGACGGATCGTACATGGCAATCGGTAGCCCATTTGCAGGATCTGCATCTCATAATTTTGTAGGAGCATGGGTGTCGGGTACAATTTACGGTCCTAATCTAATAGTTTCTATAGATCCGTTATCTAACGGAAATATACAATTTTATAAAGCAATGGCTATAACCTCAGATAGCCCGCTGAACAGTTATAAATGGAAAAGAATACCATACATCACCGTTTCACAGGCAGGTAGTTGGTCGCAATATGATTCATATCCGGTGGGCGCACTTGTTACCTACAATGATGTACAGTATCGTGCTATACTTCCAACTTTTGGTAACACAACTGTCATTATTACAGCAATAGACGGATTTACTGGACGATTAACAACAACATCGACAGCAAGTCTTGAGCCCGGACGACTTTTAAAATTTGAAAGCACTGGAGCATTTGGAGGAATTATCCCAACACAAAACTATTATGTGTTAAGCATAGATAATAGCACTCAATTTACAATTACTGATACGTACAACGGCACTAATTTTGTTTTATTAACATCGGGTAAAGGTCGCATGACGGTTACACAAGAGGCCCCTAGTGCCCCATCCGCTGGTGTATCATCATGGACAAGAGTAAAAGATCAAATTGGACCTTCAGCACACGGAGTAGTGTCTTTATATTCTAAAGACACAAATAATATCTATACATTAGTTGATACAATTATCAGCCCTAACATCACAGCTAACGAGCAATTTGGATCAACTATTACATTTGGTAATAACAACTTGTTCATTGGAGCTGTTGGAAACAATAACAATACAGGCGCAGTTTATGGCTTAGTCTATACAGAGTTTTTAGAAGCTACTACAGGCTACAATCCAGTTGGTAGTAGTTTTAGTACAATTGTTGTAAGTTCAACAGTGGGAATCCGAGAAGGTATGTATGTTCGAGGAATTGGATTTACCGGAGACCAGCAAGTTGAAGCTGTTATTAATTCAGTAACTTTAGTGCTAACTGGTAGTCCTAATTCTACACCTAGCGGCACACTAAACTTTATTTCTATAGGTTGGAGATACCAACCCGTACTGCCGATTACTGGAACAGTTGCAGGTAGCAACTTTGGAAGCAGTATTGCAGTTAGCGGGGACAACTCGGTACTGGCTATTGCGGCAGCAGGCGGCACAGTTGGCGGCTCAGTAACTGTATTTTTTAATATAAATGAAGTTGCAGGGTCTCAGCAATTAATCAGTAATTCCGACATAAATTTTGGACAAAGTATTTCTTTGTCTGACTCTTCAGAATATTTGATTATCTCAGATGACAGTGCTAGTAAAATATTACGTCCGCAAATTGGAAATGTATACATTTACAAATTTAATGGTATTAATTACGGAACTACTCCGTACCAGACATTAGTTGATCACCACCCTGAACCAAATGGCAGGTTTGGAAATAAAGTTTCGTTCATGAATGATTACAAAACTATAGTCGTTTATAGTTTATATGGCGATACCGCTAATGCTATGACATTTAATACAGGAGGTGTTACGACATTTGACAAAAATTCAACGACTTTCTCAACTAAAAATTCTGATAGCGGTAGAATAGATATCTATGACAATTATTTTACTAAATGGGTGTTTAGTGAAAGTTTAGCCACAACAAATCAGTCATCTGACGGATTTGGAACAGGATTTGCTGTAGGTAACGATCATGTGTTTGTTAGCGCACCAAATGCTGTAGATTATGATAATTTACAACAACCATATATTTCTGGCAGAGTATATTATTATGGTAAACAGCCTAATACTCATACTTGGGAAACATACAAACAAGAAATTGAAAAACCTAATATTAGCAGAGTTAAAAAAGCATTTTTGTATAACAGAACTACGAACCAACTAATCAGATATTTAGATGTAGTTGACCCTGCCCAGGGCAAAATTCCCGGGCCAGCTGAAGAAGAAATTAAATTTAAAACATTTTATGATCCAGCCCATTATTCAGTTGGAGATGATAGAGTCAATATAGATGCAAGATCTGCCTGGTCAAAAGACCAAGTAGGTACATTATGGTGGGACTTGCGGACTGCAAAGTTTATTGATAGTTACTCAAGCGATGTTGTATACAGAAATAGTACTTGGAATTCTTTAGCAATTGGAGCCAGTATTGATATCTACGAGTGGGTATCGACTACTAATTTGCCATCTGCCTGGGACAAAATAGCTGATACTGGTGCCGGAGTGGCCTTAGGTATCAGCGGAAAGTCTTTATATGGAGATAGTTGTTATTCAACTAGACAAGTATATGATAATGTTAGTAAAAAATTTAAAACTACTTATTTTTATTGGGTAAAAAATAAAAAAATAACTCCGGATATTCCGGGCAGAAATAAGTCTGCATTAGATGTATCTAAATTAATTGGTAATCCTAGAGGAGAAGGATATACATTTTTAGCACTAACTGGGCTAAATTCGTTCAGTCTAATAAATGCTAAACAATATTTAAGCAACACTGATGTAGTGTTAAGTGTCGAATACTGGACAGTTGACAAGACTGATCAAAATATACACAGCCAATGGAAGATGATTAGCAACGATTCTGCAGTCACATTACCAAGTGTCATCGAGAAAAAATTATTTGATAGTTTATGCGGTCGTGATGAAGCTGGTAGACTGGTTCCGGATCCTACATTACCAATTAAATTAAAATACGGAATTGAGAATAGACCTCGACAAGGCATGTTTGTTAATAGATTTGAGGCTCTTAAACAGTATATAGAGCATGCAAATAGTATTATGTTATCTGAGCAAATTGTCAGTAATTGTGACATAAGTGCTTTAAAATCATACGATCCTGAGCCAAATATGGATAAGGGTTTATATGATGTTGTGTTTGATACTGACTTAGAATTAAGATTTGCAAATATTGTAAACTTTGTAAGAGCATCTGCAAGTCCTGTGATATCAAACGGCAAAATAGTCGGAGTCACAATTACTAATCCAGGTAAAGGATACCTAATTGCCCCATATATTTCTATAGTTGGAACCGGAGCAAATGCAATAGTTAGATCAATAGTTAATAATCTAGGACAAATTACCGGCACTGAAATTATCAATGGCGGCTCCGGCTATTCTGATGCAACAGTTTGTTTGATTAGAGATTACTCAGCACTGGTTCATAGCGATAGCCAGGCAAGTAATAACTGGAGTATATATTCATATGACGGATATAATCAAGTATGGTCGCGTATTATTACCCAGGCATACGATGTTAGGAATTTTTGGACGTATGCAGACTGGTATGCTCTAGGCTACAGCCAATTTAGTGCGGTTGACTACTCTGTATCGACTCTGGCAGATCTGAATAGTATCACAGTTCTTATTGGCCAAGTTGTTAAAGTTAGAACAACAAATTCTGGTGGTTGGGAGTTATTATTAAAATATAATGAATCAACATCAGTTGATTGGACGTTATCTTATAAAGTAGTTGGTATTCAAAACGGTACTATACAATTTAGTTCTACACTTTATGAATTTGTTGATACTGGAATAGGATACGATGGATCTACATTTGACGGTAGTTCGTTTGATATTGTAGCCGCAGTTGAATTACGTATCATTTTAAAAACTATAAAAAACAAGATTTTTATTAATACATTAAAACAAGAATATTTAAATTTATTTTTTACCGCGGTACGATATACACATAGCGAACAATCTTATATTGATTGGATATTTAAGACTAGCTTTATACGAGCTGAACACAATGTTGGTACGTTAAATCAACCAGTAACATATACACCAGACAATCTAGGTAATTTTGAAGATTATATCGCAGAAGTGAAACCTTATAGAACGAAGATCCGAGAGTACATAAGCAATTATGATAATATCGATAACGGTAGTTTAGCTGTTACTGACTTTGATCTGCAACCAGTATACGAAAATAATCAAATTTCGTTAATTAATACCTATGTCGCAGATGGAGTAATCCAAGCCTCAGATCCCTTAATAAGATCGTATCCTTGGAAATTTTGGTTAGATAATGTTGGATATATTGTAACTGAATTGCGGATAGTGTCTGGCGGCAGTGGATATGTAACTGAACCTACAGTTGTTATTACAAGTAATAGCGGCAAAGGAGCTACAGCTAAGGCATTATATACTAACGGCGTGATCAATAGAGTAATACTGTTAACACCTGGTTCTGGATACTTGTCAGCCCCAACAGTAACAGTAAACGGCGGACTATCAGCCACCGGGGTACCGGCAGTTGTAGTAGCGGTCATTGGCGATAGTCCTGTTCGATCAACGCTAGTTAAAATAAAATTTGATAGATTAACACAAACTTATTATATTAATCAGTTAGAAAACACTGAAACATTTACCGGATCAGGAGCCAAGTTACAATACAAACTACAATGGGCTCCCGATATTCGAATTGGAAAATCTAAAGTAATTATAAATGGTGTGCCTGTGTTGCGTGAATTATATAAATTTGCCACTGTAACATCTAAGACTAAGGGGTATACAACATATGCAGGGTCTATAACATTTACAACACCCCCGGCAATCGGGGCCGTTATAGAAGTTTCTTATATAAAAAATTGGGATCTTCTAAATGCGGCAGACCGTGTGCAGTATTATTATAATTCTTCGTCTGGTAATCTAGGTAAAGACCTTGCACAGTTAATGACAGGAATTGATTATGGTGGTGTGATCGTAACCGGGCTAGGATTTGATTTAAGTTCTGGATGGGATGCTCTACCGTATTTTTCAGACAAGTGGGATAGTGTTGATCCAACATTTGACGATTATATAGTAACAGCATCTGCCAATCAAAAGGTATTCACATTACCGTATAATCCACCTGCTGGCACACAAATCAATGTGTATCATTTACAAAGTCATATAGATTCGTATGTTTCTGACGGTGCAAAATTAGAATATATTTACAGCGTGTTGTCAGAATTGCCAGTGGTGACGGTAGTTCGCACAGTATCTAGTGCAACACAATCGTTGTTAGTTAATAGCGCAGGGCTCCCTACGCTTACTATTGCAAGTACAGTCGGATTAAAAATTGGCGATGTAGTTACATGTAGCTCAACGGCAGCATTTAGCTATAACACAAAAATAACAGCAATACCATCGGCAACAACAGTTAGTCTGAGTCAAATTATATTTGTTGATGTCCCATCAGCTAGTTCAATAGTATTTACTAGAACATTAGTATCACCGATTGATGTTACTATAAACAAGAATGGATCTATCATCCTGGTAAATCCAATTGCTGCCGGCAGTACTATAAAAATATCTGGCAGCTTGGCTCCGGTTAGAATTGATGATCCGGCATACAGCACCCTTCAACAAAAAAATCTCGATGCTGTGATGTATACTCCTATAGTAGGAAGTCCGGGACAGACTATTACTCCACTTGATAACGGAACTGCAAGCGTTGTAACTCCGAGCCAGATATATGATGCTGGACAAGCATCAACAGTATATACCTCCTCGGATACTACCGTTGATGGTGAAATAATTAACAATAGTATTTCTAATATTATTGAACTACCTCCAGAGTATTCAGTACTAGCAGGCGATAGATTTATATTCCGTAAGAGTACAAGTGATGGTGCAATAGTTCCACAGAATGTTGATTACGATACTGCCATCACCGGCGGAACAACTGCACACGATCTTAGCGGAGCGTTCACCACAGCAACTGGATTTGCAGCCGACGATATAATTATGGATGGAGATGGATTAGTAACACCTACGTCTAGCCCAGCTCCTGAAGAAGTCGTACCTGGACAGATTGTAGATACCTTAGCAATAAAAGTGTACGATCAATTTAGTTCGGGTAGTGCAAGGTTCAAAGTAGATAGGTACTTTAGTGACGGAGTAACATCATCATACTCGATATCACAGCAGCCTAATAGCCCACAAGCAGTGGTTGTAAAATTAGGAAATGTAATAGAAACTCAGGTTGATAATTATACTGTTGATTATCGTAATAAATTAATTAAATTCAACACTGTACCGCCCGCCGGACAAGAAATTGGAATATTCAGTGTAGGATTTAATGGTAATAATATTTTAGATATTGACTATTTTGTTGGAGATGGAGTAACGCAAGAATTTGTCACTAGAGCAACCTGGTTAGATACTATTACCACATTAGTTTATATCGACGGAGTTGTTGCTAATGCAGAGTTGTTTAAGACTGATTCTAGCTATTCGTTTACTAATGCAGTTGGCATTAGATTTATTACACCTCCGGTAGCAGGCGCTCTAATAAATTTTGTTATTGTTAGCGGAAATCAACATACATTCTCAATTACTAAAGCTGAGCGTATTACACCTAATGGGAGTTCTACATCGTTTATACTAGCAAATCCTATAGGTACAAGTATCCCGAACGAATCTAATATTATTGTTAGAGTTGGATCTAATATTCTTCGAGCACCAACTAATAGTTACTTTACTATAGGCGGTAACAGATTAAACTATACAATCGATGCTACTAAGTTTAGACCATATGAACTTACGATTGACAACATACAAGTTATCGCTGATGGTAAACTACTAGTGCTGGGTAACGATTATATTGTTGACATTGGCGGGATCGCTATTAAATTGAGTAGACCTACTTATAAATTTTATGCCGGTAAACAACTAGTTGTTAGTGTAAATGTAGGAGCAGATTATTCGTATAATCCTCTTAACAATACAATTACATTTAATACAGCTCCTGCACTTAACAGTGTAGTAGAAGTGATCAGTAGTTATCAGCATAACATTTTAGATGTTGAAAGAACCACAACAACTATTTCTTCAGATTTAAGTATAACACCTGATACTTTAGAATTTTATACGTATACTGCCCTGAGTACTGGTCGTATAGAGCTAGACAGACCGGTCATAGATGACAATTATGTTTGGGTAATGAAGAACAACACATTACTGATTCCAAGTTCTGATTATAAAGTCAATGATGATAAAATCAGTATTCAGTTGGCAGCAATACCAACAGATGCTGATAATATATCAGTAATGCTTTTCAGTAGCAGAATAATAACATCTAGCATTTCTTATATGCAATTTAAAGATATGTTAAATCGTGTAATATACAAACGACTAAGTCTTAACAAACAAACATCGTTAGTTAATGATTTGCTTTGGAACGATACTATAATCACTGTCAAAGATGCTAGTAATTTTGATATTCCTAATCCATCACAAAATAAACCCGGTATCATTGAAATCCGAGGCGAACGAATCGAATATTTCGCTCTTACTGGAAATGTGTTAAGTAGATTACGTCGGGGTACTTTAGGAACAGGAACTCCGGAAATCCATATAATTGGATCAAAAGTTCAAGATATCGGTCGATCAGAAACAATTCCATACAGTGATAAATTAACAGTTGACCAAATATTGTCAGATGGTACAAATATTGTAAATCTAGGGTTTACACCAATGACCAGTGTGGTTGCTACTGGAAAGTACACAAGCACATCAGAATGGACATATGCTACAGGATACACATCTTCAATCCCAGTAGGGTATGTACAAGCAGACGACATTGAAGTATTTGTCGGTGGATATGATTCTAGCTTATCATGGGCCGCAGGAGTTGTCTATAATGTTGGAACAGTAGTAACTGTGGGTAGTTATACCTACAGATGTATTACACAGCATACTAGTAGCTCCAAATTTAGCACAGACAGTAGTAATTGGACTTTCTTTATTGGAAATATTCGACTAAAGAAAACTCCTTATAAAGTACACAATGTTAATATTGCTCCTTACAGCCCCGAAGGTGATGTGCAACTAGATGCAGATTTTGCAGTTAACGGTACTTTATCTAGTATTCGTCTTACTAATAAATTAGCAGTAGGAACTCAAGTTACAGTTGTTAGACGTACTGGCACAGCTTGGGACGGTTCTATTAATATTCTAAATGACGATGGCGATATCTCTAGATTCTTAAAAGCTACTCCTGGAGTATGGTATACTGATTACAATAAATATTTGCAACAAACAACAACATCCAATTCTACATTTGATTCAACAATTGGAACATTTGATGCAACAAACACTACATTTGACCAAGGAAACTAACAATGTCACAGCAACTTATTAATTTAGGATCAGCACCTAACGATCATTCGGGCGATTCATTGCGTACCGGTGCCCAAAAAATAAATGCTAATTTTACTGAATTGTATACTAGTACAGTAATTCCCTCGCAAGTTGGAAGTGCTGGCTTGTTTTTAAGTACCAACGGTACAAATTTATCTTGGCAAGCCCCTACAATCAATAATGTAGTGTTAACAACTAATTCTTATGCAGATCCCACATGGATTACCAGTCTAAGTTACGCTAAAATAAATGGAGCTCCCGCACAATATACATTGCCAACCGCTAGTACAAGTGTATTAGGTGGCGTTAAAGTTGACGGTATATCGGTGGTAATTAGTGGTGCAGGAGTTATCAGTTCTCCAGCACAGGTTATTCCTACTGCAAGTGCTAGTACATTAGGCGCAGTAAAGATTGACGGCGTTACGGTTACCTTAAACGGTAGCAGCCAGTTAGTTGCCGCACAAACAACTATAGTAAGAACTACTGTGTCTGGAACAACACAAACAATTGCCGCAGGCTCCTTTGACATTATTACTATTACTGGTTTTAAAAGTTATGCATTGCTATCTATAACAACCAGCGCGGCAGCCTGGGTATCAGTATATACCTCCACAGCAACGCAGGCAGCAGATGCAAGCAGATCAATAACAACAGATCCAGTTCCGGGCAACGGAATCGTAGCTGAGATGATTTCAACTACTGCAAAAACACAAAAATTTACCCCAATGGTTATGGGATTTAATGACGAAGTGGTTCCAAATAACAACATACAATTGAAAGTATACAATAATGGTGTTGCATCTGCCGCTATAACAGTAACTCTTGCTCTAATCCAGCTAGAACGTTGATAACATTAAACTAGCACATTATAAACATTGATAAATACCATATAAAGAGAGACCATTATGCAGAGTAAAGACGTAACTGGAATACATATAGAAGGGCATATTAAGATATATAACCCTGAATCCAAAGAAATTTATGTTAACAAACGTAATGCAATCCATTACGAAAACATTAGTATTGCTCTAGCACAAAGCATGGCTAACAGCGGACAAGGGTTTGTCTATCAAATGGCGTTTGGCAATGGCGGTACAGCTATCGATCCTACAGGAATTATCACGTATCTAAGCCCAAATAGTTCAGGATCAAACGCTAGTTTATACAATCAAACTTATTCTAAAATAGTTGACGGGCGTTCAAGCAATAATATTGATCCAACCCGCAATTATATTGAAACTCGACATGTGACCGGTACAAATTATACTGATATATTTGTAACTTGTTTATTAGATTACGGCGAACCTGGTTCACAGAGTGCGTATGATACAACGTCTGATGGCGCTAATGCATTTTTATTTGATGAGTTAGGATTACAAAGTTATAGCCCAACTGGTCAAAGTTTATTGTTAACACATGTTATTTTCCATCCTGTACAAAAAAGTTTAAACAGATTGATTCAGATCGATTATACTGTGCGTATACAAAGTTTGACTGGCCTGGTAGGAGTTTAATAAATGACGTATCAAGTAACCTACTCTGAGCCGAACAATCCTGCTAAAGCTCCAATTGTTGTAGCCGATCAAACCCTCAACACTCAAACTAGTATTACGTTTGTTGGTAAAAATTATGCAGGATACGGCCCAGTAATTGCAACAGACTTATTGCATCTATTAGAAAATTTTGCTAATAGTTCGCCACCCTCAAACCCAGTTCAAGGCCAGTTGTGGTATGATACCGCAGGCAGCATTAATACACTTAAAGTCTATGATGGTACTACTTGGGGCGCCGCTGGTTCGTTAAAAAAATCAGCGACAGCTCCCGATGTTGCCAACAGCAGTCCTGGTGATTTGTGGTCTAACACAGATACAAGCCAATTATATCTATTTTCTGGATCAAACTGGTTATTAGTTGGCCCTCAATTCTCAACAGGAACTTTAACCGGTCCGATTGTTGATGAAATTATCGATGTGAACAATGAAACTTATTCGGTAATTTCTTTATATGCTAACAATTATAGAATTGCTATAATCAGTAAAGATACATTTATACCTAAAGCATATATCGCAGGTTTTGCTAATATTAATCAGGGTATTAATTTAAGTACTACTGATACAACAAGTTCTACATCTTTGTCAAGAATTTGGGGTACAGCAAGTTCTGCAGATGCATTACTAGTTAATAATACTGTAGTTCCGTCTTCTAGCTTCTTACGTAATGACCAAGTTAGCTTAACGAGTAACGCTATTAATATCAAGACTGACGCCGGTATCAGTCTAGGTAATAGTTTAAATTTTAATATTGGAGTTAACGGCAATTCAACGGTATTTTATTCTAAGGGTAGTTCAAATAGTATCGAGTTTAATTTAAATAGTTCAATTTTAATTCATGTATCGCCTCTTGGAAAAATAGGAATTGGTTTAAACAACATATCTCCAGCTTCTACACTTGATGTAGATGGCACTATAACAACCAGTGCCGGTTTAAATGATTTAGGAACTTCGGATATTAGCGATATAGCCGGCGCAAGCATAAAAACTTTAGGCGGACTGTCGGTATCTAAATCAACAAGTCTAGGTGATGATACTACAATAAGCGGCCAACTATATCTAAATTGGTTGCATGAAGGTCAGCCAGTAACTGGCCCAGCCCTACTTCCTTCAACAACTGGCATATATGATATTGGTTCAGCTAGTGCAACATTTAGAAATATCTATGCACAATCGTTTGTTGGTAACTTTAATGGTGTGTTTACTGGACAGCTTACTGGGAGTATTAGCGGCGCCGCTGCCAAATTACAAAGCCCAACAAATTTTAGATTAACCGGTGACGTTTCTGCACCGGATGTGAGCTTTGATGGACAAACTCAGACTGGAGTTGCACTGTTTAATACATCTATTAGTCCTGGTATTATCACATCTAAGGCTGCCGCCGATGATTCATCACTAACCGATCAATTTTTAGTTTATAGAGCTGGATCTGGTTTGTTAAGCATGACTAAACAAACTTTATTAAATCACGTTGCTACTGTTCCTGTGGGCACATTATTTCCGTTTGCAGGTACAACCATACCCGACGGGTACTTGCTATGCGATGGCAGTGAGGTAAGGGTTTCAGAATATACCTTATTATTCCAAGTTATTGGGTATGTGTACAAACCTGCACAGCTATTGCAAGGTCTAGGAACATTTGGATTACCTGATATGAGAGGCAGATTTGCATTGGGTCGTGACAACATGGATAATGGTATTACTGTACCTAGTAAAGATGGATCCGGAACACAAATTCAAACTGGCGGCGGATCAGCTAACAGAGTAACAGACATTACAGCAGACACGATTGGTACAGGCTTAGGAAGTCAAACTCAAACACTAGCATTAAACAATCTTCCGGATCACTTTCATAATTTAAGTAGTGGAAATGCCCAATATTATGCAGCCGGACTACCGGGCGCAGGCCCCGATCCAAATGCAGTTCCGGGACTAGGCTTGCCAACTACTAGTTCTGGGTCAGGATACCCCAGCAGTGGATCAGTTATAGCAAACTCATTGGGTGAAGGATTTTCAACAATGAACCCTTATGCAACAATTAATTACATAATCTTTACTGGTGCTTTATAATGAGTTACAATATATTAAAAACCAACGGCACAACATTAACTCAATTGATTGATGGTACGATTGACCAAACAACGACTGACTTAACTTTAATAGCAAAAAATGCTACAGGTTACGGAGTTTTTTTTAATGATAACTTTGTACATCTACTAGAAAATTTTGCTAATACTAGCCAACCAAACTATCCTATAACCGGACAACTTTGGTTTGATACTAATGATAATCGATTAAAAATATACGACGGAGTACAGTTTAAAGTCACCGGCGGAACAACAGTATCTCCGACAGCTCCCAGTAGTCTAACAACCGGGGATATCTGGATAGATAGTTTACGCCAGCAACTGTATTTTAATGACGGTAACTCGACAAAATTAGCAGGCCCTATATACACTAATGCTCAGGGACAAACAGGATTTATTGTTGAAGATATAGTAGACACTAATAAAGTTAGCCATACAATCTGTTATCTCAAAGTTGCTAGTACGATACTTGGTATTTTTAGTAAAGACAGTTTTACACCACTTACAGCAATTACTGGATTTTCCGGAGCAATTACTTCTGGATTTAATGTCGGCAACAAGCCTGGAATATCGTTTAATGTTCCAGTAAGTTCTTCAAGTGCATTAATCAGCCCAACTGGCACACTATTATCATCGTCAAATTTTGTAACAACAGTTGGTGATTCTTCAACCGTAGGCTCATTGACAATACAAAATAGTACGCCGTTGGTATTAGGACAAGCATCTAGTACTGAAATAAATGTTAACTACTCGTTATTTGAAATTAAATCAAATTCTACAAATCAGAATTTTTCGCTTAACATGCTAAATTCAACGAGCCAAACTTCGGCATTATATGTTAATGCGTCTGGCAAGTATGTTGGTATATATACAACGGTCCCAACAGCAACTTTAGATGTAAATGGTAGTGTTAGAGTTCGTGGAGATTTAACGATTGAAGGCACCACTACTACTATTAATTCTGCAATAATTAATGTTAGTGATAAAACTATTATTCTAGCTAAGACAGCAAGCCCGTCAAATACTAGTGCTAACGGCGGCGGCTTAGAAATTGCTGCCGGTACAGATGTTAATAAAACATTTCTTTGGTATTCAGCTAATACTGCGTGGACAAGTTCAGAAAATCTAAGCCTAGCTTCGGGTAAAAGTTACAAAATTAACGGTATAGATGTTGTAACAGCAAATTCACTAGGCACAGCAATTACCAGTGCGCCTGGACTAACTAGTATTGGAACTCAAATATCATTCCAAGCTGGGTATATATCTCTCACTGGGTCAACAATTTCATATCTAAATGCATCGGTTGCAAATGCTAATTTAACTTTGACACCAAAAGGAACTGGATCAGTTGACGTAAGTAATTCTAAAATAACCAGTGTTGCAACTCCTACAGTTAGCACTGATGCCGCATCTAAAGGATATGTCGATACTGCAATACAAAGTTCTCCGCTTGCAATATCGTTGACCACTACTGGTTTTACAAATTTACAAATATCATCAGGTATTTTACCAAAGATTTTTCCAGCCAGTGAGCATCAAAATAACACAATAGCTAGAGTAGTATGTATAGATGCGGGTGCTACACAAAGTATCCCCGCAGGATCATTTGTGACCGGCGCAATATATACTGTTGCGGCACCGGGAACTACAAATTTTACAGCAATTGGAGCAGGAAATAATACTAGCGGAACAGTATTTGTGGCATCAGGCCCGGGAGCCGGAAGCGGAACAGCAAACCCGTATGTCCGACAATTTCAGCTATCAGCTGGAATATGGACTTACCAGTCATATTCTTAAACCAAAACTAGCATAAATACTACGAATAAGGAACGAGCCAGATGTCATATACAATAACAAGATATAACGGTAATCAAATTGCTGTTATTGCCGACGGCACAATAGATGCTACTCTTGATCTGAAATTAATCGGCAAAAATTATGCTGGATACGGATCAATTCAGAATGAAAATTTTGTATATCTATTAGAAAATTTTGCTAATACTACACAGCCTCCTAAGCCATTACCAGGACAAATTTGGTTTGACAGCGGAAAAAGCAAGTTAAAATTTTACGACGGCACAAAATTCCGTACAACAGGTGGTGCAGAAATTGGCGGAACTGCTCCTTCAGGATTAACACAGGGTGATTTTTGGTACGATACTAATAATAATCAGTTATATGCGTGGAACGGCACTACATTTACATTGATTGGTCCTCAAGGTGTTGCAGGCGCAGGTACAACACAAATGCGCTCTATCAGTCTAAAAGACAGTTTCGGTGTGTCTCATCCAGTAATCCAGGGTGTTGATAACGGCCAGGTTATATTTACAATTAGTGCAGATAGTGATTTTATTTTAGATAACACTCAAAACGCAATCACAGGCTTTACTACAATTCACCAAGGTATTACATTAGTTTATACTAACAATAATGCGGCTCCGGGTGTAACATCAAGTGCTCACAGATTTTACGGAACAGCTACAAATGCTGACCAATTAGGCGGATTGCCAGTATCAGCATTTGTACAAACAGGTAGCGCGGCATTTAGTACACAGGTTAACTTTGCCGATGTAGGATATACCGTTGGTAATCCTATTGCTAGGTTAGTTGTTTTTAACCAGTCAGCAACAACTCCTACTATTAGAAATCAATCAAACAACACAATTGTATTTCAAACTACCGTTTCAGCGGCAACAAAAACTCCACTTCAATTAGTAGGCAGTGACATGTTACCGGGTACAACACTGACAAACAATATAGGAAGTCCGTCTTTACAGTGGAATCAAATTTATGCTAGTTATATTAACGGCACATCATCTCAAGCAGATGCGCTTAATGTAGGTGGAGTTTATAGAACAGCTAGTATTGCTTCAAGCCCTAATACTGTTGTAGCTCGTGACGGCAGCTCAAATATTGCCGCAAACTTATTTCAAGGAATTGCATCTAGTGCTAACTACGCTGACTTGGCAGAGAAATATTTAACCGATGTTGAATTAACACCGGGTACAGTGGTAAAAGTTGGTGGCTCAGCTGAAGTATCAACAGCCACTCTTGGTGATCGAGCAATAGGTGTGATATCTACAAATCCAGCTTACATGATGAATAGTGAATTAGAAGGTGGCACATATGTTGCACTAAAAGGTCGAGTACCTTGCAAGGTAGTTGGGCCTGTCGCCAAAGGCGATCGATTAATAGCATACGGACAAGGGCGTGCAGTTACCTCGATACAGGCGAACGGGGATGTATTTGCAATAGCTCTTGAGGACTTTGATACTGTAAGGGGTGTTGAAGGTGTAATTGAAGTTGTAGTACTATAAGGAATAACAATGTCTGGTCAAAATACATCAATCCTAGCCACTGATTATAATACTATACAGTCAAAAATTGCTACGGTTCTAGGAGTTGGTTCCGGCACTAGCGGATACGGTCAACCAGTCACTAGTATCCAAGTAACACAAGGTACTCCGATCCTAGTAAGTCAGTGGACTGCATTGCGAAATGATTTGCTAAAGGCACGTAATCATCAAACAACAACAGACCAAAGCGGACAACTTACTGTTATTACAAATACTACCCAGGTAAAAGAGTCAGACAGAGCCGCTTACGATTCAATGGCTGAGCTAATTATTGTAAACAAGCTGATAACTCCACCGAGCGGGCAAGGCACATTAGCTGATGTTGCTACCAGCAGTAGAACTAGTGCATGGAACGGTACTATTAGTCATGTAGTAACTGCAACCTTTCCTAATTATGATTCCGCAAGGGCATTTTTTAACAGCGGCGGCAATTTTCAATTCTCCGGTAGCCAAAGCGGCGGATCAAATACTGCAATCGGCAGTAAAAATGACTCGTGGAATAAAATGCTGTCTAACATGGGTACTATTACCTTTGACTACGGCAGTACTTCTGATGCAGGAACTACTCCGGGAACAGTGGCCAGTAGTATCGGGTACTATCAGCTGACCACAGTAAACCAATTGATTTTTACAAAAAGCACTGAGAATAGTTCATACTCTCCAAATCAGTACGATATTTCTGCTAAAATAAATGCGGCAGGATCAGTGATAACTTTTACCATACATTTTGCAGACCTATCCGGACAACCAAATGCACCGTATGGTACCGACGAAAACGTTGACGGAACTTTGATCAGCCAAGTCCAGGCATACTATGCTACTGGAACCAATGTAGCAGTTTCTTTACCTGCTGTATCGTCAGTTGGTCCTTAATCAGGACTGCACTCCACGCTTCACTCAACATGATAACTAACATAGTGTACAATACACTATGGAGTCGTCTATGGATGAAAGAATCGAAAAAGCATTTAACGTTGCTAATTATATGGCAACTCTGTCTAATCAGCGCAAGGTCGCATTAGAAGAATTTAATCAAAAATTATTGTTTTACATAAATGGTGCAACATTTTTAATTACACTAGAGTTAATTAATTTTACAAAAATGTCACTAGATCTCGGACGTAATAGTGATGTTCCGTTTTTGGACATAAACAATTTACCTGTTAATATCGTTGATGTTACAGAATTTTTTACAACTATCACTGATCAGTATTTTGAAGCGTTAAACGAGTATTCAGTTAAGTTTAACGAAATTAAATCTAAAAGAAAAATTTCGGATATCGTTGAACTATGAAAGGTGCAGTAATATTTGCTCAAAATAATAGCAAAATTGATTACATCAAAATGGCAGTATATTCTGCTTCTAAAGTTATTGAACATTTAGATATTCCGGTATCAGTTGTAACTGACGACAAAAACTTTTTGCTATCTAAATATCCGGATAATCCTTTTGATCAAATTATTGAAATTCCTAAAGATAGTTCGACCCAGGTAAAAAAATTCAGCGACGGAGCACTAGCATCGACTATGCTAGAATGGAAAAATTCCTCAAGAGGACAAATTTATAATTTATCTCCGTATGAAAAAACTCTAGTAATCGACAGCGATTATATTATAAATTCTAGCATACTAAAACCTGCTCTTGACAACGATCAAGATTTACAATTATATAAAAGTTCCTTCGACTTAGCTGGATGGAAACGTTCAAATGAATTTGATAGAATAACACAATACAGTATTCCTTTTTACTGGGCTACGGTATTTGTATTTCAAAAAAACGTATTTACAGAAGCATTCTTTAATATTGTTGCGTATATAAAATCAAATTGGCATTACTATAGAATGTTGTACAATATTGAATCTAATAATTTTAGAAATGATTTTGCATTTAGTATTGCAATCCATATTATGAATGGAAGCACAAATGGTACATTTGCAACTAATCTTCCGGGAACAATGGTATACACTTTGGATAAAGATGTGCTAGTTAGCACTGATGCAAATAAGATGAAATTTTTAGTTGAAAAGAAAAATCATCTTGGAGAATATACACTTGTTAAAACTCATGGCCTTGATGTCCATGTAATGAATAAATCAAGTCTAACTAGATTTATTGATGGAGGTTCTGGTGTCTAAGGGATTTTTAGTACTAGCTCAAAATACTGATACTGTTGACTATGTACAACAGGCTTACGCATTGGCCCTATCAATTAAGTATAGTCAAACAGATATAACGGCAATATCAATTGCAACCAACGATCCAGTTCCTAAAAAATATCAAAAAGTATTTGATCAAATAATCCCAATACCTTGGGTAGATGATACTGCTACTAGATTTCGAAGTGAAAACCGTTGGAAACTGTTTCATATAAGTCCCTATGAAGAAACAATTGTATTAGATACTGACATGCTACTATTAGGCGATATTAAATCCTGGTGGGATTTTTGCAGTAATTTTGACTTACAGTTTTGTTCACAAATAACTAATTACAAACTAGATACAGTAGTTGATACTTATCACAGGAAAGCGTTCATTGCCAATGGATTGCCTAGTCCATATTTTGCGTTACATTATTTTAAAAAAACAGAACTAGCATTAAATTTTTATAAAACATTAGAATTTGTAGTGAATAATTGGGAACTATGCTATGGCAAATTTGCTCCTAAGGAATACCAAAATTGGTTAAGCATGGATCTAGCTTCAGCAATTGCCATTGATATGCTTGGCATATCTGAACAAGTAATTAATAATAAAAACCCAATGGAGTTTGCACATATGAAAACACCAATACAGGGAATAATACCTATACCTAAAAGTTGGCAGGACGTTGTTACATGTTATTTAAATAATAACGGTGAGCTAATTGTTGGAAACATCAAACAAAATAAATTGTTTCATTATGTAGAAAAAGACTTTATTGATAATCGCATGTTATCTAAATTATCGGGATTAGTGTATGGTTCGTAAGTACAAAGCTCCTGTGCCTAAATTTTACTTGCATTATGATAAATCTACCGGCAGGATTTTTTCAGCGTCAAACGAAAAACAAAATGAGAATTTCCTTGAAGTACCTCAAGCCGAATATAACGATTTTATAACAGGTAAGAAAAAGTTTTTTGACTATATTATTGGCAATATAAAAGTTCCAGGCAAGCGAGCTTACACTGGATTAATACCAAAAGCTGATCATACTGTTGTATCTAGAAACAGTGTATTAGAATGGATTATAGATGCTCCTAATAAATCAACTGATTTAACAGTAACATGGGATAAAAATCGTTGGGGATTTAGTTTATCGGACAAGTGTAAAAAATCTATAGGAACTGATCCGATTGCTAATTTAGTTTTTTTTGTTATGTTAGAAAACAATTTTAATTTTTTAATTAGAACTATTGTATTAGATTCTAAACAATTATTAGAACAGCCTATAGTAAATATTGCATTTGACACTAAATTTGAAAATGATATAAAACTGATTACGATTGCATCAAAGGCAGTCTTTGATTCGTATGGATTATTAATTAATGATTAAAATTATAGAACAAGATATTATTTTTCTCAGCTATGATGAACCTAATGCTGAAAAAAACTATGCCGATTTGTTGACCAAAGCACCTTGGGCAAAGCGTGTACACGGAGTAAAAGGCAGTGATGCCGCACACAAAGCCTGCGCCGCGTTGAGTGAGACTGAATACTTTGTTACTGTAGATGCAGATAATATAATAGATCCTAAGTTTTTAGAAGTTGAAATTGATTTAGAAAAGTTAGGATTAACTAATAAAAATGTGTTTAGCTGGTGCGGGCGAGTTCATGTTAACGGACTTATGTACGGCAATGGCGGGCTTAAATTATGGACACGTGAGTTTGTCAATAATATGCGCACACACGAAAATAGTGATCCTACTGATGTCAAGGGATTAGTTGAATTCTGCTTTGATGACTTGTATGTACAATTTAATGAAAACTACAGCGAGAGTTTTACTAATGCCACTCCGTTCCAGGCATGGAGAGCAGGATTCAGAGAAGGTGTAAAAATGTGCTTATTGCAGGGTGCAAAAGCTAACCATTTAAAAGACATCTGGTGGCAAAATTATCACAGATTATTAATTTGGTGTAATGTAGGCGCTGATGTAAAAAATGGGCTGTGGAGTATGTACGGTGCTAGAGAAGGATGCTATCGTACCATGTGTACTGATTGGGATTATGCTAATGTTAGAGATTTCGAGTGGCTCACATCTGAGTGGGAAACTACGTACAGTAAAATTACCGACAAAATGTTGCCTTATGAAATAATGGGAATTGGCGAAACTTTAAAACATGAATACAATTTAGAAATGTCTGATTTAGATAGCGACAGCAGTAAATTTTTTAAATTAGTTTACAGCAACATCCCAAGGAACTTAAGGCGACTATAATGTACGATATTATTTTTATTTCATACAATGAACCAGATGCAGATGCCAACTTTAATGCACTAAAAGAACGATTTCCTTTAGTCAAGCGTGTTAATGGTATTAAGGGTATACATCAAGCTCATATTGCCGCTGCCAAAAAAAGTTTTACTAAAATGATGTGGGTAGTAGATGCAGATGCAGTTGTATTGAATTCTTTTAAATTTGATTATCTAGTACCAGAGTGGGAAACAGATGTAGTACATGTTTGGCATAGTATTAATCCTATCAACAGTTTATCATATGGATATGGTGGGATAAAGCTATTGCCGAGATCGTTAACAGCAAGAATGAATGTTAACAATCCAGATATGACTATGAGTATAAGTAAGAAATTTAAAGTAATGAAAGAAGTTAGCAATATTACTGCATTCAATACTGACGAGTTTACCACTTGGCGATCGGCATTTCGCGAGTGCGCAAAATTAGCATCTATTAAGGATTCTGAAGCTACTGAACGTTTAGACACATGGTGTAATGTTAGTAATGGACATTACGGAATCTATGCAATTGCAGGTGCAGTTGCAGGTAGAAAATACGGTGAAAAAAATGCTGGCAATATACCAGCATTAAGTAAAATCAATGACTTTAAATGGCTAGCTGATCAATTCAAGAGTCATAGGGAAAATATCAGCAATAACCTTAGCACAGGCTAATGCTACTTCTTGATGCTCTTTTTGTGTACCATTAGCACTGCGTAGTTCAATAAAATGAATCCAACTGCGTAGTGTACCATTCATATAAATTCTGCTTTCTATAAGACCTTCTGGCAATACTGCTCGAGCTTGTTCTTTGGCAATGCCACGCTCTATTGCTTCTTGGTAGATCAAACGGCTATGTTCAATGATGAACTTTTGCTTGGCATCCCACCATGCTTGTAACTCTGTATCGCTTGTGGAAATACTGTTCTGTCTATTTTTTGTATCTTGGAGTCGTGCTTCTCGCAGTACAAACGACAGGTCTCGAGTAGGATCAGCATATCGCTGACTGAATTCTTGAAAGCTGAAGCTACGATGTCTGAGGATCTGTCGTGCAATATCTCTTGTTGTGGAGATTTCAATACAGGCTGAGACCATTTCGAGTGGTGACCAGTGCTGGTGTTTGATGAGGTATCGGATGAGTTTTTCGGATGTTTCTGTATTGAGTTGATTGGAGGGATTAGACACACGGGCGCAATACGCAATGAGTTCCTGCGCATCTGTGAGGCCCAAATCTCTAAATTCCGGTGTAGGTTGGGAGTAACTGAGTAGTTGAACATGCATTATTTATAACTTCTTTTTTTTAAGGAATTTTTGAGTACTACGTTCAATATCTCTTCTAACTTTAACGGTATCTAGTTTAAAATCGACGTTATCTACTTTATCTTCATAATTAACAACTAGTTCAGATAAATTCTTTTCAAAAGCAGGCCACCCATCACGTTTAATTTCTGGGGTGATTCTTATCTCCCAAGTCTTACCATCTTTAAAATTGACCAGAACGGCATGGAGATACCTAAGAGGTAACACATTAAGTTTTACCTCACTGAATACTTCTGGCCAATTTTCTATAAGATCTTTAGAAAGTGATTTACCTAAGTTAGACAATTTTTTTCTTAGTCGGCGATAGTTCTTCAGCTCGTCGTCTCATTGCAGCCGCTTCTTTGGCTAACTTATCTGCTTGGCTACGATAAAACTTTGCTTCAGCATCTGGACTATCAAACGATGTTGGTGTAGCTGTAACAGCTTCAACTTCATTTACACTTGCCGACGTAGTCTTGGCAGCACTATTATCTTTAACTGTCTCAGTAGACTTTGCGACAGTTTTAGCTGCCTCAGATTCCTGTTCGTCAAATTGTGGCTTGAGAGCAAGATCGTCAACTGACACTCCGCGCTGTTCAGCAATAATTTGATTTAATTCACTCAGTTGTATAGTGACACCAGGACTTGGATTCATCTCGATAGAGCTAGTACCCATCTTGAGAAGACGTCCATTTGCATGTAACCATTTAAGCATATTGTTACCATCGCTGAATGTTGTACGCATCAGTATGTCAGCAAATTCATAAGAATCTTGTCCAGCATGTCCTTCGACTAAATTGATAATACTATTATGATAACTATCATTTAATGTATCTGTAGGGATAACCAAGCAACTGCTAGATTCGCCGGGTAGTGTACGATATGCTACTAAACAACGCTGTTTAGTTGATATTACACGACCTACGTGTTTAAGTTCAGCCATATTATGCTCCTGTTGGTGCGGCAGCTTTCTGTGCTTCTGCTTGTTTAGCAACTGTTGCTAAAAATGATTCTAGCTTGGTGTATGTTTGCCCAACAGCTACCATTTCATTTGGTTTAAATGCACCACGTGAACTAGCAATATCGATAATGATTTTCATGGCATTAAGGTCATTAATTGTTAGTTCATTTGAATTTTCTCCGCCTTGAGCTTGTGATTGCTCTTGCGTATCTTGTACTGTATCAGTCATAATATCTCCTTTGAATGTACGTATATAATTATCTCTGTTGCAAATACGGACATGCGATTGTGAAGAAACTGAGTTCTTTCTCTGACTCAAATCCAATATGCGTATTATAGACTATTGTGTTAGTATTGTCTAGGGCAATACCTTGCCCTATATAATACCTGTTGTTTAGATTGGATATAATCCAATGGTCGATCTTTTTAATCAACCCTGGATTATATCTGTCTAAGTTTGTATATTTAAAATGCGGGCAGGCAAAATCAACCCTTCTTAAATTAAAATAATTTAAGGGATTTGGCTTACCATTTTTTAAACTCATGCGGTTTCTACCGCTTCTTCATAATATGCATGTTCGCCCCAAGGCGGCACGATTTTATCATTGCCGTGGATGATGAACACTGTATCACAGTAATTTTCATCTCCCCAACTACTATAAGGATAACCATCTGTAAACATGATAAACTTTTTAGGGTTAATATCGTGTTCCTTCATATAATTCCAATTGGCATCAAAATCGGTACCACCGCCACCCATCACTTCGTAGTCATCGAACTCGTCCATTGAGTAGCCGTCAAAATCTGCTTCGTTGTACACACGGGTATCAAAGCACCAAACTTTAATTTTAAAGTCTTTGTATTCTTGCATAATACCTTTGATCTCTGACAAGAAATCTTTTGCCTGCTCGTCTCCAATTGAACCTGACATATCAATTGCAATACAAATATCAATAGTTTCTTCGTAGTTAGTTCCAGGCAAAATTGCACTCATGTGCCATCCCTTACGGTTAGGGCGCATAAATGTGTAGTCATTCTTAATTGTACTTTGGATTTGTTGACGCAGAATCTCACGCCAGTTCATTTTTGCTTCTGTAAGTTCTTTAATCATGCGCTGTACACTAGCCGGAGTATTTCCCGCACCCGCTGCCTGTGCCGCTTGCATAGTTGCTTCGCGAACCTCGTCACGAATCTGCTTCATTTCTTCTTTAGTGTACTTTGGCTGTCCGTCTTTACCTTTAGGTCCAGTCCAATCAATGTGATCATCTAGCAATTGACCAATATCAATCTTATCAGCATTATCATACAACTCGTCGTAGATTTCTTCAGCACCTTTGCCGTAGTATTTTGGATCGTTGTAGATATTAATCTCTGGAGGTTGTTCTCCAATACGATCTCGAGTCAATTGTCCGTTTACGCAATAGTCAGCCGCGGCATTCCAAATCTTACGGTCTCTATTTTCCACACGACCCATGTGATCAAAAACATTATGAAGAATCTCGTGTGCAATAACGAACTCTACTTGCTTAGTAGTCATTGGTGCAAAAAAATCACGATTAAAATAGATAGTACGGCCATCTGTTGCCGCAGTCATACACCACTCGGTGGCTTCTTCAATTTTAAGACGTGTAGCCATATTGCCAAAGAACGGATGACGAAGTAGCAAACCTACTCGTGCTACAATAATTTTATCGATGATTGGATCTACATGTGACATATCTGCTCCTAAATGTTTTACTATGTATATAGTATAACACCTCCCGAAGGAGGTGTCAAATACAGCTAACTCGATTACTTCTCAGTAGCGGCGCTAATGTACTTACCAAACTTGGCGTGGAATGCATCAAAACATTTGATCTCGTCTGGATCCAGTGGCAATTTGTAAGTGCTCAATGCCAATTTGGTACCCATAATAACCAATTCTGTTTCAAAGTTATTCATCATAAATTCGAAGAAGTTATTAACTTGATTATTCCAATTCTTTGCGTTTTTGTCGCAAGCATCTTTGAGCTCGTAGCACAACGAAATTGTCAAAGAATACATAGCTGAAATTTCTTTGGATTCCATTTTCTTAACAGAACCTGCCAAAATATCTGTAGGGTTAGGCATCTTGCTAGAAATTTTGCGGTGTGCCATAAAGCTAACAGCAAGTCCTTCACCTACCGAACCACTGATCAAATCAGTCAACGTATCAGCATCGCAGTCGTCGTCTGTGAGCAATTCGCTGACAAAAGACCAAGAGCGTGGAGTAGCAAACGCACGTGAGCTAGACTTTGGATCAAAGTCGTACAAGCTCTTCTTACTGAAGCTCAAGAAGCCGACTACATCTTGATGAATCTTGTTTTCAACAGCCCACTCAAAGTAGTCATCCCACTCAACAGTCATTTCCAAGTGAACAAAACGGTTAGCCAACGGAGCAGGCATACGGAATGTAACACCCTTGTCAGTTTCACGGTTACCAGCCGCAACCATTACAACATTGTCAGGCAGTTTGTAAGTACCAACACGGCGATTCAAAATAAGCTGATATGCCGCAGCCTGTACAGCAGGCGCCGCACTATTCATTTCATCTAAGAACAGTACAATCTTCTTGTGCTGTTTTGCCATCTCATCATCAGGCAATTCCGAAGGAGGAGCCCAAACCATTTTATTTGTGTTTGAGTCAAAATATGGAATACCTTTGATATCAGTAGGTTCCCACAAGCTCAAACGAACGTCAATTACATGAGCGTCGAGTTCTGTGCCCAACTGTTTAATAATGTCGGACTTACCAATTCCGGGAGGACCCCACAAGAAGATTGGACGCTTGTTTTTAAATGCTTTACGCAGGGATTTTTTAGCACCTTTAGGGCCAACTGTACGAGTAATTAGTTCCGAAGCCATTTTATTTCCAATCTTAGTTAAAAAGTGTTGTTGAGTTAACGCTGTCTATGTATGTATTATACAGGGCTCTTTGCTGGTTGTCAACAGTATTTTTACAAATTATTGGTTATTTTGGCTAGATCTTTTTCTCTTTCTGTCATGGCTTTGATCAGTCCAAATTTTCGAATATCGTCCGAAAACAAATAGAGCTCAAAACTTTTACGTTCTGAAAAAACGGAAATACTTTGGTTTGTAAGATAGTAAGGACAGTCAATATATCTTTCCAAAAAGATAATTGTTTGGGGACTTAGCTCAATCGGCTCAGTGAAAGGTACTTCATACATTTTGATTTCTAACGTAGTAGTTAGGAATTCAAATCCATTTTCAGTTAATCGAAAAGCATTTGGTTTGTTAACTCTATTAGATTGCCACCAGATCCTATTGTACAGTTCTACATTTGCATCATCTGTACTTTTGCCCCATTCTTGTAAGAATATTTTGGTTAGGCAATCTCTGGTTATCATTTTACAACAGTACCTTGAGTTAATTTTATTACTTGGAAATCTTCACAACTAAATGTAAGATTTAATTTTTTAGCTAAGTTATGCGCATGCCCGGGATTACTAAAACTTACTTTCTTATATTTAGGTCCAGGATAACTTGTTAGGCTATTAAAACTTTTCAAATTGAATGGCTCGTTTTTATAAAAGACAGCCCAAATAGCTTCGGCTTCTAGGATTTGTTCTGCTTTATAAGTTTTCTTGTTAACATGTTCTAATAAAACTGCTGGTTTTGGTCTTGACATAATATGCGCACCTTCAATAATGTACGCATATATTTATCTCTATTTGTCTGCAAAACCGCCGCCGTCCATGGTCACAGTTACTACTTCGTTGTTAGTGCTATTTTTGATAGCATTAAACATGGTCTCGTAGTCTTGTAGCAGTTTATCTTGGATTTCAATTAATGCTAAGTTAAGCAATCTAGCCTGCTGAATAGGTAATTTAACTTCCTTTTGCTGGCTTAATTCTGCCGCTCTTAGCGTGTGCGAAAATTGAGTAATGGGAGTTAGATTAATCTGATTTTGCATTTGCTAATATCATTTTCATTTCTAGTTCGGATTTAAAAGGACCCTTGCTTGGGTAGCGTTCAATTGTAATTGCTTTGGGACAAAATGATTTAACCCAACCCTTGTCAAATTTAATTACATAGTATCCTGCACAATATAAACTTTTGCTAGCATTGCTTTTAGTAAACAACGGCAACTTTCTACGAACGTCGTACATGGCATTAAACGGACTACATGACGTAGGATATCCGTGACATTCGTGCTCTTCTAATTGTGTAACCTTTACTTTGGTATTATTTAAAAAGAATCCTTCCCCAAATTGTTTTGTTAGATCCTGTTTTTTATTAAACATCACCTCACCGTTTGTACTGCTTAGTACAAATCGATTGTTTTCTTTTTTGTGTAGTGTAGCAATCTTAGTACCGTCTTGTTCGACGATCCAAAATTTTCCATCGACGATGGGTTTAGCGTGTATTTCTGTCATTTTTAGTCCCCTTTATAAGAGCCCCTAAGGCACTCTATTAATGTACGCATATATTTATCTTTTAAAAACACTCTTAATCCACTGGGCTAGATTAAGGTATCTAAAATGATACTCTGTTAGCATTGGAGTTAGATGCGGGCACCGTCCTTGATTCCAATTGCAATTTCCAATAATTTCTTGATTACAACCATTACACTTCATTATTCTTCCTCAAAATTTATAAATTTCTATTGTGTATGCAGGATCTTTAAATATTTTTTCTTTGATTCTAATTTCTAATCTTGTCTTTCCACTATAGACTTTAACATTGGCTAAAGTAGGGTCGATGATTGATGTTACTACCATTGATTTATTTTGTTTACTAAATGTACATGCAGTATCTAAATACCTTAGTGCAGTATTACTAATTTTAAATCCTGCTAGCGAACAATTCAATGTATTTGAATCTCTAAAAATAGACAACAAATAGTATTCTTTAATAGCCGATACTTTTTTCATCCAACCATTAACATACAGATTCCACACTTGCTGTTTATCTTTATTTTTAAAATACTCTGATGACAGTTCTGTTTCCGATAATGGTTGATACATACTTGCCTCGGTAGTAGCAGTTTTCAGAGTTTGTACACTCTTAACGTCAATGCCAATATTACTACCAACACTTACATCGGCAATACCTTTGCCAGCACCGCACCATTTACCCCCGGCGATACTATCTGCAACTGCATATTCCCATAATTCTTTACCCATGCTAGCAGGCCGACCTAATGCAATATGTTTACGTAACGGCTGTATAACAGGATCAATTTCTTTTTGAAACTGTGCTATAAAATCCTTACCGACTAATATTTTTAATTCGGAAGCCAGCATAGGAGTAAGACAGTAGTTGCTCAATTAACATCCTTAAATAAATTTAGGGCCGCTTTAGTGGTTGGATATTTTGCTTGGAATGGCTCGGCGTACGATTGTATATTGTCTGCAATTTTCTTCATATCCCAAGCATTGCAGAATTTTAGCATACGAATACCTACTTGATCTACTGTCTTAGGTACAGAGTTGGCTTTAATAGTTTCTGTAATCTTTACTTTAACATCTGCCGGTTGTGCTGTTAAGTCGCATAGTTGTACATTACGCTGATAGTCTTCTAAAACTCTGTGTTCTTGTCCATTATGGTCGACCCATCTCTGCAACATGAGATTGTTCCACGCATATCCGCGGCTTTTACGATCTTCGAATGCTTCAGTAAGACCCACTTTGTTTTTTGTACCTTTAGTACGCACACCTGGATACGCCGAGAAGACATTATCACTGGTATCACCGCGCATACATTTCTCGAACAGCATCCACTCTGGATCTTGTGCTGGCTTTGGCTCTCCCGTCTTTTTGTCTTTAACAGGTTTGCCCTTGGCATCAAAGATACCGTTGTGTGTGATATGTAAATCACCTACACCGTTATACTGGCTAACGGTAGGACTTACGAGCTGTGCAAAATCTCCGTCTGTTGAAATAATAACATGTTTTGCTTCTGGATGGCTTTGAATCCAGCCAGCAATCAAATCATCAGCTTCTAAGTTAGGATGTTGCATTACAGTAGCATTGGTCTTTTCTGTAATAAAATCTTTAAACTGATCAAACGCTTCCCAGAACAATTTGTCTTCTTCTTGTTCTCGAACAGTCATAGCACTACGAGTTTCTTGTCTATTAGCCTTGTAAGGCTTGTAATAGTCCTTACGCCAGCTTCGACCCTCGAGGCAGAATACTACATGGGTGCCTCCGAAGTCGTTCCATGCTTTTTTGATACTGTTAAGTGTAATATGAAATGCCATGCCCAATTTAATATCGGCAGAGCCTTGAACCACGTGTCTAGCACGAAAGAATGTATTTGCAGTGTCGACAATGATATATGTCATTTTAGATTTTCTGTTATAGTATTAAAAATAGATTGATCCATGAATGGCACAGATTTTGTTATGCTAACATAGTTGTTTACTTTTGGTCTAAGATCAAATGCTATGCTAACTCGAGGAGTGTCGCCTTGATATGCGTCACTCCAATGTGGAACACAACTAGGAAATAGTGTAATGTCGCCTTTGTTATTTCCAATAACAACATTTGATGTAGAATCAAATGGTGACTTATATGTATTTGTGGTGTTGTATGTATCTAAGTGCATATTACCACTTAGATAGGATTCTGGATCTGCACCATGCCCGTGTTCGCCGATAGACTCCCCAGCTCTTGCAATGTTAAACCAAGAATACAGTTGAAGTTCTCGCCAATTACCATCTTGACTAGCCATGAATTTTAGGTATGCAATTCTAATAAAATTTAACATGTCATCTAACTCTGGACATTCTTTGTTAAACTGAAACAGATTATATTTGCCATGCCTTGCGGTCACACTTGCGTCTCCAAGACCAGTTCCGCCATCGTGATGTACGGGATACCTGTTTATAAAAACTTGTTCTTGTGAAATAAGCCAATTGCGAATGGTATCAATTTTATCATGATCAGCCCACGTATCCATTCCTATTGGAAAATTCCATGTTGGTGCAAATTCAGTTTTTGCATCGGGACTTTTTATCTTAGCAATTCTCATTTAACTTCGGCTTTGCCGCCACCTATTTTACTTACATTAATATACCCAGCACTAGCTCTTCCCGGGTCTTGTCCAGCCTCAGCCAACATATTTGATGCTAGATCTCTGAACCAACGATCTACTATTTGTTCTTCTGGATCACCATCAAATCCGTAGCCTGCTTGCTTCAATTGTACTATAAATTCCTGATTCCAGTCAAGTTCAAAAAAGCCATTTCGAATATTATCTTTATTCACATGCGTATCCAAAACACTAACCCAAGGTTCACCTCGTGCAGTAGCACGTTCCTTAGGAGTAGCTTTGGCTTGTTCTTCTGCTTTTTGTGCTAGTACTGTCTCTGCAACTGCCTTGTCTCTAACAATTTGAAGTGCATCTTTTTCAGCTTGTAGTTTATCGATGCCAAGCCATTTTCTAAATAAATTTTTAATCATTAAGTTCCCCACTCGTTTTTAAAGAGTGGAACTTGTAAACGATCGCTATAGCGCCACCCACGTTTCATAGCCGATAGTGCTACATTTTTTGCGTTCAATGTATAAACACTTTCCACACCGCCTACTGGCATTAGATAAACATGTCCTTTAAATCCTGCCGACTTAAATTCTGTTACTGCACGTTCTGCATCTAAAATGTCATCCTCTGTTGCCACAACAAATTTAAGATATGCAGTACCAACTTGTTCATATTCACGAACTACTTCTGGAAGAATTGCTTCTTCCCACTTTTCACCACTTGCTGGTAATTTGGCACTGACGCTAAACGTAAGTTCTTTACCAACTTCGCTATTCCATTTAGCTAGATAGCTTTTAAATTCTGGAGTAAGTTTTTGAGTACCATTTGTTTCAAATGTAATTTCTTTCAATGCTTTCATTTTGGGATTGTTAAGCAAATCTGGATAAGCACGTTGCCAACCTAACAAAGGCTCACCGCCTGTGATAACCAAGTGTTCATCTTGCCATTCATTATGTGGAATAATTTCCATAATACGATCTGTAATTGCTTCGCTTGTAAGCATTGGACTTAGATCTTTAAAACTTGGATGCCAACTGGCATAGCTATCACACCCGGTGCTTACTAACGGCAAGTGTTCGTATTTTTCAAACATATGAGCAACCGTTGCAATCTCTTCAGCTTCTTCGCTGAACATGCCTCGACTCATGCCAAATCCAGCACATTTAAAGTTGCAACCAAATGTACGCAAGAAAACAGACGGTACACCCATGTAACGTCCTTCGCCTTGAATTGAATAAAATAATTCTGCTATTTTAATTTTGCTCATCTTCGCCTCTTTCTAAAAATTGTGATACTTGGTGTTCGGCATCTTGAATACTTTCGGCCCATATCTCAAACGTAGCAATGCCGTTACTAGCATGAATATCAAAAGGCACAGTACCTCTAGGTAACCAGTTAGGCCCAACTTCTCGTTTAATCTCAAACTTATTTAGGTCCGTGGTTTTCATACGGTAAATTAATTCGTCAGTTAGTTGTTTAGCGTTTGTCATCTTGCTGTTTCCTAAACTCTTCTACATCTATTATAGCACTCTTTAATGTTTCTGCATAGTTCAAAGCACCTTGCGATTTCAAACAAACAGTTGATTGGGTATCTATATAACCTTTAGTAAGCAAGGTCCAAATATGATACCATCGTGTTTGAGTCCAAAAATTAGTTCTAACTGTAGTATAGATAGTTACTTCAACGCCAGTATCGTCTGCTTCTACCCATACGTTATGATCGCATTCAGAACTACCACATTCACATGTAACGCGATAAACTTTTGAGTCTCCCCAATCGTTATGCTTTAAAATGCCTTCCGCCGGCGCCTGAACTTTCATAGTGCCATTATCCTTGCAATAACTTGTTTAGCTTCTGTGCAATCGTTACGTTCTACTTGTGCTTCAATCGCACGTTCAACAGCCTCATGCAATTGACGTAGGTAAGGACGCTCGTTAATAGTTGAATAGGGTTGTGTCCAGCGTAAGGTATACAAGTGTCGAGAGTTCATTTTGAAGCATACTCCTGTTGCATTTTGATATTGTCAAAAAATTCTTTCTTTGTACTCTGGTCGTCTTTAAACGCACCTTTCAACACTGTGGTCTGTGTTAGACTAGAGTGTGCCATAATGCCACGATTTTCACAGCAACCATGTGTAGCTTGAATGTATACACCTAAGTTTTCTGCTCCAGTTGCTTTTTGGATTTCTCTAGCAATGTCGTTGCAAAGTTCTTCCTGGAGAGTCCCGCGACGAGCACACCACTGAGCAATACGAGTGTACTTGCTAAGACCAATAAGTTTTTCTGCGGCGATGATGCCAATGTAAGCGACACCGCTAACGGGCTGATGATGATGACTGCACATAGAGCGCAACTCGCTACGTACCACCAACATACCTTCGTAACGGTCCGCTGAATCGTTTGGAAATGCTGTTGCGTCTGGTGCTTGTTCATATCTTCCTGCCATAACTTCATTAAAATACATTTTAGCCAATCGCTTGGCTGTGCCTTTGCTGTTAGGATCAGTTTCACGATCGATTAGCAGTGTGTCTAATACTTTTTCAAAAGCTTCTGTAGCTTCATTGATTAAGATTTCCTTGTCACCTTCGTGTAGGTAATCGCTAATGTTATCTCCAGCCCAGAAACGTTTGTTATCACGTTTCATTTTAAAGCGGATAGCATCTGCAAGGTTACATTCCTCGTAGCCTTTGTCGTCAATATTTTTGTATGTTACGGATTCAGTCATTATTACTCCTATGTTAGTATTATATAGGTTTATTTAGGTTTTTGCAAATTTTTCGAGTTTATTTTGTTAGTTGGGGTACTATAATAAATCCTAGTCCAAACCAAAAAATTAGATATTCAATCCAATATTTTTCTATCAATTCTGTAATTTGTTTTTTCATTTTATTTTATCTGCTCGAAGTTTGCGACAGCCTTCTTTGACCGCAATAGGATAATCGGGACTTATTTCGGCAATTGAGCAATCGTATTTTACAGTAATATGAGGATGCTCGATTACATAAAATACAGTGTAAGCACAGGCTATCAACGCACAAACTAAAGCAGTGATTACATCGTAATTTTGTCTGATAGTAGAATTTTGCATAATTGATAATCTTTTTTTGATTTAAAATTAAACGACATATCTTCGAAGCTCGGATGATATGTATATCGTTCTCCAGGCAATCCAAATACTTCTACTACATCTGCGCACATTTGATTCCACCAATTATTATCTTGGTCGTGCCAGGGAATTACAATTTTATAATCCATTACGATAATTGCCCTTGCTGGGAATGACATGACGAACTCCTCCACGTGGATCTGGCATATCTCCTTGACGTCTTGGGATCATATGCACATGTGGATACATTACTGTTTGTCCAGCAACTTCGCCGACATTTTGCCCAATGTTGAATCCTGCCCATTTTTCCGATTCAACCCCGTCGTAACCAAATTGGTATGCGGCTTTGAAGCAGTCATATAAGTTTTCAGCTCTTTTGTAGGTAGGCACAAATAACAAATGCCCTTCGGTAACTGGATATGCATCTTTAAACACCCAAAAAGTTTTTGTTCTATATTCAATTTCAGTCCACGGTGCAGACTTGTCAGCTAATTCACGTTCAAGATCTGTTAGCATTTTCTAAATTTTTTAATTCGTCTATTAAATAATCTTTATACTCAGCTAACAAGGTACTTTTGCGGTCATTGCCGGCTTCACCTTGCAATTTTATGATGTCAGCCTCTACCATAGCAATCTTATCTTTCAAATCTTGCATAGATAATGGCTGATTATTTAATTGGTCTACTTGTCTCATGATCTGCGTGATCCAAAACTTAATCCACTAGCACCGCCTAGCAGGATTGCAAATGCCGCCCAAGTTTCCCAAGTCAACGGAATGTGTAGCACTGGAAACAGTGTGTTCAAAGCCCATATACCTAGTATGGGTCCGAGTGCAATGGCAATTACAATTAGAGTAAGGCCAAATATTAATTTAATTAATGCTGATGTCATAACCAAAATTCCTCCCAAGGATAAACTAACCAGCAGTCTTCCTCTGCCTTATTTACAGTCCAGACATAGTAATCTGGATCTTTAAACTGACTTGACTGATTGTGTGTCAATACTGCAAAGCGAACTGAGTCTCCCCAAATAGTTTTCCAATTAGGATGACCTGGTAATGCACTTGACTCCCAGTCTTGCTTGATCCAAGCAACAGTGGATCCTTGATCGTTAATATCATCAACGATCAGTATCTTTTTACCTTCAAATGCATCTTCTGCCATGCCACAGTTACTTACACAATCTCCGCCGTCACGTAGACTAACATCTAAACTTAGCATTTTAATGCCAGTATATTGACTAAGAAGATTGGCAGGAACAAGCCCGCCCCGGGTAATGCCCACAATGTAGTCAGGTCGCCAATTGTGTGCTGACATCTGTCGAGCAATATCTAAACAAGCACCTTCTACTTGAGACCAAGTATAATAAACTTTTTTCACGCAACTAGTCCGTTTGCAAGTACTTGCATCTCTTGCTTGGTCATAAAGAAGTTATATGTTTGCGAGTCAATAACATCACCGTCTTTTAATGACTCCTGTAACATGTTAATACTAAACAAACCTTTAGGGCTTAGTACTTCATGCTTTTTAAGCGTCAAACGAAATCCTTCGTTTTCTTTAATAACCATTTCTTTATAGGTATCTTTAACTGATTCATGTAGTTCCATCTTCATCTCCTTTAATTGCTTCAAATGTTCTATACTTACCCAATGCATTGATGTATTCATCATACAGTTTCTTTAGCTTTGGATGCTTCTTCTCTAGTTTAACATCTCGTTCTGGAATTTGCAACACCTTTTCGATTGTATCTAACCGTTCTTCCAAGTCACGGCCGTTGATAACCATTCGACCTTTGACTTCTAATTCTGGTGGATTATTTTTGGCAACCAATACATTGTCGCCGGGAAAATTTCTCCAACTAGTTCCGTTACCAGTTGATGTTAAAAACTGTCCTGCGGATCCAGTATTATTAGTTGTATAAACTGTTCCAACTGTTAGTGGAGTTGCCGGCGGAACGGCATTACCGTACCCAATAGATACAGTGCTTCCAATCAAGCCATTACTGACGGCGTTCTTCAAGATAGTTGTCATTGTGTATCCATTTGTTGTTTACCCAGAATCCCCATTCTTGCTGTTGCGGCCCAGGCATAAACAAGGTCCAAGGTGTAACACCGGGTTTCAATTCAATACGGTGATAGCTGTTGGCACTGCAAAATCTAAAATGCCCAGGCCCCCGCCAGTGTTTGGTTTCACTGACCATTTTGCCGTATTCAAAATTAGGGGTATATTCGTAATAGCCGCCTGCTAATATTAAAGTAAAATACGGCCACGGATGATCGTGTACATCTCCGGGATCACCTTTATGGAATTTATGTAGGAACGCATTAAACGGAAATCTCTTACGATCTTTTAAAAACAGATAATAACGAGTTAGCAACGGCTCGTTACATTGACGATCCATAATAATACGTTTGCGGTCATTCCGCTCTAGACAGTTAAGGCTTAGGTCTTTGATCTTCTGGAGTATCATAGTGATTTTTTACAAGTAGGTAAGTTGTTTTAAATTTTTCAAAAGCTATTGCTAGACCTGGATATTCTTTACACATTTTCTGTATCCGATTCCAATCCGGGAATGTGTCAGCCCATTCTTCTGTAGAAGGATTAAATGTAAATGCAGAAATGCTAGCAGAGGATAATGTCGAAATAGTTCCAGTAGTTAATCCGATACCAGTACCTAATGTAACTGTACCCATATTATTGCCATAATAATATGAGCTACCGTTACCTATATTAGCCCCTATATTAGCAAATGTAGAAGTATCTATAGTAATAGTGTCATTTGATGTTATTGAGTAAGTTGTTGGCACTGAAGAATTGGTCATATAAATCCTTTGCTTGTTTACGTATGGCAGGTATCCTTGTGGAATAATTGTCCATGTGTTCTATTATTGCACGGCATAGATCTGGTCTATAAACAGTGTAAGTGTCATAGTCGTTGGTCCATACACTGGGATACTTGAATGTATCATAATACATCTCTGAGTAGCTGAGTCTATCTGGAACCATAGGTATAGCATCGACTACCGCACCTTCATAACAACTGATACCTAGTGTTTCTTGTAAGTTGGCACTGAACACCATCTTCGCTTCGCCTAACAAGTTATGATATTCATTTTTTGTTAGCTGTTGATCCTGACACACTACAAATTCATACTGCGGTAAATGTGCGGCCAAGTCTCGAAAGATATCTACCTGCTTCTCTGGTGCAATACGATGTGGGAACAAGATAAGATCACGCTTGGGCATATTCTTATACATGGTCAAGGTATCTTCCATATACTCCATGGGCCAACCGGTGCGTACAAATCTAGGATCTTCGCCGGCAATAATGTCTGCCAGATCTTCTTCTAACCACGGATTTTCTGTAGGATAATCGTTTAGAAGATTAGTAACAAACATTCGGATATGAAAATCGGTGGCAAAGTAGTTGTGATCAAATGCGTGAAAGAAACTCTTCTCAGCATTTCTGACCCAGGGCTTATTGCCAACCAGTCGACCTAGAAAGTCTTGAGGATCATATGATCCAGCATGCCACAGGCCATGTGTAACTACTGGAATATTCAATAGCTCACTCATGTACTTTAAGTTGATGATGCCAGGGTGCCAAGCGTCAGTAAACAAAAAATGATCCCCAGGCTTAACTGCTCCGGAGCAAAATAAACGACCCATCTGCTCAACTTGACTAGCTTTATATATGTTAGTTCCACCAAAATTGAGAAAAGCGCCAGGGGTGGTAGCAGTCGGAATATCTGTAGGTCCGGAAATAATTTGAACATTGTGTCCTGCCTTTTTAAGTAACGCAGGTACATGAGTCTTCCATTGACCCGTGTACCTTGTCTCAACTGATTCTAAGTCGACTAAGAATACGTTCATTATTCTACAGTAGCATACTTTGGATTTTTGCCCTGATATGGCTTGCGCTCACGAGAGCTGTCCAGACGTTTAGGTCTACGTGATTTTTCAAAGTTTCGCCATGCCCAACTTTCTCTGTTATAAAGATGGGACTCATCAAACGGAAACATTTCCAACCGACAGAAATTGTGATATGCTTCTAGATCATCAAAGATCTTAACAACATCAGGACGGTTTTCGAAGTAAGCGTAGTCTTTGTAATTTTTAGCCATGATAGCTTTCCTTGTATTTTTAATACTTAATAAATGAACCATTTTCTCCGTCTTCGGAGACCTCAATCCAAACCTCACGGCCTGGATACTTGCTGGAAATAGTATCAAACAAATCGCCTGACATCATCTCGCAACTCTTGTAGTCTAGTTGGAGTGTACCCTCTGCGTACAATTTTTCCAACCAGCGTTTAAACTGAATAAACTCAATATCGCGATCATCGTGGGTGACACTAATCCACACTTTGAAGTGGAATGTGTGGCGATGCGGATAGCCTAGAAAACTTACATCATATTCATCACCTGTAGCAAGTGCTGTATCTGTAAGTGCGGCTGGATATTTGTGAATACCTTCTTTCTGAAAGGTAACCCAAATCATTTTGTTAGGACGAATGTCTTGTTTAATAATCATACAGTTTCTTCAAAGAGTGAGGTATAAGTTGATATAGCCATGTTTTCAAGTGTTTTCATATCTTCATCACTTAGTCTAAAAGAATAAGATTTAGACTTCGGTAAATGCACTTGTTCAAAATATCCGTAGAAACCTTCATAAGGTGTATACCCGATATTTTCATTCATTGTAATCAATGTTTTAGCATTGTTATATGCTTTTTCTATCAGTGCTTGAATGTGCGGAGCAGAAAAATCGTAAACTCTTGCTTCGATAATCACTCCGCCTTTAATTTTAATTCTTAACTGTTGTTGAAACTTTTTCCATACATGGGAATTCTTGTAGTCATTATTAATAATGTCTTCAGCATGCATATCTGCAATAGTTTGCGCACTAGTTGCATCAACATCTCGAGTTTTTACTTCAAGACCGTATACTAATATGTCTGCGCCATGACCTCGATTAATAGGAACACCCATAGATTCAAGTAATGCTTCGACGGCTCTACCTGCATATCCGCCAGCACTTGCTGGTACTTTTTTGCCAATTAGTTGATCAGCAATTTTAAATACTTTTACTTTTGCCTTTATCATTTGATAACTTCATCGTTTTTATATTGAGACCAGTCTGTAAACTTACTTCTATCCATTAGCGTATGTAGACTGTGGGACCATACACCGGGATTAGTTGCCTTAAAATCTTTGTCATCTATTTTAAGCATTGTATTATAATTCCACAATTTAATGTAAGGAATTGGCACTCTTATTTGCGGAATAAAGTTGTTGTAGTCATTCAATCCACCGTCATTAAACTCTTCTACAGCACTTAATGGAATATCTAGACTGCATATATAACCTTCTCCTAGGAAGTATTCAATCATTTCTTCCCATTTTTTCCAACCAGCATAGTCGTTGAATACTGGATTAAAACTGTGATTTGCACCAAAGAAAATATGCTCGCAATCATTGTTCACTGCATGAAATGCAATTTGATCAATTTGTTGAATACCTGTAACAAACAAAGTTTTTAATCCGTATGCAGGAGTATGTTCAATTTCTGTGCCAACAAAAAATGTCACTTGCTCGCTTACACCAGTTGTATAATCACGTTTCATTCTTTTCTGCCTTCGATCGTTCGTACACTTTAAACATTCTAGTTACATCTTCTATACGTTCAGCAAAATGCTCAGGAGCACCTCGAGCCGCCGCTTTCATATCATATTCTTCGGGATAGTGTCTTAAACAAGCTCGAGCACCGTCTTTGATTGCTTTTGGAACTCGAGGAGTAGTCAGGATCTCTAATAGAAATCTTTTAGTTTGTACTACTGCTCGATATCTTTCATCTGGTAACGTCATATTTGTATTATACAGTGATTGTAACTAAAATCAATCGTTTTGGCCAAGTTCGTCAAATATGAACGGCGAACCTTTAAAATAATTATATCCAAAAAACTCATCCATAATAGATAAACTATGTGCTGAAAACAATATTGGGGGACCGTTTGCAGGTAATCCCATATCATATGCACGTTGGTTATAGGCCATTAGTTTTCTAAACTCGATATCTCCAGCTAGATTATCTTTTGAGTTTTGACTAGCTTGCCGCCAAAATTCTGTATCAAAATTACTACCACCGTGATAGATATAGTTAATAATACGTTCTAAAGTCTGTGCTAATCTAACTTGTTCAGCGTTGGCTTCTTCTTGATTCATTTGACCTGTAACATACTTAAAAATAATACCACATACGTTTGTATAGTGGTTAATCGATGTTGCACTAATTGGTTCAAAGAATATAGCACGATTGCCGTTCTTGATAACTCTGTTATCAACTAATTTAGTAGTATAATAGGGTTTGAATTTATACTCTTTAGTATCTAATTCGTCTATAGTTATTTTTAGCATTTCAGCCATGTCAGCTTTTGCATCTTCAACAGTAGTGATTGTGTCGTTAAACAAATAACCATATGTTTTTCTACTAGTTAACGGAATTCCAAACATCCATCCATTCTTGGTAGCAAAGTGTTCTGTGTACTGAATAGGATCAAATCTTTCAAAGCTATGTACTAGACATCTGTTTAGAATACTGCAAGTACTCATATGATAGTCTTCAGAGTAGTCTGTAGGGAAACCTCTGCAATCTATAACATAATCAAATTCTTCATTGGTTCCATTTATTTCTACAATAGCTTTATCAGAATTATTAATAACATTAGTTACTGTGCCTTCAATTATGGAAAACTTTTGCGGCCAGCATAGAGCTAATCTTTCAAATACAAATTCTTTTAATTTAAAATTATTAAAATGTACAGCTACCCCGCCCTGTAGCAATGGGTTCAACCATTCCCACTTACGCCAGTTAATATACTTTGTTCCAAATTTAAGTGTGCTATCTAATTTTGGAGTATCTTCAAGAGTTGTAAATCGTGTACCTTTTTCCAGTAAGCCAATAAATCCAGGATTAGTACTTTCGCCAATTCCTAAAATAGGAATAGCTGGGTCATACAGTGAAACAATGTCCCATTCATTAGTAAGTGTTGAGCAAAGGTGCGACAATGTTAGCACCCCAGCACTACCTACTCCTAGTACACCAATACGTTTCTTCATTTAACTTCTCCCTCTAGCTCGTCTAGTTTAGACATTTGATCTTCAGAAAACTCTCCATCTTCTACTTCAATCTCTGCTGTGCTTGTTCCTACTTCTTCAAACAAATTAGTAAACATTGATTGTGAGTTTAGTGTTTTCTTACCTGTAGCACCTCGAGTTCCAATAATACTCATCCAGAATCTGCTGTATTCTTCTACCACAGCATCTGCGGTGCCCCGGTCACTAGTTGCAAAGATAGCTTCGATTACATCTTTAAAATATAATCTATCAAACTTTTCTTGTACTAGCATATTAGGACAACTGCCTAAATCATATTGTCGATTAGCTTCTTGTACTGCGTTCACATGCATCCAAACATTATGACCCATCATAACAGCATAGGTAAAACTATCCCAACTTGTTCTATTACTGACTTTACCTAGTTTGTTAACGTCCGGCATTACTGTCCAGTGTGCGGGATTATACGGATCTAGGATTGTTCCGGGTGGAACATTTGGATTTGGAGTACCAGCGTTGTAGATACAAATTTCATTCATAAGAACACCGTCCATAATTGGACTAGTTGTAAACTTAGGAAATATTTTATCCTGTATTACTGCGTCTTGGAAGAGTCTAGTATCTGTTGCGTATTTCTTGTCGTCAGCAGAAGCCTGCATACGGTAGACCCATTTTGTCCTATCGTCTGTTTCGACATTAGTATAGATTTGTCCGTTTGCTGTTGCAAGGAATGGACTTGCGCAGTCAAAAGAGATGGTAAAGTTTTCATTATGGTATTTCCTAACAGCACGTTGAATATCGGTTAAAAGAACTGCCCACTCTAACTTAGAGGTGCCTAGGAAGTGCATCCAATCATGTTGACCCTTTTCAAGGAGCCCATCGAATCGTAATGCCACTAATCTCTTTAGTACAAGGTGGATGTCACACATATTCTGCCCACCCATACCCCAACCGTTAAATGCACGATCGCCGTATTGCGAGCGATCACAGTAACGTTTCATTCGTTGATACCAATCTTCGGCATCTGTATGCGTTTCACCTTGTAGTACGTTTAAGAACTTACAGTTACCATTGCGATTATTAACAAAGTAATCGTTATTGATATATGTGCCTTGCACAGCCTCTGCATATGAACTAATGCCAGTTGCCGCAACACCTGCTGGACTACGAGCAACCCAAGCTGGGATATCAAGACCCATGCCGTAGTCCATTAGTGTGTCCATCCAAGTAAGAACTTGCTGTCGCTTCTTCATAGCTTTAGGACAGTTAGGATCTTTCCAGTCGGCTGGCCAAACACCTTTACCAATCTGGAATCCGCCTGAGTCACCTAATACCCAACTAGTACTACGATTACGATTTCGGAACATGTCCTCGCTTTCATCTTGTTTATTCAAATCAAGATTAGCATGGCCTGCCGAATATAAACAGTGGTCATAATAAAATGCACCTTTATCTGGATCAAGATAGTTAAGACTTTCAACACCGTTTTTAAAACTTTTAGGAATACGTGTAGGATCTACGTAATTGCTATAGCGTTGTTTTCCGATAAAGGTGCTATAAAAGCCGCTAGTTGCTGGCAAGAATACAGCATAGTCGTTTTGTGTTGCGGTAAGATTTCTATTCATTTAGATCCAATGTTGTACTAGAACCATAAGACTTAACCAAGCCCACATGGTATTGAAACCGACTAGCGTTGGTAATGACTTTTTACGACTAGCCCAAATAAGTGTTACACTAGTTAACAAGGTTAGGTAGTATAATTGCCAGATTTGAATTCCAAAGATTAAACCTGGAATGATAATGATTGCCTTGGCCAGCCAACTGACAAATTCTACAGTATTGTAGCCAGTCCAATATTCTTTTGTAAACCACATCATATAGCAGTCACGCATATTTGCCCAACCGCTATGTGAGTAGCAAATTACCATTAACACTAGCCATACACCTACAGCTAATAAAATTTGATCAGTAGTCATTATTTGCTTAGTGCAGGTAAAATATAATTGTATTCAGCAACACCGCTGTCTACAGTAATTTGCATGGCACCTGAGTCCGAAATCTTCATAGTCAAATCTCCTGGCAATGCTAAAATACTTTGTACTTGTTGTACAGGCCATGACAATGTCTGACGCATTTTTCCAGTAATTCCAGATTGGAAAGTAAATGATCCAGCATGTGTGCTTGCATCGCCGAAACTAAACACTAGATCGCTGCCGTCAGTTTTAACTTGGAAACTAGATTCTTCAGTATGAGCTGCCGCCTGGTATTTTAATTTTTGGATCGATGCGACTGTAGGTTGTACTTCGACATCCCAGCTAACACCTTTGAATTTGACGGTTTTAAGTTTTTCATTAATAACTTCGTTATTCATAAAACGATAATCGTTTTCAAAGTCACCGGTCGCATTTTGAAAATGCAAGCCTGTTGGAACTTCTTCACCGTTACGTTGTTGTTTAACAACTTTAATACCGGCGCCTTCTTTGTACTCCGGGCATTTCAAATGCAAATCTAATTTATTAAGTTGTGGCATTCCAAACACACCTTCGAAATTATCAACTGGGTTATGTGTTTTTGCACTGAAAATAACTGAACGGTCTTCAGCCATTGATTCAATTGCGGTTTCTTTGTCGCTGGCACTTACTTTAACTAAAGGCAGGAAGCCCAGGTTGTGTGTATGTGCTACTAGGTCTTGTAAAAAGTCTTTCATATGATTCTCCATGTTTAATGATTATACTTAGGTTTTTTGACTATGTCAATGTTTATTTTCTTATTTTGTTGTTGTATTTCACCACTTCTTCTACAACGGTTACAGGGGTATTTAGGTTTTTTGCATAATGTATGAAAGCATTTGTGTCTTTAGGAAAACACGCTCCGCCAAACCCAAACAATCCATCGGATCCAGGCACGTTCATATGGCTTAATCCAATTCTAGTATCTGCAGAGACTAACTGTTTGACTAATTCATAGTCTGCACCGTTGGCCTGACATACTTCATAAATTTGATTAAAAAACGCTACCTTTGTACTTAAAAAACTATTAATTGAATATTTGATCATACTAGCTTCCGTAATACTACACGGGAGAAAGAATTCGCATTTTTTAAGAACAGATGAAAATAAGTTTTCCCAGAAACTATTGAAATCTTCTCCGCCGATAATCATATATTCTTGATTTAAGAAATCTTCATCAGCAGTTGCCGCACGTAGAAATTCTGGACTATAACAAATATGATGATTAGGATAATCGACTAATATTTGAGATAGCTGATCCGGGGGTATAGTTGACTTAATTAAAACTGGTAAATTATCCGGCGTATTTTCTAATACTGATCGTATCTGTGTGTCGTCACAACTACCGTTGGGCAAACTTGGTGTACCTACACATATGATAACACCTTCTCCTGTTTTGTAATCAGATACACTACTAGTGTTGATCTTTGGATCAACAATGTGAATAGTATGCTCAGCCGCCAATGCTAGACCAACCGCCTTACCTACAAATCCATAACCTGCAATTATAATTTCTTTTTTCATATTAGAACTCAAATAAACTGTTAAATGTGTTTTTTTCTTCTGTACTACGGACATCCCATTTAAGTACACCGATAAGATTTTCTAGTTTTTTATCTATAATGGCTTGTTCCATTTCAGTATGGTTAAAAGGCAAATCCTTAAACCATTGCGGCAATCTGAGCTCATCTACTGGATAAGCTACGCTTGTGAATCCCAAAGGATTGTCTTTAAGTTTGCAGACGATAACTTTTGCACCATCTGTAATAGCCATGCTATATTTGTCATCAAACATACGTTTAAGTGTGTTCCAATTAATGCTTGCACGAACATGCCCGGGCATATTAGCCTTACCAGCCTTTACTTCCTTAGCCTGATATTCTGTAATGTTATTGGCACGTTTAGGACTACCTTTCTCCCAACCGGGACGAACTTTAAAACGTGTTCGGAATTCAGTGATGTGGGCTAGTACAGTATTTTCGTCAGCACCGGTTAGCACCAACTCAAGAACATCACTTAAAAAGTTTTGAATAAACTCAGGTGTATCACTACGCTTGAGATCCAGCCCCATGGCTTTGATCTTGCCAGGCTTGCCATCTACGTCTGCACGTTTGCCTTCTTTGTCATAATACAACACTGCATAGCGTTTCTTAGTAATAAACAGACCTTTAATTGCAACAATCTCACGACCAGCTTTGATAACTTCACCGCGTGACTTTGGCACATGGAATGTATCTAACATGAACTGTGGAAAGGTAGTATTAACTTCTTCACCAATCTGGTCATATAGCTGAACAACACTTTCTTTAGTCCAGGGAATAACTTTTGAATTGATATCTTTTTGCAGAGTTTTATAAGCACTAAAATAGCACGAGTCTGTATCACCGTAAATAATAGCCTTGCCCCTGTAGTCATACTCGCCGGCCACAATCTCATTGACCTTGCCAGCCATGTGCTTGACAATTTGTCTGCCTGTCAGTGTGGTTGACTGCCCGATACGCTTGTCAAAGAATCTACAGCCACTATTAAGAATAGCACCATACAAACTGTTCAAGTTAATCTTCTTGACCAACTGACGTTTGTCCCAATATTCTTCTTCAATCTTGTTGCCTGCCTTGATAGCATCTTTTAGTTTGGCCTGCATCTCCTTACGTTCGGCATACCAACGTTTGAGCAAGCCGGGGATAATGCCTTCTGTTTCGTGTGTAAAGATAGTACCATTAGCACTTAACATCCACGGCTGATTGCTTTCAAATATAAGTCTATAGACTTCCGCGGCACTGAGCACATCACTATCACCGTTTTGCCAATCAATAGTAATGTCTGTGCCAATTTGTTGTTCCATTACGGCTGTATATTCTAGTGATCCGAAGATACCTTCCCATGCCGCCGCAAATGATTTACCTTTTCCAATTTGCGCTTCAATATAATCGTCAGTTAATGTCTGACGTAATTGTCCAACAATAGTTTCCGGACCCATATTCAATGCACGAATGGCTGATGGGTAAAGACTATTAATATCTAGGGAACCAATCCAATCATGAATACCTTCTTTAGGGACAGCGACATACGCACCTGCGGCTCCTTCATTATCTTCTCGATCATCCATCTTAGTTCGATTGGGTACTTGGAATCCTCTTCGATGGGCTTCGTTGATAATTGCTTGCTCAGTTACAGCTACCGCACCCATTGTGGTCTGTAGCAACACAGTACACTCATGTGCCAGTGTGTTGGCAAGATCCATAAACTTTAGTTTCTTGTCTAGATCGTCAAGCAGTTTACAGTCGTTACGGTTGTACTCAATGAACGTTTTAAAGTCATTGTTGTATAATTGGTCGAGCGTACCTTCATATTGTGTTTTACGTTGACCTAGTTCATATTCCGCGATGGCGTCAAGTCTATAACTGTGGCGTTCTTCATACGTATACTTACGGTACAGCTCAAGATAGTCTAAGTGAACGCGACCAATGTAGTCATAGGTTACACTATCACGACCAAACTTTTCATATTCTCTGCGTTTAGGAAATTGGTCAAATAAACAAAAACGTCGGGTATCTTCTTTGCTTAGTGCTTTAGTAACACGATTAGTTGTGTAGGGAATATCAAAACCTTCACTATTCCACCCACTTAGTACATCAGCATCTTTAATCAAATCAAGAAAAACATCTAGCATTTCTGCTTCTGTTTTATAAAGCATTGTGTTAGGGAAGTCTTTAACTTGCTCTAACGCTTCTTCCATGGTAATAGTCTTTGGAGGAACTGCTAGACATACCATGGTTTCCATCCACTGTAGGTAGACAGCAATCGCAGTAATTGGCATGAACGCATCGTCTGGACTTGCATAGCCACGCTCTGGATCAAAGTCTACCTCAATATCGAAAAACGCTACGTTTAGTTTAGGAGCATCTTGATTAATGTAGTTTTCGCTTAGGCAAACAAAGATGGGATTAATATCTGCTTCAAATAATTGCTTACCTGAATTAATTGCTTGTTCTTTGCGTAGTTCTTTTGTATTTTTACAGATAACCCTGTTAAGTGGGTCGCCGTAGATTGATTGATATTTGCCCTTGGGGTCTTTGTAGTAAAACGTGTGTTTGACAGGTATGTCACGGAACTCACGCTCACCTTTCTTATTGCGTTCGACAACTTTAATAACATCGTTATTACGGTCAAACCATGCATCTACATAGCTCATTAATTCTCCTTATGTCATTTTAGGCTGACAAATACCTAGTGTGCGGTTTATGGCCCGCCGACCCTCTATAGCAATATTTATCAGATACGCTTAGTGATATCCAAAATTGCTTCAATCTCTTCCCAATCTTCATTGTAAGCCGCCCAATCGCCTTTGTGTGCAATCTTGATAGCTTTGTTAATGACACTTGGTTTGATCTGTAATTCTTCTGCTACTGCCTTAACTGTTTCTTTCAATCCTTCTTGCAAGTCTTCAACTTCGCGTAGTACTGTGCTACCTTCACTAATCAAACGCTCGAGTTTTGCCTTTTCTTCTGCACCGTATGAACGACCACCCATTGTAAATCTCCTAATGTATAAGCCTATTATATACTAGTTATCCGGTAAATGCAACCACTAAGAAATTTTAGAGGTGAAAATGGCAGAACTAGTCTGCCATTTTGTTGCATAACTAATTACGGTGCTGGAGCCGGCGCCGCCTTTGGAAGTGAATCAATAGCAGTTTGTGCGGATTGTAATGCGGCGTTAATGCCGGCATCGTTGCCGTCATCTGGTAATTGAGCCATGATTTTTCTAATCTCGTCAACCATTGCTGTTTGTTCCGGTGTTGGTCCAACTGGCACTACAGGAGCTACTGGTTTGTTTGGATCTACTACTGGTTTATTTGGATCAACTGGTTTATTTGGATCAACTGGTTTATTTGGATCAACTGGTTTATTTGGATCAACTGATGGATCTGGACCTTGTCCTTTATTTGGAGTTAACGCAAGACCAGCGGCACCTCCTAATGCTGCCGCACCTAATGCAGTTTTAACTGGGTTCTTTGCAATTGCTGAACCTACGCCCATTCCTTTAAGTGCCGCATTTGAAGGAGCTCTTTCAGCGCCAGCTTTTGCCATTGCTTGCACCTGGGCAGGCGTATACTTTGCTACTTTGTTTGCTCCACGGCCAGTAGTTTGCGCCGCTAATTTGTCAGCTGACTTTTGAAAGGCAGCTTTGTCTACAGTATTAGCTAATCCTGGTTGGCCTTTCAACCCCTTCCAAGCCGCACTACCAAAGTCTGCTATATCACCAAAGATACCTTCATCTAGTGTTAATGGTTTGTTCTTTACACTTTCCCAGATGTGTTTTACTGTTGTAGTGTCTGTAACTAAGTCACCGTTGGTTCTATAAAAATTACCATCAGTGCCTAAGAAATATTCTTTGTCTAATGTTGACATAGCTTCTAACATTTCTAAACGATTGCGTAGACGAACAATAGACTCGGCAGCAGATTCTGCGGCAGGCATTGTGACTCCATATTGCTTCATAGCGGCTTGAGTCATCGGACCCATTTTGCCATCAGCTTTAATCTTAGCACCTTTCTTGATTAGTTCATTTTGTACAGCAAATACTTTAGCATCTCCACCAGGTGGAACTGCAGGTTTACTATCAAACTCACCATGTTTGTAATCACGAGCTAAGTTGGCGGCATCTAATCCTAATGATGCGGCAGTGCCAATTCCTGGAACTAAACTAGCTAGACCACTGGCACCAGCCATACCGGCACCTAACCAATCACCTTTCTTAGCGCGATTATACGCATCGGCAGCACCGAATGCTAAACCAACACCAGGGATAGCTTTGCCTAACATTTTACCAACACCTTTAGCGCCAGCGTATGTTGCGCCACCGACGGCAGCTTGTTGTGCTAGGCTTGCTTCGCTTTCAGTTTGATAACCAAAACTCTCAATCAATCTACGCGAGTTAAAAGATTCCTTAACGGCTGCAGGAGTTTTTAATGATGCTTGTAATTTTTGTACTAGATCTGCCAACTTAGTCATGTTGGCTTGATTTTGCTCGTTACTGTTTAGTGTAGCATTAGTTCTATCGCTTTGTGTTTGTACATCCTTGTCGTACTTACCACCACTTACGCCAAACAGTCTACCAAGGAATGAACTCTTGTTTGCATTCTTAGGAACTAGACCTAAATTAGCTAATTTTTGGTCATCTTCTTTGCTAGCAGTAGTACTGATACGTGCTGTTGGCTGTCCGCCGTCGCTAGCCGGGTTTAATACAGCAGAAACATAGTTACCGCTTACTGGATCATACAATCCTGGCAAGCCGTTTTTCTCAGCCATCTGTTGTAGTGTAAGTGAACGAGCTTGTTCATTACTAGCACCTTGTACGGCAGCTTCTACATCTCGCAATCTAATACCTTCGGATAGTTCGATTGCATCTAGTTTGTTCATTAATTCACGAATGTTCATTTTATTTTCCTTTATTTGGTACACAGTTAGGTACTGACTTGCTGCCTTTTTTCTTTGTACCAACCATTTTATAACCTTTCCAGCACGGATCATTCATCATTTCATCTATGCCAGCAGGTATGTTTCTGCTGTTTGAGCCGCCGGCTCGACGTTTAGCACCCAATTCTCCTAGACCATGACTAATTTGTTCAATATTCATAGCAAGTTCGGGGAACAGCTTAGTAATATGTTGCCATATTCTAGGATCATCACTTTGAGCCTGTTCTGCTAGATCTTTTAATTGTCTACGAGCTCGCATAATGCGATACTCGATACTACCTGGATTCGCACCTTTATGACTGTGAATAGTACTGGACATAGGGTTTTCACGATCAAAGTCTAATGGAGTTTCTGCCACATTACCTTGTAGACCAGGGCCGCCTGGCCCAGGTTTAAATCCCATGTTGTCAGATAACCCTTCTTGCATGGTCTTTAACAGCTCTTGGGCTTTTTCAATGCTAATCATATAACGGCCGAGTCTGTTTGGATCAGCGGCTTTTTCTAACCACTCTTTACTATAACCAGTTGGTGCTGGAGTTGGAGCCGCCGACGGCACGACTGGTTGTTTACCTTGTTCTCTTGCTGTTAGTTCAGCCTGCGCATCAGCTACACTAACCATGTATCTTCCAAGTCTGTTTGGATCGGAGGCTTTGCGCAACCATTCTGTATCAAACCCACTTAAATCGGCACCTTCTTTTATACGTTGCGTCGACTCTCTCATTAAGACACGTTCAGCAATAGTCTGAGCGTATTGTTTATACATTGTATTTTTTTGTGTCAATCTTTTGGTAGCATCTGTTTCAGCTTGATCAAAATACTTTCTGATACTCGATTCACGAGTAATATTTGAAACAGGAGTAGTAATAGGTTGGCCAACAACAGGTTGCTGATAGTGTTGCATTGCCATTTGTACTGGCAATGTTACTTTGTGTGGATTGCTGCCTTCGTTGATAATAGAAAGAAACTTGGACATGCTATCAACGCCTTCCACAGGCTTCGAAGATGCCCCATCCATCGCCTGTAGAATACGTTTCATGTCCATTGTATTAACCTAATAGACGCTTTGTTAATGCACGAATGCTAGCAACTTCACCTGATTCAGCAACCATAGTTCGCTCGTTTTGATTTAAACGACCTGTTAGTTCGCGCATACGTGATAAGTCAGAGGATTCGTTAGTGCCAATTGGATCTTTTTTGCCTGCTGGTGCTGGCATCATTGCTCCTAACTTCTTGGCTTCTTCAGCATCCTTAGCACCTGATGGATTTGGAACAACGGTCAAATTCTCGTCTGTAATCTTTTCTTTCTTTTTCTTTTCAGCTAGATACGCTTGAGTTTCTTTGATGTTCTTCCACATAGCGGCAGCGGCAACCTTCTCACCTTTCTCACCGCCACCAGCAGCCTTGGCCACTTTGTCAAAACTCTTACCTGGCTTACCAATGTCGCCACCTGCTTTAGCTTTCTTAACTACAGCAGATTTTTTCTCTTTGCTTAGACCTGCGCTTGGTTTTGCGGCTTCCTTAACAGACTTTCCGCCTTTTTCATCTTTGCCAAGACGTCCGGCGATAACATCACCACGTGTTACTTTGTCGTATGGTTTAGCGTTGTTGGCCAAGTTGCCATCGCCTTTCTTTTTAGCTTCGTCTAATTCAACTTCTTTTTCTTTCTTTGGCTTAGCAGGTGCACCGTCACGATTGTCAAACTTCTCGCTATCCTTCATACCCCATGTCTTAGCACTTTTAGGAGACATCTTTTGTGCAGGAGCTTTTTCTTTTTTCTCTGCGGCCGACTGCGATTTAGCATGGGTCTTAATACCCTTACCTGATTTAGCGTTCGAAGAGATTTCGTCGCCGTCGTCGTGATACGTAGTATTGGTATGCTTCATACCGGTATCAGTTTTAGTTGCTACACCTGTGCGTGTTTTAAATGTATCACCAGTCTTTGATTTGTCGGTAAATTCTTCATCTAAGTCTTCTTCACTGTCAGGAATACCATTGTGATTTTTATCTAAACGCTTGTGAGCGGCATGCATAGCTTTAGTTTTGCGATCGTAATCACCAGCCATTTTCTTAACATGATCTGGAATTGGCATCGCTTCGACATATACCATACCAGTACCACCACACTCTGTACATTGTTGCTCACCACCGCGCAACGGACCTTCCATTACTTTTTTATCTTTGGCTTTTTCAGCTTGAGTCTTTTTAAGATCTTTCATCTTAGATTTAGCTTCTGAAAGCAATTCTTTAATTTTCATACGTTGTCCTTCGCTTAATGTATCGCTGTTATCTAAGTGTTTACCATATTCACTAAATTTCATCTCATATTCTAAGTAGTGGTATACTGATGCAATATAATCAGCGGCCTTAGTGATCTTAGCTTGCACCCATGCTTCTAACTGATCATCGTCATGAACTTGTTTGAACAATTTCATGCTATAGTTAGCTAGTTTGTATAGATCAGCTTTGGCCATTGCGCCTTCGTGATCTAATTCATCACTGTGCAAGCCTACTACTGCTGACTGTTCAGTTGGGCTACTTTGTGGTTCCATTTCTGGGTTCATTTGGTCTAAATCTGCTGGCATGAGTATACTCCGTTATCTTTATATATTTATCGTTTGATGCTTCCGCCAGTCATTAGATTCACATCTATATCTAGGGCGTTTTTAGCTGTGCCGTCTTTGTTTTTAGGCTGTTTTACTGGTTTATTCTTATATACCGGGCCTACTGATACATTAGCGGCACTGGTTGCTCCAGCGGTTGCTGATTCTGACACATCTTCGGGTTTACCAAACGGATGTACTTCAATCCACTTGCCGCCTTCATTTTTAATCCATTTTTCCTGATGAAACTTACTTTTGACAATGCCGTGCATTTTTAATGCCTGTTCAGGACTATCTCTAAATCCCTGTTGGCGAGCTTCATGTTCGCGATGGTTACTGATCATAGCTTGATGTAACCTACCATCTTTAAAAATGTATAATAGATTTGATTCGTCTTCTGCAGGATTGCGGCGCTGACTACTAAATCCTGTGCGATTGTTATCGTAATTGTTATAGTGACCTTCGTCAAGTTCGTGCATTTTCATTTTATTTTCCTACAGGTTTTTCGCCAGTTAAGTACGGCTTACTAAACCACAGTTGAAACCATTCTGGGGTTCCGGGACGAATATGATGCTTACGCTCTAGCTCTTGTTTGCTCATACCAGTAACACTGATATTACTGCCTTGATTAGCACGGTATTCGTGTAGTCTAGCTTCGCCACCTAACCCGCCTAGTCCTGCTAGTGCTTTCATTTCGTGTATAGGATCACTCGGATCTAAATAGCAGTCATCTGAACTATCTTGATTTAAATCCTGCGTAGTAATTCTATACTGTTTCATTTTAAACTTGACCTCAGCATCCAACTGTGCTTCTTATGTGCATCCTGTCGATCAGCTAAGAAATTACTCAGCCCGTGGTCACCATGCGCTTCAGCCATATCAAACGTAATGCGAAATATCTCAGCCATTCTGTCACTATCTGTTAATAATTCTTTTAGCATACCGCTCCAATCTGGTACATGATTTTCATCTTCTACCACAGTCAGCATACTGAATTTTTGTAAACTAGCCGGTGTATAAATCTGTAGAGCACGTAGATGTTCCGCAAACGGATCAATTGCACCATATACTTCCTCGTATATGGTTTGAAACAGTTCGTGTAACTGACCAAACAACGGTCCTTCTACATTCCAGTGAAAGTTATGCGCTTTTAGATAAAAACTAAATTCACTAGCAAAAGCTGTTTTTAATGATAAGTGATATTTGTCGTGTTCCATTATATACCGTATTTGTTTCTTTTGGCTTTATTTACAGGGCTAGTTTTGTTAGTGTCAGCGGGCTCTTCGCTCTTGCTAAACTTGCTAATTGTTTTTCCATCAGTGGGGACAGTTTTCATAGCCGATCGAATCTTATTATCGTCTTCTTTGGTGTAAGGATGATGTGTATTATACTTTTCAGCCCAGGTATCTTGCGGACTGTCTACAGCTTTTATACTCTCGCCGTCGGCCATGGCCATGGCCATCATCATGCGATTCATGTGATAGATACGATCGTACCCGCCGATATCGCGTGTTCGAATTACGCCCAGGCTGGCGGCATCGTGGTGGGGGTGTCGATGACTAGTTTTACCTTCGCGTACAAATTCGTTAGCTTTCATTTCTCTTAATACCCTGTTAGCTTCTTTAATCAAATTAAAGGCTTTTAAATTCTTTTTTGGTGTACTACTATTTACATCAACTGTACTATTCTGTTTTGTAATAGTGCCGACCCCGGCAGCTTCTTCGTCAGTTTTAGTATATACTTGTTGCGGTTTTTTATGCCCCTCACCTCGTTCCATTTTATCAGGATCTTTGGATTTTTCTTTTTCAAAGTACTTGCGCATTTCTTCTGCACTGGTCGTTGGCTTAGCTTTAACAGGTTTAGTCATGAATCCCATTAAGCCTTCATCAGTTACTGGTTCTGCTACAGGTTTTTCTTTTTTAGCTCGTTTTACTTTTTCAGGATGTTGGCCTACTGCGGCTACTACTGTATCAAAATAGTGTTGACCATTTACTTCTAGATTAGGATCTGTACCAGCGGCTCGATAAAATGCGTCCATGTTACCAGCACGAGCCGCATTGCGTAGATCAGTTGCTGAGCTTACTCTGGGACTTGGTATATGGATGATTTTAGCAAAGTTAAAATAACCATGTGTACTTTCCTTGCCATTGTATTGATTTAATAATTTTCCAGCCCATGCCCAGTCAGTTGCATCAGTTATATAAGCTACAGTTGCACCATCTCCAACTTCTGCATAAATCTTAGAGGCCAGTGTGATAACTGTAGATTCACCTAACACATGTCCTTCAATGCTGGGATCAATTGCAGACATCCATGCTGCCTTAACATCAAACGGCAACGGATCGTTGGTGCCGGTTGTACTAGGATTAGTACCTATGTACCATTGATGACCTGCATGTTTAACAGCTTCCCAAACTTTGGCATGCCCTTGATGCGGTGGATTGAACCGACCAAAGCAGAATGCCGCAGTTACCTTAGTATGAGTTGATTCAAAAAGTTCACGTAAATTCATTATGGTGTCCAGGCTGGTATAGTTCCAGACGGAGTTTCGATACTACTACGCGGAACTAGTTTAATATGATCATCACCTTTTTTATCGTAGTGTACCCAGCCCTCTGGGTTGGTTACTTTAATCTCACCGGGATCTTTATCTAATTGTGCAATTACACTGTTCTTCAATTGCATAATATCGTCAAACAAATTAAACATTGCAGGTAGTGCTCCTGGGAACATCTTTGCACGTTCTTGTACCTTAGCCAACTGTGTTGGACTTACAATTGTTGGATTAGATTCCATCCACATCATAAAATTATGACCGACATTGTGTAATTGTCCTTGCTTACTCATAGTATTAACATATCTGTAAACAATATTTTTAAATCCACTTACTCCGGGTAGTGGTGATAAGAATTGATCAATTTCAGCTGAATGTTTTTTAATTTCTGCTTCAACAATAGATATAGCTTGAGAATCAACTTCCGGCTGCATCTGGGTATAGTATGGACCTAGTACGATCAGTTGAGATGTTGAATTAAACTCTTCAAAACTGTCTTTGGGTTGTTGCGTATGGTCGGCGTCTCCGAATGTTTCAAATATGCCATGACCAACAACCATTGCATGCGCTGTAGAAATTTGTTGTCCTAGATCAGTATCCTGTGCAATATGATAAACTGTTCCGCTTTTTGGATTTGGATGTAAATTATATATTCCATCAGCATCTGGGGTTGGTTGCCCTAAGAATAACCCATCGGCGTAGACAAATCCTCTAAAATCTTCAGGGGTAGCTTTTTCAAACACTGGATGTAAGAAACTAAATTCTCTAGCAAACTCTTTACGTTGCTCTTGTTCTTCGGGGGTCTTTGGATTACCACTCTTGTTAAGAATAAAATTATAAATTCCTTGCTGTGTGGTAAACTCGTCTAATGTACTTGTACCAGTGCCGCCACGCAACCAACCATTGTGGTTAGTCAATATAAATGTACCATTCTCATCTCTGCCCCAATACACTTGCGGAGCACCGTCCCACTTGTATCGAACACCCTTGGCATTTTTGCCTATGGCTTTGATATGTTCCAGCGCCTTAATTGCACCAGCACTGCCATTTAAAAATGTTAGATCCTCTGGATGATTGAATGCCCTACCTACTTTTTTCTTAACTTCTTCAGCGGCTGGGGCTTCTCTTAAAAATAATTCTCTTAGTAACACGATTAGTCCTTATACTTGCCATCGGCAACGTGCTTACAAGTTTCATCGTGTATTTTTTTACATACTTTACTGCAAAGTTCCTCATCTAATTCGTCTGGTAGTTCGCGAATCGGAAATTTTTTAATGTACAATTTATAGCTAGCCTGTACAGGCACCTTAAACATATTTGGATGTGTTGCACGATCAGCTTTCAAACGGTCTATGCACTTGGAAATAACTGGATGGACATGACGTCGATACGATCTGTCATCGTTATGCATAAAATGAATTAAATCATCCGGAAGGTCGTAGTTAATCTCTCTGCCGTCATTCTTTGGCGAGACAAAGTCTAAATCTTTGAAGATGGTGCCTTCTAATAGCTCATTTATGCGCATTGTTAAATCCGTTTTTATAGACCAGCAGAATAAACTACGGTTAGAGTATTTATCGATTTTGGAATCAACACCCTATGCTTTAACGATACGTTCAATCTTTGTTATTACGCCACCGAGATGCATTTTAGTCAACAGTAGTGTATTGTCGCCTGTTACATAGAAGTGTGTTCCGCCCCAACTTCTTGATTTTCCTAGCTCTTTTTTGCAACTTTTAGTCAGTTTTAGTTTGTCACGGCCAGCCGCCCATTCAACAAACGCTTGATAATCTTGGTTAGTTTTACCTAAAGTCACTCGATAATCGTAATTTGTTTTAGGCATTATTATAGTATTAGCCGCTAGAGGTGAATCTTTTGGTGGCTCAGATATATATTTCACATTGCTACTATCTAATTTAGACAGCAGAGTAACATAATCAAGGTTGTTAGTATATACGCTGACCCACGGAGATTCTACCCTAATTTCTATATCCTTCATTTTCTTCAAGGCAGTTGCAAGTCTAATAGCATAATCTAGCTGATCTTGAGTTTTGATATTATTAATACGCCACACATCGTCGGGCTTTTGAAGTAAAGAAGTTTTACTTAGTAGTTTTAATGCAGTTTCCATATCACCGCTTCTAAACGAACTAGCGCCAGAACATATCAACACAATTTTGTATTGATATGTTCCTTTAAATAAACTTCTAGTTGTTTTGTACAACATCTTCTAAGTTGCTCTCAATAGCCAGTAATGCAATTTTAGATACTTTTGGTTTAGCAATTAACGAAATTGCATCGCCATCAACACTAATAGTGACCCAGCCGCCATTTTTAAGATCTCCAAACAACATCAATCGAGCAAGGTCGCGTTTAATTTCCTTGTCAATAACACGCTGTAACGGACGAGCACCCATCTTAGGATCAAAGCCTTTTTCGATGAGCCAATTAACTGCTTCCTTATCGATCTTAACTCGGATACCTTTATCTTTAACTTGGTCTTTAAGTTGATCTATAAACTTATTAACAATTTTTATCATTGTTTCTTTTCCAAGTTTATTAAATGTAACAACACCATCTAAACGATTGCGGAACTCCGGAGTTAAGAATTTCTTCAAATCAGCATCGCTATAGTCTTTATCTTGCTTACCAAATCCAATAGCATTTTTGTCTGCTGATTGTGCTCCGGCATTAGTAGTAAGGATAAGAACAATATTACGGCAGTCAGCTTTTTTGCCATTTGATCCGGTAATAAATCCGTTATCCATAAGCTGTAGCAATACAGTTATTACATCTGGATGCGCTTTTTCAATCTCATCTAGCAACAGTACAGCATTAGGTGCTTCTTGAATACTGGTAATTAGTTGACCCGCATTTTCTTCAAATCCAACATAACCGGGAGGGCTGCCGATCAACTTACTGATACTGTGTTTTTCTTGATATTCACTCATATCAAAGCGCAGTAACTTAACACCCAAGTTTTTAGCAAGTGACTTAGCAGTTTCGGTTTTACCAGTACCAGTCGGCCCCATGAATACAAACGATCCAACGGGTTTATTTTCTGTTTTAAGTCCAGCCTGTGCAACAACAATCTTATCAACGATTTCGGTGATAGCAAGTTCTTGCCCATACACTTCTGTTTCAAGTTTAGTTTGTAAACTAATTAAATTAACACTTTCAGTTTCTGAAACTTGCTCTTCCGGCATATTGACCATCTTAGCTAGTTCGAATTGAATTTCACGCTCGCCGATAATGCGCTCATCAGCTAGTTTGAGATTGAAGCGTGAGCAAGCTACATCAATTAAATCAATGGCCTTGTCCGGAAGTTTTTTATCTGTTTGATACTTAACTGACAATTTAATTGCCGCATCAATTGCATCGTCCTTGATCTTAACATTATGGAATCCTTCGTAGTATTTCTTAATACCTTTAAGGATCTGTTTAGTAACTTCTGTTGTAGGCTCGTCAACAGTAATGCGTTGGAAACGACGCATGAGCGCACGATCCTTTTCGAAGTGCTTACGATATTCTTCCCAGGTAGTCGATGCTACAACTTTAATATTGCCTTTGCTTAGTGCAGGCTTCATCATGTTGGCAAGATCGTTCGCTGAATTGCTTGCCGACCCAGCACCACTAATCATGTGTGCTTCGTCAATAAACAAGACAGTCTTACCTTTCTTTTGTAGGGCTTTAATAACATGCTTAAAGCGTTCTTCAAAGTCTCCGCGATATTTAGAGCCAGCTAACATAGCACTGATGTCTAGATTATAAACTGTATACTCTTTCAAGAAATCAGGAACAGCACCATTTACAATATTATGAGCCATGCCCTCGGCGATCGCAGTCTTACCTACACCAGGGTCACCAACTAAGATCACGTTGTTTTTGCTACGACGACCTAGTGCTAACGCAATATTTTCTAATTCGTCAACTCTGCCAATAACTGGATCGATTTTGTTTTTCTTAACTTCTTGATTCAGATTAGTAGTAAATGCCTGAAGGGCTTTATCACTATGCGAATCAGCTGGGCTATCGTCCGGACCATTTTCCATATTATTATTTAAATATTCAGCAAATTTATCTTTATCGATATTAGCTTGTGCAACAAAAAAGTGCGCCCAACTACGTTTCTCGCCCATCATAGCCAAGAATACATCCGTTGGTTCAATACGCTGTCGCCCGTTGAATAGGACTTGAGTAAACGCCCTATTAAGTACACGCTCTACACTTTGAGTTTTCTTAGGTTTAACCACTACATCTGGTACTGTAATTTCACTACATTTATTATGTAGATAATCTTGTAGGTTTGTTTTAAGGGAATTAGCATCAGCGCCGAATCCTTGAATACAGTTAGTAAACCCATCTTCTGCAAGCATAGCAAACAACAGATGTTCTATTGTTAGATATTCGTGATGAAGTTTTTTAGAAGTTTCTATAGCTCTTTCAAAGACTGCTTGAAGATTATCGCTAGGTTCGACCATTATTTAAATTTCCTTTGTTTTTTCTGTGCCATTTTTAATTTCAAATCACTTACATATTCTGTAAATGTTATTCCATCTAAGTGATCTAATTCGTGTTGAAAACAACGAGAGTCGATTCCTTCAAGTTCTATTATACATTGTTTTCCTGCGCTGTCAAGATACATGGCAGTAATTTTGTCACTTCTTTTGACTTTAAGCCAGAGATTTGGAAAACTTAAACACCCTTCGTCAGCTTGTACATCTGCGTTGTCGCCGACTAGAATAGTAGGATTGAAAACCCCAAGTTCTCTACCGTCTTGTAGTTTCATCACAAATACTCTACGCAACAACCCAACTTGATTGCCAGCAAGTCCGATACCGTTATGTGCTCGCATGAGTTCAAGCATTTCTCTTTCTATAACATCCGCATTAACATGGTTTTTAAAATCCCAACGTTCTGCTTTTTGTTTAAGAATTGGATCAGGATCTTGAATTAATTTCAACATCTAGTGCTTTAAGTTTTTCTATTAATGATGGATCTGTAATTGCCGGTGTTTTAATATTTACAACAATTACTAGCCGACCTTTCTGACCAGTATTAATATTAGGGAATCCGTGCCCAGAGCTTGCAAATTCAGATCCAGCTTCAATACCTGGACGAATATCAAGATCTATTTTTTGGCCGGTTATAGTTTTAACACCTTTACTACAACCGATCATAGCCTCGATCGGTGTTATGTACACTGTAGTATACATATCGTCTCCGGCACGCCTAAAGTTGCTATCAGGAAGCACAATAATAGTTACATTTAAATTTCCTCTCGGAGCATTAGGAACACTATCGTCACCTAATCCATTATATCGTATAGTTTCACCATGACTTATTCCAGCCGGAACATTAATAACTACAGTCTGCGTTTGCCCGCTCGGCATTTTATAATTTGCTTCTAGTTGTTTTCCTAGATAGCTGTCTAATATTGAAACTTGACATTGGATGTTTAGATCTCGATTTCTGCGCATCTGCGCATGTCCGCCGCCGAACATGCTAGTAAATGGGTGCCCTTGCGGGAATCCTTGTCCAAACATCGCGCCAAATGGATCAAATCCATCTGTAGTAAATCTTACTTGCGGGCCACCTCCGAACATACGTTGTTGGTCGTATTCAGCTTTCTTTTGTGGGTCGCTTAGGTTATCGTATGCAACGCTAATATCTTTGAATTTGGCTTGATCACCACCCTTGTCCGGGTGATGTTTATTAGCCAAGCTTCGGTATGCTTTTTTAATTTCATCTGGGCTAGCGTTTTCGCCAACACCTAGTGTTTGGTAATAATCTGTCATAGTCGTAAAAAAGGCTCCAGTAATAGCATTAATTATACTATCTTAACTGAAGCCTGTCAAGTTTTTGATTACTTCTTCTTGCTGTCTGGAACTTTATCGCCCTCGACTTTTTTGTGAACTTTGATAGTTTTGCAAACTTCTTTCTTTGTTTTTGGATCAGTGTTGCAAACCTTCTTTGATTCACCGCCGGCAAATGCTGGGCTAGATAATGCTAAACATAGTCCTGCTACAAATATATAATTTTTCATTTTAACTTCCTTAAATTGCTGGTTGACCAAAATCTGGTACAATCTTTTTACCGCTTGCAGTTGTGCCTACTGTTGGGGTTGATCCCCAGCTTGCTGGCGGTGTGAAACTGCTTGAGCTGTTGCCGCCGAGTGGTACTGAACCAAAACCTGTGCTGGGGGCACCGAAGCTGCCTGTTTGAGGTACGCTAGGTGCTGTTGACCCACTCGCAAATCCTGTTGTTGGTGCTGTTGTTGTGCCATTTCCAAATCCTCCGCTGACCGGTGGTGTATATGTTGTACCTGAGCCTAAGCTAAGACCTCCATTGTTTGCGCCGCCCAGCTTTTCTTGTGTACGCCCATATGCTGAAATACCAATAACAGCACCCATCGCAATGTGGAATAATCCAGCACCTTGCAAGGTTAATGGTTGCCATTGTGTATTGACTGATCCATGACTTAGGGATTGTAATAAACTCCATAGGATTGGGAATCCTACAAAGTCCATAGTACACACCAGCATATACATCCAACCCATCATGGGACGCCATTTGCTGTTCATCCAATCTTCTTTCTTTAGTTCGCTTGCGCTCTTGACTTCTTCGTCTGCCATGGTTCGCTCCTGTTGGCTTAATAGTAGTATTTATTTGATACTGTCAAATATTTTCTTTTGCTCAATATACCACTCTATCCATGCGTTATATCGCTCACGTAATTCGTAATATTTGCCAGCATTTTCGTTGGCATTTTCTATAATATCGCTTAATTCTATTTTTTTACTAGTATCCAACGGTGATAATTTTCCAGCAGGTACTTTAAGTGCTTCTGGTACTTCTGGGAATTTTATTACTACCGGAGCAGTTGTACTACATGCAGTTAGTGCAGAAATGAAAATAATTAGTAATAGTCTTTTCATTTGTTAACCTCGGTTGGATCGCTTACTGCTTTATTATAAAGTTCTATGGCAATGTCATTTATTTTACATTCAGCATTAATAACTTCTCGTTGAATTTCTATTTCTTTTTTAACAACTTCGACCTTCTTCTCTACAATTTTAACACGTTCTACAACCTTAGTTTGTATTACAGTATTAGCTTCTTGTGATTTAGTTTCGGCTGCTTTAACTTTAGCTTCTAATTCGGCTACACGTTCTAGCCAGGCTTTTTGAACACCATGCCCACCATAAAAATATGCACCGACTACTAGTAATATAACTCCGATGATTTCTGAAGGAAATTTGTATTGCCCCATCATGGGGATCCATTTTACTAGTTTGCTAGCAATATACAATACGATACCTGCTGTCAGCATGATATAGTATATTAGTATAAAAATACTATCAGGTACAAGGCTTAAAACCCAACCAAACATATCAGCCTCCTAGGACTTGTAGTGCGTGTTGATAATGCTTTTGACGATCTTCAAGGCCTAGTGTGCCACCGTTAATACGTTTGGTCATGGTTAGGATGTCACCTGAATCTGCATACTGATTTAGGTTATTAGCTTCCCAGAACCAAGCCGCTGATTGTACACAACCCTCAAAAGTTGACAGATGTTCGCTGGCTTCGTCTAAACTTTGTTCGGTTGCTTGTGCATAACGGGTATAGTTATCTTTACCAGTTAACTGGATAAGTCCGCGTCCGCAAAACTTCCAACCGTCGCCTGATGCTTCGTTACCGTTGCCCATGCGGTTAGCATAAGCTCGATTGGCAATTTTTTCTGGTTGATGAGCATAGTCATTGGCATTGCCTGCATTAAAATATTTAGGCCATACTTTGCATAGACTTTCTGCTTTGTAATTTAGATTTTCTTTGATTGCAGTATATCCGCCTGATTCGTGTGCTGTCTGTGCTAGAAAGGCTGCAACACGTTCCACAGTATCAATATCATAGTCTGGAAGTGTTTCACTCAATGCTTCGAACCAATGATCGGCATAAGGATTATTACCAATAATTGCTTTGAATTTCTCTAATGTAAAATCAAATTTAAAGTCGCTCATCTTATTTCCTTTCTAGTGCAACGGCCCAGCCGTTGTTTTCAAATATAAATTTGTTACTAATCTTAGTAATATTATAGTTACCGATTATTTTAGTTAAGAATAATACTTCTGAAATATCTTTACCTTCTAGCATAATAGGACCACTGATACTATTATAAACTTCTGCCCTAGGTCCACTATTAACTATATTAAACTTAATTTGTTCACCGTAGACTCTTTTAAATGTAATAGACTCGTCTATTAATTTTAATTCTTCTGCATAACTATTTTTAAAAAACTCACTAAAGTTATTTAATTTATGCTCTTCGGTTGCGATTGCATATGCATTTCTATCAGTGGGAACCACTGCTGATATATTTTCTTCGTTAGCAACTTCACTTTTAAAACTTTTAAAATATCTAAATCGCATGTATTCTAAACCAGTTAGTAATATTATGCCATCTACGATTTCCATTATTTGTCTAGCCACATGCCGATTGCGTTCAAGTTCTACGTATACACGATAGTTGCCATCGTCAGTCTCACCTGGAGTAGCATCGGCATCTAGAACAAATTCATAGCCCATCTCGATAAAGTTTTCTAAATCTTTAGCGGCATCTTCTTGATCTACAGTAAAACTCAACACAACAATATCTTCATCGTCGCCAGTTTTACTTTTAAATGAATCAATCTCAAACACTTTTTTAACTAAGTGTTCTAAATCACCTGCTCTAAGATTTTCTGTAATGTATGTCATATTATGCTGCCGGTGTAGGTGCCGCTCCTGCCGCCGGTGCGCCGGCTGCCGGTGCCGCCGCTGGTGCTCCTGCCGGTGCTCCACCCGGAGGCGGCGCCGCTGTACTTGGAGATTGTGATTCTTTATATTCGTTCTTCATCTTGTCCATGTAACCTTTGTATACATCAAATGCTAGTTTTTTTGGCATTTTAATTTCTACAATCCAAATAGGATGGCGATCTAATTTACCTTTTTTACTATTGGGTCTTAGATCTTCTTTCGTTCGTATTTTACGGGGCTCTACTAAGAAATTCTTTTGATAGGAAATTTTACATCCTAAATCAGTTAATCGCTTGCCACCGATGGGATCGGGCATCTTTTCTTCAGGCCACATGAATCCCACGGTAATCCAATGACGATCTACTTCAGGCCCATAGGCCAATTCGCCTTCTTCCCAGTTTTTGTAAACATACACATCTAGTTCGTCCAACACCCGTTCGAAATCTTTCAAAACAGCTAAACTACTGTTGTTTTCGTATAGATCCTGTATATTTTGTATAACGTCTAATATGTCGTGGTGCATGAGTTGATCCTAGAGTCTTCTACACTTATTTAGCTGGTTTAAATCCATAACGTATCAGTTTATAATTCTGTAGATCCGTTAAATAATAGTGTAGGACCTCTGTAGTTATCAAGGCCGGTCACTACAAGTTCTACTTTTATTACAGTAAGAGTAGGAGCACAACTAGATGAGTAAACAACGAGTGAAAAAGCGTTTTACATCAGAAGTTAACATAATTGACTTTCAACCATATCTTCCTCAAAAGAAACAGCGTGTGAGTCTACATGCACGAAATCCAAATCAAAAAGTATACCTTGACAAGCTACAAGATGAAACTAAAAGTATCATTTTAGCTATCGGGCCAGCAGGCACGGGTAAAACTATGTTGGCAGTGCAAGTAGGAGTTAAGCTGTATCAAGAAGGTATTGTTGATAAGATAATTGTAACAAGACCCGCCGTCAGTGTAGATGAAGATTTAGGATTTTTACCAGGTACGCTAAATGAAAAAATGGCACCTTGGACTCGTCCTATATTCGACGTTCTAGGAGAGTATTACCAGCAAAAAGACATAGCTAAAATGCTAGAGGATGGAACCATTGAAATAAGCCCACTCGCGTACATGCGTGGACGCACATTTAAAAACGCATACATTGTTGCAGATGAATGCCAGAACACCACAGTCAATCAAATGAAAATGTTACTAACTCGTTTAGGCGATGGTAGTAAGATGGTTGTTACGGGTGACTTGGCTCAGGCTGATCGTGTTAGTGATAATGGTTTAATAGATTTTTGTAACTTACTCTCATCTAAACCTGCTCTAAAACATATCGACATAGTACAATTTGAAGCTAAAGACATTGAACGCCATAATGCCGTGAAGGAGGTGTTAGCGGTTTATGGAGACTAAAAAATAGGAGCATGGACGCTCCTATTTAGAATGTTATAGCAATTTGTTACTTGATGGGAAGTTCTATATCGTGGACATCAACGGTATAGGACTTCTTCTCTCTTATGTGACGTACCCAACTAGTAAAAGACATTTCTTTAAGATAAGACAGTGAGTTATGTCGTTTGATCATGGATTGTGTAAGCTCGCCTGAAAATGCAGTAATCTCTTCTCGTTTAAGAGGGATAACTTGTACTAACGGTTCGCCCATCTTGATGACAGTTGTTTTAGGTTGCTTCAACATAATATTAATAGGTTGAATCAATGGTACCTTATCATGATCAATGATCCCGGGAATAGCTTCCCAGTTACGTGAGTCGTCATAATAATACATAGGTTGCCAAAACAAACTGTAACCCTTTGCCGCCCACACAGTCCATGGATTATCAAGTTTAACTGGAGTGCCAAACTTAAATTTATTACCCATGAATCCCTGTAGGGCATCTTTAGGTTGAGCACCTTCTTTATATTTAGGATGGCTATAGCGGGTAACTACTCTGCCATTCGGACCCGGTTCAATTTCAATATCACACCATGCAGGAATAACAAATCCAGTACTACAGTAATCAATAATTCCAGGGCACGATTTAACAGTTTTATCACTGTCAATGGGCTTTGCAGATTTCTTGTAGTACAGCGCCATGTCCTTAAATGCAGGCGGTAAAAACTCGCTTGCTGGACGGATTGGTGCATGGTGTCTAATAGCCCACTCGTCGCAGGCAAAGTAAATCTGATGCTCAAGTTTTTTCTTAAATGGCCACATGATTACAGATGTCCGAGTCTAATTAGTGTTGCGGCTAGGTTAATCTCTGGATCCATGACTAGTGTATGATCCACAAGACCTTGCTTGATAATGAGAATAGCTTTATCTTGCTTATCTTCTGCACCAAAGATTTCTACATTGTCATACAGCCAGCGATAAATTTCTTCCATTTCTTCTGGACGAGCTTGACTGCATACAAGTTTACGTGCTTCAGCAATTTTTCCTGCGGTAAACAATGCTACCATTTCGACCCGATAATCAGTACTGTCAGCCGCTGTTTCTACAATCTTTAGTCTACCGTCCATACTGTTCATCTGAGCATTATTGATTGTTTTACGCAGGTCTGGATAAGTTGCTTTAACATAGATGTCTAATGTATCTAGATCAAATTCTACATTCTCTTCTACAAGGATTGTAGCAACACGAGCTGTAAACTCAGTCAAGTCAGTTTTTTCAATATGCATCTTCTGGCACCTGCTGTGCAACGCCGGAAGTATCTTATTAGGATAGTTGCAAGTTAGGATAAATCTAACAGAGTTACTGTAGTCTTCCATTAGATTACGTAGTGCAGGTTGTACTGAATTTGGATTCATGAAATCTGCTTCGTCAATTAGTACAACTTTAAAATCGCCAAATGGCATAGTTTGACAAAATCCAATCAGTTTGTCGACCCACTCAACCTTACGTGCTTCTTTACTGCCGTTAGCATATAGCACATCACAATCTTGCACACCTAACTTGTTAAGCAAAATTTTAGCCAGTGTAGTTTTACCTACACCTGCATTACCACTGAACAATAAGTGAGGAATACTTCCTTCCTTGAGCCAACTTTCAATTTGATCACGTTGATGGTCATCTTTGAATACATAACCGTCTAAGGTATCTGGTCGATATTTTTCAACCCATAATTCTTTCATACTAGTTCCTCGGCAATGCCTAATACTTCTGCTACTACTAACAACCACCCGGCCGCTTGTAGATAAGGATTCATTTCTAACCAGCCACCGCCAGCAAGTGCTAGCCCAGCGGCGATTCTAACGCCACTTTTAATTAGGCTAATATATAAATGTTTTTTTGGATCTGGGTGTGATGATTTAGGACTTTCTGTTGTATCAACAGAATCCAAAGCTTCTACTGCTTTTTTAATATCTTCAACTGCTTCAGCATGTGTACTCATTTGACATCTCCTTTTGTGTAGTATAAAGGAAAAATCAGGATCTGTCAAGGATCCTGATAGTCAAATAGTTACAAACCGGCGGATGGCGGACGGAAGTCGAATTCCGGCGGACTTAGGTCGATAGCAGTCAACCCAGATGTTATATCGTTTGGCTTTTCATCAGCTGACATTAACATACACTTAATATCAACCCTGTGTATCTTACGCTTGGTTCCATCGGGCTCGACTATTTCAATAGCTCTAGTCCAACGACCGTGTTCAAGCAAGATCCATTCACCAACTTTCACATCTTTTTGATCTTTTCCAATAGCGTAGACACGACCCCAACGAGGTTTGATCCCGCTATCTTTACCATCATCGCTAGGTATGTAAATACCACCGGCGCTGACTTGTTCATCGAAACTCATATCACTGACAAATACATTGTCGCGAATAGGAACAATTTTGCCGTAAACAGCCATTATTCTTTCCCTTCAGGGTCCATGTCTGCAATATTTTTTACAGTAGTAGCTGTTACAGGTGCAGTTACTTTTGACGTAGTTGCTATTTCAGGTGCGGGAGCTGTTCGAACATTAATTTGATCAGGAACACCTACACTAGACTCACGCAACACATCTTCGCGTTTTTTAATGATCTGTCCGCCCGGCCCGATCTTGTCGCCACGGGCATTAACACCCATGTTGCCAACAGCTATAGTCATTTCATTTTGGTTGATAAGTTTGTTCATATCAACGATTTTACCTTGCATACTGCGATGCACTGTTTTTGGGGCTTCTTTCATTGCCATATTAATCTCCTCGATTATACTAGTACTTATCTCAGGAATTCCTGCCAGTCCAAATTATATTTGACAGAATCCACTTGGTGTACACCTAACACATATAATACATAACTAGCTACGCTAGACCCACGTCCTACACCTCGAACAATATTATTAGCTTCGCAAGTGTCAACAAAATACTTTAACCAGCGTAATAAATCTAGCATGTTTCTAGATTTGTATTCTGCCATTTCTTGCATGGCCCTAACAGTGGATATTTGAGTCAAACACTTTGAATATACAAATTGTTCAATATCTAGGGTTTTATATTCTTCGGGCATAAACCAGTTTGACTGGCAAGCCTTGTCATAGTCAGCAACTTCAAAATGGGTTTCATACGGTTCTAAGAATTTAAAACCCAATTGTACTTCTAGTTGTTTAACAGCGTCTGTACGTTCAACGAGTAATGTGTCGTCGACATTAAATCCGTAATCTTTATATAAAGAATCAAACAGATCTTGTTCTGTAAAAATGGGATTATTATATTTGTCTAAGTGCATATACAACAGTTTAACTGATATTAATTAGTTTGTCAAGACCTTTATCTCGACTGTTCATCATTTTGTCGTATTCTGCCGCTTTGCGTTTGCTCAATTCTTCTCGATAAGAATCAAGTATACTGGACATTTGAGCTTTGACTCCCGGATTAGGAGTCATAAAATACTTACGAGTTAGTTCATTAATTTTGTTTTCTAACTCGGAATCTTTTATACCGCTCAAATCGTTAACTAACGGATGCATCTTAGTATTCGCCGCTCAGTTTGATATATACGTTAGCTCCGGCATCAACAGACCATGCTTCAATGACTTCAAGTTTAGTTGAACCAATTGCACCAACTGTGAATGGGCTAAATCCAGTTGCAAAACGCACAACTCCGCCGTTGGCAGTGGCAAATACTGGTGTTCTAACAGCAATAGTGTCGCCTTTCAAAATAACTCTAATAATTCCGTATGCAGGTACCGCAGGCCAGCCGGTAAAAGTTAATGTAGCATTTCCTGCGAGTGTAAATTGTTGTATAGATCCGTTGGCCAAGTTAATATTTGCAGTAGTAGATACAGTTCCACCGGGGTAGAATATACCGTAAAATTGATTATGTGTACCGTTTGTGATAGAACTTTGTAACAGATTATTTACTACAGGAGTGGTACCAGTTGCTAGATCTGCTTTTAATAGTGTATTAGTTTGTAGTGCAGTAATTTCAGACTTGGCTACTCCTAATCCCGCTGAAATAGCAGTAAAGTTGTTACGAAATCCCTGACTATCGTTGTCCTGCCCTGCTACAGGGTAAGTTGTGTTAATTGAGATATAGTTTATTTGACTTGTCATACGGTTATCCTATCATTTCTAAATATAAGGTATTTATCGCCTAGATAACCACTGACAGAATCTATTGTATATCTGTCTACAGTATAATCTAATACTTGAAAATCAAATTTACTAAATTTGATGTTTAGCAAAATATCGTTAGCAGTTCCTACTTTACAGAAGCAGATAGGAATAGCTAGGGTATACCCTTGTTCTTGTTTTTGCCCAGTTTGTATAGTTCTCATCCAAAGCGGCAAATAATTGCGCTCACTTAGTCCTACACCGGATAATCTTGATTGCCAGTTTGCTATACTATTGGGGAATATCGTATTTGGATTAGGATTAGAGACTTCGTATCCTGTACTGTCGGCTGTTATTATAGGCTCTGGTCGAACAGAATTTGGAGCATCTAGATTTAAGACTGCGGCAGAGTTATTCCAGAAATTATTGCTACTATCAACTGTTATAGCATCTGAACTTATTCCAAATTTATTAATTATCTTATTTGGAAGTTTTCCACTCGCTGGACTTAGCGGGTCTATCATGTTTATATAAATTACTTCGTATAGATCCAACCCTGTAGCAGGATCTACAGCCCTTGACGATGACACAGAGCCAAACTGGAATCTTTTACGTTTGTGATTCAATCCCATAGCCCCAATATATGCCGCTGCCTCTTTAGTTTCAATCCCGCCATATACTAGCATTGATAATGATGATTGAATACCAAAGTTTTGATCATTTATTCTATAAATGCTACTGGGTGTAAAGATGGTTGAGTCATTAATAAATCCCTTCCATATGGCTCTTTGGTCTTGTTTTAAGAATGGTCGAACTACTATGTTACTATAAGAAGTAGTATTAGGTGTATCAATGGTCAACGTAAATGTTCTAGTACGGGAGCTGTAACCAAATTGATCTCGAGCTTCAACAGTAAACTTATACGTATAGTCAAACGTTGCGATACCTTTATCAAACGTAGTGGCACTGGTATCAAATCTAATCAAACCCAATGAACCGTTTAACGGATTATAATACTGATTAACTTTACCAATAATTTCTCCGTCAAGATTTAATGTTAGTCCAGGCGGTAGTGCTCCGTCTACGATAGAATAGATTACAATAGAATTAGGAACAGATGATACTGCGCTGATGTTTAATGTTGAATAGTAATCTGCATGCAATGTTTCTAAAATACTATTAGTTTTCCACGTAACAGTACTGTCAATCTCACCGATGATGGTTACTGTAAATGTTTTATATGCAACTGTAGTTTCGCCTTTCTCTCCAATTCTTGTAGCAGTCAGTGTAAAAGTATAGAGCTTGCTGATAGCAGGTTGATATGGAACTATGCCATATACCTCGCCAGTGCCTGCATCAAATGTAGTACCTGGCGGAAGTTTGCTTAATGATCCCATATAAAACGGAACCATATCGGGAAGTGTCATTACTAGCCCAGTTGTTAGAGTTAATCGATATGCGCCACCGCCTAAATCAGCTACTACGGAAATTCTATATAGTTCACCAGTTGCATTTGGAATATAGTTTGCAAAACTAATGTATTGACCAAATAGCGGCGGACTTGATGCGTTAGTAATAGTTAGACTATGACTGCCGATAGTGTTATCTAGATTAGTTAGTTGCTTTGTAATTGCTCGTATTTCTTGATTTGTTGGAGAAAGATTAAAAATAACATTACTATTGTCGTATAAGACAATTGGCAGGGTGATATAGTTGTTTGCTCTAAGAACACCTAAGTTTGAATCATTAATCCATACTGGTTCGCGTAAGTATGTTGCATCAGCAGTAAAATTCCCAGCGCCACCGTCTAACGTTGTTGAGTCTGCACGGAATTGATCTGTACCTACAACAAATATTTTAAAAATTCGTTGAGCATAATTGACACCATCAGTTAGTGTTACACGAAATTGATAATTAGAATTGATACTGTTTGGCGGATGTAACGGACTATTGTAGTCATAAAACACTCCATCATACTGATAACTGTCAAAACCGTCATTGGAAGTAGTACCAAAATCAAATGCCACGCCATCGTAATAGCCATCGTCGTATGTGCCTGAGCCGTCGATCGCTGTGATTTTATAAGTAGGTAGTATAAATCCCGATAGTCGTCCTGAACTTGACAGCGTAAGTCCTTTAGGTAGTACTCCGTCATCACTGGCTATAAAGTATGTTAGTTTACTACCGACTACAGTGTTCAAATCAAATGCTTCAATTTGATAATCAACATGTGTATCGTCAAGTACATATAATTGCTGGTGGACTCCGATCGGCAATGGTCCAGCGGCAGTTACAAAAACTGGTATATTAGAACCTGTAATAGTTATAGTAAAAGTTCTATCGGCTATATCTGTTCCGTTTGTAGCTCTGATACAAAATTTATAAGTTGTATCGTTACTAACAATGTATGGACTTCCAGTAATTGTGCTACTTTGTAGTATCAATCCAGGCGGTAATGATCCACTAATCACTGTAAATGTTATTCCAGCAGTATCGGACAATGGAGGAGGACTAGTGCTAGGTGATCGAGCAACTATGCTTGGAACAGCGCCTGAAATAAGGTCTGCACGTTCTACTGCTACAAATGCATCAGCCTGCATGTGTACTGTATCAGTATTGCGTAAAATTATATCAGATAAGGTAGCACTATTAATCCAAGTTAAATCTGTTGGATTCCATGGTTGATTTTGATACCAAGATTGATCACCATCTCGTAATCGAATCATTTGATCTGCTATGATAGCACGGAATGTCGGGCCTACCATTGCTCCTGGATAGCGATCCTCTGCAAGACCACCAACCCATAGATCTATGTCATTGATATTAACATAAGCTGACTGTAATGCATTGGCTACAGTTACATCGCTAGTAATTTGACTAAAGCTAGTATATGCTGAAAATCCTAATGCTATACGCATTTGATTTAAACTTGGAAGACCTAAGTCACGCCCACGCTGTATATTTGTTGCGGCAAGATCTAATGCTGCCGGAGGATCGTTAAGCAAGTTACGTAAGTCTTCAATAATATATACATCTAATTTGTTAGATATATCGCTGGCTAATTTTCTTAAGAATCCGTTTGCGCCACCGTTGCGTTCATACTGTGCAGGTGTTAAGAAAAACGCTTGTCCTAAAGTTAAAGATTCTGTAATGTTGCCTGCTTCATCTACACGATCTTGTGCGCCAGACACTATGCTATGGCCAAAGCGTAGTGCCGCGGCAGCAAATTCTATTTTTATACTTGCATCGACTTCAGGTTTAAATCCAGTGTAAGCAGATATCGCATCATTACCGATAATCTTTGGTAACCATTCTTTGTAAGTAATGACTTGTTCTTCTGCAATAACAATATTGCGGGCACGTTGATATAACTGTTCACCCGTCCAAGATGGATTAGCCGCACGTAGTCGATCTACATGCCAGTTATGTTCTCGTATAAACAGTGTCTGAATTGAAGTTAAATCTGGATTTTCAGTTCCACGGGGATCGCCGAACAAAAATGATCCATTAACGATGGGACCATATTGTCCGTTACTAGATGTTAACAATTTGCCAGTAGTGGCGATCGAACCGCCTTCTCGTAATAATACTGGATTAGTAAATCCACTAACAGGCGCAACACCGGGAGGGTATGCAATACCATAAACTACACTACCATCGATCCACCCTGTTACGTCATTGATCGGCAGTGCGGCAATCCCATTGATACCTGTACCGGGTGCAACTTGCGCACGAGTTACCGGTATGTGACTACCCGGTGTTAAATTAGTGTCGCCTGCTGGAACTATAACATCAATATTAGCACCGCCAGTTCTTTCACTAGCCAGCTCATGAGTTATAAATTGACCCCATGCGTACATAAATCCACTATAGCCAGTTGGATCAGCAGTTTCACCTTCATTTACTTGATCCCATACTACTAAATTACTAACTGTGCGAGCATTGGCTAGATCAGTACGCATGGCATGTAAGCCATCTGTATAGCTGTTTACTGGGTATCGGGCAAATGCACTACCAGCAGAATTTCTTAATGGTACTGTTGGGTGATGACCTGTGCCGTCATATGACGGTGGAGGAACACCGTTAAACGCCGCCGGAGGTATTAACGGTAATGGTAAGTTAACCGATACTTGTTCAGGGAATGATCCAAGACTGTAACCAGAACGTTGAGTCCAGATGTTTAGTGACATTGTTTAATATCCAAATCTTGTTTTGTAAGTTGCGTACAATGACTGAACGTCGGCTAGCGTTACTGCTACTGCACCTGTCATATTATGTTAGTCCTGTTCCGTTGATGTACCACGTTGTGGCTGCCACTTTAACTGCGGTGGCCATACCATGTGCGGCCAATGTGCGTGTACCAGTTGTACCTGTACCTGCTAGATACATAGTGTCTGTGGTAATAGCAATACTGACTGTGGTAGCACTTGGACCAGCTATGAATGTAAGTGTAGTTCCTATTGGATAGGCCACTGTTCCATTTGCTGGAATAGTCATAGTCTGACTTGCTGTATTCACATAAATGTGTTTGCCAGAATCACCTATGGCCAATGTAGCACTAGTGTTGGTAGCACTTTGTGGAAGTCCTAGATACCCTAGGCTAGAAGCTGTACTTGATGTAGTAGCAGTTGCCGCAAAGCCAGTGATAGGTGCACCGCTTGCACCTATGTTCAATGCTGTGGTAGCACTACCAGCAATGGTAACTGAAGTTTGACTTGCATCGTTTAGCACACTAGTGGCCGTTAATACATCAACGTTGTTGATTTTATATTTCTTGCCTGAAGCAATGTTCCAATGTTCACTTGCAGTCCAGTTGGTATTGGCATTGTCCCAGACTATGGTTTTATCAGTGGTACCTTTGAGAGTAATACCGCCGCCGTTGGCAGTTACATCAGTTGCACCTGTTGTTGTAATATTGGTAACTGAGCCAGCAACTGGTGTTGTACCGCCAGTTGCCGTATAAGTTAAACTTGTACCATCAATAATGCTAGCAACAATATAAGCTCCAGACCCACCTAAACTTCCCGGAGCACCATTAGTAGCAGAAATTGCACTGCCGACAATTAGATCAGTAGTGGTCGTCATGCCGGTAATAGTTGCGGCCCATGGACTTCCTAGTGCTGTAGCCACAGTTAGTGTTAAACTATTTGAGCCTAATAGGCCGCCTAATACCGCACCTGAAATAAGAATGGTGTCGCCGATCGCATACCCACTTCCCGGAGTAGCTACAGTGATAGTCGTGAATCCAGCGTAACTGGTTCCGGATCCAGTTTTTGTAATATTAAATGTTGCACCTATGCCTGTACCACTGGTAGATAGCTGACTTACACCTGAATAAGTTCCGGCTGCGGAAACACTAGTACCGCTAGCTGTAAAAGTAGTTGAGCCTTGTAGTAGTGCGCCCTTGATAGAGCCAACAGTTCCTGTAGCACTAACTGTTTGAGATGCCACACTGCCTAGTTCAATATTTTTGTCATCAACGGTAACAGTAGTTGAATTAATGTTTGTACTTGTTCCTTGTACAGTTAAGTTGCCACTGATAACTACGTTGCCGGTATGCGATAATGTAGAGTCATTGCCAATTTTTGTAGCCAGTGTTAGTACACCGAGGCTGTTTGTTACATAGAATGTTAAACTTCCCGGAGTCTTTCCGGCTGCTACTGTACCGTCAACAGATGATTCAATTTTTGCAGTGTACTGCAAATTAGTTCCATCATATGATCTAAATGCTATCTGTCCAGTCATGTCTCCAAAAATTAAAGTTGTTGGAGTAGCAATAGTTCCCCTGTATTTTCTTAATGATAGTATTGCTGGATTGTTATCACTAAAGTAATTGCTTACCCTTAAGATCGAACTGTTGCCGCCGGCAGTTGCGGTAACATCTAAACTACCGCTACCTCCGTCGTTAGTAAAAAACGGACCAATAGTCACCCTGCCTACACCTGTCGCTCGTAATACTGAATTTATATTACCGTTGATATCTTGAACATTCATGGTCAAGCTACCGGGCATGTTACCTTCGATATATCCTGCGACTGTCTGAGGGCCTAGGGTGCCAACTAGTGCATACTGCACTTGGGTAGTAGTCGGAGTTCCTGTAATGACGAAAGTTCCATTGAATGCAGTTGGGGTAACTCCAGCAACTAGAATAGTTTGACCTGTAACAAAACAAACACTAGGTTGCGCGGCAAAAGTTAAAGTAGCAGTTCCGCCAGATGCAAATGCCGCGGTGATAGCTATTCTAGGATTAACTACAGGTCTAACAGTTGTTGCTCGACCAGCAACAACACTAACGTTATTATCTATAACTTCTGCTCTTATATTTGCGACAAGCTGAAATTGATTACCGGTGTGTCCTGAAAACGCTAGGTATCCTATATCATCAAAATAAGATAGTGACGTCGGTACAATACTTGTTCCTCGTCCTCGTCTAATAGAAATAGAATTGCCAAGACTGTCATTATTATATGTGTCAGATAACAGTACACTTCTACCACTAGATGATGCAACAATTCGGAATGTACCGTCAGTATTGGTTAGAATATTATCGACTTCGCCCCAGACAAGATTTTGTGATGCCGCTATAGTATTTCCAGCCGCTGGCCAATAAGCCAGCGAGCCTGCTATGCCGGTAGGTATGACATTCAGTGTTAGCGTACGAGTAACACTATTATATGAGATTGTAATGCCTTTTGTTGTTGCAGTTGTTAATAAGGCAGCAGCCGCATCTTTTGTTCGATTTGTTGTAAAGTAAGTATTATAGGTACCTTCGTTGACGTTGTCAGTAGTTAGGGCAACATTGCCTATTTGGCCGTTAACAGTTTGTACAGGTGCTAGAGAAATGCCCCCGGCAACTAAACTGCCAGTGCCCCCAGTCTTACCTCCAACATACAATAAATTAGTATCAGTTGTATAGAGTAATTCACCTTCTGCAGGAGTAATCCCAGTTCGTTGACTGTTGGTGCCTCTTCTTATTTGTAATGTCATTCTATTCTCCTACCTTAAAAGGTTCCTAAATCGTATGTACCTATTGGGTTGGCAAATGTGCCTTGATCGCCAATAGTGCCGCTTAATAATGTTTGTACTTGGGTATTTAATGTTCGTATATCAAAACCCCAAACTGTGGTTTGTATGTCACCCGTGCCCGTTATGTTGTGATTATTTAAATTTAAATTACCACCTAATCTTGGAACCGGGTCGCTTTGTACAGCACCTAACGCATTGATATTAACTGTGGTCGGGGTACTTGTAACAGTAACTCCGCTACTGCCTGTTATGGTTTTAAACTGTAGTACGCCGTTGGTATCTACTGAAAATAACCCAGCTCCTGATCCAATGTTCTGTCCGTTTATACCGGCAATTTGTGCTGATAAAAATACAAAATTATCATTAGCTTTGGTAAAAGCCGTGCGTAAATCATCGCCTGTACCGTCATTCGCGTATGAACCTAATTTAATCTGTTGAATTGCCATGGTCTATTCCGTTTAGTATATTTACCGTAATTAGCTAATGCTTACTCTGTGTATAGTCAGTCTACAGCCGCTGGCAAGATCGATATTTGCTCCGCTAGCATTCCTTAAAACAAAACAATGAATGGTGTCCCCGGCGGTGGCTTGAACCACAGTTGAATAGTGTAGATATCGCCCCGACCATGCATCCTGCATGATTGTGACTGTTTTAGCACCGTCACTGCTGTCTATGAGGAAAAAGCTACCTGAGTTTAATGTCACTGATGTTGAGAAATATATTGACACATTGAATTGATAGTATCCTGTATATGGTGCTGTGAATACACCATTGGCGTATGCATTAGCAGTGTCCACTGTTTCAGTAAACAGAATGTAGGCGGCACTTGCTTGATCTATGATTGTTCTTGTAGTTGATGTTTGGGCAATCACTGTGACAGGTTTGTAACTGGCAATAACACTGGCATCTGGTAATGTTATCTGGCCACTACTTCCAAAAATATAATTGTTACCGCCCACTTGTAGTGTAATGGCATTTGATAAAGTATTTGACAGCGTGTCTCCACTGAACGCAAAATTACCCAAACTTGGTGCGGATCCGTAGGTAACTTCTTTAGTTGTGGTGTTGTAATATAACACATTGGATGTTGCTGTGGCAGTTCTAATTGGTGCCACATAGAAACTGTTGGGTTGTTCGGCAACACTATTGACTATAACACCGCTGGCATTTAATATGATGGTGTTGGCCGCTTGGTTGTTGTCTCCCGCCCTATAACCGATTGCTATGGCATTGGCACCTTGGCCGCCTAGGCCGGCTTGCTTACCAATGGCCACGCTGTTTACACCTTGTAAGTTATACCCAGCACCAAAGCCCACAGCCACTGCACCTTGACCTTGCACGGATATTCCAGCCAAGGCACCAATGGCCACTGTTTCAGTTCCTTGGTCACTATTACCCGCTTGTGTGCCAATGGCCACTGCATTGGCACCTTGTGAGGTTGTTCCGGCATCTTCACCAAATACCACACTATTACCCGCAGTGTCTTTTATCACTGCACCGTTGGGCAATGTCAATGCACCATCCGTGCCAAATGTAAAATTATGTGGAACTGTGCTTGAGGTTGAAAAAGATACACTACGGATACCCGTATTGTTAGGCAGTGTGCCGTCTACTCTACCACTCACACGCTGCCAGGTTGGATGTGCTGGATCGTATTGTCCTTGAGTTGTGAACGCCTGTGTTATGGTGCCAGTAAACAAATTAGGCTGGCCACCGGATGTTTCATACACCACACCCATACCCGTGCCCAGAGCCAGTCCAGTCACATAGGTCACAAACGCAGGGGTTCCGAACAGGGCAAACTCAATCTGTGACGGATTGCGTTGATACCATCCCTGTATAAATGTGCCGTTTACTGTTATGTCTCTTGAGAAGGCTTGCGCATTGTTATAGGTCGGACTGGTGGTAACCACTGTTTCCTGAGTGGTAACTGCAAGCGCAGTGTCTACCGCAGATTTAATGGTGTTGCTGGGAAATGTCAATACACCAGTTGAAGCAAGACTCAATGTGCTGCCACCGTTGACCAAACTACTCACACTGCCAGTCCAGGCTGTGGTCTGTACAGAAGCGTCTGGGAATGTTAAGCTACCATCTGTGCCAAGACTCCACTGTTTAACACCACCAGAAGTTTGTGTTTCAATTTGCAACACTTTGTTAAGATCAGCGGTTATAGTAGAGTAAGGCGTGCCATTTTTCCGAAAGGTGAGTCCTGACGGCAATGTTAAGACGCCACTAGAACTAAGGCTCACAGTTTGTGTGCTGTTGACTAATGTGCTTACACTGCCAAGCCAGGCTGTGGTTTGTACCGTGGCATTGGGGAATGTTAAATTACCATTCTTGCCAAAGGTCCAGATACTGTTTGTTGCCCCAGGCTTATAAAAACTCCAAGATGAAACGCCAAAAGTATCGCTAGCACCTGTGAAGTCGTCAGTACTTAAAGTTATACGCCATTCCCCAATATTAGCGTCAGGAGCAGCCACAGCAGTTATTTGCATTACACATGTTCTACTAATCACATAGTCACCAACAGCGACTACGGTTGCCCAATTGGGTGCTGAAGAAATTGAGAACACTAGGGTAAAAAAATCACTGTAAAGAGCACTAAGGTTAGATAGGTAATAAGCGCCAGTTTGTATTTTTATATCCAATGCTGATTTTATTTTTGACCCAACTCCAGCCATGATATCAAAATTTGGCAATGTTACTGTGCCATCCGAGCCAAGGCTCACTGTGCGAGCACCGTTGACTAATGTGCTTACACTGCCACTGCTGGCAGTAACAACGCCACTGCCATCTATACTTAGGCCAGTGCCAATTTTGATACCACCCAATATGGATGCGGATGCTGTGGGCAATGTGTAAGCACTGGGTATGGTGGGCTTGTTGGTCAAGTCTGTATATGAACCACTGAACAATGTGGGTTTGTTCAGTATAACTCCTAATCCACTAGATGCAGTCCAGTTGCTTTGTACCTGTGCCGCCGCCCCAGTTAGTAATATTTTGTTATTGGCATCATCATAGGTCACCGTGATGTTGGTGTGACTGGCATGTGTGAACAAGGGTGCCGCATAGTCCTGTGCCAGTTCAATCAAAGCCGCACTTGAACCGCCAGTTAAGGCATACAGTTCTGTGAAGTTTGCATTTACTTTTATAAACGCATTACGAAGTGTATCACCGCTTTTGTCGTTGGCACTAGCACCAACTAGGATATTTTGTTTAGACATTATGATCTCCCTACTGCAACTTCGATTACGCCCACACTATCGTAGTCTTTGTCCTGGATAGCCTTACCAATAATACTGCCAATCTGTGGATTAGTTGACTTGACTGCGCAACCCTCTACAGCTGATGTTGTTAGTAAATCACCCTTCTTAACTCGACCAACTACTCGGCACGGAATACGACCTGCTAGTGCTAGACAGACCTTGATGCCCTGTTGTCCTTCGTTCATTACATAAGCCGGGTTAGTTGTTACTACACCTGCTAATCTAGTGTCGTTAAATGTAGTAGTTGAAGTAACTTCTTTGTCACCACCAAACACTAACACCCAACCTTCTGGATATTCTTGATCACCTTCATAGAACTCAGCCAAGTCAGCATATGTACTGCGTAGTTGACTACCAGTTGTTAAACTCCAGTTACCATCAATAGTACCAGCGGCTGTACTTGATCCAGCTGTTAAGTTATTTGATTTTAATATACCTAGGCTAAAATCAAACTGGCTACTAGCCGTCAAGTACCACTGACCCTCCATTGATCCACCAGTAGCAGGTGCACCAGCAGTAAATGTTGTAGCAACTAATGTTCCGTTGCTGGTATTTAAAGTACCCTGTGTAGTAATAGTAGTGTTACTGCCAGTAGTACCAACAGCAGTCATGTAGTAGAATGGAGTTGCTTGAACTATACCACCTGGGGTACTATGTTGTACAGTAGTTCCGCTAGTTGATAGTACTGTGAAGCCTCCAACTTTTAAGTTAGCAACGTCGGCACTTCCATCAACCCCAGTTTTAAGTATTTGATTAGCACCACGAGTTGAAGTAATACCAACTACAGTATATGAATTATTTGCACTGTTAGATCCGTCATAGCCTACGACCATAGCACCACTTGCGCCAAACGATCCATTACTAATACCACCGGCAGCATTTAAAATCTGTGTTGGTGTTACTTCTGACGGACTAGCGGCGCTGGCAGTTAAATTACCAAGCACAGTTCCAACACTCATCTGTTGTATTTTACTATAGGTAATACCGGTTATAGCACTAGTACTGGTTAATAAATCAATCCAACCGTTGGTACTGCTAAATGACGAGCTGTTAAAACTAGCTATACCTAAATCAGCTTGCGCAATTCCAGTGTAGTTAGCTCGAGTCGTAGCCGCAGTCATTGCCAGCTTGCTTTGCGCGATTGCCGCGCTAGCATTAACATCGGCGTTGACAATTGCTCCGGCATTGAGGTTGGTAACTATAGTGCCGGTGCCCGAGTTGTAGGTGATCGATAAATCACCTGTAGGAGCCGCAACGTTTTTCCACTTACCCAACCCGACATCGTACACTAAGAACGATCCCGATGACACAGCATTTAAGAAGAATATAGTTCCACTTGGGTTGCTGTTCGGATATGTTCCTAGAGTAATTGTGGCAACACCTGCGCCGCTGATACTCACACTTTGAACGATCTGAGTACCGTCAAATCCAGTACCATACACTGCTAACCCGCTAGTAATACTTCCACTGATGTTGTTAACTGTTAACACATAGCTAATACTACTGCCGCTTAGATACAGGCCCCTGCCAGCGGCAATGCCCACATCTAGCAATTTGAATATCGAGTTTAATGCAATCAAACTTTGGTCAACATAATCTCTGTTAGCCCCGTCATACTTGCTAGTACTGGTACTTGGCATTGTTAAATTACCAATACTAAAGTTACCTAAATTTAAATTACCCTTCATGGCTAGTGTGCCGTTAAGTGCTAGATATCCTGGGCCGATCAAACTAGTTGTAGCTACTGGACTACCGCCATAGTCTAAACCTAATCTGTTGTCAATGAAACTACGAGTAGCACTTTGTACCGGAACAATGTCCGGTGCGTTATCAGTCATTGTAGGATCAGTTGAGAATTGAGTAACAACAACACCGCGTTTAAATCCTAAACCGTCCAAGTTACTAAGGGCAATACTTGCTGAGAATGTAACAGTACCAGTGCCCTGGTCAACGCTGAAGAATCGACCTACACGGAATATACCGTTTTCGTCTGTGGTCACATAGAACACACGACCTACTGTTTCTTCTTTAACTTGATTACTACCGTTTGACTGTATTGCCGGATTACCGTAAATTTGTACAGGATAGTTAGTAGTAACATACCCGCCAGTACCGATATCTAAGAAGTCATGTCCCGTAGCTCGGCAAGTACTAATACGTGTGGTAATTTGAGCCGCTGATCCAGCTGGTCTACCTAGACGCAGGGTAGCACTGGTAAGAGTACTAAATGGTCTTCCAATACCTAGCGTATTGCTAGAGCCACTAGTTACTTCTAAAGTCACAGTAGTATTAAACGCTGTACTCCATGTACCCGGATCTTGAGGATATGTTAGTGTAATAGTTGTGGCGCTACTTGCACTGCACAAATAGAATCCGTTGTACAATGGATTGTTGTTACCCGAAACAAGATAATAGCTTCCTGTAACGGGCGCAGTTGTTGTGGCAAAATTCAATACCACACTGTAAGTCGGGCCAGTACCGATGATAGTCTTACTTGTAAATCCAGTACTAGCATCAACTGCAAGACTTGTACCATATCCGTAGTTTGGAGAATACAATGACAACAGAGTTCCTACACTAACACTACCAGACGATACGGTTATATCGCTTCCACCTAATGAAGTAGCAATACCGATAGATGTTCCTGCTACTTTGTTAATGTAGTACAATGTATTTGGAGAAACTCCGTTAACTGGCGTTAAGATGGTCCCAGTTCCAAATGCCGAGCCACTGAATGTAATCTGTTGTCCAGCATTTAATCCGGTAGCCGATGCAACTGTTAATAGATTTGCCAGCCCTGAAATACTAGTACTGGAAACAGTTTGACTTGCACTAACTGTGTAACTGGTACCGACAATACCAATATTAATTCCGTTAGTAGCCGCACCACTGAGTGTGAACGGGCCGGTGCCACTGGCAATATATGTTCCGGTAGGTATACCGGTCCCCACCAACACCATACCAATACTTGGAGCAGTACCTGATACAATAGTTAATGTAGTTGTACTTGTAATAGTTCCAACAAACGTTGCACTATTAACAGCAGTAATATAAGTTCCAGTAGTTACTCCAGATCCGGATAATACCATACCGAGGACAGGAGTGCCAGATGCTACAGTAGTTAAACTTAATGTAGTACCTGTAATCCGTCCAGTAGAACTTAATGTGCTATTAGTAGTTGCAGTAACATTTGAATTTGCTCCCGGGTCGGTTGGATACAACAATGACATGGTCACAGTATTTGTACCAGCACTGGCTGTTGTAGCAACGGTAGCTGTTGATGTTAGCACTGGTGTAAGCAATACGCTACCCAATGCAGGTGTTACTGTAATAATAGGTTGAGAAGTGTATCCGTATCCTGGACTCACTAACACATAGGCTACGATACTACCGTTGGCAATAGTTACTGTTGCAATGGCTTGACTTGTCGCACCACCGCCTGAGAACACAACGGTTGGAGGATTTGCTGGATCAAATCCACTACCACCATTGGTAATTGTAATACTTTGTACGGTAGCTACTAAACTAGAACTTACTATACTGCCCGATGGAATCCAAACAGCAGGAGCCACTGTAAATTTAGTTGTACTATCAATACTTTGGATAATAGTTCCACTAGGAACATATGCGCCAGTGCTGGTAGATGATACTACCATGCCTACAGATAAACTAGAAGTAGATGATACTGTTAGTTGACTGCTGTTAACAATGCCAGCAATCTGCTTGCTTCCGTTATAACTAGTATTACTGTTATTTGCTATGGTAATATAACTGTCGACCGCAGGTAACTGTGCCGTCGGACTGTATGGAATATTAAATGTTACAATCTTAGCAGTTGTACTACCTGTTTGCAGTACACTACTAGCATAGGTCATGGAATTGATAACAGTTCCATCGGCCGCTAAGTTGCTTATTGGGTTAGGGTCAACACTTAAATATCCGTTGGCTGTAACACCAAATGTAACAGTGCCAGTTGGAGGGTTAACTGTAGCCGCGCTACTCAAGGTGATTGTTGCTGTATTTACACCACCAGAATTAGATATAACAACAGTTGATACAGTTTGTGTTCCGTTGAATCCTGTACTACTGCCAGTACTTGTTAAGATTTGACCTTGACTAATTGTACCTGCAAGACCGTTAACTACTAGTGTATAAGTTGGCCCAGCTGTTACAGTATAGCTTACAAACAACCCTGTTGAAATAGTCAGTGGCGCAGTATAACTAATAACTCTATGTGTACGACCACCCCAGCCAACTACATAAGTTCCTTTGTTAATTTGATTAATGGTTGATGCCGAACTAACGGCTAACACAGCAATTTTGTTATCTCCAACCTTACTACCTTGAGTTTTAGTAGCGTCAGTTGGATCCAATTGCGTTATATTATTACCATCGGTTGTAAATTTATAATAGCTAAAGCTAGCATCAGTTTGTAACACTGATATGTTTGCACCTAAAGTTTCTCCAGTTGCCTCAGTTAACCCATATGCAATTACTCGATAAATTTCAGATAAATTGTCAACATACTGTAACGCAGTACTTGGACGTACAGGTTTAACGTTATCAATATTATTGAATTTTATAGCTTGTAATACTCTAAAGGTCACAGTTTGACCGTCATATAATGCGTATTGTAGTCCAGTGCTTGAAGTACTGTCAGTGCCTGCGGTACTAAGAGTTACAGATAATATGTTTTTACCATTGATAGTAACAGTGGTGTGTGCAATTGTTGATATTAGATATCGAACAATGCCGCCACTCTGTACACCGTGATCAATTTCCAGTTCGCTGGCAGTGTATGGAGCATATGAGTATCCGGTAATGTATAGAGTGACAGACTGTTTAGTTGAAGTTGGAGTCATCTCATTAACAAACAAACCTTGCTTGTATATACGAGCTACCTGAACCATATCATAGGATAAGTTTACACTATCGGGCAATTCTGTTACGTCGTATCCTGTAGCACGTAAACCATAAACACCGTGTGAGTTAGAACCAGCAATACTTCGAACTTGACCGCCATTGTTGGCCCAGTAGCCTGTGTAACAGTAATATGAGAATGTAGATACTTGTTCAGTCAATCCACCGTTGGTTGCAAATACACCATAACCTAAATCGTTAATTTGTGTAAAGTCGTTAGCCAACATGGACTTATTACCGCCCATTTCAATATTGATACCTAGACCGGCACCACTGTTTAAGTAGGCAACTGATCCAGATAACAATGTAGATTTCAATCCCTGTAATGTAGTGTAATCACTAGATCTAGTTTGACTTGAATACCATGATTGACTTGCAGGGGTAGTACGTGTAGTTGGCGTATCAAAATCACCATCTGCAACATAGTCAGTTAGAATTGCAATCTCGGTGTTTACTAATCCTGCTTCAGTTGCGGTTGCCACAGGCAAACTTATATTTTGAGTATATGGATTACCAGCAGATTTACTTACAGTTTGATTTTGAACAACCTGTTGCATAACAGTATTCAATCGACCGTATGCCGCAACGCAGTAAGATTCTTCTCCTAAGATTTGACTCACACCGCTGCCGTAATAACTTAGCGATACATCATAGATGGCGCTATTACCACCATACATAATATCGTAACAGATAGCATCAATAATAAATCCTGTATCTCTTTGAGATTTAAGGGCGTTATAATTAGGAATAGTGTTTACGTTATATGTACTAGCAATCCAAGCAGACACTTCCTGTTGTAAGAATATTCTGTTAGCTTGTAAAATATTTTTTGCCTTAACAGCATTAGGATTGTTATAAGTACCACCCGGTGTTGGGAAGGTAGTCGCTGGCACGGTAGTAACACCGTTATTGATCATGTTAGTAATTGTAAGCAAACTTGCCGCAATTGAATTCTTGCCAGTAGTTGATACACTACCTAAATTAGAATTAACATATGCTAGACCTTGAGTTGTAAACAATGTAGCTAAAACAGTTAAACTATTCTGTGGGAACAAATATGTATAACCTGAGAACAAACTCTTATAGTTAGAACCAGTTACCATGTCTAGACCAATATTGTCTATAACACCACCCAACGCAGTTGTAAATTTAGTTGTGTTGTAAAAATTAGGCGGATAGAAAGGTGTACCAGTATCAATTGTTAGCACCACTGTATAGGTTGCCGCATTAAAACTTACAACATCGTTAACTTGGAAGCGATTACCTTGTATATAGAAAGCGCAAGGAGTTTGTGGAGCACGAATATCAAGTCCGCTGTTAACACTTCCAACAACGGTAATTTGTGTACCATTAACACCTGCAATATTTTGTTCTACCCTAGTAATTTTACCAAACAAACGTCCAGTGAATCCATCAATGAATTGACCGCCAGCAAATCGTTTGTAATTGATACTTTGACTAAAGCTACCGCTCTCTTGAGCATAAGGTGATTTAGTTTTAATTTGTCCTTCTGGATCAAGTACCATGGCAAATCCGCCGTGTCCTTGCATGCTGATCATTCTAACACGAGTAGCATCATTACATAAGAACACATCCATTAATCTATTGTTTAGCGGAGTACTATTAATATCTAACGGATCAGTTAAGTAGTGTCTTCCGTAATTAATTGTACTGTACAAATGCCAAGCGCCAACAGCATATGTTGTTGCGGCAGCAAAAGGATAAATCACTGTTAAGTTTAACACATTACCACTGATAGTGCTAACAACAGCTTTACCCGGAGTTCCGGTACCGCTAGTGCTGTCAGTGAATACTAATCCTAGCCAACTTGCCGGTGCTTGACCAGTACCTAGTGTAGCTGTGATTGATCCTGTTATACCGCTGAGTGTAATAGTTGATCCAGTAGTGGCAGCATAATCGGTACCACTATAATCAATAATACCAGTCTGTATGCCGTCAATGACACTGTCTCTATAAAAGAACACACTGCGCCATGGGCTTTGACTTACACGATCTAATGGACGTACAATAACACGTCGGAAGTCATCACCAGAAATTGTTACGTTTGCAGATAATTTGATTGGGTAATCTTCATAGTAGGTACCGCTTTCAACACAGATAGCAATGTTTTGTTCCGGAACAGTTTCACCGTAGTCTATTTCTTCCCCTACTCTAAAGAATCCTGGACGAACCATCCTTACTGTGATAGTGTCATATGAAGTAGTTACACCTGGAGTGTATGTTACAATTTGGCCGTATGCATTGCTAGTTCCACCGACTAGTATTTTGGCAGGAATAATGTGTACCGCACCTGGTATACCTTGGTCTACAAATCCGTTACCGCCGTTGTCAAATGTAATAGTATACAAGCCCGAGCCAAATGTAGGGGTTGGAGCCGCACCATATCCATTTGTAATAATACTAATTAAAGTATTCATGTTTGTGGTAAATGTAGTTTTTGCAGGAGTACTTGGCGACTTTGCAACACCATTCACCGTTGTTTGTTGTCTTACTAGATCTTGGAATCGTGTTTGCTGGGTTTTATTAAGTACCTGAATACCGAGATTTTTAGCAAACACAATACCGTCTAATGTTTCACGTAACTGAGATCCAATGGCAATAGCTTTTGCTGATGCATTTTTATAATAGCTTTTACCAGCATTGACGCTTTGATAAGTTCCGCCTGTTAGTATATCAATAATCATTGCATCAATGATGTATCCAATATCTCGATAACAAGTTGCTTCATTATAATTAAACCCGCCTGGATATGTAACAGCGAGGTATGCAGTAGTTGCGTTTCCTATAGTATCTTTACTGTTATTTAAAATTACTTGTGCAGCCTGGGGAATACTTGCATAAATTGTTAAGTCTGGAAGAGATTGGGTATAGGTTGTATCGTTAGCAACAATATCTGTAACATAATTGAACAATGCATTAATGTCTCCGGCTGCCGCGGCACCGTCAACCCATACTGCGTTTCTTACCTGTACAGCACTGTTACCAGTTGCAGGAGTCACTACTGAATTTGACGACACAAGAATAGCAACCGCCTGTGCATGAGTAATTGCTGCCACTGTTGCAGTTACTTCATTGCTGGCGATTTGTCTAGTGCCACCGGCCCAATATTGATATGCGGCTCTCAGTGTTGCTGAATTACCACCATATGTTAGATCGTAACAGACTGCTTCTAATATAGATTTCACATCTCTACTGCAAGTGGTGTTACTATATACTAAAGATGGGTAATTGGTATTAATCCAAGCAATAGTATCTGCGGCAATAAAATCAATATTGGCCAATATGGCCGAACGTGCGTGAGCAGTTGTAACTGTTATCGATGGCGGGTCAATAAATGTTGGAACAGACCTACTGGCAATACCAGCTGTTAATAAGTTAGTAATAATCCCAAACAAACTTGTAATTGTAGAACTGACGGTCACATTATTGATTACTGAGAATGTTGAATTGATATAGCTAATCTCAGCTGACTGGATTGCAGATTTCTTCGCAATAATTGCAGTTCTAGCAGTATTCAAAGTAGCACTGGCATTGGCTGTCGTTGGCCCGTACACTACTGGATTAGGTGTACTTACACTATTAACGATCCCGGCAATCGTTGCTATGTTGTTTGATATTGATGTGCTGACAATTGTTGAGCCGCCCAATGTTTGATTGATATACTGATATACACTCAATTGATACACAGTAGTAGTCGAAACATTATTAATGATCGCTTGACACAATGTATTAATATAATTAATTGCGGCGACGGTGGCAGTTTTTTCATACTGAGCAATTTGTAAAGTATTGCCTATCCAATATTGAAGTCCAGAGTAAACACTGTTACTGTTACCACCGTACATAAAGTCGTAGATCAAACTCCATATAATATATTTTACATCTCGCTTACATGTGGCAGAACTGTAGCTTAGTGTTGGATAGTTTGCTAATAAGAAAGCAATAATCTCTGCTTGGATAAATGATAGGTTGTTCAGCAACAAATCTCTAGCACTTAGTACACCAGTGTTCGACTGATATGTTTCTATCAAGAATAAAATTACATTTGACTGTATAGTTGATAGGCCATTTAAGATAGTTGTTCTTGATGTACCGTTGCTTGCGTAAGTTGTACCAGTGCTGTATATTGGGTTGATAGCAGTAGGCCCTGAAGCAACACCACCGTTGATAACAGTAATTACAATATTAACTAATGTACTAGCAGCCGCATTAGCAGTTCCGGTTCCTGCGCTTACTGATTGTGTGGTAGTATTGCCTGTAGTTCTAGTGTATAAATTGCCTTGAATGACTGAAGTCATTACGGCATTTAAGTGCGTATATGCGGCTGTAACTGGAACAAGTTCTGTAGCAATAGTGTTTACGTTAGTTCCTGTAAAGTATGCATCAGCTGCCGCAATGGTAGCAGTATTACCTCCATAGATCAAGTCAAAGGTTATAGCATCGATAATATATCCGGTGTCACGTCGACAATTTCCTTCGTTGTATAATGAAATAGTTCCTGGATTCAAGTTAGCATTAATGTATGCAATAGTTTCATCAATTAAAAATTGACGATTATTTTGTAATTGTCGGGCGCTGATGTTTACACCAGAAGATGAATTGTTATAAGTCCATGTTACGCTAGGTGCACCGTTAGTACTAACATTGTTAATAATAGTTGTGATTACATTCATGCTGGCAGTAATGGCAGCAATGGCAGCGGTATTAGTTGGAATTAATCCAATTACTTCATCTCTAGCTAGATTAATACCAGCAATGGTTTGAGCCTTTTGGCTTGATGTTACTACAGAACTGTAACTTCTAATGTAGGCAAATGCGGCAGTTATAGAACGATAATTAGTTCCAAAGATCAAATCATCTAGTACAGCATTAACAATGATTCCCACGTCTCGACTGCATTTTGCTTGATTAAATGTAAATGTTGAACTAGCATTGGTTGTCGGTAAAGCACCAAATACTACGCTAGGCAGACTTCCACCTGAAATAATTTTTTCTATCAATGCAGTATTAGCTTTGATATTGGCAACAGCTGATGGTAAATTTGCAAATGCCGCATCTGACACTATGGTATTTGCAAGATCGTTTAGTGTTGCCGCTGCCTGACTTATTCCAGTTGTTTTCACAGACATAATACCAGCATGAGTTGTAACCGCAAATGGATCGCCCCCGGCTACTAGACTAATTTTAATAGTTGTGCTGTCTACTACACTGTGGATAAAATAAATGGTTCCGATAGTAATATTTCCAAAACCAGTACCGGAAAATGTAATCGGACTTCCTACCAGCATGCCAACGCTTGAATCTACAGTGATGGTGTTTACAATTGAAGTAGTACCCACAGTAGTAGTATTAACAACCGTAGGGGTTGTTTCTAGCCCAGTAGATGCTGTGCTAAATGATAAAGCAACCTGTATACTTCTTAAATTTGAACCAAATATCAAATCATATAACAATGCATCAATTACTTGACCTAGATATGTTTGAGTATTAGCGGTACTATACGAGAAATTTAAAACTTGATCTCTAGCATAGTTAACTGCATCGATTATTTGAGTTAAATTATTTTCAACAATATCTGAGTTATAAGCATTGAATAATATAGATGCTTGAGTTGTGGAATTAAAAGTTGTACCTAATACCGTATCATATCCTACAGCATCTACGATATCTGAAATTATACTGCCCCATCTAGCTTTATCAAATGTAAATGTGTTTACATATTTTTTGTTAATGTATGCAATAGTTTCAGCTTGGATGAACGATTTGTTTGCTGTTAACAAATCAGCGGCATCAGTATAGCCTATAACTCCGCTATTGCCGCCGCCGAGCGTGACACTTTGAATTGTACTAAAGGTCTGAGTAGGGCCAACTGTGTAGGCAATTCTTTGACGATATGGGCCAGGTTCTACAGTTGATAGCGCAATAAGATTTTGGGCCTGGAGCGCGGCAGCTCCAATAGTCTTATAAGCATACGCCCACGAACGACCTTCTCGACCGGGGGGAGTGTTTGTTTGTAAATCGTCACCATTAGTCTTAACATATAGATTTGTCGCGCTATAGCTAGTATTATTGTCAACATAAAATTTTGTTGCGGCTTGTAGATCATCAGCACCATTAGGTGTACCAAATCCTGCCATTGGTGACGGATGGTCGTTGAGAGCAAGCGGCCCAGTCATAGTATCGCCGCCACGGTAAACAGTATACTTGCGTTGCATTGCTTCTGTGCTTACATAGTTGCTAGACAATGTTGCGTCATAGTCTTTATCACTAGTTTGCGGATTAGCTGGCTCGTCACGGACTCTTAATGCTTTTGAAACTGTGCCGTTATAAGTGGCCACGTAGGTATTATCGGCATAATTTTTACTAATTGCCAGCTGTCCTAGAGTGGTAGTAATATTTTGAGAAGCGTACAGAGTATTAAACTGATCAACTAGGGCTTGGCTTGGATCTCCTAAATTACCAATACTAAATTGATTAGCGTTGATACTGGCACTTAACGATGGTTGCGGGTCGTTGTTTAGTCGAGCACTTAAGGCTGCAATTGTGAGTTTAGTAGGATCAGAGGTAGTAATACCAATACCTGTTCCAGCTACAATAGTTCTAGCAGATAATGCCCCGCCTGTAGTGTTTGCCATGATAACTTGGTTAGCACTATACGTAGATGGTGCATCGGACAAGTTGGTAAATCTGATAGTTCCTCCAGCTCCAAAAATAGCGTATAACTCATTAAAGTTGCTGTTTACTTTTTGGAAACTTGTACGGATACTATCGCCAGTTCCGTCATTACCTTGTACGCCAATGTCAATTACTTGTTGTGTCATATTATTTTAAACTCCAAAGCTAGAACCGCAACCGCATGTTGTCTGTGCGTTGGGATTCTTTATGCTGAATGTACTGCCCATTAATTCTTCTTTATAATCTATTTCAGCACCTGTGAGATACTGCATACTCATTGCGTCTACAAGCACTCGAAATTCGTCTAGGGGGATCTCAAAATCATCTTCGTTGATTATTTCATCAAAGGTAAAACCATAGCTAAAGCCGCTACAGCCGCCACCTTGAACAAAGGTACGTAATGATAAGTTAGGGTTACCTTCTTCGTATAGAAGATCTTTGATTTTTGTCTTTGCTGATTCGGAAATAGTGATCATGATAGCCCTCGATTGAGTATTTATCCAATATATTTTATAACCTTAATGTAAATACAGTTATGTATATTGGAACTGAATTTCGAGAAAACCACTATGTGCGCACCAGCAATCGTGGTAAGACACACACCTATAGTCGTAAAAAAACCGTACTGGTATTACGGTGTGATTGCTGTGGAGAAGTATTTAATCGAGACAAGGGCAATATGGACCCTAATCGATTAAGCAACAACTATTATCATGTGTGTGGTAATTGTGATGCTAAAAAGTTTGCTCAAAGCAAAGGGATTGAAAGTAAGCATGTTTGGGACATGCCTGTAAGCAGTCTTAAGACGCTAGGCCAACTCTAGCACTGATTACATTCCAGTTGATAATTTTCCACTGATTAGATAGATAGCTTTTTTTATCGGCTTGGTAGTCTAGAGCCCAGGCATGCTCCCACCAATCTACCAGCAATACAATATCCTGTCTGATTTCGTGATTTTTGATAGTCTTAATTTTTCCGTCACGAGCCAAATACACCCATCCTGAACCTTGGATTTTCATAGCTTCTTTTTCAAAGGCATCAATAAACTTATCAAAATTTTTAAAGTGTTTATCGATAAATTCACCGGACGACCCGCTAGGCTCGTTTGATCTTGTAGGTTTCTGAAATTGCGTAAAGTATATATTATGCAAAAAAGCCCCAGCTTCGTTGAAGTCAGGATCCCCTTCTCCTTTATTAAAACGCTTAACATATCCGCCGTACAGTTCACTATAGTGATAGTCTATGGTTTCTTCACTCATGCTGGGTTCTAAATCATCTCTTGCATAGGGCAACTTGGTATGAACCAACGTCTTGGGGGTTTTACCCTCGTTCAGCGTGATGTGTTTAATAAAGTTGTACATAATGGTATTTATCAGTATAAATACTCTGGAGGATAATATACCATGTTAAAATTTATCAAAAGTTTTTTTAAGAAATCAGATCCAGTAGTGGCAGAGCCAGTTCCATATAAAGTCGAAGTTGCTCCGGTAGCAGAACTAGCACCAGTTGCTGTTCAAGCTGTAGAAGCAATGGTAGAGTCTATTATGCCAGCTGGGACAGAAGCATCAATGGCCGCACCTGTTACTAAATCTAAGAAAGCACCTGCGGCTAAGAAAGCACCAGCCGCAAAAAAGCCACGTGCTCCTAAAAAGCCTAAAGCAGAGTAAGTCGTTTAGCTTGCTCGTATAAGGCAAAACTTGCAAGATTTTTGCCTTTGCTTTCACACATAATATCGTGTGTGCTTAGAAAGCTCAGTGCCCATTCATTAACTTTTGTATTCCAATAAAAGTCTGAATGTGCTCTGAGCTTTTGCTTTTTGTATCCTGTTTCAAGTAACGCCGAGTGATTTGGGATTATATCAGTGTCATGATCCACAAGATAGTCTTCACGAGATACTGAATAATGCATAGTAGGGCGCAGACCGCGCCAACTGTCCACGACACGCATAACACGGCTATCTGTGTTGCTGATGTATTGCCCTTCACGTATCCAGTGATGGTGTACGTCAAGCACAATAGGAATGATATCGCTAATAGTAAGACAGTCATCTAGCCCCCATGAGTTTTCTTCGTTTTCGATTGTAATTGTATTTCGAGCTTCAGGTGATAGTCGCTGGTAAGCCCTGCGTATGCCTTCGGGGCCTTGGCGGCCTGATATGTGTACATTAATTTTAATGTCTTGGAAAGATTTACCATAGCCCATATATCGTGCCATGTCTGCGTGATATTCAAATTCTTCTATACTGCGCTGAACAATACCTTCATTATCACTAGCCAACACAGTAAACTGGCCAGGATGAAAACTAAGGCGGACGTTGCGATCCTTAGCAATTCGACCAACGGTTCCAAACTGTTTTTCGCAATATTCAACCACATCGCTACGTTGCCAAAAATAAGACCAGTCAGCGTGAGTATACACAGGCAGGATATCACTACTAATACGTACCATACGAAGGTTATCATCTAAATCTCCTACTCTCTCTACAAGTTTGCGGGTGGATTCGATGTTCTGAACCATTAGGTCCCATAGTTTTTGTTCTGCCACTTCTTTAGTTTGGCGTCGAAGCCAGCTGACAGTTGTACTACCGGTGTTATACTGTTTAGCATCATCTTTTGTATTAATGCCATTAACTTGATCTGCATGATCGATCCATTTACATGCGAAGCCTATACGTTTCATTACCAATGCCTTATGACGCTTGCGATTATAAAAATGTTTGTAAGTACATATGATAACACAATTACAGCACGAATGCAAGCAATTCGATCCGATTCCTCGTCCGTACTGCCTGATTTTTCACCTAATGATTTTGCCCAAAGTCGCCAAAAATTACGGAAGTAAGTTCCCATTAGTCTTCTGCCAAATTCCTGTATGGATTAAGAGATCTTTGTGCCAACCTGGTATATTTTCCCAATAATGATGTTCATACCCATTATGCCCCTTTGTTACAAAATGGTCTTTATAAGACATTCTGATAATAGTCTTAAATTTGGAATTCAGTAATTCTAAAGGATTATCGATGTCGATAATCGGGTGAAGAAATAATAATCCGTTATTGGCTAGCATATCATTAACTTTGTCAACGTACTTACTTAATGGATAATGCCACCCCCACGAAGCGCATGATATGACCAAGTTGACCGGAATTTGACTCCACACGGGTTGTTTATAATCTACATTTATAAAATGAGATTGTGTACACCCATTAAGATTGATACATCTATATACCTGATCCCAATTGTTGTAAGGTGCATGATCTAACGAGTACATAGTGTTCGAATTATCATTTACCTCGTTACCATCAACTAGCATAAATCTAGCATTGTTTATATTTTTTGATTGAAAAAATTTGTAAAGAATGATGTCGAAAATACTATTTCCGCATCCAACATCAAGAACAACGATTTGCTTATTTTGATCTGCAAAATTTTTAAAATATTCTAATACCTTCGGAGTTAACAAATCTTTTAATTTAGATGAATACCTATCTGATAACTCTTTTAGATATATATCGGGACTTAATCCGACCATTCCGTTTTGAATTAAAAGCATATCAATAAAATCCCCATCCGGTAGGAATATGTCTATAGTTCCGTTGTTGGGTGTTTCAATTGCCAGTCTATTCATAATTTTATTTTTAGCCTTCGTATGTAGCCGAGTTAGCACCATGTTCTGCACATTCTACCCTTACACAATAGCAACGATTATTAGTCTTTTCTCTTATTAATTGATCAGCAAAATTAAAAGCATGTTCAGCAAACTTCTCTGCACCTACGCCATCAAAGATGCGAATCTCTGCTAGACCTAACATTTCCAATTCTAAAAACTTTGACAAATATGGATCACTTTTATCCAATGCTAGTTTGTGATCAAAGTGATCTTCCAGCCATGCCTTGAGCAACTTAAGACCGCCAAAGTCTACTGCCCAGTTTTTATTGTCTAATGTTTCACAACCAAAGGTAAACGTAAATGCTAGACTATAACCATGTAGCAAATGACAGTGACTGTGATCTGCGTTTGGTTGACGGAATACAGCACTTAGTCCAATGTTGTGTCCATAGTGTTTTGTTGAGTAAAATTTTGCCATTGTTATCTCCTAAGATTAAGCAATGGCATGCAGAGTTTATATTGCGGGATGAATGCCTAAGTCCGCATAGTATAATTATACACTTTTATGCGTCTAGGTCAAGTTTATTGATTAGCAATCATGCCAAACCCTAACCATTGACCAGGATTGCCAGACACTGTGCATACCCAGCCAACATAGCTGTTTGCTCTTGGCTCAGTATTCCAGCAGACATCACCTGCATTGTAAGTTCCTACTGTTGGAAAACTTGTATTATTTGTGAATCGTTTATTGCCAATACTAACATCACCGTTGACAGCAAAACTTAAACTTGGATCTGGATTATTAACCCCTACAGTCAGTGCTCCGAAAACCTTAACAGTTTTACGTGTGTTAGATTTATCACCTAGTACAATCTGTGTTGAATCACTACTAAGTACATTTGACTGCTGATTAGTGATTGATACTACTCCACCGAAGTTAATGTTAGCTGTAGTAATATCTATACTGTTTGTGCCGTCATTTAGTAGTAGTGACTTAACTTTAACATTACCCTGGCTTGCATCGATGTCATCTAAAAATGTACTATGTCCCGATACTGATAATGAATTTAATGTTCCAAGAGCAGTTAAGTTACTATTAACAATACTAGATCCTAACCCTGTGGCAGTGACAGCAACTCTGCTGCCAATGTAATAGCTTTGATCAGCATGCAGATCTATACTTTCACTGCTGTATAACCTGTCAGGGCCAGCCATCATAATCAACTGTCTTGGCGCACCCGTACCAGACCATACCAAACCTAGACCGTATATGCTAGTATCTGTAGTTGCTTGGAATTGCATTGGACTTGTTCGGTCTATTCTAGTGTCAGCCACTAGATTGCTAACATGCAATGTACCATAAATATTCACCACAGCATTTTGACCAGCGGCGTTACCAAAGTTTACTTCTCCGCTATTCTTTACAGTGATACGTGCAATATTGTCTGTAGTAATTTCGAGATCGTGATTACTGTGTGTTCCAATAGAGGCTACATTAGTTCTCTGACTCCCGATACCGATTTCAACATTGTTATCAACAATACTGAAACTAGCATTAGGCTCGTCAGTGCCAATACCAATTCTGTTGTATGTACTATTAATAAAGACAAACTCTCCAAGGGCAGTATCGCCTGATACTGACAAACTTTCCAAAGTTCCAACAGTTTTTAAATTACTATTAACAATAGTGGATCCTAAAGTACCATTGGATAGTACTGGTACATTGTCGATCCTAAAACTAGAGTTTACATCTAAGTCTAAATGGCTGTTAGTCCACAATCTAGAACCGTTTCGATATACTAGCATGTTGTCGCTAGTACCAGTTACCCAATGTATGCCCTGTCCGTTTAATTGTTGTTCAGTGTTGGCAGTAAAGTTTCCTAACTCAAAAGCCGCACCCGATTCAGTAATTACTTGACTAGCTTTAATTGTTTGAGCAGTTAGAGTGCCGGTAATTGTAACAGGGCCGTCAATCTCAACCGAGTTATTGAATTTAGTAAGTCCGTTAATTTCAGTAAGTCCGTCTACTGTTAACGACTGTAATCGACCTAGGGTTTTTAAATTACTACTAGTAACTCCTGTACCTAGTGCCGTATGCGATAGTACAGGTGAGCCACTGATGTGATAGCTTTGGTCTACACCCAAATCTATTTCTAGAGTAGATGCTAGTCGACCATTTCTGTAAAGTAATGAACTAACGACAGTTGGTCCAACTTTCCAAACAAGCCCCTTTCCATTTAAATCAGCATTTTGCATGCCTGTGAATGTTAACGGCTCTCTAGTTTCTTGTGTTACATCTGCGATTAAGTTAGCAACGGTAATTGTATTTGCACTAATATTACCAGATATGATTAAATCTTTAAGAAATCTTGTATCTTCCGAAACACTAATAGTGCCGTCAACTGTTAAGTTTCCAGCAACTTGTACGTTTCCGTCTAGCTTCTTTGTTCTAATGGTGTCAACAGTAGCCATACCGTTAGAAACAATAAGACTAGTTTGACCAGCTAGATCTTGTATGCCGGTACTTTGGAATTGCGTGATTACGCCGCCGGAAACCTTGTTTCCACTTATAGAACCGTCTGGTATAATTGTATTGTCAGCCATGGATAAACACTCTCTTTTGAGTATTTATCCACGGACTGGTGCTTAACTAGATGCTTTAAGAATAATGATTTCTTCGTTTAAACGACCATTTAGGCGTGTATCAGTAGCATTGATATCGTCTAAGAACTTACGTAACTGCACCTTACCTGCCGCTTTGAACTCTTTAAGTTTCTCTTCGGGCTTGCGTAGTGTTTTCTGGACACTAGTAGACTCGTTGAAGTTAACAATACTTGCACCCTTAACACCTAGTTCTTTGTACTCTTCTGCAATATAGCGTCCGAGCTTTCGGCTCTTAGTGTTGTAAGTCCATACTTCCTTAGCACCGATGATGTCTGTAGGATTAATACTAACAAGTTTTAAAGGTTCGCAAGATTTCATGTACTTGAGTTTAGCAACAATCTTTTCTTTAGGCTGTGCCTTTTTAGCACGTGGAGCGCGATTAACCTTAGCCTCTTGTGCTAACATATCACATGCACTTGCAATTTCTTGATAGAACGCAATTAGACTGCGAATTTGCTTTTTAGTACGATGGCTGTATGCTTCTTTCAATTGCTCGTCACCGTTACCACTAGCAAGTTCTTCTAGCTCGGCTAGATCTCTAGCATATAGGTTTTTAATAATACGAGCATGTGCGGCTTTGACTTCTTTGCCTTTGAGCAAGTTCAAAACCTTAAATGCTTTTGGATCAAACGACTCTGGATCGTTTTGAAAACCTTCGATAGCATCCTCTAATTCTTCAGTCATGCGGAACGAAGCTTCACGAACCCGATCCTGTATACTAGGTTGCGGAATTACAGGCTTGGCTGCTTCAGCGGCCTTTGCTTCATCTTCGTCAACATCATTTTTACCATCAGCGATAACCTTGACAATCTCTGCTCGCAACCAAGCACTAGTATCTCGCCCGTCATTAAAATCTGCGCGAACTGCTGGCATCCCACGAAGTAAACAGCTGGCAATAGCACCCATGGTTGAGTTACAACGATTGTCTTTAGTTTTCTTAAAGGCGGCAATGTCTTCCTTAGTGCAACCCACAGTAGCCATCCATTTAAGCACAGCAGGCTTCAAATCTTTGCCGTTGAATTCTAAGCGATAGTATTCCATAGCATGATGCCAGTGACGCAAAAATTGCGAAGCGTCCATAGACTCTACATTATCCCAAACTGGGCTATGATCTTTAGCCGCTTTGGTGCGATGAGCAGTTACCTGCTTTTTGGTAACTCTAGTTTTGGTTGCCACTTTAGCCATTTTTCACTCCTGTGTGTTAAACAATATACATATTATAGCACCGTTGGAGGTAGTTGTCAACCTGTAGATCTATTTAAGATTTTGATTTCTATACTTTTGGCTAGTCTATCTGCAACTCTACGATTCCAGGTTTCCCCAAAATGCAGACCATCTCGTGCCATATTTTCGGGTAGCATCTCGCCGGCAGATAGATTTGCCCAAATTATATCATCAAATTTGATATTTAATTGTTCTTCCCACATGGTATCATAAGTCCATTGGTATACCGGAATACCGGCCAGTCGCCATAATAGTATAGTCGAGTGATACATCATAAGAGCATTATAAGAGTCTGATTTATGCTTGATCATACAGCTATAAAATTCTGTTAGATTTGGACTACCTTTGGGAAAGTTTGCGTAACTTTCATCTAACTGCCAAGGGCCGAGCATACCATATGCTTCTAAATTTTTATACATCATCCTACAGGTTTGAGGCCATTGTATTACTACAAATTTTGGTCTGATGCTAGATGTGTTTTTTAAAAATAACAAAGAGTTAAGATAAACTAATTCTGCACTTCCGCCGCCCTTGGCATGATTAATTACAGGTATATTTAATTTGTCGCTAAGGATATTCGCCCACATTTCGTCTTCAGCTAATCCTTCGCCCTCCGTGAAACTGCAACCAAACACCATAAAGAAATTGTTATCAGTAACATCGGATAGGTCTTTGCTACGGTATCCTAATGAGTTTTTTGCATATGAAATTTGCTTAGTAGCATATCGCCATGATGGTCCCATAATCTTTAGATTTTTAAAATAAAGTTTTTCAGTATCAGTACCATTAGGACTAAAAGTAGTTGGGGCGGTGCGGTCTGAGAAATTAACAGCAATGCTATTGTATGAGTCAACTCTATCAATAATTCGTCCCAAGTTATGTTTATTAACAGTAAGATTATTCATTTTCTTTTTCGCATATTTGATAAAATCCAGTCATTTCTGGAAATGTTTTTTTAAAATCTGTATTTCGCCTATGATCATGTTCAGCGAACCATGCATGGAAGTCTTTGCGGCCTTCTCTTAATTTATTATCGGAGTAAAAAGTAGTCTCCATATAGTTGACTACTCTACGAAATTTTTCATATTCCAACTCTGAAAATGTACCAGCAGTGAGTCCGATATTGTCTTTTATAAAATTTAAACTAGCATGCATATATGGCATAAATTCTTCTTTAGGTAAGATATTTATATCGTACTGTAAAGGTTCTTTAAGATACGGAGTATCAAATCTAATTCTGTGCTGATTAATATGTGCGTACCACCCATATAGTCTACGCCATTCTAACAGTTTTTGCAAGAGTGTCTTAAATCCGGTCACTGACAATATATTGAATGTTATCATAAATGTAATTGGATTTTTAGTCTTTAACATATATGTATGGAAATTGTATTCCCAAGATTTCAAATCTAGTCCAGTGCGTATGTATTCTGCCGGAGCGCCCCAAGTATCTAAACTAGTGAACAGTTTAAATCCTTTTATCTTTTTCTCAGCTCTGAGTTTTTCAACCTTTTCTGCTAGGCGTTCAACTAAAATGGGTTTAACACCTAGGTTACTGTTAATGTTTAGTTCTAAGTTTGGCAACGGGTTTTTATCTAAATCTTCTAGCAGTCGCCATGTCGATTTTTGCAATAAAGGCTCGCCGCCGGTGATGCGTAAAATATTTAGAGTTCTACTTACAGTTGGCCACCACTTCCACCATGCATCCACATACGGATTCGATTCTTCTTCGTAGATAACAAGTTTGTCTATACCAAAGTGGTGATTCTTGACTGGGTATGGGCCGTGTTGTTTTATTTCTTTGTAGTAGGCACTAGACGCTTTTGGATGACAGTACCCGCATTTAAAATTGCACTCATTTCCAAAACTTACTTCAATGTATTCTGGATTAACATTAAAGTCAGGGCCTTGCGTAAGTATCTCATTAAATCGATGGTCTGTGTATATACTGGCATTGCGTTCGTGGCGATCGCTGATGTAATCATCGCCCATTGCTTCAATGTTCCAACAGTACTGGCATCCACTGGGTTTTTCACCGTTTAACATTTCTAAACGCTGTGTCTTTTTTTCGTTGGTATTATGTATCGCACTAGGATTACTTTTAATCTCTTCCAGCGGGATAGTATGTGGGGCAGGGTGATAACAACTGTGTGTTTCACCTGACTGCAAGTAGATAGTAGTATGATGCCATTTAGCAAGACAAAATGTTTTACTAGCTGTATCTGTTATATCTTTTATTTCAAATATCCGTTGTTTCATTTATCTTTCATAATGTAGTGTACACCAATGCTTATCCTTAATGGACTGTTTTTAGGTGCTTCTGCTTTATGATGGATATTGGCTGGAAACAAAACTGCTCGACCTTTTTTATACTGACATCTAAATATTTCAGTAGTATGATCAGTGTCGTAAAACACAGTATCGCCGTCACTGTCGTTTACATAATAAACTAATACCCAGGCAATTGGGTCTGGATAATCAATATGAGGATTAAGATCAAACCCACGCAATGTTCCATTGAACCGCACCCGTGCAAGTCTAACCACTTCTAAGTCTGGCAGTGCTTTGGGTATTACATCAATAGTTAGTGCATCATTCAGCAACTTGGTAATACTGTGGAACTCATTAACTTCTCTGTTGGTAATATCGAACACCATGTAGCTCAATGCCCATTCTTTCCCAGCATTGTGCATGGCATCAATTTCAATCCAACTCCACGGTATGCCTCTGCTGATTTTATCTATGTAAGTTTCAAACCATGCGGGAAACGCATTATCGAGTACGATAATTTTACTAGTATCCACCTCGTCTTTTAATTTTCTCAAGTCCATAAACTATCACGGGCCTTGATCAATCGGATCATCATGGCTTCATCTTCTGCTTCGTAGGCCGCTTCAATTTCTTGTAGTAGCTTGTGTGACTTATTGCTCATTTCTTCAAGTTCAGGACTCCTGTCATTTCTAAAACTTAGCTTGCCACCGT